ATGAAAAGGTTATTAAGTAAAATTGAACCTCAGAAACAATTCATAATAATAAATGATTATGACCAAGTATTCTGTGGATTAAAAGGCGGATATCCTTCTTTTACCGAAGATTGGAAATTAGCAAAGCCTCTTACGAATGAAAAGCAATTTTCTATTGTTCAAAGAGGTACAATAAATAAATTACAAATGCTTTGGCTTTAGAAACATTCAAATATTTTCAACAGACTGGATTCATTTCTTATACTGATTGTGATAAACTAATTGATTATTTTAAAGATAAACTAAAATCATCTGAAGTTATTGGTGATTCATCTTTAAGAAACTCCGATGATTTTTTTATCAATCATAATGAGATTACTGACCAGTCTGTTAAAAATATAATTTTAGAACTCAAGAAAAAGTTCTCTGATATATCTGGTCTACCGATTAGAAATCAAGAACTACTTACTATAATAAGGTATAAGCCAGGTCAAAGATTTGAAACTCATTATGACTTTTTCAGTGACAATGAATTAGAATTGGAAGAATTAGTGGGTGGACAAAGATTGTTTACATCTATTGTTTGTCTGAGAGAGGCAGTGTCTGGTGGTTTCACCAGATTTGACAATTTAGGAGTTGATATAAAACTAAATACTGGTGAATGTATTTATTGGAATAATTTAGATTTGGATGGTAAAGTATTTACAGACTCGTTACATTCTGGTACTTCACCTAATGAAGGCGAAAAGTGGATTCTAAGTTGTTGGATAAGAAAAGATAAACATATACCGGTTGGTCACCATTTTTTACAAAAATTATCTAAGACATTTAGTAAGGAGCAAATAAAAGAAGTTTTAAAAACAATAGATTATGAATAAATTATTTTTATCTTTTCTTTTGATTGTTATAGCACAGTCATTGACATATCTACAATTACAAAGTCAGTTCTTCTGGAAATGGGCAAAAGACAATCCACTTTTAATTTCGATTTTTGGGGTTTTTTGGAAATAGATAATAGAAACTTATAAAATATTTTTAAGAAAAAAATTGAAAAAAATAGTTGTCTATTAGAAAATTATTCTTATATTTGTATTGTATATAACAATAGATAAAAACAATAAATAAAAACTTATTATGAAAAATCAAATTAAAGAAAACCTAAAAATTAGACTAGCTATTCTTATCTCAGGTTTATTAAAATTTTTGTCTTCACAATCATTCGCATTTATCTTTATAGCAATACCTCTTTTTTTAATTGCTTATTTCAAAAACTTTGATATTTCGTTGATTTTTGCTTTAGTAGTAGTTCACTTTATTTCTTTCTTTTTTGTTTACAAAAAGTTGTATTCAATTTTAGAGCTTTCAGAGGCATATTCTGAAATTTGTAAAATTCATCAAGAGTATAAAGACCTTTTAAAACAAAAAAAGAGTTAATTAAATTAACTCTTTTTTTTTTATGTTTGTTTGATTTACGCAAAGCAAGAACGTGGAAGTCGATTTTAAAGAATGTTTTTTAAGAGATAGAAAAATTACGAATATCTTCCTCCTGATCCTCCACCAGTCCAACCTATATCAGCCGCACCTTTTTTACCACCAATTGCAAGTGCTAAAGCTGATATAGCCAATGCACCAGCAGCTACTGGAGCAGCTGCTGCAAATGCTACAGCTCCTGTACCAACTGTTAATGCTACACCCAATATTGTTCCAAAGAGTCCTGTCATACCAAGTGCTGTTGCAAACTTTTGTCCTTTTTCTTTGATCCAATTTTTGATTTTACCAAAATCAATTTCTTCGTTTAGACTATCATATCCAAAATATGAAATTGCCTCGTTTGTTGCTTGAACTAAAGCTTCCAATGCTTGTTTAAGAGCTGGATTTTTCTCAGCTGCTGCAACAACTTTAGCTGGATCTTTTAAGTCTTCAACTGATAAACCAAATTTTTTAGAAATATCTTCCAACTGTTGACCAGCTTGTTTTTGAGCTTCAGGATTCTTTTTAATCTCCTCAGCAACTGCAGCTACCATTTCTTTTTTAGCTGTTTCAGCCTCAGGTGTTTTAACATCCCCTACTGCTGAATTTTCATTTTCATTAATCGAATACGATTCAAATGTTTTTATGTATCTCATAATTTTAATTTTTTTTTATAATTTATATATTTACTTTTAAATCTCATTTTTATTACTTTTTTTAATATTTTATAAATTTTATAGCCTTTTATTCGAAAAAATCACTTTAGAAAGTTAATATATAAATAATAAAAATAAAAAACATTGTTATGAAATACGTTAAAACTTTCGAAAATTTCAGTCAATTTGAGCCTATCAATGAGGAGGAGTTTCTTAAAGCTGTAAAAGCTTGGTGGCAAAAACAAAAACAGGAATTGGGTAATAAAATGGTTGAAGCTATCGAGAAGAATCCAGAAGCTATGAAAAAATTAGAAGAGGCTAAAAAGGCTTTTGCAGCTTTACCAGAAGAGGACAAGAAGAGAACTAGAGAAATCGCTAATCAGGAAAATTTACCTGATCCTAAAACTGATCCAGGTGGAAAAGTAGATGAGGGGGCAAAAGAAGTTGTTGGGACAATTCTTAAATGGTTAGGTTACTCAGTTGCAGCTATCTCATTTGTTGGATTACTAATTGCTGTAATTAAAATCGCAATAGTTGGAAGTGGATTTGTAATGGTTTTAGGTGGCCTTTGTACATTAGGTAATCTTATTGGAATATTGATGGGAACAGCTTTTGTTTCATCTATGATTGGTGCTGCCGGTGGTGCGATGACCGAAGGGTAGATTTATCAAACTAAAAAAACAGACAATTATATTGTCTGTTTTTTTTTGATCTCTTTTTGAATTTGAGCATCTAATCCAGATTTATCTAAAGTGAAATTAGTTACTTTATAAGAAAGGAAAAGTAAAATAAAATTGAATAAGAAAGAGTCAATAGTAGGTTCGAAAAGAGGTAACTTCACAATTAACGAATCTATGAAACACATAAATGAAAACATCATTGATATAGTTATCAAATGATGAATTGATTTATAATTTCCTAAGTAAAAGTTGAAAATTTTTGTTTTCATAATTTTATTTTTTAGTTATTATTTCCTTATACAAATATAAGGCTTTTTTTGGAAAGTCAAAGTATTTTCAAATTTATTTATCTAAAATTTGAATCATTTTTCTATCTCTAATCGTTTTAGTATTATACGACTTTATTCTACCCAATACTATTATATCACTATATTTACCATTATCACAACCACACCCACAACTATCACCACTGTTGTTTTGTAGGACTAGATTATCCTTTATATAAGTAGTTTGAGATCTCCACTCATAATGACCAACATTATAGTCCATGTTTTTTTGACACCATTTAACATAGTGCTCGGCTTGTTTTATAGTATTGAATATTATCATCTAATAAAAAACATCGATTCGTTCTCACTTTGAGTACCTTTTTGAAAGAAGGCAGTTTTAGATTTTTAAACCAAAACAACTCGCTCGATGTTAGTGCGAAACAGAAAGAGAGGTAAGATCTATTCTGAGATACTCCCTATTCTTACTATAGGGTTACTAATTTTAGATTAGCAATTTATACATACATATATATATAGAAAAATTTTTCAATAAGTTTTTAATATATAGATTATGCCTAAAAGAATATTTCTAAGAACTGGACTCAATAGTACTTCGTTACCTAATGGTATTTTAATTACCTCCACTGGAAGTAACTTAGCTATTCAGAATTCAACTGAATTAGTAACAACTACTATAGTAGATGCTCCAATTGGAAATGCAGATGTTCAATTTACATACAAAATAGGACAATGGGTTTCTGATGAAGGTGGTATAATTTTTCATAGATGGGTCGAAGACTCAAAGCAATGGTATTTGGTTGTTGATACTGGATATCTTGGTGGATCTGCAAGTTTTAGCTCCGTAACATCTTCTCTGATAGGAACTACATCACAGAGTCTTTGGAATGGACCATCTAATTCAGTTGCTATGTTAAATCAGGGTGATGTTAGTGGTGCGGCTTATCTTTGTGATACGAGCACGAATGGTGGTAAGAATGATTGGTATTTACCAGCTATATTTGAAATGAATAAGATATGGATAAATTATTTTCATGTGAGTCAAGGTGTTGTAGCTGCTGGTGCCTCAGCATTCAATCCAAATATTGGACATTGGAGCAGTACTGAACAAACTGCTACTCAGGCCTATAGTCATTCATTTTTTTCTGGATTCTTTAATAGTCTTGTCAGTAAATCAAATAAACAACTTGTGAGGGCTGTAAGAAAATTTAGCATTTAATATGAGTAGACTGTATATTAATAATTCAAATTATTCCGATTCAAATCAAGGTCTGATATCTATTACAGCAACCAGTAGTCAATTATTAGTGACTGGTAATACCAGAGTATTTAGATTTACATACGAGATAGGTGACTATTTACCATCAGAGGGTGGAATTGTCTACTATAGATGGTTATCAGGTGCTTCACAAAGTTATCTGATTGTAGACACATCTGATATATCTTCTGGAACCGTCTGGAGTAATGTTTCTACTACTATCGGATCATCTGCTCAAAGTGTTTGGAATGGGATGAGCAATTCAGTCGCTGTAATCAATCAAGTTGGTCATTCAACATCAGCGGCGAGTCTTTGTCTAAACTCTACAAATAATGGAAAAAATGATTGGTATTTGCCTTCTTTGAAAGAATTTGATTTACTTTTAGTTAATATGTTTGAAGTTTCTAGAACACTTGAAAGTATTGGAGCAACTGCTTTCGAACCACCTAATGCATACTGGACAAGTACGGAATATGATTTTACAAACTATGCAATGTACTATCGATCTAGAATTACAGATTCATTTGGTAACTTAAAAAGTCTTAGCTATAGAGTCAGAGCAATAAGAAAATTAGTCATATAAATGATTACAAAAATATACATACAAAATGGCGGTCTTGACTCGAAGAGTCCAATTGGATTTGTAGTATTAGGAGCAACATCTGGTGTTCTATCTACAAAAGTAGGTAACGAAACCACATTATTAGACTTCAAGTATGAAATTGGTCAGTGGGTACCTGATGAGGGTGGTGTAATCTGCGAAAGATGGATTGAGAATAGTAGACAACATTACTTAGTGGTTGATACTGATAATTTAGCAGTTGGTACAAGATGGTCAGGAACAACATCTGTCATAGGAGTAAGTGCTCAGAGTTTATTCAATGGCTTAAGTAATTCGGTTGCTATTACACAACAAGTTGGACACACTCAATCGGCTGCTCAACTTTGCTTAGATAGTTCCAGAAATGGGAAAACAGATTGGTATTTACCATCCTCACAAGAATTTGAAACAATGACAAATAATCTTTTTCATGTTTCACAAGGAATTGAAGATGCTGGGGGAGTCTCTTTCGACTTAAGAGCTAGGCCATATTATTGGACTAGTACAGAGTTTGACACACGTGCCCTTATTTATAGAGTTGATAATTCATTGGGAACAGTTGCTACAAAAACGGTATCGACACTATCATCACTAGCTATTTCTGTAAGAGCAATTAGAAAATTCATTATATAAAAAAATTTTATTATATTTGTGCTATGAAAAATATTATTAAAAGCATTACAAATAGAAATTCTGATGAATGTACTTTCTTCGCAAAAACTATTTTTTATATCGTATTAGCATTTTTTATTTACATCATCTTATCATGAAAAAACCTCTCATTATTGAGAGGCTTCTTTTGTTCTTGATAACTTATATCTTATTCCTTGATAGACGATAAATTTTGATTCGTCTCCGTTCCATCTACTCCAAACTTCTACAACACCATCTTTAGTTGTAATAATTTTATCTTCTAAAAATTTGATTGTTGGTAATTCTTCTGTCATAGTAATACTTTTTATTTTATATATCTTTTTTATTAACTTCTAATTAATATAGAATCATGTTTAATAAATCAAATAATAAATTTGGAAAATTAAATTTCTGTGCTTATATTTGTAGTATGAATACAGAACAAATAGTAGCAATAATAGTACCTGTTGTGGTACTTATCGCAGGAATAGTATCAAAATTTTCAGATAGGAATTAATAATTATCTGGACTTTCTTCTGTTCCTTCCATAGGTCCTTGGTTATCTAACCATTCGTCAGCTTCCATTCCGTTGATCATAACAACTTCACCATCTTCACATGCAAAGCTCCCGATTACAAATCCTTGTTGCTTCAATTGAGCAATAGTCAAATCATGACCTTTTACCTTTACATCATCAGTATCTCCTGATGGTTCATCATGGATTTCGACTTCAGCTCCTTCTTCAAAATCCTCAAATAATTTTAAATATTTCATAGTTTATATATTAATTTGAATTTTCAAAAAAGATTCAATTTCTAAATTTTATATATACTTCAATGAGAAAAATAATATTTAAAAATAGTGGACTTACTGGGTCAATTGCACCTGGATATAGTGCTATTGGTATACTAAATGATAACATAACCATACTTGAGAACGGTGAATATAGAGAGGTTCAAGGTGGAGGTGGTGGGGGAGGTGGCGCTACTGGTCCAACCGGACCTGCTGGACCTCAAGGTCCACAAGGTGCTCAAGGTGTACAGGGTATAGCTGGTCCACAAGGAGAAGCAGGTCCAACTGGACCAAATGGTGTTCAAGGTCCACAAGGTGCTCAAGGAACACAAGGTCCGGTAGGACCAGCGGGTCTTTATTGGCAGGGAGCATGGACATCATCATCAACATATAGTGTGAATGATGCTGTTGGATTTAGTGGTTCTTCTTGGTTTTGTATTGCTACAATTTCAACGGCAACAACAAGCACTCCTTATGAAGATACTATCGGATGGGCATTGTTATCTTCACAAGGTTCTCAAGGTCCACAAGGGCCACAAGGTGTTCAGGGGTCAATTGGTCCACAGGGTCCTGCAGGTCCAACTGGTAGTCAGGGTGTTCAAGGACCACAAGGTGCTCAAGGATTAGCAGGAACTACTTATACATCACCATCTATAAACTTATTCAATTATTATAATTTTATTTAAAAAATAACAAATAACATATGTCAGCAACAACAGGAAATACAACACCAATTTTCATAGGATCTTCAAACTTAACACCAGTAAGAATTAGGAACTTTTTTACTAAACGATCCAACAATGACTAAATTCTAAAAAAATTGAAAAATATTTTGTATATTTGTAATTAAAATTTAAAAATGCAAAAAACCATTAAATTAATAATCAACATCTTATTAGGAATCTTTATTGCCTACCAATCTTACCAAGTATATCAATTACAACAACGACTTAACCATTACGAAAATACTGGTCAACTTAAATGTCAAAATCCAAATATAAAATAATTTATTTTGGATCACACTGCCTTATCTAAATCCTTAACACTTTGAGATCTTTTTTGTAAGATTTATTTATATATAAACTATAAAATAATAATCAAAGTATGAAATACTTAATGACATTCAACGAATCAACCTCTAATCAAATAGACACTAGAGAATTGACTAATCATATCAATAAGACCAAACGAGTTTTATTAATGGCTTACGAATCTATGGTTCCTCAGAGATATAAACAAGAAGCTAAAGAAATTCAAATGAGACTTGATAAGTTAGAAAGAGAATGTAAGTATAATGATTTATCAAGAGCTAAAAGAGAAGTAGGTCTTTGGAAAAACTTCATCACTAAAATTATTTCACAAACAAATAGAGGTATTTGGCTTAGTGGAACTGATGGTAGAAAATATAAATCAGTTGTTGATACTTTTGAAAAACTTGTAGGTGAAATCTTAGGTGAAATAAAAAAACCAGTTGAAGTTGAACCAACACCAGTAAATCCAACAGAAGAAATTGAGAAACAAGAAACAACAGACTCTGAATTCAAACTCGCCGATGATAAAGCTGTTGGTGCTTTAAATCTTGGCGATTCTGAAATTCGTGGAACTCAGAAAGAAAGGTTTTTGAGACTGAGAGAAAAAAGAGGAAAAAGATTAGGTAAAAATGATCCATCAATCAAAAAACAAGTAGGGCCATTTTCTATAAAACGTTTTGATTCAATAGCATAATATCACCAAATTGATAAAATTTATTAACAACTAATCTGTAATTTTTTCTTTATCTTCTGATGAACTAAGAGATAAAAAATTAGACAAAATACTTAAGTATTAAATTATTTACTATACTACTAAGTCTTCTTTAGTTAAAATCTTTACTCTAATTGGAACATTAGCAGCAACCGATGCAAAAAGTCTAGTTCTACCTCCTACTACATAATACTTTTCTCCATCATAAAATATTACCGGTGGTTCATATTGACTCGATAAAATTCTATCAAAATTTTCTACCACATTATAACTTCTTTTTCTCGGTCTACCTTCATTATCAACATCCATCAAATCTCTTTGTAGCATTAGTTTTCTGTAAAGATTTCTAGCATTTGGTAGAGTAGATATTTCTTTCATTTTTTGTAAAAGACCAATATCACTATCTTTATTTTCTAAATTTTCGAAGTCCTTAATATGATAGTAATTTGCTAAATACTCTGGGAGACCATTTATAATAGCACTCAATCTAATAACCGATTCTTCATCAAAACTATAACCTAATGAATTTACAGTAAAGCTAATTACTGGGTGCGATTGGCCAACTAATTCCCATGCTTCTTCTTGTGAAGACTCATTAATTTTAAATAAGTTATAAGATGAAATAAATTTCATGATTTATATATTAATATATAACAATATGAAATGGATTAAGACCTTTAGAATTTTTGAATCACTTAAAGATGAAATTGATTTAGAAGAAGTTGAAGACCGATTAATTGACTTTAAACAACTAAATTTCAATGTTACTTTAAGTCTATCATCATCTCTTATTATAGATTTTGATAAGAAAGAAAGAGAAACAGGTCAATTTTATATCAATTCATCTGAATTGAATAAATATGTTTTACAACCATTCAATAATAATTCTTTTACGGTTAATCTTGAAGCTAAATCCGGTCAAATCGAGTTATTCAATATTGATGAATTAGATACTTATTATAATTATTTTTCCTCTTATTTAAATTCGGCTTATGGTTTAGTTCCAAACTATATCTATTCAAAAATCAAAATTTTCAATCGTCGGGGTGGATATGGTGGATTTTTATATTTCAAAGATTTTCAGAGTATTAGACAATTTTTAAATGATAAAGAACAAGCCAATTATCATATGACAGGTAGAGATCCTATTGACCAAAATAAATTACAGATAGAAGCATTTAGTTTAGGATTTTACAAATGAAATTGATACCGATTTCACTAAAGCGTCTTCCATTTTAGGTGTGTTGAAATATTCATAAACCCAATCAAATGTTTTATCTGTAGAATTAGGTATTTTAACAACTCCCTCTTTTACAAATACTAAATGACTTGGATACTTATATGGTATTCTATTATCTGTAACTCCTTGATGAACTGTAGAAACAGAAAAATCATATATTGTATATTTTTGTTCAATGAGATAACTAAAGACATGATCAATATAAGGACCTATTTCATTATATCCAACTACTGGATTTTTTTCTAAATTAATATTGATGTCTGGTATTTTTCCAGCACCAACGACTCTGGCAAATCCTCTAAGAAACAAATTAGGATCGTTAATGCTAAAATTAACTTTGAATCCATCTAACTTTGCACTATCCAATATCTCTTGTAGGTAAGATACTACTTCTGGACTATTTTTATTTTCAAAAATATGAAAACTTTTTATATACCTCATAATGTATATATATAAATTATAATAACTATTTTTGTAAAATGGAAGATTGGTGCAACTACAGTGACTTACCTTCACCTGATTGGTGGGAAAGATTAGAATTAATTGAAAAGGCAAAAAAATGTATCAGAGAAGATTTACATGGTCAAGTAGAATCAATAATCACTTTATCTGATAAAAAAGATTTAAATAAAATTGAACATCTACTTAAAAGTAAAATCTATGGTGCAAATGTGATAAGCAATGTTTGCATTGAATTAGACTTTTTAGCCTCTAAATTAAAATACTTTAAAAAGTTAGATATAGAAGAAATGAGTTTTGGGGTTGATTTTGAAATGATACCTGAGCTTATAGCGAAATGGCGTGATGAAAAATTAGATAACATTTTATGATCAATATGATTGAATCATTTGATTCATTTTACTTTACCTACTTCAACTCCAATCTTAGGTCTCAATCCCTCATTTAGAGTTTTTATATTTTTTGACGACTTAACAACAAACTTTCCACTCCACGGAATAAATACACTACCTTCTGCTATAACCTCTAATTTTATATCACCGATTAGATTCTCTTCTAATATTTCAAGTTTCTTAATTGGTATATGACATTTACCGTCCTGTATATATCCTCTGAATATTAAATTCCAATCTTCTGATTCAATTACTAATCTAACCTCTGTTTCTTCATGTCTAGCACCTTCGATAAAGATATCACATTCAAACTTTTCATTGATGTCCCTCCATAATTTGTAAAAATCATCATCCTCTGATTTCTTTGTATTACTTGAGATTTTATTAATTTCATCGTCAGTTAATTCAAATTCTTCTTTCAATAGATTTAACTTATCAATGGATAAATTAAATTCCTCTTCAGTTGTTTCTTCTTCTAAAATTTCTTCAATGTTTTCAGTAATATCTTGTAAATCATCAATGTGTGAATTGATTGTTGGTTTATCACTTAAGAAATCATTAAATGTAAGAATGTCTTTTTTCATAAGATATATATTAAAAATTAAAATTTTACTTTTACGCTCACTTTATTTTCTTTTCTGACAAAATCATTAATTAAAACTCTAACACCATCCTTTTTTTCTAAAATAGTTGAGTATTCAATTCCTTTCATTTTGCAAATAACTTTAATTAACCTTTCGCCTTTTTCTGGATTAATCTCAGATAGTTTTTTCCAAGGATTACCTTCTTGATAAAGTTTTTCTAACTCTTTTTGCAGATCACCTCTACCTTGACCACCAGAACCTCCTCTTCTTTGTAACAGTATAAAAACATCTTCCCAGTGCAAGTCTACCTCTTCCCAGTTTATAGAAACTTCGTTCCAATCAAGAAATTTTTTACCGATAGCAATTTCAGAATCGGTCCAATCTATTAATGTTCCTAAAAGTGTAGAATAAAATTGAGACATAAGTTATATATTAATTTGACCGTCTTAAACTTTATATATACAATCATGAGTTATAATCTTACCGGAGCAACCGTATCTTCAACATATGGTAGAATAGTTCAAGTCGTTTTAGGAACACCAAATACATACTATGACGGATTTGGAACACTACTCGATTTAGGACCAGGTACCTATTCAGTCGGACCAGTTGGTCCAACAGGAGCAACCGGTGCAAATGGAACTTCTTTATATTGGGCTGGTTCTTGGGATGATATGATGTTATATTCTTTTTATGATATTGTGTCTTATAATGGAAATACCTATCTATGTATTGACTCACTAACTCCCGGACCAACATATTCAAGTCCTGATTTAGATTTAGTACATTGGACATTGATGATTGCTGGTATAACTGGTTCAACGGGACCTCAAGGCCCTATTGGTCCAACCGGTAGCTCAGGATTTCACACCGCGATTGGTGTAACATCAGCCTCATATAGTATAGTCATTGATAATACACCAACACAATATTTCGGAATATCTCACTCATCAACATCTGCTACAATTACGATACCGGATTATACATCTGATGGTAAAGTAGTTATTATAAAAGATGAATCAGGAAATGCTGCAACTTTTCCGATAACGGTTAATGCATCTAAAATTGACCAATCAAATCAAGCAATAATAGCTTTAGATAATGGTTCAATTACTTTGATGTGGAGAGTAAATACTTGGTGGATAATATAAAAATAATAAATAAACTATGTCATACCTATTTAGTAATACAGTAATTCCAAAAAATTCAGACGCCTTCGGTAGAACAAGAGTATCCGAACCTTTCACATTGTTTGATTCAAGTCATAGATTTAGGGATAATGGTTATTGGAATACAAAAATTTCTGGAGGAGGAACATTTTCCTTTGATTCCAATCAGGGATTGATAAGATTGCAAGTTGATAATATAAGTGGATCGGAAGTTATAAGAGAAACTGATAAAACATTCGCATACCAACCAGGTAAAAGTTTGTTAGTGTTAAACACTTTTGTTTTTGGCGCAACTCAATCGGGGTTAAGACAAAGATGTGGTTATTTTGGATTGGAAAATGGCATTTATCTCGAGCAAAAAGACAACACAATTAATTTAGTAAAAAGAAGTAAAGTTTCTGGTGCTATTATAAATACAGAAGTAGAGAAATCATCTTGGAATATAGATAAATTTGATGGTAGTGGATTATCCGGTAAAAGCTTGGATCTAACAAAGGCTCAAATTTTTTGGATGGACATAGAATGGCTAGGCGTTGGAACAGTAAGGTGTGGTTTTGTAATAGATGGTGAATTTTACACTTGTCATAAATTCCATCATGCTAATTTAATTGATTCAACATACACAACTACTGCTTGTTTACCATTGCGTTATGAAATAACAAATACATCAAATACTTCTGGTTCCAGTACACTTAAGCAAATTTGCTCAAGTGTGATTTCAGAAGGTGGATACGAAATAAAAGGTGAATCAAGAAATGCTACTACGTCATTGTTATCACCTTACACACTGAGTGTTTCCGGTACATATTATCCAGTTGTGTCAATAAGACTAAAATCTAATAGTTTAGATGGTATTGCTATTCCAACTGGAATTTCGTGTCTGGCTCAAGATTCTGGTAATTATTCATGGAGGTTAGTAGAGGGTGGAACAACAACAGGAGGCACTTGGAGTAATTACACAGATTCAATTGTGGAATACAATTTAGTTGGTGATACATTTTCAAGTGGTAGAGTGATTAGTCAAGGATTTTTTAGTAATACAAATCAGGGTTCAATTACATCGACTTTAGACAGAAACAAACTATTTCAATATCAATTAAAAAGAAACACCTTTACAAGCGTTGCGACCGAATTTACACTTTGTATCGCGGCTGAAGTGGCTGGTGGAGGTGGAAATCAAGTTTGGGGATCTATTGATTGGGAAGAGATAACAAGATAAATTACAATATCGTTTTCTTTTTCCTTGATTGGCCAACAACTAAGAGTGGTGAAGTCGGACAACTAACTCTGTCTTTATTATAAGTGTCAACACAGGGATTAAATTGTTCAAATCTTATACCCGCTGATGGTTGAAAATAAAGAATTGATCCAGATCCAGTATATGTCCCAGTGACATCATTTACTTGAAAACAGTTAGTTAAGTTTGAATAATGTTGATTGACACAAGAATATTGGTCATCGATGGTTGATTGGCTGGTTGCAATAGTAAATACTGAAACAATCAGTGATGCTGTTAAGATTAGTTTTTTCATGTTAAATAGGATTAGTTTTAATTTATATATTGTTGGTAGGTATCAAGTTTTACTTTTAATCAGGTAAATATAATTTTCTACAAAATGTATACAGATTTACAAATTAAATCTGACTTAATCTTTTTATCACCATATCTTTATTAGCTCTGATATATCTCAATACATCCGGTCTTATCTTATTTCCCATCTCACCAAATACAGATTCAGCCCATTTTTCTGATTGTACTGCTTTCATCTCTTCTTGTAACTCATCTAAAGTCACCTTTGGTATCTTAACCACACTGCTTGTAAAAACCCCTTTCTTTACATATGTAGAACTTAAAGCAAGTGAATACCAATCACTATAACCACCTTTTGGTGACACAACACACGCCTTATTTAATAAGTTAAACATTTCAGCCTTATCTATCTTGTTGATAACTATATTATTTGGATTTTCTATATTATCTGGATAAGCCATTATCCATCCTTCTATATCTTTTGAAATTAAATTCCAAACATCTAGCTTAAGTTCTGAGTCAGATGATTGAAAAACTCTAGTAAGTCCACCAGCATCCATCACTTTATTATCTATCTCTGGATTTGCCTTAATAAGATATTTAAATCTACCAATCTCAGGTGCCTTTCCTTTATTATCCACAAACTTTACACTATATTTCAAACCATCTAACGTAACATCCCATTTAGCTCCTCTAGCAGATAACTTACCACCAAATAGACCAGAAACCAATCCTTCAAAATTATGACCTCTTACATCTTTATCTTCTAATAAAGAATCAAAGTAATCACTGAATCTAATTCTATCATGTAATTTACAAAAGTTAATATCCACATTCTCTCCTAACTTAAATAACTTACCCATTGAATTATAAATAATCTTACTTATAACAACGGACGATTTTTCTTTAGGAACTGGAATAGAACCATAAAGGTGTAATAACTTACCCATTAGCTCATTGTAAAAAACACTTTTACTAGCTGATTCAAATATTCTAAATGACTTTAAATACTTCATATTTAAGATTCGCCTTCAGCGTCTTTTTTAGGTTTAGAGTATTCTAAAACAGATGATAAAGTATTTCCATCTTCTTCATCAACCTTTTGAATTAACATCTTATCTCTATCTTCTGAGTTAAACCAATAATCAACTACTTTATTTAAGTTACCAACAAAAGCACCTAATAAAATTAGCAACATTTCTTTCCAATTTTCAGCAATCTCAACATTGAACATAACAGCCATATTAATTCCAAAGATTATAAAGAAGAAAAGAAAAAGAACAATGCCTGTTATTTTCCATCTGTTTGCTTGCATTTGCTGAAGCATGTAGTAGAATCTATTTTTATCTTCTACTTTTACATAAGGAGTTTCTCCAAAAATAAGTTTCTTTAATCTTTCCATAACACTCATAAATTTATTTTTTTGTATATATTAATTTGTTTCACCGAAATTACTCCTTATATTTGTATTATGAAAATCTGGCACATATCCGATACTCACACCTTTCACGGTCTACTTACTATACCCGAAAATATAGATATAGTTATTCACAGTGGTGATGCAACTAATCCAAAAGAACCTTATTCTAATAAGGCTGAAATGGAAAACTTTATCTACTGGCTTAGTAAACTGCCAATCAAATATAAAGTATTTGTTGCTGGTAATCACGATACCTCTATCGAAAAGAAACTAATCACTAAATTAGATTTTGCTTCTAATGGTATTATCTATTTAGAGAATGATTTCACTGAAATTGAAGGTATAAAAATTTGGGGTTCACCAATCACTCCCACTTTTGGAACTGGTTGGGCTTTCAATAAAAATCGAGCAAAAACTCACGAAGTTTGGAGTAAAATTCCAGATGGAACTGACATAGTTATTTGTCACGGTCCACCAAAAGGTGTTTTAGACCTATCTTATAATGTTCAGAATGAACTAGAATTTTGTGGAGATTCTGCTCTAAAAAAGAAGATGATTAGTCTAAATCCTAAACTTTGTTTATTTGGGCACATTCACAATTGTGAGGATATCATAAATTCAGGAACTATGAAACTAAGTATCGCTGATACCATTTTTAGTAATGGAACTGTTGTGACTGATGGCAAGTTTGGTAAGTTAAGTAGTAACGGAAATATATTCGAATTATAAATGAATGTAGATAACTATGGAAATTCTGTCTTTACCAGAGATATGAAAATCGACCTTTTACAAGGTAGGCATAAAGCCATATCTGCCTATAAAATACCGGATAGACCATCTGAATGGAAAGAGTGTCCTAATTGCAATCTGAAACCTCTTACTTGGGAATTTAATAACGGTAGTTCAACCGCCTGTGGTTGTGGTGAAAACGAATATAGGCATTTCTCCATACATACAGAATCAATTATGTCTTATGTAACTAGACATAATGGTTCTGCCCTAAACTATCCAACTGATGGACTAAGAGATAATTGGAACCATTGGTGTGAAACTGGTGAGGTAAGAGAATCATTTGATTGGTTAAAATCTTTAGGAAGATGGTAATAACCTATTGTAGAACCGCCCATATATTTTCCACACCTACTCCATAATTCAATAACATATTCTCTATCTCTTGAATGCTTCATACTTATTCCTGAGATATAATATCTAATTTGTTTGATATACCCATGACTTCATTCATTAGATTCTTCCCATCTACTACTTTATAGATATATGAATTTCTTACAATTAAAAACTCATCACTTTCTAATTCACCAAAAAAAGAAATTTTCTGGTCTAATTTCATTCTCTTGAACTTCTTTACAACTCTGGATAGTATCTTATAAGTATCTTCACAGTTTTTATCAGAAGTTCCGGTAAATCTAAATCTTTTTATATCTTGTTCAGATAAATCACCAATAGCTCTTAGATAACTTGGACCAAATTTATAAACATCACTTCTACATCCAATTAGTTTTGTTAAAATATCATTTGATAAATTCTTGTATCTATTATACATTTCTAATTTAACGATAGCATCAACATTAAGTGACCACCATTCTTCAGCACCTTTTTTAATTGATTCTGATGGATTAGTCATATCCATAATACCTCTGCTATTAGCAGATGATAATTCGATAAGATATTTTGAGTTGTCTTCTTCTAAGTCTTCAAATAATTTTAAGTATTTCATAATTTAAACTAAAGTTATTTTAGTTATGTATATATAATATTATAATTATTATAAAAAAATAGATTGTATCAAAATGCGGAAGATACAGGTAACGATCCTGTCTAGGCTTTAAGACCTAACCTCAGTTTAGCAAACTGGTACCTTACCTCTCGGTCAATCTTCCTTAGCGGAAAACAGTGGACTCGAACCACATCCAAATTAACGAACTCAACGATTTCCAATCGTGACTAATACCCTGATTAGTTTATTTTCCTTTTGCGGAGAGCTAGGGATTCGAACCCCAGAAGCTATTACACCCAGAACGTTTTCAAGACGCCATCCTCGACCATCCGGACGCTCTCCATTGTAGTCTTAGAAGGACTCGAACCCTCAATCTCCTGATTCGTATTCAGACGTCTTTCCAATTAGACGATAAGACTATTTGCGGGGATGGTGGGATTCGAACCCACGACCTTTTGATTTCAATTCAAACGAAGTAACTCTTTTAATCAACACTCCTTTTCAAGAGGTAAAACCTCAAAAGAGATATTTTAAAACTCTACCACTGAGCTACATCCCCATTATATTTTTGTGACTCCGGCGAGATTCGAACTCGCGACCCCCTGGTTAAAAGCCAGGTGCTCTACCTACTAAGCTACGAAGTCATATTTTTTATGAGTGATGACCTAATAGCTTTAGTCATCACTTAACGTTTTCGTTTCATTTTCTTATTCTTTTTTTTGCACACGATGTAAGAATCGAACTCACCCATCGAGGTTTTGGAGACCTGACCGACACCTTGTCTGTATCGTGTGTATATTTGGGTAAATGACGGGTTACGATCCCGCTACCTCTTGAACCACAATCAAGCGCTCTACCAATTGAGCTACATTCACCATTTGTGGAATCTTCCGGTAACGATCCGGACTCTCTGGATTTTCAGTCCAGTGCTTTCACCTGATTAGCTTAGATTCCAAAATATGTTTAAAACAAAAAACCCGAACTTTTTACGGTTCGGGTTAATTGAATATTGTTATTATAATTAAATTAAAATTTAAACAATACGCTATTAGTACCGAACCTGCGGGTATTAAACCACTTACTCGATTTACTAAAATGTTTATGTGAGCGAATTGTTGTCATAATTTCTATATATTAAAAAGTTTTTCTCTGTTTTCTTATTTTACACAAATAAAGGAAGAAGTTTTGAATTTACCAAATATTTTTAATTTATTTTTTGTACCGCGTATGAGGGTCGAACTCATTTAACCCAACTTATGAGATTAGGTTCTTTTCCACTAAGCCGCGGCATTTTGTACTCCAGGTCGGATTCGAACCGACAATGTTTACCTCAAGGGTATAGGATTTTAAGTCCTATGCGTTTCAACCAGGTTTCGCCACTGGAGCATTTTTGTAGTTCTGGTCGGTAACGATCCGACTACCTCTTCCATGTCAAGGAAGTGCTCTACCATTAAGCTACAGAACTATTTTGAGCTTCTTACCGGTAACGATCCGATTTCTCTAGTTTACAAGACTAGCGCATCACCATTAATGCTTAAGAAGCTTATCTGAGACACTGGTCGGATTCGAACCGACATACCACGATTTTGCAGACCGGGACCTAAGCCATTCAGACACAGTGTCATATTTGTAGTTCTGACTGGGATCGAACCAGTGACCTTCTCGATGTAAGCGAGTTGCTCGTTCCTCTGAGCTACAGAACTATTTTTGTACCGAGAGAGGGAATCGAACCCTCACGCCTTTAGACACTAGTTCCTAAGACTAGCGCGTCTACCGTTCCGCCATCTCGGCATTTGTACCCCAAATAGGATTCGAACCTATATCTTCCACTCCGTTACGATTAGTTGCTTAGAAGGCAACCTCGGTTATTGGGGCATTTATTTGTTGATGTGGTGGGTAACGATCCCACTACCTCGAACTTATCAGGTTCGCGCTCTGACCATTTGAGCTACACATCAGTGTTGCGGAGTAGATAGGACTCGAACCTATAATCTATCGGTTAACAGCCGATTGCTTCCCCATTAAGCTACTACTCCAGTATAAAACAAAAAACCCTTAGATTTTTTCTATCTAAGGGTTAATCACTTTATTAAAGTTAAATATTTTACATACTTAATTCTCTAAATAGAAATTCACCCTCAGTAGGTCTAATACATAACGTATTCACCACCGTGAGCATTAAATTGATATTTAGATTCATATTTTTCATTGTATTAATTATATTACTATATATTAAGAAGTTTTTCTCTCTTTATTTTTTATTTGCTGATTAAAAAGGACACGATCCTTTAACCTCCGGCTCCGATATCTTAAACCCGCGTCTAAGACTCAAGAGCCAGTGTGCAGCCTACACTCTAATCATTTTACCGCTTCGAAGACGGTTCCTCCTTCATCAGTTAATTACTCTGATGAGCTGTAGTCCGTACGAGAATCGAACTCGTGTCTACACCGTGAAAGGGTGTCGTCCTGACCCCTAGACGAACGGACCATTATTTAAGAAGGAAACCAGAGTTTTACAGTAGATTACCAACCTTCGTTTTAATTGATTACAAAGATAAGAAGAGTTTTTTATTCTACCAAATCTTTTTTCAATTTTTTTTGTGGAGCTAGTGGGAATCGAACCCACCACAGATTGCTTGCAAAGCAGTCTCGCCAAAGCCTTGGAACATGTAACCCCAAATTAGAGCGAGTAGTCAGAATCGAACTGACATCTCCAGTTTGGAAGACTGGAGTAATGACCATTATACGATACTCGCTTTTCTGTAGGTGAGGTGGGTAACGATCCCACTATCTTGTGTGTATAAGACACATGCTTTTACCATCTAAGCTACTCACCTATATTTTGTGGGAGACCGAAGAATCGAACCTCTAAACTCCAGACCAGCCACCATTTTGTTAACGAAGAAGAGTTTTACAGACTCTTTGTGGCGAAGCCTCCCAAATGTGTTTAAAACAAAAAACCCAATCTAATTAATCAGACTGGGTTATTGTTTTGTTTTATGAAACACTTAAAACATTGCAATTGTTAGTCTGACCGGAATTGGATTCCCGCCCTCATAATAACACGCTATGTTTAATGTTGTTTTCATTTTACAAATATAATTACTAATTTTTAATTTTCAAAAATAAATATTGAATTTCAGAAGAACCCCGTTTATATATTCCTCTTTTATTGGGTTTCAATATATACACTATATATCAATTATTTTTTCTTTGTTTTGTCTTTTTTAAAAAAAATTTCAATTTATTTAAAACTTTTTCTATATTTGTCTAAACAAAAGAAAATATTCTAATATATACTATAATGAAAAATATGATTGTAAATACTCCAGTTAATCAACCTCAACCGCAAGACCAAGATCGTGCCGTAAGGACTAACTATGTATTTACAATTTAAGATATTAATATAAACATTGTAAAACCCAGTTAGTCTCAGATTAACTGGGTTTTTTGTTTTTATACTGTCAGGTCGTCTAAAGGGAGGACATGTGATTTTGGCTCACAAAATGGTGGTTCGATTCCATCTCTGACAACTAAGGTCTATTGGTGAAGTGGCTATCATATCTGCCTGTCACGCAGAAGTAGACGGATCGTAACCGTCATAGACCGCCAATTTTCGGGAAGTAGATCAGTTGGTAGATCGCCTGGTTTGGGACCAGGAGGCCGCAGGTTCAAGTCCTGTCTTCCCGACAATTTTAAATCCAATTTAAGTTTTGTTCACTCCAAATATAAAAACCACCATCACTTGGATAAGGAACTGGTGATAACCAGGTAAACCCATCACTACTTAATGACCAAGATTCAAATGGCTTTGGTGGTGTAAAAACATCTTTCTCTACATTATAGGTAAAACCTATACCTGCAAAAACTCCACGGAATTTTGAATTATATGAAGTTTGTATCCAATTACTATCTAACCCATATAGAGTTTTACAGAACTCAATGCCTTTAACTTCGGATTCTAATCCATTATCATCTAATAAAACCCCGTTATTTATTACAACAACTTCTATTACTTCATTATTATTATTTATTCTTGCAAAATGAGCCATATTATTATATTGTTATTGTTCCTCCTCCTGTGAAAGTATATATAGTATAAGAACCACTCGCTGATATAGTAGGAAGACCAGTAGTCGATGAAGCTAATGTGTTTAATCTAATTATAACTACACCAGAACCTCCAGCAAATCCTCCTCCAGTATCACCACCACCTAAACCATTAGCGATACTTCCCCCACCACCTCCGCTATTAACTCTACCTACATTTGTTCCATTCTGAGGACCACCCCCACCATATCCAGCTTGTACAGTTCCAGCTTTTCCACCAAAACCACTATAGTTTAGACCCGATCCAGCACCACCACCAGCATATCCTGTGTTATTCCAAACTAATAAATAACCATTTCCTCCATTACCACCTTGGGTTGCCGAACCATTGGTTCCAACTGACCCTTTTCCACCTCCTCCACCACCAGCAGCTTGTGTGGATAGTGCATATGAAGTTCCACTACCACCTGAGTTACCTTGACCAGATACACCGGCGAATCCAGCTGGACCAGCAGGAGGAGATTGTGATGCACAACCTCCACCTCCACTTCCCCCTGTAAGACCGGGTGAACCATCTCTTGTTCCACCTCTACCACCGCCGCTAGATGTTTTAGAAAGTCCGGTACCTATAATACTAGAAGGACCTCCATTAGAATAAGGAGTTCCTCCACTTCCAACAGATATGGTTAAAACAGTTCCTGATAATAATGTTTCACTGCCTATTAATACTCCACCAGCACCACCTCCGCCGCCTCCATTACCACCGGAACTACCACCTCCACCAACTATAAAATATTCGACTAATACAGATGATGCTGCTTTTATTATTCCAAGAGTAGACCTAATCATTTACTATATATTAATCATATCAATTTAAAAGACCAATATTGATATATAATACATGTTTGTTACACTAGATACGTCCCAATTACTTAAATCTCCATTTTATAGTATTAAAATTTTGCAATACTTCACTATCTGTTAATCCTTTTCTATAAACTCTTAATATTGATATTTTACCATTGGTAAATGCATCTGGATTATTCCAGGAATAACAACCTACCGTAATTTGAGATTGGCTATTGTTTGATGTAGACATTGATCCGGTTTGATATAAAATACCATTTAGATAAATTCTAATCGTTTCTGATATACTAGTTACAACATATTGATACCATTGACCTGTAGACATTGTTGGTACAGTTGCAGTAACGTTTGTTGAAGTTCCGTTACTATAAAAAAGTAATGTTGTTGAATCTGATATAAGCAATGACCAATCAAAATTAATTCCATATGTATCTTTAGATATTAAAGATTGTTGTGTTGAAAATGTGTTTGAATTAAACCACCCTTCTAATGTGTAATCAGTACTTGATAAATCAAAATTAGAATTATATGATGTAGTTCCATAATCACTAGTGCCATTAAATACCAAAGAGCCAGCATTTGATGAGTTGAAAGTAGTGCCATTTAATACAAAATCTACATTATTATTAGTAATATTATTCCAATTCAATCCAGAACCAGGATATGATTTAGGGTTAGCCGCATCCAAACATAAGATTAATTTATCGGTTACTATTCTAGGTGCGATTCTACCACTCATACACTATTTATTAAATTTTGTATATTGTTTTTATAATTAATAAAATTGATATATAAATAATATGTATAAACTCATTATACTTATTATAATCTTATCTATCTTCACAAGATTCTCATTAACCACCAATCCACATTCTATAATAATCGGTGATAGTCAAACTCCTTATATCGCCAAACAATCATCTAAAGTAAAGATGCTTGATAAAAAGCCACAACAATCATCTTTATGGAAAGGTGGTATCAACTTAGAATGGTTAAAGTTGGCGGTTAGTAAATACTCTCTAAATAAAGATATAAAGAATGTAGTTATTAATATAGGAACAAATGGGCGTTTTAATTTAAATGAAGATATACCTGGATTAATAGAGGTTATTAAAAAGAAGTTTCCAAATGCAAAGCTTTTTGTAGTGAAAGGATCTTGGGGATGGGGTGGTAATAAATCAGTTACGGAACAAAAGGTAAATCTTTATTATAATAAGTTTAAGGAATTAGGTGTTGAGGTGGTAGAACCGGCAATAGGTAAGGTAAATGATCCACATGGTGATTTACCGATTTATAAAGTAATAGCTCATAATTTAGATAGGGTTATAAATTAATTCTCTATAAATTTGGATATTAATAATATTATTCTTATGTTTGTATTGTTATTTGATGTAGGCGGAGTCCTAAGGGATAATACCTGAAGAAGATATGCAAGACCTCGTGAAAGTAAAGGCGTCTATATTAAATAACAATTTTGGCCCGTTCGTCTAGGGGTTAGGACGGCACCCTTTCACGGTGTAGACACGAGTTCGATTCTCGTACGGGCTACTGTAAATATAAATAGTCAGGTGGCGGAGTGGAAAACGCTTAAGCCGTCGCATAGTATCGGGGTGTTAGAAATAACTATACGTGATGTAACCCGAGGCCGAAGTCCTTTTATGACAGCACAGGTTCGATTCCTGTCCTGACTTTTTATCTAAAATTAAAAAACAAAACCCCAGATATTCTGGGGTTTTAGATATCGGTATTTAGTTTTTTAATAACTTCTTGTTTGAGAAACACCACCTTTACCGACTACATTCATAGTACCACCTCTACCAAGAGATCCTTCATATTCTGATTTAAGTGAGTCAACTTCTTTTGCAATGTCTTCGACAGCCTTAAGGAATTCTTCTTTAGTTCTTTGAACTTCAATTCCTTTTTTTGGATCATGAATTCCTTGTTTAAACTCGCTTTTTTCTAAAGAAGTCTCTAAAGTAGCCAATGCTGACAAAACCCCTACAAATGCATCGTTTATTTCCATAGGTTTAGCATTATAAACACTAAGATATCCTTCATTGAATTTTTTAATATGTTTCATATTTTTAATATAATTTTATAATGTATATATTAAAAAAAATATTAATTAACTTTAATAAAGAATGCTATGAAAAGTATTATAGATGAACAAAATTCTAAAAAGGGTAGATATTCAATTACCTTAAATGAAGATGAAATGCGTGGGTTGTTTTCGCTATCAGAATTTAGAAAAATGAAATTAGACTCTATTCTTTAATGTAAGTCCTCCAACTATTAAATATATTAATATGAATTGAGTTTACATTATCAAATATCTCAAAGTTAGTTATATACTCTGGATATTCTTCTGATAATCTCGTCAATCCAACTTCAACTTCTTTAAGTAAATCATAGTTGTATTTAACACCATCTATATAATCAAATATTTTAGAATTGATAATCTTTTCAGTCGGTCCTACGGGAGTTCTATTAAATCTCGAACTGGTGCCTACCTCAACTGATGAAAAAGGTTTCATCTTTAAATCTATGGTAATATATCTTTGATGGTCATTTTGAAAATTTCTTATAGAAGCTTTATTATCGTCTATAAGTTCTGCAAAACAATTATAGATATAATCATAATCTAAATCCAGATTATTTTCATTAAATTTCTTAATTCGTTTCATATTCATTTACCCATTAATCATTTTCATTCATCAATTTAATGAAAAGTGTTAAAAAAAGTAATAAAATAGCAATGACCATTAAATCATTAATAGAAAAGGATCCACTTTTTTGCATTTCATTTAACTTAATAATTATTTTCAGTAAGTCACCTTTTACTACTTCTTTATCTCCATTGAAATCTATTTTAGATAAATCTTCCAATACTTTTTTAACATCACTATGAGAATTGTTTTTATCTGCATATGCTTTAAGTTTAGTTATAATACTATCAATTTCAGCCTTTGATTGTATACCATCATCTATTGATTTTTTTATATCTTTCAATACTGGATCTGTTATATCATCTTTTATCTGTTGACTATCATCCTTTATCTCTTGAGTATTAATTGAATGGTTAGTTGTTGCTACAACATGACCACCTGAAACACCACCTCCTATAAAAGCATCTGCTTTACCAGGAAACAATGATGATAATGATAATAGAGTACCAGCGATGAATGATTTAAGATTTTCATCAACTTTCTCTGATTGATTATAACTCTCGAATGTTTTAATGTATTTCATATGTTTGATTAAATTTTTTTATGTAAACAAGGTGATTCAGTCCAAACCTGTAAAGGTTCACCTTTTTCCGTAGACATTTTAAGTAATTCTTCATAAGTCAATATACCAACTACACCACTATCAATTAGCATTTTTTGATATTCAGTAATCTCATCATTACTCATTGATTCTAAATCTATATTTAGATCTTTACCTAAGTATTTTTTTATTGTTCTTTGTGGATAAAACCATGTACTACCCAATCCACCATTTCTCATCTCTCTATTAAATCCGAATACGGTACCCTCTTGTGGAATTACTCTATATGAATTTCCATAAAAACTTATCATATCAATTGAATCTCTATTTGGTCTAAAAAACATATGAATTGATTTAGTTGGATCAGGAATGCCAAATTTTATATAGTTCTTCAGGAATTCTAAATAGTTTTTATCAGATGAAGCACCGGTGTTAATATTTCTCAACTTAGGATCATCGATATATTCATCTTTATCAGTTTTGACTCCTCTCATCAGTGTGTTATTAAACATATCAGGAAATTCATCATAACTCTCGAATGTTTTAATGTATTTCATATGTTTGATTAAATTTTACTACTTATATATAATAATTAAAATCTGGAATTGTGCAGTATAAATTAAGAATTAAGATATATACAAAAAAAAGATAGATTTTATGCCTAAGAAAAAAACAACCACAACACCCCAATTTACTTATAAAATAGTAAATGGAGAAAAGGTATATGATGACCCAACAGTGCAAAAAGTACATCTACAACTACAAAAACTTTCTAAATTTATCAATCACTGCCAAGATAAATCAGAGTTAGAATATGCAAACATCACACAGAATATAAGTGTTGCTGCTAACGCACCCATTAAAACCACCTCTGATTACCTAATCGATCTATTGAAATATGGATTTGAAAAAATAGCAGACATTGAATTTCCTTATTTTGGAACATTAGGTGGTAAAGTTGTTTCTTATCTCCTTACCGGTCTTGTAGATAAATGGACCGAAAAAGAAAATAAACCAGACCATTTACAAGATACTTATAATGTGGTATGGGATGGAGTAAAAGGCGCCTTTGATACTACTGTATTATCAATTGATACTTGGAATGATAATATAGAACAATACTGGTCGGTGGTTTATACCTACAATGGTAATTCAGCTTCTATTAGTGATTTGGCTAATATAGATTGGATACCAGAAGAGGGAAATGTTGCTTATGATAGTGCTGCTATTTTTATAGCTGGTAAATCTAAATATATGATGACTAAAAAAATGTTACCTTCTAAATGGACTATCAAACATATTGATAGTGCTAATGTATGGGATAAATTTTATACCAGATGGAATGATAGTCATGACTGGAACGGACCACAATGGCAAAATGACAGGCCAACTCCTGATGGTGGAACAACTGGATGGCAGTATTTATTTGGATATTGGATGGGACCTTTAGAACATTATTTTTGTTTTTATGAGGGTGAACAACCAGCTTATTCAGATAGACCGAAAAAGGCTTATACTATATTTAGAGGACCTGTAAATCCAGTTACTAATTTTGGAGATCCATATAATACTGATACTTATGTTCACAATTGGTTTACTGATGATGAAAAGTGGGTTGGATGGAAATTTGATAGATATGAATTACAAGACTTCAATGGTGGTACTGCACCTGAATCTTTAACTAATTTCTTATTTAGAGATGACCATACTGGGAAAGAAACAAATGAAGCTGGTTTGACAACCAGACAGGATATATTTGAAAACTGGGGTATTGTTTCTACAAAAAGAAATTGGTTGTATAGACTTGGGAGATTATCTTTATATTTTTAAGTCACTATGTTGTATAACAAAAAAACCAGTCAATTGACTGGTTTTTTTTATTATTGTCTTTTTGCCTTATTTTTTATTTTATGGTGACCACTTTTTGTATCCTGTGGATGGGTCAATTTGTGGATCGTGTATAAATTCTATATTTTTATTTTCAACGAATCCATATCCAGATGCTCTAAGAGCTTTTTTGAATCCATCTGGGTGGGTAATTTTGTTATAGGTGATGAACTTTTCCAATTCGTACACACATATAAACGCACCGCTTGGACTGGAATTCCGTTTAGTCAAATCTTTAAAGTTTTGTGGATTTAATGGATGACCGGCGAACACAGAGCTGGATATCCAACCTTCAACTAAATCGATTCCATCATCCGCAATTGTTGATGGCATTCCATCTTTATTGAGTATTCTAATCATTGGAATATGACCGTGATCATCTTCGATATATTCATAAAAACCACCATCCTCATATGCCCATTTCCAATTCTGAGCAGCTCCATAATTTTTTTTATCCATCAATTTTTTAAACAAATTTTCATTTTCTGAAAATTTTTTCTTTTTGTAGGTGAAGTAGGTATGCATTATCATTTTATTATTCGGAGTTTTATTACCATAAATAAAAAGATTTTTTTCTGGACCGCCTTCTGGCTCATAGTCTGCCGATTCCTTTACTAGATTGAAATTATCAAACAGTTTCAAATATTTCATATTGTGATGTTAATTTTTATATACTATATATTAAAAAAAGATTAAAATTTTGAAAATTACAAAAATAGTCCTTATATTTGTTATGTCAGAAAAGATAAAGTATTTGCCGATAGTTTATTGAAGTATGAAGGGCGGGGGTAAAACCACGGGGTAACTCGAGGGCGGCACGTATATACATCATAAAGATAATCTTAAAGATTTATTTGTCAATTGTCTCATTTTTACTACTTTTGTATTCTAAATATAAATAAATGACAATAACAATCAGAAAGTCAGTAGGTAAATACGATAAGGAGAACTTATCCGAAATATTAGACAAAGCCTTATGTTTTGTTAAAAACAAATACCCACGTGTAGATTTCTCTGGAGTTGATATTATATTCAGTGGATCTTTGTCAAGAGCAAGATATTATCGAAATGACCATAAAGATTCTAAGTATGAGAGACCTGTTATTCAAATTCCAACTAATAGAGAAGACGCTATCTTATATTGGAGACCATCATTAGGTATGGTGAGAAATAGAGTTAATGAAGTAGGTAGATGGGATATTACTTGTTCTTCAATTATTCATGAACTTACACATCATGCTCAGTATGAAGAGAATAGAAATAAAGGTGAGGTTGAGACTACTAATAATGAATTAGAATACTTTAGGGAGTTTCGACCTGATGTTTGGGAGTTATTTATGAATGATTAGATTTAAATTATTATTCAGATTACAATGCCAATTTTTTTACGATCAAAGATAAAGTTTGTAATATATAACTCAATCGTGTGATATTCACACCTTATAAAACAAAATATTTATTATGGACGAAAGTTATTTAGGATCAATTTTACAATTTGGATTTAACTATCCTATCAGAGGATGGGTGGCATGTCATGGTCAGTATATGCTCATTAATGAAAATCAAGCTCTTTTTTCACTTTTAGGAACTACTTTTGGTGGTGATGGTAGAGTGTCGTTTGTTTTACCTGATTTAAGAAAAAGAAAAGCTGATGGTAATTATTACTCACAAGGTGAACACTTACCAGATGGAACACCTTATATAGAAAGTTATATTTGTATAGAAGGTATTTATCCCCCAAGAAATTAACTATGGATAATTATATTCTTTATAAATAAAACCCTTTTTGAAAGGGTTTTATTATTTCTATTTGACTCAGAATCCATATTATTCAGATTATATAGACCATATTTCTTTTATGAGTTCATCTTTTGTACTCATATCAAATACATTATTCCATAACTGGGGAATATTTATCATTTCTTCTAACTTATCAGGAGATAAACTTTCTAAATCCTGATGCTCACTACTCAAATAAAAACCCGTATTATCTATTAGAAGACCTTCCCATTTAAGTAAGATATGTGTGAATTTAATATCATATTCAATAGCACATCGAGGACCCGGCATATAACAAATCTCAGTATCTATATTATACTTATCTTTTAGTGTCTTATGTAAATGATAGGAGAATGTGCCACACCCACCATAGTTTATATTTGGGTATTTATCATTTATCTTTAATATTTCCTGTTGTAAATAATTAGGATCTATCATAGTGGCAAAGATAAGAAATAAATTTCTATTTACAAATTTAGGAATAAAAAAACCCTCTTAAAGAGGGTTTTTATTTATAAAGATTTTCCTTTATCTTTTAATTTTCCTTTTGCTACATTTTCATAGTCATCCCACTGAAATAAAACTTCACCGTCTGATTGCATATAGAGAGATGTTGAATCGCCTTTACCTCCTGGGTTGTTATAAACTTCTAACGTGCAAAACTCACCAGGTGTTTCTCTGTAGTATATTTTTCTAGCCCATCCATATAGGGGTTGACGTAAAATTTCAATTGCACTAGCTGGTGCTATTATACTGAAACTTTGACAAATACTACCTGACCATTTCATAATGCCATAAGCTTCTTTACACTCTTTTTCTTTTACTTTTTGAATGGCTTCTTTCCAAAGTTTATCTTTTTCGTCATTGTCTGATACATCTTTTGATGTAAACTTTAATCCTTTTAAAGTACTTTGAATCTTCTTGGCTTGTTCAACCATTTTAGGACTTTGTTCTCTCATTTTATTATCGGCTCCTGAATCTATATCAATCTCTTCATTTAATCGAAAATTTTCAAATAATTTTAAGTATTTCATAATGTTTATTTTTTTTACGTTATACTATATATTAAAAAAAATCCTTAAATTTGTTATCTAATTAAAACATGAAAAAACTAATTGTAATAAGTGCCCTCATTTTGTGACTCCAATCTTGTTCTCATCCAGAATCAAAAAAAGGATCAACTAATGAACTTCTAATGAGTACCTCAGCATGTTACAGGATATTAAGAATAGATATGAGAGAAGAGGAGATTTAGAAAGAGCTTCTAAAATACAAGATAAAATAGATATTCTCAAAAAAGAGTTTAAAGATAAAATATAGTCTTTTATTACGCATAACGTTCCTCAGATATATTTAGGTTTTCTTTTTAATATATACTAAAAACTAATAAACGAAGATGAAAGATTTAAAACACATAAGGAGATTTAACGAGTCGGAAGAAAACTTGAATAGTGAACTCTCGAAGGATACTTCTTCGAGTATATCTGATGTTAGTGAGAGTAAAGAAGAAACGATTGAAATTGGTGGTAAAAAATACAAGAAGATTTTATCATCTTTATCTGAAATAGCAAATTTACAAGATAAAATAAAATCTGGTATTTCTATTATGGAAGATGTTGGTTATATAAAACTACCAGAAGATGATAAAATCTATATTCTTCTTTATTCTCACTAATGAATTATTATAAACGAAGTAAAACCTAACAATATGTGGATATTAACAATAATGGCAATTTTAATTGGTGTATTAGAAATACGATACGCTTATAAATCAGTTGAGAAAGACCCCTTTTTCAACTACAATAGAATAAAAAGAATATTTATAACGATGGGACTTAGCACTATTCTGTTAGGTTTTATTTTGTTTATACTTTGTTATGTTTATGGAAAAAATTATTTTAACATATGAAAAAAGAAGAAATGGTAAAAACAAATGAGTTCAAGGAACTTGTTAAACAATTTATGATTGAAGAAGCATATGGTGCTTGTGATGTAAAATCACACTATCAACAACATGGTTTAAAATTTAAACCAATGGCAAGTGATAACGAAATAGAAAGTCGAATAGATTATTTTGTTGAACGGGTTTCTAAAACAATTAAAACATCGTTTTAATTTTGTTTATCATTTGTTATATTTAGTTTTTTAAAACTTATACAAATTAAAAGAATAAAAAAATAAAAAATTATGGAAAAAATTATTTTAATTTATTACATCTATGTAGGTAATATAGATCGTAATGATGTTTCAAAAGTTATGGAAGATGTTGTAAGAAAATTCTCCCCGAAGGAAGAAGACAATATCATTTCATATTGGATTCCTATTGGAGAAGGAGAAACGAGAGTGGAATGTATAAATCCTAAACTGGTATCACAAGAAGATTTTACGGAAGCGAAACGAGTATTGGATAGAAATCAGGAAATTGTAAATGATATTATCAAATGGAAAGACAATAAGTTTTAAAACATTGAATATAACGGTCTCAAATATGAGGAGTAAGTTTATTACTCCTTTTTTTGTTTATAGAAACTTATTTCTTATATTTGTTGTTATGTATCAGTAAATTAAAAAATATACAACTTAATAAAAATATGGCAGCATTTCCACAATTAGGGTATGGATTCAAATCGAATACATCTCACATAGCTAAAGAAACACCAGCAACCGAAGAAGCACTTGCTTGGTGGAGACATTGTTTAACTGATGAACAGAAAGCTGATTTGATAGTTAAGGAACATCCGAAGTGTTTAAACCAAAGTGATTTGATGAGATTTACATTATGGAGACTTTATAATAAAAATCCACAAAAGCTTTTTGATAAATGGATTAAGGAAAATGAATAAACTCATATTTTTTAATTTATTATACATAACGGTTGGGTATATATGAAGTACCCTAACGATTAATTTAAAAATTAGTAGAAACCTTAATAGGGTATTTCATATATACCTTGTTATAAAACGTTTATTTATGGTAGAATTTAAAAATCCTTTGGTTAGAGTAAGATGTTTAGAATGTAGAGAAGAACATTTTATTGAAATGAAACACATAGGAACAGATAAGGAACAACGCTCAATTAGTTTTGAATACGAACACACATATCGTGGTGAATTAAAATGTTCTCATTGTGGTGAAGGGATGAAATTATTAACAACAATATTTGAATACCCAAAAGGATTTTTAAATTATCACGAAACTAATAATGAGTCTTGTTTAGTGATGGATGATATTACTGACGATTCATTAAATGTTTTATAACTGTTTGCGGCTTGTTGTCAGTTTTTTTACGGATTTGCAACACTAAATAATAATGAAAATAGAAATTGAAATAACAGAACAGGAAATTAAAGACCTAAAGTTAATTAGAAACTACTTTGGTGAACACGACAAAACTCAACTGGAACACTTAGCTTATAGTGAACTGGATAAGTTAGTAAAAAAATTGCAACAAGCCGATGTTATAAAATCGGTTTGTAACCATAATGCTATTGAAAAAGGACAATGTTATGTGTGCAGTAAGTGTGGTAAAATACTATAATTAAACTGTTTTATAACGTGCCAAGTATTGCCGATGGTGGCATTAAAAGAGATAAATTTTGATTAACCAATAAACTAAATAAGATGCAACAAACTTCAAACAACTCACAAACTGCCACTATTGGCAATACTTTGTTATATGCTGTTAAAAATTGGCAGTTGAAAAGATGGTTTTACGAGTTCAAACACGGACACCCATTCCTACTATCCGAAGAAGCAGACATAATTGTAGAAACAAGGCTGAATGACAGAGCAAGCCAATGGATGAATGATGAGCAGATTAAAGAACTCGTAAAACTTCGAGTAAAAGCAATGTATAAAAAGAAATTTCCAAATGCAAAACGATGGTCGTTGCCCATTTTTAATTGCATATAACGATTCGCAAGTTGGCGTTTGTTGCCGACATTTGAAATAATACAGTATCAATTTTAAACAAATTTTAATATGAAAAATGAAACATCGAATACCAACGAAATAGGCAATAACGCTAACTTGCTGTTAGAAGCTGTGCCTATGGAAGTACAAAAATACTTAGCAGAAACTTATAAAAATGTATCGCTTGGCAGAGAACCAACAAATATAAACCAATACGGAGGAAGTATTTTTGTATCATTCTCAAAGAACGAAACATACCGATTTAACATCGGACTTTATAAAAGTGAAGTAACGCTTGATTAGGCATTGCTTCTAACGACTAATGATAAACAATCGTTTTAATGTTGTTTATCATTTGTTATGTGTAGGTGTGGGTTATTAACTACTAAATTTCATTCGGAGAACTAAACAAAAATTTTAAAAGAAAAAGAAGGGTGGAAGTTTTAATTCTCAATATTTATATATAAAAGAAATACTATGAGTAAGGAAATGAGAAAATATATAAACAGTTTTAGAAAATTTAATTTACTTAACGAAACACTAAAATCAGATAAACTTGATATTGTTATAAAAAAATTAGATAATTTCTTTATTGGAAATGGTCTAAATAAAAAATCTAATTTTGGCGAAGATGTGAATTCACCATATTATCAAATCATCACCGATAAATTTACGATGAATAGAATGTTAAAAGGCTATAAAGACAAAAATGATTCATTAACAAAAAGTCTAATTAAAGGAGGGGTTGATATAGACAAGACTATCTCGGATTTAGAAAAACAAATAAGTGAATTTAATTATGGTGATATATCAATATTTACAGATTTTAATAATAAGGAATTATCACTTGGTCTTATATCATTAATAGATAATATGGGATATTTTATATCTGTCGTAAATCTTAAACCAGGTGAAAAACTAACTGATAAAAATGATATAGAAAAAACCTTAATATCTAGTGATAGAATATCCATAATGATAGAACCAAATTATGATGACAAAGTTAATTTTGAAGGTGAATATCTTTATCACACAACCGACTCCAAAAATTTAGATAAGATAATGAAATATGGTTTAATACCAAAAACAAAAAATACTAGAAGTTTTTATCCTGAGAGAATTTATTTATCGCCTAATGAAGAATGGATGTCTTCAATAAAACAAGAGTTAGTTGGTGATAAAGGTGGTGAATATGTTAATTTAAGAATAGAAAACTTCAAAGGATTATCTTTATATAAAGATTTGAGATTCAAGGGTGGTTTTTTCACATATGATAATATACCACCAAAATATATTAAAATCATTTAATGTGTGTGGGATTTTTCTTTTAAAATTTTCAACCAAAATGTTGATTAGTAAGATGAACGGAACACTTACACATAACGTTTTGCAGGTATATTTAGTTGCGGACTTAAAATTACAAAACTTAAATTTAGAACAAATGAGCATAGAAGAACAAAACTTGAATGAAGCACAGAAACCGCAATTGAATATACCTGCTGTTATACGCAGTTATTCAGATAAAGGAATTTTTATTGAAGTTCTTGCTGATGGATATAAGCTGGAAGATGTTGGCATATGTTGGCGTGGATATGTTTATTGGAAGCAAAATGGTGAATGGGTAGAAGAAGATTGTGGATGTTATCCTGATTGGATTGATGCTTTTAATTCTTCAATAAAATTTATTCACGATTGGGTGTTATATAATTGCGTATAACGGCTGCGTGTATGCGTAGGGCGATTTATTAACGATAAATTTAATTAGAATGGAAGATATAAAAAAACAAGCTGAATTATATGCTGAAAGTTTCAGATATAAGATAGACGATGCAGGATGGTACGAACAAAAAGTACGAGATTTTATTGCAGGGTACGAAGCAGCCTTACGCATACACGATGTTAGTGGGCGAAGCAAAAAGTATTGCCAATGCGTTAGCCGAACTGGGGTTAATGGCGAGCAGTATGGTAAGTGGACGTGTAAAAGCTGCGGTAAAGAGGTAGTAAATAAGCATAGGCAATATTGACACTAACTAGATTATATCTATAATTAAACTTTTTTTCTTATTTCATATATATTTCACATATGAAAAAAACAGATTATTACGAAATTTGTAATCAAAAATTGAAGTATTTAAATTACTCAGATAGGACAATAAAATCCTATCTCCATTATATTAATCAATTTTTAGCTACAATAAAAATTTCACCAACTAGACTCACATCTAATGATTTTCAATCATATTTAGATACTTATAGTTTTACTTCTGTTTCACAACAAAATCAGGTTATTAACGCAATCCGTTTCCTCTACAAATTCGGACTTAATAAGAAATATGATAAGGTTAGTTTCAAAAGACCCAAATCTGAGAAGAAGTTACCACAGGTTATTGATGGTGATTACATTAAAGAACAATTATCTAAAATTACTAATCTTAAACATAAAACGATATTATCTTTAACTTATTCAGTCGGATTAAGAGTATCGGAAGTAATTAACCTTAAAATTGAAGATATCGATTCCAAAAGAATGATTATTCATATTAAAAATGCTAAAGGTAGAAAAGATAGAGTCTTACCCCTATCCCAGAAAATATTAGAATTACTTAGAGAATATTTTAAAGAATATAGACCAAAAGAATACCTTTTCAATGGTCAAAATAGTTTACAATATAGTTCTGGTAGCTGTAATCAAATTGTTAAAAAATATTTGGGTGAAAAATATCACATTCACCAATTGAGACATAGTTGTGCAACAAATCTATTGGAAAATGGTACTGATTTAAGAGTAATTCAGAAAATATTAGGTCACTCAAATGTAAAAACTACTGAAATTTACACTCATGTTTCGAACCAAATATTATCCAAAGTAAATCTACCAATTTAAACAATACAAAAATCCGCTACGTTTTTTTGTATTGTTTAAAAGCAGAATAAATTTGGTCATAATAAAAATTATTATTATCTTTGTATTATAGTTAGGTGGCTCAATTTGATAGAGCGTTCGGGTGAAAATCCCGAAAGATTGTAGGTTCGAGTCCTACCCTAACGACAAATAGTTCTTTGAATATATTGAATCAATCACTGGTTAAACCCAATTCATTGGGGATTAGGCTCCTTGATGTCCATCCTTTGAGTAAGTGTTTACGATAGGCCTGCTTTTTTAATGGCTGATAACGTGTATAAGTCCGAGCATAAAACACGCAAAAGTTTTTGTAAAAGTACTACCATCTGTAAAATTAATTTGTGGAATAGAGAATGACCTTCTGAACATAAAGATAAGTGCTCTTGATTGATTCATAATATACCGATGGGGTCCTAAGACAGTAATGTTAAGAAGACACGCAAGTCCTCGTGAAAGTAAAGGCATCGGTATTTCATAGTCAGGTGGCGGAATGGTAGACGCATTAGACGAGTAAAGTGGTAACTACATCCTCTGATCGGTATAGAGGAGAGTCTTGAAACCGAATGTTACCTTACAGGTTCGAATCCTGTCCTGACTACAAATAGTTCTTTGAAATATTAAACAACTACTGATTAACACTAAATATTGACTCTATTAATGATTATCAACGGTCATTATTAATCATGTCAGAGTAGGAAGAGTTACCTCACATTTCTAAGATGTGGGTGGTTTAGGTTAATGTGTTTATAGATACATTGAAAAATTATGTAAAGGATGGAGTATAGGGGTTTGGGCCTATACAAACACCCAACTTAGAAGGCGGTAGTTGTTTATAAAATATTGTGTTGTTCCCTTGAGAAAGGAATGAAACTGAAATGCAAAGAGAAGAATAGATGTGTAATCTTCTACAACACAGAGGACTTCTCATCCTCAAATATAGTCAGGTGACGGAATTAGTAGACGTGAAAATCCTAAAGGGTAGGTTAAGTTTAGAGTAGATGTGTAGGTGATTTGATCTCACCGAAGTCTGATTAACATCCTTCACAAGTATCTGATCAAAAGTGAAAGTGTAAAAACTAAACATACAGGTTCAAGTCCTGTCCTGACTACACAATATGAAGCTGAGTGGATGAGTTACGTATAGTCCAATCAGACAAGGATTAACATCTCAAATGGTATGACTTTAGCGAGTCAAAGAGTATGGCAGGGGTTAATCATTCAAACTTGGGAACGACCGATATGCCTTCATATTTTAATTAGTCAGGTGGCGAAATTGGGTTAAAGCGTGAATACAAAATATCATTGGTAATAAATCAAGATGATATAGGTTATTCAGATTATAGGTTCGAGTCCTGTCCTGACTACATTTATGAATGATAATTTAGATAACGACCCAATTGGTGCAGAAGATAATGGATGTTTAATCCTTATGATACTAGTAATAATAATTGCTTATATTGGTTTTAATAATTTATGAAAAATAAAATACTTAAAGACCTGATTGATATATTTGCCAGTCTAGGATTTGTTTATGATCCAATAGTCCAATTTAGGTTGTTTATACCTAACGACTCTGGATATGAAGAAGCTGGTGATATGTGGGAATATAACATTATTAACATATCTGATGAATTTATCAGAGTAGAATCTACCGGTGTTGCAAAAGCAGATAAAAGATATGGCTATGTAAAAATGGACTACACATTAAATATATCTGATATCACAATCCATACAAAACCACTAATTAACAATTATGGACCAGTATGGTCAATGCTTTCTAAAAGACCTTACTTAAATGAAAAAATAAGAGAAATGAAATTAAATAATATACTATTTGAGTTGTAAAGTAAAAAGCTCGTATTGACTCTTAACTGAGAGATACAAGTATATTCGAAGGCGGGTGAAGCTCCCGAAACAACTCTAATTTTTTGTGTTGTTCCCTTGAGAAAGGAGATGAGTAAATGTAGATAGTTGAGTTACTACCAACACAGAGGGCTTCTCATCCTCAAATAGTCAGGTAGCGAAATGGTAAACGCACCGAATAGTTAAACGGAGTGGATAAACCCGCAGTATAGTTGAAATACACACAAGGCCCACATGCAGGTTCGATTCCTGTCCTGACTACAAAAGAGTCCAATACACCGTTGAACTGATTATTAAAAATATCTCCTCAATTTATAATATATACTATAAATAAAAAAGGAAATATAATAGCATGAGGAATATTAAAAATTTCAGAGTATTTGAAGGTGAAGAAGTTAAAGATAAAACAATATATGTTCTTATTGGACCTCCATCTGTAGGTAAATCAACTTGGATAAAAACCAAATTTGGTGAAATACAACCATTTGTAATAAATAGAGATGATATTGTCGAAAAAGTTGCTGAAGAGTATGCAGAGTATGGTTGGACATATGATGACCTTTTCTCATTACCCATTAAAGATGTTGAAAAAGAAGGTGATAAAAATGAAAAATATGGCACCGTTATTAAATCACCAGCTTATATGACTTGGGCACCACTTTCTTATGATAGAGTTTTAGAAGCTAACGGTAAAATTCAAGATATATTTAACAAAAGAATTGCCGAAGGTAAAGGAAAAGAAAATATTGTAGTCGATATGACCAATATGAACTCTGGTTCAAGAAAAGGAGCACTTAAAGTTATTGAAGGTGTTGAAGGCGAATATCATAAAGTAGCAGTTGTTTTTAACTTCAAAGGAGCTGAAGAAATTATCAAAAAAATGGCAGCTAAAAGATCAGAAGAAATGAAAGCTAAAGGTAAATCTAAAACTATACCACCTGCTGCATTTGATAGAATGTTTACATCATATGACTTACAAGATGATAAAGGCATTCCTTTTGATGAAGAAAAAATAAAAGATGTTTTATCAAAAGAAGGATTTGATGAAGTTGTTAGTGTTGATAATACAGCTGAACTTAAAAGAGTAATTGATGAGTCTGAAAAATCAGTTGCTGAAAGTAAAAATAATATGAAATACCTAAAATTATTTGAATCATTCGTTAATGAAGAATTAAATCCAGAGACTTATAAAAGAGCCGCTGCTGGTATTAGAGAAAGAGATAAAAAAGATTTAGAACAACGTAAAAAGTTAGGGTTGCTACCAGAATATGAAGAAGACTTTCTTTTAGATAAAGACGGCAATCTAATTAAGGACGAAAAAGGCAATCCTATTAGAAAGGCAGATGCCTCAGCAAAGAACTTAGAAGATCATGCCAAAGAAATAGAAGCTCGTATAAAAGCAGAACAAGGAGCTAAATCAGAGCAAGAACCCCAAATTGAAATTCCAGAAGAACTCGAAGTATTAAGAGTGGAAATTGGCAAAACTACTACACCTAATCAAATTATCGAATTATGGAATGATTGTGTATTACCTGATAATATGAATGATGATTCCGAATTGGTAAAATTTAGAGATGGTTTCTTTTATAATAAAAGAGGAGAAAAATTCCCAACCGATTCAATTCTGGATGAAATCAACTACTCTCTATCAGATGAACAATAAAAAATAATAAAAATATGAAGGGAGAAATTAAACTTTCTCCTTTTTTTGTGCCTATTAATACAAAAAAACGTAGCGGATTTTTGTAGTGTCTAAAGACACTCTCACGAAGTGAGTATTTCTTAAATAAAATACCTATATAAAAAATCTCATTTTTTTAATATATACTAAAAAGTAAAATTATTACTATGAAAAATCTAAAGTATATTAAGTTATTTGAAAACTGGTTATCTATACAAAAGACTTCTGAACACATTGATCATAAAATGAAAGATTTTATAGAAGGCTTACAATTACATTTAGAAAAAAATGGTTGGAAAGTTAATATTGTTAATTCTTTAAATGAGAATGAAAATTTATACCTTAATGATGAAAAAACTGTCAATTTTGCAATATCTGATTCTATGCAAATGGGTTCATATAGATTAAAATTATATGTTATGTATAGAGAAGATATGGAACCAGAATCAGTAATGTCGGAGTATCATAGTGAATGGGAATCAAAAGTAAATAAAGAATTAGTAAAACCTCAGCTAAGAACTTTACCTGAAATATCAGTAAATTCTTCATTAATTTTTCCTGAAACTCAAGTGGAATATTCAAAAGTACCTGAGTCATTAAGAGAAAAGTATATATATACCAAACGCTATTATGTGAATCGTGAACGTGAGCGTATTAACAAAGAATGGTTAACAAAAAAGAGTTAATTAGAATGATAAACAAATTAGGAGAAATTAAACTTTCTCCTTTTTTTGTGCCTATTAAATACAAAAAAATATCTCCTCCATTTTAATATATACATCATAAAAATAAATGTAATTATGAAAAAGATGAAGTTTGTAAAAAATTATAATGAATATCAAAGTATCAATGAAGCTTGGTATCATAATCTACTAGCAAGTATTGCACTTTTAGGTGGTGTTTCAACAACAGCAGTTGCGAATCAGATGAGTAAACCACTAAATACTATTGAAAAGTCAATTGAAGATAAATCAACACAAAAAAAGTTTTTAGCAGCTTGTCTTGTATTTACAAATGAAGTATCAAATGATGTGAAGCTTGATGAAAGAACTCCATATTTAGAAGCTCGACAATACTTTCAAGATAGAAGAGATGGAATCAACAGGAATCTCCAAGACTTTGGTGAAGAAACTAAAAGCATTATAAAGGCTGTTATAATTACTGTGGGTGAAATGGATCAAGAAAAATTCGAACACTTGGCGAAAATTGGTATGACTGCTAAAAGTTCATATACCTCTTTTGGTTTTGATAAACAAAAAGATAAGACACATAGCTCAGCATCTGATTGGAAGTCTAATCAGAAAGGTGGAACAATTTTAAAACCTAAATTGAATTTTTAAATTCAATGAAAAACAATGAGTGAGGAGAAATTAAACTTTCTCCTTTTTTTGTGCCTATTAATACAAAAAAACGTAGCGGATTTTTGTATTTCTTATATAAAATACCTATATTTGTATTATGATAAAATTCCTCACACCTCAAAGCGGTCATTATATTAAAGCTGAAATTACCCTACATCCCAATGGGGATCCTTTCACTATATTTGACCTTATGAAAGATGTAGTTGGATATACACATATACTAATTAATAAAGAACATTTTGTAGTTAATGCAAAGTCTCACCAATTAATCCCCTGCAAAAACTATTCAGAAGCACAAGAATGGTGCTATAAATTAAGTTGCCCACATGCAATGTTATAATTCTAACAATACAAAAAAACGTAGCGGATTTTTGTATTTCTTATATAAAATACCTATATTTGTATTATGGTAAAAACCTTTTTTTGGAGAATATCTCTCACTTCAGAAACCAAAATAAAATATTAAACAAATGAGAAACTCACCAAAATTAGACAATATCAAAAAACTCGAAATCACATCGAAAACCATTACTATTACCTTATTAGATGATACCACCTCTACTATTGATATTCCTAGTTGGATATCTACTTCTAAAAGTGAGAGTGGTGAATTAATAATACAACGCCATAATAGTATAATTATCAGTAGAGAGAGTTAGATGTCACATTATGTCTCACTTCTTCACATCTAAAAACTTCTGCAATATCTTATCAACTAACTTAGAAGTATCATAACCATTCACCTCTATATAGGCTTTGAGGCGGTCAAAAGTTTCTGAGCTAATACTGACTGCTAATCTCTTAGTTTTCTTTACGCCTTTTTTGGCCGATTCAAATTCATCATTCTGTTCCATATACTATATATGGAGAAAATGTGCGCAGGTTTTCAATCAAGTTGTGTGAAACGGCTGTGAGATTTTTTTCGACACTGTGTATTTACTTTGAAGTACTGAAAGATGGGTTCTGACAGGCTTTTAGGAATCGTCATAGGATTGACTCATTTTAATACAAAAATATGCACATTTTTCTGTATCTGATACAAAATTCCGCCGCACTTTTCTGTATCCTGTTTCAAACCTTTACAAAATTCCGTTCATCTTTTTGTATAAAATTTCGCCCATTTTACCCCGTAATACAAAATAATTATATCTTTTTTGTATCATAATATATACTATATGAAGTCAAATAATGATACTGCTCAAGACCTAATATTAAACTACATGACACTAGTTATAGCAACCTATCAGTTCCCATATATGTGGTGGTATTATTACTTAAAGAGTTTAGATACTAAGAAGAAGCCATAATACTTTATTCTGTGATTTAATATATAGTTATATAAAAATAATGTAATAGAAATGGCAAAAAGAATAGTTTTATCAGAAAATGGTCTAACTGGTGGAATAGCTCCAACTGGTTATAAATATTTAGGAATAAGTGGTGGAAATTTATCGATTCAGAGTGGAGCGACAATAAGTAATGCTGGTGGGTCATCAGAATTCACTTATGAGGTTGGTGAATATGTTAGTGATCAGGGTGGGGTTATATTTCATAGGTATTTAACAGGTAGTACACAATCTTATCTTGTAGTGGATTTGCAAAATTTAGCATCAAGTGCTTGGAGTAATATTACCAACAGTGAAACATCGGGTAATAGTTTGTGGAGTGGTGATGTAAATACACAATTTATTATTACACAGTCAGGAGCTACTTCAGGTGCTGCTTTTTTGTGTGATTCATCAACTAATGGTGGGAAAAATGATTGGTATCTTCCTGCTATACATGAGCTTAATAAGCTATATTGTAATATGTTAGAAGTGGCACAAGGATTAGAGATTGTTGGTGGTACTCAATTATCTTTGAGTGCATATTGGAGTAGTACGGAAAACTTCAGCGTTAACGCTTGTAATTTTAACTTTCTAACTGGGTTAGCCAATGTCACTGGTAAGTCTAATAGTCAATCTGTACGTGCAGTAAGAAAGTTCAGTATATAATCTTCATACTAATTTACCTAATTGTATTTGTCTGAATTCAGATTTACTTAGGAGTACTTTTCTCTTTTTCCATCGTTTGCCACCTATTAGTCTGGCTTTAACTATAGCTACTATCCAATCATCTTGTTGATTGATAATTTCTATGATTTGACATCTATTTGGATTGATATCGACTATTGAGGTATTATTGGTCATTCTATTCCTAATTTATTTAGTTTGTTATTTCTTTCGATTTGTCCAGTTATGTCGGAGATATAATTCATTCCGATTAGTGATGATATGGTATAAGTTTTATCTTTGAATAGGAGGAGGTTTTTGTGTGGTATTCCGTCTATTATTATTTTAGCTTCTCCGTTTATCATTTGGACTTCGAGTTGTTGGTCTTTTAATAGTGGAGTTTTTTTTCCATATAAGTAGATTTCATCTATATTAATTTCTATCCAGTAAGTCATTTTATTCCTCATTTTTTAATAATCTTATCAATTGTAAAATCACGAACAAATAATTTGTAAGCTCCCTTAAATTCATCAGAATTTTTAATGCATTGTATGATATGTTCTTTAGCCCATTCACTTGGTAATTCTTCTATCCCGCTAACTATAAGGTTAAAAGCATCATAAGAAAAGACTACTGAATTATATTTCAACTCAATATGATTCAGAAGAAAAGAAAGTTGTTTTACTTCTTCAATCTGTTCTTCGTTAAAGTTTTCACTATAACCACCACTAAAAATGATATCGATATCTTCGACTAGTTTTTCTTCCCAATCACTAAGTTTCATTGTAATCCTATTTTATTTAATTGTATTTCTCTCCACTCTTCTAATGCAATAAATCTAGTAGTCGAATAATCTCTTACAATACCATCATCACATGTTATGGCGACCCTACCAATGATAGACCACATACCAGGTAGTCCTACAATTGGTGATTCATATACCTTACCAATTGTAAGATTTGTTAGTTTAATTGGTTTTACTAGCTCACTTGACCTTTTTAATTCATTATCTATACAAACTACTTTCATATTCCTAATTGTTTAATCTTTTTATCTCTCAATTGTTCTTTTGATAATTTATTCCAATCTACCCAACCTTGAACGGAATATCTTTGTTTTTTATGGCAATTTTGGCATATTCTAATACTTGTTGATATGGTTATTTTTTTACCAATAGAACTTTCCCATTCAATATCTTCTTTACTATGTTCCCAATTATGTAGTGATATTGAGCATTTAAAGCTTTGCCAATTCATATTCCTAATTCATTTAGTTTATTATCTCTTAGTATCATTTTAACTTCTTTTTCTATCATATTGTATATCCAGGTCCAATTGAGGTTATCTATTATATGAGATTTAGATATAGAATATTCAATTTGTTCTGCGTTACTGTCATTCTTCATAGGTAGATAGACTAATCTATATTTTATACTGAAGGCTTTAGTTTTATCTTTGTAATCTTCTTCATTTGTTATGTGGTCGATTTCTGTGTGTGTATTGTATAATACATCGCCGGTGGTTTCTTCGCATACTCTGCATAGGAATTGATAGAATTCTGGGTTGTTTTTTAGTTGGTTGTTGGATATTTTCATTAGTATAAATATACTTTATTATTTTGATTTATTTATATGAAGTTGTCAATTATTTGGGGAATATATAGATATATGTCAGGAAGGATATCATATTATGGAGGTATAGTGGGGGATGGATTGGTTTTACATTTAGATGCTGGTAAAAAGGATTCTTATCCAGGGTCGGGAACTTTATGGAGGGATTTGAGTGGAAATTTGAATAATGGAACTTTGAGTGGTTCTCCTGCATTTAGTTCTGTTAATGGTGGAAGTATTGTGTTTGATGGCAGTGATGATTATGTTTTATTAAATTCTTCAATATTAAATAACACATATACAATTGATTCATGGATTTATATGCTCGGTAATAGGTTTACAATTTTTTCAAATCTGGATAATGATACGAATGTAAAAAGTAATCAATTTGGCACTGATGGAAGTAGAAATATTTATTTCCAGATAAGTTTAAGTAATAATACTTACTTTTATACTACTACAACTACAACTTTAAACACAAACCAATGGTATAATTTGTCCTTTACTAGAACTGGTTCAGTAGCTAAAATATATCTCAATGGTGTTGAGATAACCATATCAGTAGTGGGTTCTAGTTCTTTAAATTTACAAATGTATACATCTAACTATGTTGTAGGAAGAAACACTTCATCAAATTATACTAATGGTTATTTACCAAATCTTAAAATATATAACAGATCACTTTCACCATCAGAGGTATTACAAAACTATAACGCAACTAAGTCGAGGTTTGGATTATGATGGTGTGGTGGGGCCTTGTGGAAATTTTTTTAAACTGGTTGGTGGGAAAAATTTTTTAAACCGGGAACCGTCAGAGTAAATGTGAGTAAATCTAATTTCTTATTAAAAAAAGAAAATGGTTAAATCTCTCCTTTTTCGATGAGTTGAATGATTTCTTCGATTTGTTTGTCGTCACCAGTTGAATTGTATTCTGATTTGAGGTCATTTCCAAATAATAAGGCAATGGTTTGCCAGAAAGTAGCTGAAAAAGTTCCTCTGAGTTCTTTTACAATGGTATATGAAGTATTTCCTGTTTCTCTGTCTATGAGTTTTAGTAAAATTCTACCCTGAGTTATAGTAAGGTTTTTTAAATCGTTTTCAAATTCTGATTTTAATTCTTTTTCAATTTTTTTCATCATTCGATGTTTTTCTTCTTCGCTTTTAACATTGATCAGTAATTTGTTATATTCTTTCATTTTTCTGCCTGCAATTTTTGCAAAAGGATAAGCCGCTTTGATGTTCTTTATCAATCGTTGGTATTTCCATGCCTGAAATTGATTTTTGAATACTCTTTTCTCGACACACCACACAGGATTTAAATACACCATAGGAAGGGTATCGCCATTAATAATAGTAGCATAAGTAACATAGCCTTCTGTTTTTTTAGAAGTAGAACTATCTTTCTGTTGTGCCCAAGTGTAATTGATACAAATAAATGTAAATAGAATTAGATTTTTCATACTCCTATTTTCATATAGATTTTACCATTCTTTTTTCTCAACTACATTACCAGAACCATCGTATTGGATGCCGGATTTTTTTCTTCCTTCGTAATATGATATTTCAAACATTGAGTTACCATTTTGGTGGAATGTTTTCCAAGTTCCAACTTTTACTCCTTCTTTATAGTAAGCGATTGCTTTAATTGTGCCATCAGAGAAATAAGAAGTCCATATGGAATCTCTAACACCTGATTTTAGGAAACCAGTTTCTTCGATTCGACCAGATTGGTCTTTTTTTTCAACCTTTTGTGTTTGAGAGAAACAAACTCCTAAGTTGAAGATGAGTGCGATGGTGATTAGTTTTTTCATGGTGTTATGTTTAATTTTTTATAATTTGACATTTAATAAGATTCTTTTCTTATTTAATGTAATTTAAATAAATGTACAGATGTCTGTTTTTCATCCCAAGTTATTAATGGTCTATCAAAATCACTTTTTATGTGAATTGCTTTACCTTTTCTATTTTGCCATTTAGATTTATAAGGTTCGGGAAAATGATTGGAATAATAATTACAAGTTTTTTCCCATTCCTCTATTGAAATTGATTTTCCATAATGTTTAACAAAACCACTTAAAATTATTTTATTAGAACTCAAAGAACATTCTCGTTGGTCATTATAAAACCATCCTAAAGATGCTCCCATTCTAAATGCAAATAAAATATCTCTATATTCCGGTCCCATCCATTTACGATTTTTATAATTTAAATGTTTATCTTCTTCTGTAATATAAAAATCAAAAAGTCTCATTCTTACAGCGTCTATATTATTATTCAATATAGACCAATCAAATTCTATTCTTTCATCAGCATCCATATAAACAAACCAATCATTTGGTTCTAATATTTTTTTTGCTTCTAAAAATAATTCTTGTCTATTTCTATATTCTTCTTTAAATCTATTATTAGACCACTCTAACCCTTTAACTATTTTACTAACTATAGGATGATTTTCACATATTTCAACAGTATTATCTGTACTACAATCATCATATACTATAACTTCTGAACAAAATGTAGACATATGGTCTAATGTATCTTGTATTATTTCAGATTCATTTCGTATTCTTGTTAATCCTATTAATTTCATATTATAAACTTAAATATTTTTGTACTTGTTTTAAATAACCATCACCTTTTTTAATTTTTTATATTATGGAATTGTTAAGTAATTATTATTTATATATTAAATGTAATAAAAAAATGTCGATTTTTTTCAAAAAAATGATATATAAATTAAAAATTTAACATTGCATTATGCTACTTTATTTAACATTAATATTTAATCTTCTATTTACTGATGCCAAAACAGGAGAAAAACTAACTGGGGTTGAGGTTAGGACAAATAAATCGGTTTATTATTCTGATTTAGAAGGCCAATTATCAATTCCAAAGGATGAAGTGGTTTATGAAATTTCAATGATATCTTATCAAAAGATAGATACTTCATTTACAAATTTCAATGGTGTTATAATGCTTAAATAGGTTATATTCTTATTTGTTTTAATTGGAGGTTTCTGAGAGGTCATCTGCTTGATTCTCTTTTAATTTTAGGTAGTTGAAGTTATTTAACTAATTTATCTTAATATATAAAGAAAATAATTTTATAAATGCCAAAAAGACTTCTCTTTAAGAAAAGTGAATCCAACACACCACCTGAGGGGTATATTTCCTTTTCATTTAATGACTCGGGTGAAATTTCGTTAAGAAGTGACTCACCAACTGATAAAGTTGCATCATATGAGAAAAGTGTTGAATCAACTACACTAATCTGTGATAGTCAAAATTTTCCACGTGGAACTCAATCCATTTATGTGTATGAGTATTGGGGTAAATTCGATGTGAGTTCAGATGCTTTTCATATTTGTAGAATGGCAACACTAGAACAAGGTAATGTTTTTCCAAATCCGAGTTTTGACATAAATAAATATCCGCTAATTTGGGGTTTATTTAAAGAACAAGGAAATAAGTTAGTATTTACAAGCGCACATTCACCAATAGAAGAACTTGGTCTGAAATTATCTGATTATGTTTTAGATTATGGACAAGTTATTTCAATAGATACTCCTGTAATTGGAACTTCCTCAGATGGAACTTATAACACAACTGGTGGATCAGGAACAGGATTAGTTGTGGAAGTAATATCAACTTACGAAATAACATCAGTTGGCCTAGACACTGTAAGTTTTATTGATCCTGCAGGATATGCAGGACAAACATTAATATTTGATGCTGAATCAACTACCGGATCCGGATCAGGAGCTCAAATTGAGGTGACATTTGATGTAGATGGTAACTTTGAGATTTATGTTGATCCTAACCCTATAATAACATCAGGTAATGGTTACTATTTAGTAGGTGATGTGGTAACAACAAATGATCTTGGTAATGGTACCTTTAGTTTTATTATACAAACGGTTAATAAAATTGAAACTACTGTTAATGTTTCTGAGTCTGGAAAGGATTATAAAATTGGTGATTCGATAACAGTTGACGGCAATGACATTACATTTAATGTAACTGATACGGTTTATCCAGATGTAAATTGGCAATCTTTTGGTTACAATTTAAGAAAGATTGAAGATGGTATAGAGTTTATATATTATCCAATTTTTTATGTTGCTGCTGACTATTTTGGAAATACCTTTGTAAGATTTAAAATGATTATAGATGGTAATGGTGTAATAACTGGTAGTGAGATTATAGATAAAAGAGATGTAAATGATGCTGACTATGGTTTGTTTAGTGACTTGAATACTGGATGGGATAACTTCATTGAAGGTAACTTTGATATTAATGACTACTTAGATACCTCTTTTATGACGGGTACAAATTTCTTTTATATAAGAAATAAGGAGGTAGATAGTGTTACCTATTATAGTTTCTGCAAATACGACATTACTACAAATGTAGTTACTGAATTAATAGAAGATATTCAAACTTGGTGGGAAACATATGCAGACATACCTTGGGTGAGGATGGGGGAAAATGGTGAAGAAATACCAATTTTATCTTATTCTAATATTATATCACATCCAGATTGTCCGATGATTATAACTAGTTATACGACTGATACATTTGATGAGAGTTATGCGATTATTCCTTCTACGGGTCCAGGAGTTGATAATAAGTTCTTTAGGTTTGGGGACTTAAAAACAGCTGACTTTAGAGCTTGGCAACTAACAAAAGATAAGATATATCTAATAAAACCTTTATTAAACTAAAAAATAATATTATAATATGGCATTTGCAGAAGAAAAAGATTTAGCAGTACTAAGAGGAAGAGTAGATGGATTAGAAGCAAAAGTAGGTGAAATTGAAACCGAGTTGAGAGAAATTAATCATTCAACAGTTTTGTTAATTGATGTATATGATATAGAAAATCAGACTATGGAAAAGTCCGCAAAAGCATTTCGCTTAAATAATGTCCTTAATGGAGCTTTGTTTAGAAGAGGCTCTAATGATGACTCAGCATACATTGGATCAGATAAGCAATTCATACACTTCCAGAATTCAAATACATCTGGAGACTGGCCATCAAAGAATATAATTCACTATGGTGATACAAGTTTGACTGGAACAGACTTAGTAATGGGTGTTTCCGTTTATGATGGTAAGTTCTATCGAAATGCAGGTATAATTCCAACTAAGTCGGGTTCATTCTTTGTAATTAATAAACAAGTTATTTAATTAAATTTATGGCTTTTAGATTTTCAAAGAGAATATATAGATTATGAAACATATAAAAGAGTATAAAATATTTGAATCGGGTTTAAAATCATCTGAGTTAAGGCCACTATCTGATTTAATAAAGAGTAAGATTGGAGTAAAGGAATTTTTATTAAATGGTGAGCCTCATAGATTTGCTATAATGGTAAGTGGTAGTATTCCAAAGAGTATTTATGGAAAGAAGGTGATAGATGTCTCATTTGCATGTGATTATTCTTCTATGAGTTGGAATGATTTAGATGAATCGTTAAGAGGAGGTGATTTAGTTCAGCATATATTAAATGTTATATCTGATTATGAGATGAAGCCGGTTGTGTTATGGGGTTGGAATTATTTTGGTAGTCAGGAGATGTTGAGTAAGGAGAATTTTAGTTCTACGGATATGTTGATATCTAGGGTATATGATTTGGTATCGAAGTTAAATAGTCGTATATCTTATTTAAATGATAATGGTGATGTTATTTGTAATAGTTATGTACCTATTCATTTATGGTTTTTAGTTATGGATTAGTATTGTATTTAATTTTATATCTCTTTTAATTGCTTCTATAATTGAGTTTAATTCAGTTGTTTTTATTTGTTTTAGGTTAGTCCATATTATGCTGGATTTTTTATGAGGCATTGCGTTCCAGGTTAGTATTATATGTGAGTGTCCGAGTATATTATGATTAGGGTTTGTGCCTTTGCCTATTGACCAGCTTGGAAATGAGAAATCGATATGAAATTCTTTACATTTATTGATATCGGTGTATGGTATATCGCTTTTGGTGATTGATTCTACTATTTGTCTGCCGTAGAGTTTGATTTCTTGGGATGTCATTGTTAGAGGATTTTATTTAGTTTATCTTCTCTTATAAGTATATTAAAGGTTGTTTTTAGGTCATTATTATCTGAGATTATCTTAGACTTTACTGTATTATTTTGTCTGTGTATACTTAGTCTATCTAGATTTGTTTTTGTTATTCCTTTTCCTTGTTCTGCTACCAGTTTATGTCTTATTATGTATAGGTAGTCTAAGTCTGTTATATTAAGTTCAGAGGGGTAGTTTCCGTATACTCCATTTAGTTTTGTTACTATGTCGTTGGTGGTGTTATTTAGGTAAATAACATCTGTATCGATGTATATGATGTTGGTGTCTTTGGTTAGGGTGGTATAAAGGTTTTTCAGGACTTGGTGAATGAGGTATTTATTTTGTAGTTTAAGGAATGATGAGTTTATTTGATAGGTTAGTTTTTTTCTTTCTTGTTCTTCTATTAGGTTTTTAGTTTCTTTCCACTCTCTTATTAAGGGGATTATGGTGGATATATGTGGTTCGGTTTGTTCAGTTATTATTTCCCTATCGTAGAGGTTGAGGTATATGGTTGCGTATAGTTCTTTTAGGTCTATTCTTTTGATGTTTGTGAATAGTTTATTTCTAGAGTTTTCTGGTAGGTGCCAGAAAGAGTAATCTAGTAGTTGTTTTGATATTTTTGATATGTTATGGTATGGCATTATGATGTAAATATAAGGAATAAAGTTGTGAGTTGAAAATTTTTAAGTTTGTGTTATAATATATAAGAATAATAAAAGTAAAAATGAGACACTTAAAGAAATATAATGAATCTAATGAAGGGTTTTTATCAATTCATTATATATTTCTCAATCTTATTGAAGATTGGAATGCTAAAGAGGTTAAACTACCACCTCAGTATTCACATCCATATTATGAGATAATGGTACCGGTGCCTAGTATGGTTAATACTCCAAGAGAATTGGGTGTTGATAAAGATTTAGTGGAATTTTTAGATTCTTATATACAGAAATCTTCCAGGTTGCAGGAATTTTGTAATGAGATAAAGGTTTCTATTAAAAGAGTGGAAATGGAATTCCCTCAAGTAAAGATAGGTTATTCTGTTGTTGTGAATGATGATAGGAGATGGATTAAACTAGAAATTTATAATTTCTAAAAAATAAAACCCGTGATGAAACATATAAGGAAGTTTAATGAGAGTGTTGATATTTATTCAGATATGTTTCAATACATAGATGATATATTTGCTTTCAAGAAGGATGAAGAGGGTTTTGTGGTTTATCATTCAACTATGTCTGATGGTGCTTGGTCTTGTGTGTCTAATAATTACGCATTTAGTGTGGAGGATATGTCGGGTGAGTTAGAGCATTTAGAGTCGTATTTAGGAGGGAGGATAATATATTGGGGACCTCTTTATGAGGGTGATCCTGATAGGAAATATGTGGATGATTGGAGGCTGATTGGTGATGGTGTGTTGGAGCTTGCGGTGATTTACAGAAATGTGCCTTAATTATAAAATAGAATTAGTGGATAAGATTCATTACTTCTTTTAATTGTTCAATTGTTAATTTATTAATTATTTCGTCCAGGAGTATATCTTTATCTTGTAATCCAAAATCAATAATTGATTTTATTGCGGTTTGGTAATCTTGTTTTTCACCGACTCCAATTTTTAGTAAAGTGATTTCTCTTTGCCATTCTTCGTGGTTTACTATTTCAAATTCACCTGTATAGGAGTTTATTTCAGAGATAAATTTATGGTAGTTTTTTGCTGGTATATCGATTTCGTGCCAGTCTGTATATTTTTCAACGATGTCTTCAAAAATGTGTTTTGAGAAGTGTAAGTCTTTTTCGGAGCATTCTCTAATAAGTCTAACTATATGTAGTTTAGCGTTACTCATTGTTGGTGGTTTTACTAATCTTATTTTTAGTTTAATGAATTTCATTTTAGAGAAACAACTTTATATTTGTAGTATAAATATAATAAAAAAGTTTTAAGTTATGATTTGGATTTACAGAATAATTGAGATTATTATTTTAATTTGGGCTTTAAGAGAGTTTTGGCATCAAATTAGGATTATTTGTACTAGAAGATAATTGTTTTTAAAATATTTTTAGTATATTTGTATTTATGGATAAGATATGGATTTTAAAATCAAAGTATTCTTGGAAACTTTGTAAGTCTGAGAATGAACTATTAAAGCGTATTGGTAAAAACTCTACTGTTGAAGTTCTTCAGTATGAGCTTAAATCGAATCAAGAAGCTAAAGATTATCTTCTTTCAAGAGAGCGTGATCTTCAGTTAAGATCGGTTTTAGGTGAACTAACTGATTTTGAAAAAAAGTCAACAGACCTGATTTCTGTATTTGAAAATTTGGCACCTATTGGTAAAGTTGCTATTCACGTTAATAGAGATAATGGTAAAAGATATGAAACAAGTGAAAAGGATAGTTGGGTTACAAGATTAAAGAAGTTTCAAGATAATGAAAAGGCTTTTAAAGGTCTATTAGTAGACAATAAAGAGTATTTTTTACAAGTTAGTAATTCTACAGAGTGGTTATGTGCTCTTTTGAAGTGTCACAACTTTATTGATTGTAAGATTATAAAGGGTGAATACAATAAAGAATTGAAGAGGAGCATATATAAGGATTTAGCAACTGAGGAGTTAAAGGCGGCTTTTTTGCTTGCAAAAGAAATGAATAAAAAGAAAAAAAAGAAATAATATGTTAGTATTTTGGTTAGTATGGAGTCTTTACTTACTTTGTGGAGGCCTGTGGATTAATTGGTTAGTATTAAAGAATAAGATTAGTGAGAGTAATGTTATTGCTTCACTTTTAATAATTAGTATTTGGCCGGCTCATTTGGTATTTGAGTTGATAAGATATTTCAAGAAAAGAATTTAATGAAAAAGACGAACATGATTGGTCTTTTGATTAAGCCGATTTCAAAAGAAGATTTATTTAACTTAGTCAAATAGTTGGTCTATTTTTCTGTTTCTATCTTCCTGTTGTAGTTGACCCCAAATGTATTCGAAGTGAGCTCTTTTAGATTGATTTAGTTTAGTTTTTCCATATTTATAGTAAAGTGTCACGATATCTCCGAATTGAGGTATTTGGTTATTATAAGGTCTTCCGTTTAGTGAGATAGAAACAAGTTCTGCACCGTGTGGTAAGTTGTTTTTACATTTATCGAAATAGTAGAGTGAATATTTTCTAATGTCCATTTAACAAGTCTTCTATTTTATTATCTCTAATTTCCATTTGAACTTCTTTCCATTCTGTTGTTGCCATACTAAACATAAATCTTTTAGAAATTGGGTTTTTTCTAAGGTCTTTAATGAAAATGGTATCACCTAAATCCATAATTTCGTATTCGGTTAAATCTTGGAAGAACTTAACACTAACAGAGATTGGTCCTTCTTGTGTATTAATGTTGAAGATTTTCATATAAAGTTATTTATCAAATCTTCTCTTATGTCTTTTTGTATTTGGTAAAGATAGTCGTTTATAATATTATCTATGTTATCGAGTATGGTAGGGTTATCAATTATTAATTGATATTTTTTCCTGAGTTTTAAGTGAGTTATTTCAATGGTAAGTTTAGGGTAGTTATGTCCTAAATATTCAATACTGAATTGTCTTCTAATTGATTTCATAATAGTTTTTTAATATAAATATACTGAGAAGTTTAAAAAATGAAAAATAATATATACCTAAAGACATAAATTAATTAATTCTTCAATTTTATTATATGATTAGATCTACTATTGGTATATTGAGAAATCCAACACTAGTACAGTTTTTAGTTGAATACTTAGTTGTTGCTGGAGGTGCTGGTGGTGGTGCTGGTTCTGGTGGTGGCGGAGGTGCTGGTGGATTGAGAACTGGTAGTTTTCAAATGACTAAAGATATAAACTACATTGTTAGTATTGGTGCTGGTGGGTCTGGTGGTGTTAGTAGAAGTTCTTTTCCTTCTAATGGTAGTAATTCTGGGTGTTTTGGATTGACTGCGACTGGTGGAGGTTATGGAGCTGGAGCACCTTGTTCTGGTTTACTTTACAACGCTAATTCTGGTGGTTCTGGTGGTGGTGGTGCTCATTGGTGTCCACCAGCATATTCGGCTGCTAGTGGAATTCCTGGTCAAGGTTTTGGTGGGGGAAGTGCTGTTATAAATGCTGGCGGTGGCGGTGGTGGTGCTGGTGGACCTGGTGGTAATAATACAATAATCTATGTTGGTGGTGTTGGAGGTATTGGAACTCAGTCTTCTATCACCGGTCAAACTCTTTACTACTCTGGTGGTGGAGGTGGTGGTGGAGCTGGTCCAGGTGGAACAGGTGGTGGTGGAACAGGTGGTTCTGGAAATGATACGTTTGTAGATCCTACAAAAAATGGTCAGACTAATACTGGAGGAGGTGCTGGTGGTGGTAATTTACATGCTGGTAGTTTGTCTGGTAATGGTGGTTCTGGTGTTGTAATTGTTGCTTATCCTGATATTTATCCTGCTTTAACAATAGGAGTTGGTTTAACATATGATACACCAACAAGAAGTGGATTTAGGGTTTATAGATTTAAAGCAGGAGCAGGAACAATAAGATTATAAATATTAAAATAGTATATGGCACATTTTGCACAGATAGATAATAGTGGTTTGGTTTTACAAGTGATTGTTGCTGGTGATGAATATGAGAATACTGGTGAACAAATATATTCGGAAATTTTAGGAGGTTTTTGGAAAAAGACCTCGTATAATACAAGAGGGGGAGTTCATATTCTTAATGGTATTCCATTTAGAAAAAACTTTGCTGGTGTTGGTTACACTTATGATGAGGTTCGTGATGCATTTATACCGCCTAAGATTTATGATTCTTGGTTATTAAATGAATTCACTTGTCTTTGGGAACCACCGGTTCCTCATCCAGGTGGTGATAGATGGCAATGGGATGAATCTAAGAGAGACTGGGTATTATGATTTTTTATTCAATAGTTCTTCAATTTTTATTGTTCTAAGAATTGATTGTATTTCTTGCCAATCTTTACTATCTATAATAAACTTTCCTTCTTCTGTTTCTAAATGTAATAAAATGAAATCAATTTGAATGTCATGTGTAGTTATACTGAGTATTTTAAGACCGATAAAAAAGTTTATACCCACCTCAATGAAACCCATTTCAGCATTTATATTCCATTTCTTTGATGTCAATTTATCTTGATAATTTTCCACACTTAAACCAATTTTTTGCTATACTAAAAAGGCAAATCATCAGGATCTTCAATTAGAATCTTGTGTTTGTAACATATCTCATAGATTAACTTATCAAACTCATCAATTGTATTTCCAACAATGTTAAGTGTTGGTATATCCAAATTGTCTATTTTTAATGAGTTGATTAGATTTATTAGATTATTGTATTTAGTAACAATTAGATTATAGTCATCCGATTTTTGAAGAAGAGATGATAATTTGAAATCTCTATCCGATGTTATCTTAATGTATTTTTTCTTTGATTTTTTATAGTGCTCAAATACAAAAAGTAAGAATTGAAATTCCGTGGATTCTATCTTATCAATTAGTCGCATCTAATATAGAGTCAATTTTTTTATTTCTTATAACTGGCAGTAACCTATTGTATTCTTGAGTTATTATTCTTTCAAGTAATGATAGTGGTTGAGTTCCCGCATTTATATCTTGTAATAATTCAGCAGATACATCTATATCAATTCCTCTAAATGTAACGGTTTTATAATCTTTGAATTTGAGTTCATTAAAGTCTATCATTTATTACTTGTTCTATTTTTCTATTCCTTTCTTTGGATTTTTCTTCTGCTTTCCATTCTTTTTCAAAATAGATTTTGTTTGCTAAATCTTTCAATTGAGATAAACCTTGGTCTGGATTGACCGATCCTCCCCAAATATTATTTTTAATGTCTTCTTGTTGCAGAGATGTAAGTATGGCGAGAGCAGCTATCAGTAATTTACCTTCGTTGGTTTTATCATCAATTTCTCTGATTGTTTTTAATTGTATCATGGTGTTTTTTTAATTCTTCAATCCATTTATGGATTCTTGCACAAGTTTCATATTCTTCAATATGAATTAATTGTTCTAATCTCATTCTTAAGAACTTTATATCTATATGTTCTTTTTTTGTTTTTATAGAACTTTTCATTATAATATATATCATATGAAATGGTTTCTTTTTTTACTTTTCTTTTTAAGACTACAGATGAGTTTCAGTCAACAAATTCCACAATCCGTTTATGTGGAAAAATCAGAATTTAAAATAGTTACTGGCATGTGTTTAGTTGGGGCTGGGTTTTCACTTCATCCTTATTTACTTAGAGGTAATGTTAGACCGTTTTATCATTATCCAGAATTTACAATACCAATTAGTTTGGGTTTAAGTATGACTATATCTGGTATTTTTGATGGTATTAAAAAAGAAAAAAAGAATCATGAAACTACTAAGGATTGAAGAAGTGTCATACAAAATACTATATGTTGAAGATGGTTCTGGTCATTTTTGCGCTTACAAAAAGATTAAAGATAGATGGGAAAAATATGGAACCGAGTGGAGAGAATTAAAAGATAAAGATTTAATAAAAAAGCTCGAGGAACTATTGATAAGCAAATGAAATGGATAAAAACATTGAATATAAAAATAAAGATATTTTTTCTAAAATTAGAGTTTTCTGATATTAGTGATGACTTAGCTGCTCATTATTTCAACTTAGCCATGCGTAACGAAAGTAAAGGAAACAAAAAAGAGCTTGAAGATAATTTACTTCAATATCGTAAAAGAAAATTTCAAGAACGTAGGATAATTGTTGAAAAGATAACAGAACTAAGAAAGTCTATTGAGGAATGACTGAATATCTTTTTTCATAATCAATCTTCGTTATTATGATAAATTATTCTTTTGATTTTGAAAATTGAAGGAGTCCTTCTTGATTTACTTTATTATATTCTTTTAGTGAATCAAACGGTCTTTTAGATATATTTGAATTTTGAGCATCTATATATTTTTTTAACTTTATTTCTAAAATATTAAATGGTTCACCTGATTTATAATAAGATTCTCTGCTTTTGAATTTGGTAAAAAATGGTAATATGTGGTCTATTTTAGATGATATAAATCCAGCTTCATAGTTTTCTTCAAGTTGTTGGTAAACAATAATATCACAATTATCTAAAGATTTAGAATTATCATTAAGTGTTTTATTTGATATTTGATAATCATAGTTTATGATGTGAACTTTTTTATAACCGAGTTTTTCTATAAACTCTAAACCATCTCTTATTAGAGAGTAAGCGGCATAACCATGCTCAAATTCAAATGGTTTTGTTATCTTATTTCCATTATTATCTAAATACCAATAGTTATAAAATACATTATATTTACTATATTCTTCTTTATATAATAGGGGGTTATTTTTGTTATAAATATAATAATCACATAATAATTGATTTTCTTCACTTACTGGATAGTTTGTAGATAAAACAACCGGTAGATTAATAGAACTTAAACATTCATTTAATAACTTCTTTCTATAATTTGTATCAGCATGTGCCATAACTAAACAAATTGAATCATTTTCAATAGTGATTCCAAAATGCTCTAATATCATATTTTTATTTACTGATACATTATCTGTTATGTATTTAGACTCTTTGTATTTAGGATATGTTTCTAAGTCTTTGGTGAAAATCGGAAGACCAAAACTAAGAGCTTCTTTTATAGATATTGGATTAAGTTCCCATAATGATGGAAAATAAAATAAATCACTAGCCATATAGAACTTATCAACATCATCTCTTTCACCGTGTAATATACAGTTCTCTGGTAGATTATCTATTAGAGGTTCCCAATAATCTTTGAAATTATCAGCTTGATTTCCCACAAAGTGAAATTTAATCTTTTCATTTACACAAAGTCTAGCCAGTTCTATTATATGTTTTTGATTTTTACCAGGAGTAAATAAACCAACATTTAAAATATGTTTATATTCTTTATCAAATCCTAATTCTTCTTTAACCTTATCCTTATCATAGTCAACCTTTATAACAGGATATTCCCATACCTCACATGGAATACTTCCTTTGAATATATTATCAAATACACCTTTACTCCACTCTGATACTAATATAAATTTATCAGCCGTATATTTAATACTTCCTGGTTTAGTATTAGATGAATGAGTTGTTACAACAATGCTGTAATTTCTATCATCTCTGTAAATGATGTCTAAGATTTTTGAATCAATAAATGTTTCTGGTATTTCTTCAATATGAATTATATCTGGATTAATTTGACCAATAATGTTTAATGATTCAAATTTATCTTTACCTAATGTTATTAATTTATTACCTAAGATGTGCTTAATTTTATTTTTTTGTACTATAAAGTGGTCACTTATGTTAGACCATTCAATGCACCAGATTTCGAATTGATTATTGAATGTTTCTATTTTCTTAAGTAGATACTGTGGAAGCCCACCAGTTGAAAGATGTGGTGTGATATAAAGCAGTTTTTTCATAAAGTGTTATATTTAGATAACTGGTATAAGTTTTAACGAAAAAACCTCAGATTTCTCTGAGGTTTTTTTATTTCTTATTTTCTTCTTCCCAATCTTCGATAGCTTGAATCTTATCATCTACTTCAGCAGGACTTAAATCATCATACTTTTTAGTAATAATGTTATATTTCCACTTTCTATTACCGATGTGTTGTTGTTCATCAGAAGAGTTAGGTTTTGTGCTTCTTTTCATCTGTTTAAGTTTCCACTCTTCACATTCAAAGTAAGCATCGAATTTCATTATTTTACTCATATCGTAGTAATTTCTTTTTTTGTATATATTAAAAATCTTAGGTATATTTTCTTTTATGAAATTGATTTCTTCCTCTTAATCTCATTTTTGTTCTCCTTTTATTAATCTTCTTTTGCAACTTATCATATCTTTTACCATTAGCACTTCTAAATCTAAAGAAAAGAGTTCTATCTGGTTCAGTTCTTCTAAAGTAGTTTGGTTGATTGACTCTGGTCCTCCAACCTGCTTTTAGGATAGTCTTCTTTAATTTATGTTGGTTTTGAACTTCTTTTAATTTACCACCTATGCTCTGAGAGAAAAAAACAGATGAGAAAAAGATGAATATCAAAAGAAAAATATTTCTCACGGAAAGCCTTTATTTGTAAAGTTTTTTTATATATTAAATATTTTTATTATATTTGTGTTATGAAAAAATATTTATTTACAATTTTATTAGCAGTTGGATTTTCTCAACTATTTTCTCAAAATAAAGACTCTGTTCAAACAGAAGAAGTTTTAGATGTTGAATATTTACAAACAGAAGAAACCGCTTTGGTTGATTCTATTGGAAGTTTTTTTCAATATAGAGTTGAGTTTATTCAAAATGGTTCTTACATAAAAGAAGATGTTACGGCTAACATAAGAGATTTATTTAAGTCGGATGTAAGTTTCAATCAGACTTTAAATCAGTTTATCTTTACTACAAAAAAGGATATGACTCAATATGAGTTAAGTGAAAATCTTTCTATGGTTGTGACCTATTTCAAAAAAATTGACTTAATGAAATTAAAGTGCAATAAACTAAATTAAAAAATTTGAATATAATTTGTCCTTTTATTAAGCACTTTTAAAGTTATTTAAAATCTGATTTTGTAACTTAAAAAATAAAAAATAGATTTTTAATATGGCACATAAAGAACAAAAAGAATATTTGAATAAACTAAAAAATAAATTTCCAGATGCTTTTAAAAATAGAAAAGTTTTAGACATAGGTTCTTTTGACGTTAATGGTAATGAAAAGCCGTGGTTTGATAACTGTGATTTTATCGGATTGGATATAGGTCCAGGTAAAGGTGTTGATGTTGTATGTCCGGCAAATGAATATGATGCACCAAACGAAACTTTTGATACTATAATATCTTGTGAATGTTGGGAACATAATCCGTTTTATAAGGAAAGTATTCAAAATGCCGTAAGAATGTTAAAATCTGGTGGTTATTTTATTTTTACTTGTGCTACAACAGGTAGACCAGTACATGGTACAAAAACACAAGACGCTATAGATAGGGAAAAACAAATTACATCTCAAGGTAATACAACGACTAGTTGGGTAACTATGCCTAATGTATTTCGTGAAAATTGGGATTCTGAATATTACAAAAATGTTACTGAAAATGATATACGAGAATGTATAAAAGTAGATGATATTTTTTCCTCATACGAGTTTGAAATTGAGTATAACCATTGTGATTTATATTTTTGGGGTATTAAAAAATAATTTAAACTCTCTCAACAAATCTTCCAATTGATTCTAGACCTTCAATTATACTTGGTATTTCATCTTGGTCAATTTCTAAAATTCTAGATACACATCTATCAGTAGTTAGATAACTTAATCTTTCCATAAAGTATCTCAATCTATTTGCTGGATTACGACTGGATTGTAACATATTTTGAATTGTCCTCAATTTTTGATAGATGTATTCAATATCTTCAATAGATTTAACTTCTGTTGAAAATACTTTATCATTTATCTTTTGTGATATCTCTAACATTTTGTCAAATGTTGATAAATAAGCTTCTTTTCCTGGTTTTTGTAATTGTTTTCTTACTTCATCTAAAACTTCATTTAAATCAGTAGTAAATTGTAGATTTTGTTTGTATGAGTTTTTTATTGTTGCTACTATTTCTCTTGCATTGTATTCTTTATTGTCCTCATCTTCTGTAATAAATCTATAAAGTCGTGTAGCTAAACTATCAATAGTTGAAAGATTTCTATTCATACCAATATAAAGCAAAATATTTCTTCCACCCATTAATCTTGGAATAACTCTTGTTACTTTTGTTAATTCATCTCCACTTGCAACTTTATCAGATAAACTTTTAATATATCTTTCAATGTTAGTTGCTTTTATATCTTCAGGTTTCTCTAATGCTAATGCACCAGTTCTAGATTCTTCTCTTTCACTTCTCGTTGAATAAGTAGTTTTGAATTCTGATTGTTTCATCTTACCGAAATCTAAAACAATAGCAAAGTTTGCATCCTTAATTTTTTCTTGAACATCAGAATAAATATCTACTTTCATACCTGAATAACCAGATAAGCTAAGCGTTGCATTCCAAGTATAAGGATTTGGTTCTACAATAACCTCTTCTTTACTTTTTGGTTCAAGTATTTCAATTGTTCCTCTGTATTCACCTCTTGATAAGTGCCAAGAACTATGTCCAAAATTCCTCCAGTTTCTAGAAGGTATGTTATCTGGTGTGGATCCACTGTGTTCATCTTGTATTGCATATGGATAAGTATTTCTATCTTTAACAATATAACAAATAGTAGGTCTTCCATTAATAGTAACTCTAACTATCATTCCAGTTTGTAGTTCTCTAGAATCTTCAGTGGTGTTAACTACTATATAATCTTGATAGTCTTTAGAATACCCTCTCGCGGTTGATGAAGTCGTTGTGTTTCTTATTAAGCCATCAACTGCTGTAACAGCAATATATTTACCTTCTGTTGAAAACCAAAACTTAACTAACTTAATTTCAGGTTTCTTTGGTTTAACACCAGTTCCTTTACATATACTACATTCAACTTCTCTTGTTCTTGCTCCCCACTTTCTTAATACTTTACCTCCTTTACACTTTGCCCCATCAACTGCATAGTCTGGATAAGAATCACGTGATAAAGCTTCACAAGGTTCATCACCTGTTTTAGCACTTAGTTTAAGTGCTGGGTAAAATGATAAGTATTGAAAGTATTCATCTTTTAACTCAGATTTAGGATAATCAATTGTAGAACAAATCTTGTCTAGTGCAAACATGAATTGTTTCTTAGACTCTTCATCTTTGATGAAAGATAAAGTTTTACTTAATATAGTCGATTCGAAAGCTTCAAATAGTTTTAGATATTTCATATTATTTATTATAAATTCCTTTTATTTCTACTGACACACCAGTTCTTTTTAATCCTTCGATGAATTGAGAAGCTTCTTCAGACATTCTCATTTTTCTATCTTTTTTAGAGAATCCTAATATTTCATCAGAGATAACTAACTTTTTTAGTTTAGTTCCTGTAAGTGTTCTTTTAAGTTCATCTATATCTTTTAAAGTTAACAATAAGTGTAACTCTTCTAATTTAGAGAAACCAGACAAATCAATCGCATCGATGTCACAACTGATTAATTGTAACTTCTTAGTTTCTTTTCTTTCTTGAAGAACTTCATTCTTTAATTTACATTTATCAAAAGCAACTGAATCAGTGAATAAACCACCAAATGGTTTTAAATCTTTCAAATGTAAATACTTAAATTTAATCCAATCTAAGTTTAATTTAAGGTCAAATAAGTTCTGAGGAATTTCGGTTGTTTCAACCACTAATTCTTTAATCTTTGCATTTGGTGAAATCTTTATACCAGACCAATCACCTACTCTTGATAAGTAAAGTGCTTTACAATTTACTCCAATCATTGGTTTTCTATCAACACCTAATCTATCCATATAAGGAGTTTTAACTCCTGTGTCTGATGGATCGATGTCTGGTGTAAATAAGTAAGTAACAGAATCTCTATCTGTTATTGTTTGTTGCATTTTGCTATACTTAACTAATAACTCTTTGAATACTTTTTCACATCTATCAGGATAAGTTCTATCAAAGAAAATACCTCGACTAGACCCATCAAAATTCTCAATATTTCTTATTACTGTTCTTGAAAGAGGTAATTGATCTGATACCTTTTCATCTCCCCAGAAAATAGGAGTATCAAATGTCATAAATGCTGGAGCTGAGTTAGGATCAAATATATTACCTAATAATTGTTCTCTGTATCCTCCATCATAAAGATTTTGACAAGAATTGTAGAACTTTGATATAGACATATTTAATATGTCCTTCTCATTGTGAGAAAATGATAAGTAAAGATCTTTGTTAAAAATTTCAAAATCTACTTTTAATTTACCGTTACAATCTTCTTTTGCTAAGTTTCTTAAACTTTTTATATTATTTTCAGTGAAAATATTTGTATCTACTTTTTCATCTGGATAACATCTGTTGTAATCATCACAGAAAGAAGTAATGTTAGTGCAACTATTAGTAAAAATAGGAGATCCTTTTTCTTTTGCAACCTTTACCATCTGTCCTTCTGAATCTCTAATTGGTCTTCCGGATTCATCTTTTTGAATCATAGAATCACTAATTGTTTCATTAACATTTAATTTTCGGAAAATGTTATCAAAAATTGCTACAATTTGGTCAATAGAAGGTTCTTTCATATTGAAGTCTTTTAGAACTACTTCATACTTTTCAGGCTCTGGAGTTTGTGGAATACTAATTGATTGAGCAATCGTATAACAAAACTTATCTGGTAAACTAGCAATATTATCAAAAATGACCTTCATATCACATTGAAAGAAGGATCCTAGCATTTTTAATTTATCTTCTTCGGATAATTTCCATTTACCTTCATATTTTTTAAGTTCATTTGATACAGGAGGCTTGGTCATTTTTAAATATTTTTCACCCCAAGTCCTTTTAATCGCTTCAGCTTGTCTAGGGAATATTTCATCCTCGATAGCTTCTATCAAAAATTGTTTTCTAGTTTTAATCCATTTCATAGTTCATTATATATTAAATCTATTTTGCCAATTTTCTATCTTGAAAACAAAAGTTTTTATTTTTATATAAAAAATAAAAAATAAATTAATGAATCGATTCACTACTTACAAAGACCTTAAAAAGTTATTTATTGGTCTTATTATCTTTTTCTTAATCGTTTTTAGTATGTTTCTTTTTTCTTGTAGTAATAACGAGAAACAAACAGAACAACAAAGATTTACAAGAAAAAATGCAAATTCACCTGAAGCCATTAACGACCTTTTAGCCTTAAACAAAGCTTTAGATATTATGAGAAAAAAAGATTGTAAAGATCCCCTGAGTTGGTATTATCAAGGTGCCATTCACTGGGTTCCTGATACAATTAAAAACAATCGATGGTGTGGTGCTTATCACAATGTAGGTGATAAAATGGATGGTTGGGATAATTGTACTCACACTCCATCAGGTAAAGAAAAATTACACTTTTTAGTTTGGCACCGTCTTTATATCTGGCACTTTGAAAAAATAGTTAGAAAATTATCAGGATATAATGATTTTGCACTTCCTTATTGGGCTTATACAAATAATAATGATAGAGATAGATGTATTCCAGATTTATTTAGAGATAAACACTCTTCACTTTTTGAAGAAGCTAGATATGATAGTTTGAATGATGGATGGCCGGTATCTGGTGAAATTAGTAGATCTTTAGACTTAACAAAAATAATGAGTTATACTGATTATAAAATGTTTTGTCTTAACATAAATAATGCTCCTCACGGTGCAATGCATGATTACATTGGTGCTGGTAATGATACAACAGGAACTTTACAGTTTAATAATTCAATTACTGGAACTACCACAAATACTGGACTTATGGGTTGGGTTCCAACTGCTGCTTTCGATCCTATCTTTTGGACACATCATTCTAATATAGACCGTATTTGGCAACAATGGCACAATTCTAATAATGGTCAACCTGTTACAATAGAACAGTTAGAAGAAGTAGAGTGGCCTTATGTTTTCTTCAATGAGAATGGTGAGAAAGTAGTTTATTCTTTAGAAGAGGCATTGGATATTATCTACACTATGGATTATGATTTTGATGACACTCCTGTTAAAATAAAAGAAGTTAGATTGATGGATGAGGTAGAACCGAAGTTATTTGCACAATCAACACCTGGAACTAAAGTAAGTGGTAAGATAACCACCGGTATCAAAGTTCTTGGCTTAACTCAAATCAACCTAACTTCAACCAAAAAGGTAAAGTTAGAAGTTGTTGTTAGTTTTACAAAAGTTCCAAAAGGTGTTTATGAGGTTTATGTAAACGAGAATGGTGTTTGTAACCCTACAAATTCCACATTCGCTGGATTTATGAACTTCTTTGGAGCAGACCATAAAATGTCTGGTAAGTCTTGTGAGAAGGGATGTTGTAGGAAGTTAAATAAAAATGGAAGACCAGAGTTTACTTTTGAGTATGAGGTTCCAGCGTCTGCTGAATATAACATTACCATTTACAAAGATAACGGTAAACATACTGGGGATTTAACAATAGATAAAGTATCAATAATAAAATAATAAAAAAAAGACCCTTTGATAATTCATAGGGTTTTTTTATCTTTATAAAAAATATATTAAATGAAAACACAAATCAAAATTTTCAACTTCAGGGGTGTTCCTGTTAATCTTAGCTTATGGTTTTTACTGCTTTTCTTTTGGCTATCACCAGTCTTTGTAGTCTCAATCTTTATTTCAATTCTACTCCATGAAATTGGTCACGCTTGGGTGGCTCAAAAAAAAGGATATAGTGTCACTGGTATAGAAGTTGGATTATTCGCTGGTCAAGCCAATATGAATATAGATTCTATCAGAGAAAGAGATATGATACTAATAGTTGGTGCTGGACCTTGGGTCAATTTAGTCTTAATATCACTATCACTATTTGCCTACGCATTTTTTCCTTGTCAGTTTTTTTACAGCATGTATTTAGTCAATCTATTTCTTTTTATATTCAATTTAATTCCAATCTTTCCTTTAGATGGTGGTCGTATATTGAGAAGTATTTTAGTATTAAAAACAGGAGATAGACAAAAATCAATTACAATAAGTGCATGGATTTCTCTTTTATTTAGTGTTTTGCTTTTAGTCTTTTATTTAGTTTCTTTTAATTTGATTGGAATATTGTTTTCTATAATGTTTATTACGTTTTCACTTAAAGAATTAGATTTTATAAAATTGTAGTGTTTTTTTAATATATACAAAAAACAATTTATATTATGAAATATTTAAAATTATATGAAGATTTTACAGGTGATAATTGTATAGTTTTTGAGGCGGCTCTTCTTCTAAAGTTAGATAACACAACTAAATCCGAAATTAAAAATATTTATGAGGGAAATGAAGAAGCTAAGTCTTATTTTCCTTTAGCTGAAGATAAGTTGCATATAACCTTAACTTCTATAGCTAACTGTAAACAAAATAAAGATAAACTTAAAGAAGGACTTCCAAAAATGGAAATGCCTAAAATTGTATTAGGCCAAACAACCTTTGCGGAAAGACCAGAAAAAGGAAAGAAAAGTTTTGTAGTTGCGGTTCAAAATCAAGAAGAGATAAAATCTTTTGTAGATTCAATCTATGAACAACTTGGTTTAACTAATCCTGAGTCAGAAAGATATTTTCATATAACTATTGCAAATAATGTGGAGAATAAAAAAACACCTGGATTTGCTGATTCATTTGGCTCAATTGGTGATATTAAAAAAGAAGATTTTAAATAATGGAAACAAGAATATTTTTTGACTTAGATGGCGTTTTAGCCGATATGGATGGTGGTCTTAAAAAAAATCCAGAGATAATACAACTAAGAGCCGATTTAGACAATCTAATTGAAACCAAGTTTCAAGACTACAAAGGATTAGTTGATGATGATATCAAAACTAAATTCAAGGCAGAATTAGAAAAAGATCCAAATAGTCCAGTTAAAGAGCTTAAAAAGTCTTTCAATAAATATACTTCTAAAGTCTTTAGTATAGCTGCAAAACCTGGTTTCTATAGAAACTTACCACTAATGCCTGGTGCAAAAGAAATGGTTGCTAAGGCTGCGGAATTGACTGGCAAATTACCTAATATATTATCAGCGCCTGTTGGTGATGAAAATGATTTGAATAATCCATCTGTTATTGAAAAGAAAGATTGGGTAAAAGAACATTTTGAAGGAATGGTTGACCAAGTAATTATAACAGTTGATAAAGGTAAAGCTGCTGAAGGTAAAACAGACATATTAATTGATGATAGACCTAAATATGTTGAGAAGTTTACATCGGCTGGTGGAACTGCAATCTTACACACTGATTATAAAAAGACTTTGTTAGAGCTTGAAGGTATAGTTAAATCAATGTCTACAACAGAATCTAAAAAATGGGTTAAAAACTTCGAATCTTTTAGAAAAAGTAAATAATTTATGTGCGAAAACAAACGATTTCACATAGAAGACCTTATTGAAGGTGTTGATTTCTATTGGGAAGAAGTTGATGGTGTTAAACTTAGAGTTTGGACAAAAGAGTATTTACAAATGATTAGAGTTAGATGTTGTAAGAATTATTGCAGACATTGTCCATGGGAGTATAATAAAAAAATAGATACTGATAATGGAACATCAACCAAAATTTGATTCTAAATTAGAACAAAATCAATACATCGAACCTAAAGACTGGATGCCGGAGGATTACAGAAAGCATCTTATTCGTCAGATTTCTCAACACGCTCACTCTGAAATTATTGGTCAATTACCTGAAGCAAATTGGATTACAAGAGCTCCTTCACTTAGAGCCAAACTAATACTCTTAGCAAAAGTTCAAGACGAAGGTGGTCACGGTCTTTACCTCTATACAGCTGCAGAAACATTAGGAGTTTCAAGAGAGGAATTATTAGATGCTTTACATTGTGGAAAAGCAAAATATTCTTCTATATTTAACTATCCTACTTTGACTTGGGCTGATATGGGAGCTATCGGTTGGTTAGTTGATGGTGCTGCTATAATGAATCAAGTAATGTTACAGAGAGCTTCTTATGGTCCTTATGCTAGAGCAATGGTTAGGATATGTAAAGAAGAAAGTTTTCATCAAAGGCAGGGTTATGAAATTATGACCAAGTTATCATTCGGGTCATCTGAACAAAAAGAAATGGCACAAGATGCCTTAAACAGATGGTGGTATCCAACTTTAATGATGTTTGGACCACCGGATAGTAGGTCTCATAATTCAGAGAACGCGATTAAGTGGAGAATCAAAAGAGAAACGAATGATCAGTTAAGACAAAAGTTTGTAAATCAAACTAAACCACAGGCTGATTATTTAGGATTAACTATACCAGATGAAAACTTAAAGTTTGATGAATCAACTGGAAATTGGAATTTCACTGAACCAGATTGGGATGAATTTGATAAGGTAGTAAGTGGAAATGGTCCAATGAATAGAGATAGACTTAAAATGAGAGTAAAAGCTCACGAGGATGGTGCTTGGGTAAGAGAGGCAGCTGCTGAGTTTGCTAAGAAAAACAAAGAGTTATGAAATTTTTAGATTGGCTTAGAAGGTTTGGTAAGAAAGAAATTGAAGTCAAACACCAGAGGCCTTTGACTGATGATGAGTTTAATGACAGAAGATCATTCAGAGAAAACAAGTTAAATAAGATTTTAGAAAAGATTAATCAAAGTGGTATTGAATCTTTATCACAACACGAAAAGAACTTTTTAGACAATTATAACAAATAGTTATTCTTTTTTGTTTTTGTTTTCATCGTATTTCCAGATATTTTGATCGTAGAATTTTTTCTCAATAAGAGATTCTGTTTCATCTGGGTTTTTATGAAAACTATAAAGTGGAATTCTAAGACATTTAGATACTTTTTCAAGTATGGTATTATTCAATTTTTCGATAGCGGTGTCTAAATCCTTTTCTGTTAATTTTTGATTAAAATCATTTGAATTTAGTTCATCAATCAATTGTTGATAAGTCATACTCTGTTCTTCTAATATCCTTATTATTCTATCTTTAATTGTCATAAAATATATATTATTTAAAATATATTTGAAATAAAAAATCCCCACAAAAGTGAGGATTTTTTAATCTGCTAAGATAATTAGTTAACTGTCTTAGTAAGTTCAGAGCCAGCTTTGAAGCGAGCAACTGTTTTACCAGGAATGTTAATTTCTGCACCGGTTTTAGGATTACGACCTTTACGAGCACTTCTCTTAGAAGTTGTAAAAGTTCCAAAACCTACAAGCGTTACTTTCTCACCTTTTTTAAGGGAGTTAGAGATTGTTTCAACAATTGTATCAACAACTTCGCTTGACTTAGTTTTAGTAAGTCCGGTTTCTTTAGCGATTTCATTTACTAAATCTGCTTTATTCATTTCCGAATTTTTATTTTTTTGTTACGGGAAACCCGTATGAATGTTATACAGACAAGCAGGGCTTAAGTTTTAAAAAGTTTTGTAAAAACAGAAAAAAAAGTAGATTTTTTTTCATTTTTATACTTAAACCACCGAAATCTTTATCCATATAATGTTATATGAAGTATAAAATTGAAGTTTCAGGAAGAGGAGGAGATAGTTTCATTTTCCGATTAACAGAAGAACAAAGAGAGAAGTTTTCAGATGCTGATGTTGAATCCGGCAGTATGGAATACGATGAAATCTGTGGTATCTTAGGAGTTGAGGATTATTTTTCTAGCAATGATCAGATTATGGGTCTTTATAATGGTAAAAATCACGGAGAACATCTTTACATTGAAGTATTTGATGAGTCAGGTGAAGTTATTTGGAAATCACCAGAAGATTACGATTTTCCAGAAGTTGAAGTGTCTTATGAATATAATGATGGTAATTATTTATTAATAGAAGATTACCAAAAAGGTCTTTTCTGGAATTATCAATTAGATTTAGAAGAAGAATTCAATTCCGATTTATTATCAATTAAAATTGTTGAATTGTTAGATGGTATGTCTGAATTAATAACTGACATTAAATATAATGGCGAAAGTATCGATTATAAAGATTATGGTGATACTTCAAGTAAAGGATTTACTTACTACTTATTATAATTCTTATGTGTAAAATACCCTGTAGAGAATGTCCTTGGATTAATAACAATAGACATTCTGTAAACTTTAGAAGTTATGTTGATAAAATGAAAACCATCGGTGTTGAAAAACACGCTTGTCATATGGTAACTTCTGATGTATGGGGATATAAAAATAAAATAGATAGTAGAAATACCTGTAAAGGACAAAATTTAATTAAAACGGATGGAAAATAAAGAAATAAGAATTTTGCTTACTGAAGCTCAGTTCTCTCAAGTAGTTAAAATGGGTCGTATAGTTTATATGACCGATACATCTAAAGTAGAATTTCCATTATCATCCTTAGATGTTAGAGAAATTTGTAATGGTAAGATTCTTACGAAGAATATCGATGAGCAAATTTTTCAAATTGCTATAACTAAAATGGATAAGGAAATTATTCGAGAGATTCTTAAAAGAACACCACTCTATTCTTCACTGGCAGAAGAAATTATCTAGGAAGTTCAGGTTTATTATTTTTGACTTGTGTGGTTGGATGGTCTGAAACATTTCCTGATTCTCTGAATTCCTGTTGACTTCTTTGTATAACATTGTTTGATGTTCCAATCATTCTATCAACATCACTTCTAAGTTGTTTCAAATCTTGGTCTCTTATTGTCTCTAGTTTATCAGATATTTTTTCAATCTGTTGTTGAGTTTTTTCATTAGATTTTTCGATTTTGTTAGTTATGTTTACCCATGCTGTAGTAAGTCCACTTAGTAACAAACCTAAAACTATTAATAAAGTTTTAAGATTAACTTGTATAACAGTGTTCGGGCCAAAAACTTTTTGATTTTGACCGTTACCTATTACTATTTCATTGTCTTTTGGATCTTGCTGTGGCATAATTAATAAATTGTTGGTTCGACTGGACCTGTTTTAATTCTTATAAAAAGATTTGGATTTGAATGAAAAAGAGTATAAACCAGTGTTGTTGGTCCACATGTTACCCAAAACTTCTGAAAGTTCAGAGGATAATACCAGTATTTTCCTTCTAAATACATCACTTCTATATTGGGAACATAAGTTCTTGCTGAATTACAATTCGCAAAATATGAATTAGTTGCAAAATAAATTTGATAACAGTAATATCCATATCCGTTAACAGATGGACTTTTTGTTACAATACAATAAAGACTTCCTTTGCCACAATAAGCTTGATTACTAAAAAGAAACTGACCATAGTTCATCGGTGAGAAGCTAAAATCTGTTTGAGCCTTACTAAATAAGGTCAAAAATGTAAAAAACAGTAAAAAAATAAACTTTTTCATACTTGTATATATTAGAATTTTTTTTTAATTTTGTTACTATGAAATTTACCTACGACTGTATTAAAAAGAATATTGAGATTTACAATGAGGCTAAGAAAAGTATTCCATCAATCACTCAATATGAGAATGGTGAGATATCACAATCCGCAATGCGAAGTCTTAGTCTTGGTCCATTTGCTGATTTCTTTGACTTATTGAAAAGAGTTGAAAAGTATGGAGAGAAATTAATTTACGATGATATGAGTTGGCGTAAATTGAAACCAATACTAATTGAAAAAACTAAAAATGAAAGATTAAAAAAGTATATTCAAAATAGAACTCAAAAGCAATTTATTGAAATTCTAGCTGATGCTGAAACCTATGATCGTTTATTGAATGGTAGATGGGTAAGAAAGCCTAAACTTACTAGAAGAGGTAGAATTGGTTCAGGTAGGAGAAGTGAAGAATGTGTTGAATCTTTGACATCATCATTTTTATCAATTATGAATTTTGTTATTCAAAATGAAGTTGAAGTATTTGGTCTAACTAAAATTGGATATATTGATATTTCTGCATTTGAGTTTCAAGATAAATATAGTAATGATGCTAAGTGGTTTACTGGTGTAAGACTAAGTTTAGATAATATTCCACATAGAGAAATTGAAGTTACTAATAAGTTAATTTCAAGCTTTGTTGATATTCTTGAAAATCTAAAAATAGATCCAAGAAAATTAAATCTCGATTACGTAACAAATACAATTACAGAGAGACTTAAAAGAGGAATGATTGTTCCAAATGGAACAAATGTAAGATGTCTTTCAGATGTTTATGATTCATCAAATAAAAAAATCTATACTAAAGATTTAGTTTATAATGTTCAAGGTTCGTATGTTAGTAGTGGAAGTGTTTTGATTTATATCAAAAATGATTTAGGACATAGTAACTATGTTAAATACATAAACTTTGAAGATATGAGTTTACACAGAGATACTTTATTAAGTAACTTATTTGGTGATTAATTTTATTTATTGATTTTAATATATAAAACAAAATCAATAAATAAAACATGCCAAGAAGATTACTACTGAGAGAAGGAGGAAGCTCAAAAAGAGCACCATCTGGGTTTATATCAATCTCAACCAAAGATGGTCAATTAAAAACAGATGATGATAAAGGTGCCTCAAAACCGGTTTCTGCTACCGGTGAGAAATTTACAGCAAATGGTGAGGTTTATGAGGGAGAACTTGTATATCTAAATGAAGATGGGACAGTAAGCGTTCCTGGTAATATCAAAGATGATGATAATAAAGCAGATAATATAATAGGTGTTTTCCTATCAGACGCAAATGATGGTGAGTCAGTATCAGTAATAACAAAAGGTATAATTAGTCTACCATCCTTTGATTTTACACCAAGAACAATATATTATATTACCTCAGATGGATACTTAACAACATCAGTAACACCTTATATTTTTGGCAAATCTTTATCATCAAATAATATAATGATTGATATTAGTTTTATGCAAACCATATTAAACAGATATGGTGTTACTCCAACATTTGATAGATTAGTTGCTAATGCAACGGTAGGTGGAGACCTTGAAATATTTTGGTCATCTAAAGACAAAATAACTCAATTGGAGATTCCAGAATATGATTTCAAAATTGATAAATCTAAAGAACCGGTATCAGCTACGGCTTCTTTTTCTTTAACTGATTTAATTGAAGACAATACTTTAGAAAATGGTGGATACTTATTAGGAAAGATAACAAATGAAGAAGGAAAAACTGCTGAGTTTAAATTTCAACTTATCGGTGGAGGTTCTAATGAAATTTCTTTTACTTATGCGGGACTAGGAAAGAAATATAACACCAAAGAAGGTATTTTCAATGACTTTGATTACTTTAGTTCTGTTTATGTTAGTTTCATATTCTACTCTGATGGAAAATGGATTTTTGGAAATGGTAATATCTTACCACTAAGAAAAATTTTTGCAACTGACGGAGTAAAAAAAGATGAAAATGGTATTTATGTCAACGCAACTATAAAATCTACGGAGATTAAAATTTATGAGTCAGGTAGTTGGGAAAAAATGACTACTGAATCGTATAATTCATTTCTATTGAATGTCTATTCAGATTATCCATTTTTAGGAAATGAATTACTACAAATATACAGAGGTGATATTAAATCAGATCCAAAAGCAGCTGTTTTATTGACAGATATGTGGGGAACATCTATAGGAAGTGTAGACAAAACAACAACTATAAGTGTATCAAATGGTAAAGTAGGATTTACAAAAAGTGATACTTTCACTTGGCAAATATCTGTAGATGGAAAAGCAATATATAGTGGTCAACTACAAGATCCTAAGATTGTTATAAAAGATTATACATATTTTGACTTCGGAGTATTAAATATTCAGAACACAGAATCAGTAGAAGTCGAGGCAGAATATAATGATGTATCTTATAATTACAATTCTAAATCAGGCATCGGTGTTTTTATAGATGAAAAACAAAAAGACTCTGATGAAAATTTACATATAATTTTATATACAGATAACACATTTGAACTAGGACCTGATAACCAAAATACCACATTCATATCAGATCAAAGAGATGTATATATCACCGGTAATAAATATTCATTGTATTATGATGGATCAAATTATACTTGGGACTATTATGTTGAACCACCAGTAATTGACGTAAATGGAGATTTTGACTTTAATTCCAGTCTACCACAATTAAGCCAAACACCTGAAATCGTAACAGTAACTGAATCACCAATAACAGGAGATAATTATAACGATTTTATGATTTCCGGTAGCAATCTTACAACAAACGATCTAGTAGTAGTTTCCGTAAGTGATGCCACTAAGATAGAAATAAGAAATATGGGAACCGCCAATAATCCTACCGACTGGTCAGATGAGACATCAGTAAGTTCAGATTGGCTAATGCAATATACAAACTTAAATGGTGGATTAGACTTCCAGGTAAGAATGAAGCCAGATTGGACACTGACAGAAACAGAAGTTTCTGATAACGGAGATGGAACATATACCTACTACGGAGAAGTTTATGTAGATTCATCCGAACAGAGTATATCAATGACAGTAACCGTAAACATAACAATAAAACCATAATTTTGCGACTTAGATGGATCTGATGATTTGGTGATTGTTGTTGCATCTATTGGTGAGCCAGATTCTGATATACGCAATAAATAGCCATTAAAAAAAGTATTATATACTTTTAAATCCTAAATAGTAATTTTTCATATAATTAGATATGAAAGATATTTTATTTGTTACAGCACAGCCAGATGTTCCTTATTTTCACTGGCAGTGTAGGTTATATATCTTTAATTTTTTAAAAATAGGTATAAGTCCTGAACAAGTTCACATATTATTCTCTGTTTTTGCTGAAAATGATCCTTCAGAGGATGCAAAATCATTGAGAGATATTGGTGTAAATATTCATTTTTATGTAGATGATCGTGAAGATAAGTCGTATATACCTAGTATAAAGCCTTATCTTATTTGGAAATTTACTGAAGAATATCCTCAATTTTCTAAATTGATTTTTCTTCATGATTCTGATATAGTTTTTAGAAATTTACCTAATTTTTCTGAATTATTAAATGATAATAAAGTTTACCTATCCGATACAGTTAGTTACATTGGATATGACTATATAAAAAGTTGTTGTGAACAATATGAAAAAGACCATCAACATCTCCAAAAAGGAGAACTTTTATTTAAAATGACTAATATAGTTAATATACCTATTGAGAAGTTAATACACAATCAAAAAAGTTCTGGTGGTGGTCAATACTTAATAAAAAACTCTACCTCTTCATTATGGAAGAAAATATATGAGGATTCAACTCCTCTTTATAAAACTATGAAGGAATTTCATCATAAAAATCCAATTAGTGGTGGTATTCAATTCTGGACAGCTGAAATGTGGTCTACTCTTTGGAACCTATGGTTATTTGAGTATAAGACCGAGATAACCAATGAGTTTGATTTTTCTTGGGCAACAGATAACATTAGAGTTTATGAGAAAAAAAATATATTACATATGGCTGGTGTGACACATGATCTGAAGAAGAGAATGTTTTATAAAGGAGATTACATAAATATAAATCCGATTGACAAACTTTCGGAAAATGAAAATTATTTTGACTATGTAGATAGTAGTAATTCTACCTCAGCTTACATAAAATTGATGAAAGATTATATAAAAAATATTGAAGCATGAATAAATTAATTAAATCTTTTCTGTCACTAATTCAATTTATTTTAGTAATTTTACTGATACAAATTTATATTGAAAAGTGGATAGAATCTTACAGAACTAAAAACTGGTTAGTTTTTATTTTGATGTCAATAATACCAACTATGATGTTGTGGTGTTTATTTTTTGGTGTAGATAATCCTTATGTAGAATATGATAACTGATTGTTATTACATACTAATAGATAAAAAACCTGTTGCTTGTAACGATACCACATTGTGGTTAAAGTATCAAAGTGAAACTTCAAGAGTTGTTGATAGAACATCTTTTGGTGAAGTAGAAGTCTCAACCGTCTTTTTAGGATGGGAACATGGTAAGGATGAAGGTGTGCCTATACTTTTTGAAACATTGGTTTTTGGTGGCGAATATGATGGTTATATGTTAAGATATACTTCTTGGGATGATGCGGTAAATGGACATGAAGAAGTTTGTAAAATGGTAAATAAAGTGGCAATTGAAAGAGAAAATAAATTGAGTGATTTAGGATTATGAGTCGATATTTTGTTAGATGAGTTATTCAAGTAAAAAATGTATTAATTGTCACTACTTCGATAGTGATAGAAAACACCAATATGGTGGGTGGGAGTGTGGATTACACAAATCCGGCGTAAATCTTGACCAACCAGTAAAAATCACATACCCATCACAACAATTCTGTGGTGATGAATTTTGGATAAGTAATATAGATAAAGTTAGAGATAGAAAATTAGATAAATTAGGAATATGAGTACAAGAGGATTATACGGATTTATAGAAGATGGTGAATACAAAGCGAATTACAATCAATCTGATTCTTATCCAAGTGGATTAGGAGTTGAATTTTGGACAGCTTGTAAAAATGGAGATTGGGCTGGATTTTCAGTTATAAAAGATAGCATTGATTTTATCAATGATTCTCTATTTTGTGAATGGGCTTATTTTTATGATATGGATAATAAGGTATTTGAAATATGGAAAGGATTTCAGAAGGAGCCAGATTCGACTAATCCATTTGGTCAAAATTCAGATGGTAATGGATACTATCCTTGTAAAAGAATATTCAAAGGTAAGATTAATTCACTAACAGAGAAGGTATTCACAGATAGAGAGGATTTTGAATCTTTTATCACATCATACAACAGAGATATAAAAATTAATAAAATAATTAAAAAATGAAAATAGTAGATTTGGACTTTTCCTCCCTTTACCCATCAACATTTACGATAACTCTGTCTTTTAGAAAAGTGAAGAGAATGAATAAAATTAAAAACATACTTAATCTATAATGTATTGTATCTGTTGTAAACAAGATAAAGTCAAACCTTATGACCCAATTGATATATCAAATCTCACTGAAGAAGATATGCTTTGGAGAAAAGAAGTGGTTAATGATCAAACCTTTAATGTCAATAGTTCTATGGTTTCTGATGGTATTATACATATAATAGATGCTGGATATGGATCTAAACATGACGGAGACCAAATTATACTCGCTATATGTGATGATTGTATTAAGAAGAATTTAGAAGATGCCACATTACTTTATTATGGTAATTATATGTATCGACAAAACAATTATATGGAATCGTTTATAGCAGAGGATATTGAAAAGTCAAAGCAAATATACCGTAGAAGAAAAAATCTAGATAATTTAACATGAAAGAAATACCTCAATATTTAATAGATGAGTGTGAAAAGTTAGCATCTGAAGAAGATGTTACTTATTTCATTTTTGATAAATCGGAGTCAAATGTCATCAACTTAAAATTGAGACCCAATAAAGAAAATGAAAGAGAGTCTAAAATAGATGAAATCATAGAAGAATACTATCATATAGGAACTATAGATGGTTTTGCGGACTTACCTAGTAGATTATCACACTATGACACAGAGACTAAGTTAATTGGTAGATACGATAGATATAATTATGTTAAAGACCTATTCCTAAAATTAGGATTCGAGCCTTCAATAAATAATTTTGGACCTGAGTTTGAACAAACATTTTCTTTGACTATACCTTGTAACGATGGTTATGGTGAGTTATGGATAGTAAGATTACATCCTAATTTATTTCTCTCAATCCGATATTGTAGTAATTTTGAGAAACAATCTTCTGACCTCGAGCTTTTCAGTGGATTTTTTAATAGAAATAAAATATTTCAATCGCTACTTGATTCAAGTGAGTCGCTTAAGTTCATAATTCGAGATGTGAAATTAGATCAAGTTTTAGTGTAGAATGCCTTCTCTATAAATTTTGTGCTTATAGATATCTTTTACCGGATGAAATAGATTTTTTTGTAGTAATTCGGTTGTCATTTTTTTCTTTATTAACTTATCTGGGTCGAATCTTACACTATCAAATTCATCAGGATTTTTATAATCTAAATTTAAATTAGTTGCTAGTGTTGGAAAAAGAATTTCTAAGAAACAAAATCTTTTTTCAATTTTAACAAACTCATTGATCTCTAAAAGCATTCTTTTTGACATTCTAACCACACAACACATTGCGCTTCTTATTGGCTCTTTTAGATTTTCTATAGGACCCCATTTAGTTTGTTTTTCTTCTGGAAAGTGTGTGAATCTAGTTAATAAATCTTCTTTTTGATATTTTTTATCGATTTTTTCTAATACACTTTCATCATATAAAAATACATCATCTTCTATAAACCAAACTTGGTCAAAAGATTTTTCAATGAATGTGAAGAATAACAGAGATCTTTCCCAAGATGTTATGTCTTTTTTAACAAAGTAATTTATTTTTGTGTAGCATTTGTCGATACAATCGTTATCAGATATTTGAATAAATGTCAGATTTGAATAGTCTCTTTTTATATCAGATAAGTCAATTTCTTGGTCATCAACTATAATAAAAACTTTGTAATTGTTAAATTTATCTAAAAATTCACACCACATTCTATCTGGTTTTCTACATAAAAGACAAACAGCATTCATTAGATATTATATTATTTAAAATTTTAGTAGTTTAGTCTGAATCTTTTAGCATTTGCTCATAATCTTTTATTATTGATTCAAAAATTAAATCTATCATCTCTTCGGAGTTATCAAAGCAGGATTCACAAATGTCGGTCATTTTTTGATGATTCATCTTCAAAACTTGAGCATAACTGATATTTGACTCTGGATTATATTTACTAAGCCATTGGTGTTGTAGGTCTGACATTACATAAAGAAGTTCAATTTGTTTTTCTGTGAATTGAATCATTGAAGTAGTAATCTTCTAACATTTTTATTATATATCAATAATTCAAATTCTATGTTATCTGATTCAATCTTATAATTATTATTGACTATAACACCCAGTGAATCAAATCCACCTATGAATATTTCATGTTCTAATGAATTATCTTCAAAAATTACTAAATTTTCAATTTTTGAAAATATATTTTTAAGATTAGAATTGCAACAAATCCAATTAGTTTCTTTAATCTTAAGAAGTATATTTTCTATTTTATTCTTTTTGAATAACTTGAAAAATCCTTTTGCGTAAAAATCAATAATACAAGTCTGAGTTGAAGATTTTATGACTGAAATCATTTCATGCTTAATCTTACTATCAATTTCGTTATGATTGCAAGTAAATCTATTGAGATTATAATGTTGTTGATTTTTTATTCGAATAACATTCGAATCTATCTTTTTAATATCTAAAGATTCAATTACAGCTGGATTTTTATCCGTGTATATAATTTCAGAAAAAATGTTGTGGTTGAAAATAAAAGTTTCTTTTAAAAATTTGTTGATAGAATCCATATAGGATTTTATCAATTATTTTTAATTTGGTTTAGTCTTGTATTAAATTTATTAGCCATTAGTTTGAAGATCTCATTTTTACTTTCTAAGTAAAGTTGTTCACTTGAAATTGCTCTTACTTCAGCAATATCTGAAGATTTTATTTTTTTACAAGATTCGTCTACCATCTTCAATAGAAAATCAGAATCGTCTTTATACTTATTGTAAAGTTTTAATACATTTTGTTTTTGAATTAAAATTTGATTATTGTTCTCATAATAAGTCATCTTATTACTAAACTCATTAACTTTATTATCTAATAATTCCCAGTTAGTAATCTCTGATTTAAGACTTTCTAAAAGTTTAGTTTGTTCTTTAAGAGATTTCGTATTGAATAAATTCATAATAGCTTCTAAGAATACTTCTTTACCTGCAATCTGAATTAGACCAGCTCTTTGATGTCTATCAACAGGTCCATAGCTTCTGATAACTAAAAATTGCTCCATAAGCTCTAAAATTTTATGTTTAATTAAATCTTGTTCGTTGATTTTTTTAACTTCTGGCTTTGGTTCTTCTGTTATCTTTTGGCCTGATATGTTACTGAACTTCTTCATATATTTTACTTTGTTTATTGATGTATATATTAAAAAAATATGTTTAAAATGAAAAAAGTCGGATAAACCGACTTTTTTTGTATAAATCTATATTAGATTTTACCTTTGTAATCCTGAACATCTTTTCTAATGTCCTGTGACATCTTTTTCAACTCTTGCATAACTCTTCTGATACGTGTTCCAGCTGTTTTATTTGATTTAATGAAGAACTTTTCAAAGTCATCTTTTAGATTAAACTTTTTTCCTTCAATTTCAACTTCTTCTGTAAGAAGTTTGACTAATTGGTCATACTTATCTAAATGATCCATAATATACTTATTTTTTTAAATATATATTAAAATAATATTCTTTTCTTTAATATATAGTTTATGATAAGATCATCACTTTCAATAGTTGCATCGCGACAGAAATTAACATATAGATACGACCCAATCAATTTACTTAACTGGACAGGTAGTGCCAGCTATACAAAATTATCAACAAGTTACACATCCATTGATGATGGATATAGTGTAACTCCAATAACTATGCCATTTGCCTTCTCTTCTGGTGGGGTTTCCTCTACATCTCTATTTGTTTCTACAAATGGTTATGTAACTGTTGGATCGGGATTCGGTAATATACTTAGTAATCCACAAGATGTTAATGTCAAGCCGCTTGTTGGTAATGCATCAGACCAATGGTTAAATCCTGGACTTGTTATGAGTGATGGGGATGCACAAGATGCTTGGTATAAAATTGATACATCTCTATCACCTAGTAGGTGGAGTATAAAGTTAGTAGTTTTTATGGGAACCTATCAAGCAACTACAACACCGAAGTCATATCTGATTGAACTTTATAAAGATGAAGAGTATCAATGGTTGGTTACTAGAGTAAAATCTAATGCAGTTGGAAATGCGGGACCTTATAATGCAATAGATGTCTCACAACCAGCATCACAACAAAGTAGAGTTTGGAGAGGTAGTCTTAGTGGTACGAATTGGGTTTATTTAGGAACAGGAAGTGTGATAGTTTAATAGTTTTTTATTATAACTTCTTTTGTGATTTTATCACCTTTTCTCGAAACCTTATTGTAATCGAATTTCAACTCTTGAACATTAAAACCATCTTGTATTAATTTATCTAACATCCAACAGACCTTATCATCGTGTTCTAATACTCCAGAAACCATAAATGATGATCCATTTTGATCTATTTGTTTGATATAATCGAATAGATTTTTATCATCATCTTCTTTCCAAAAAGCATTATAACCAGCCTCTGAGATTTGTTTTTTTCCAATGCTACCATCTACAGATTTTATTCTCCCATAGGGTGGGTCGATGTAATACATAACATTTGATTTAATAGGAACTTCATAAAAAGGTTTTGAAATGAACCTCAATCTGTCTTTATATTGTCTGATATGATTTTTGAAAGTATCGACTTTAGTATCTGTGTTTGAATTCCAACCTCTTTCGCCATAAGTCTGATTATATTTGAATTTCTGATTGAACCTCATCATATTATTTGTTGAAGATAGCATTAATGCCCAAAGTTTAGCCGATGTTGGATTAGTGTTGTATGAATTTCTCAATTCTGCAAATCCTGGTGCATTATTTTTACCCGGACATATACTTTTAGTATCTTGAATTATTTCATCACCAGAAACAATATTTTCGTGTATTCCGATTAAATCTGCTATAATATCATTTACTAAAACTTTTTGATATTTATCGACAACATTTGTATAAACACTACCACCTCCCGCAAATAAATCAACAAAATTTGATTTAGTATAATCAAATTCCGGAAGTATCTGATTAAGTAGTTTATATTTCGAACCAGTGTAGTTAAACGGAGTTTCAACCATAAATATTAATATATATTAATCTAATAAAGTTGTCAACTTCAAATCTCTTTCTTTAGAAATGTTTTTGAAATGTGCTTCTAATGTGTGTATGTAGCTAGCTCTTTTTGTCTCATTGAATGTAACAAATTCATTACCATCAACTTCACCAACAGATTCAATAGTATAAAAGCTACCAACTTCCAAGTGACCATCTAAGAATGAATCACCTCCTAAATATCTATGAACTTCTCCTATCATTGAATACCAAAGTGCTTTTTCAAAATCTCAAAAGCTAAATCTCTTTGCTTGTTTATGTATCTGGTTGATCCAGATGTTTTTATAATACCTAAATTAGAAGTGACTTTCAAGAAGTTTGTTATATCTTTTGGCATAACTATTATCTCATTTACTTTACACATGTCAGCAATCACCTTATTTGATGGTAATTTCTGGTTCATCTTAGCATCTTCTGGGTAGATGATGTCTAAAATTTGATCGTAAAGCATCCACTTCTGATAGTTAGGATCTTTTTCTATTTGCTGTCTAAACTCTCTATAAGACCTAAATTTATAGTATTCATTAAAATAAACACCAGCTAAAATGATAAGTTCGATTAGTGTGGAAATTAAAACAAATGCCAAAGAATTACTATCATTGCCTTCTTTTTTCTTTTCAGTTTCAGTTGTAATTTCTGTCTCTTGTTCCTTAATCTTCACACTTAACTCATCTTTTACCTTATCCTCATCAGATTCTAACTTTGTAATATCTGTTCTTAATATGGTTTTCTCATCTTTTAAATCTTTAATTCGTTGTTTAGCAGAACGAGTTGGTGGTTGAATTGCTTCTAATTCTGTTTGTTCTTTATCTTTTGTTTCTATTTTAGATTTTATAGCTTTGATTTCATTTTCTATATCTACAATCTTTACATTGTAAACAGAAGTCAAAGAATCGCTTACCTTTGTTATTACTTCTTTTTTATCTTTTTCAATAACATCGGTTTTAGATGAGAACTCTTGTGCACCGTGAATAGATGCATAAAAAGATGTTGCTATAATAGCACAACTCAATATAAAAAGTGGTAGAACATCTTTTGTGAAAGCTTTGATTTTAAGATATTGTATAGAGAATTTGTCAAAAATATCTCTTTTTATTAGCTCCAAACCTGAAAGAAGAATTACAGATGTGATGAAAACTACTATTTGGTTGTTTTCAATTACACCTGAAAGGACTTTAGATAGTGCAAAATATGCTAAGAATATTGAAGCAAAATGTCCAAAAATAGAAAGCACGAACATAAGAGTATTAATATTCTTATATCCCTGGTTAAAGTTTTGACCATTGATTTTTTCTTCAAGTTTCTTGAATTCATTTATTTTCATTTTCAATGTGAATAATTTTTCCTGATATCCTTTCCTTCCAATTTAATTTCTTATTTTTCAAATAGTAGATTGTTTCATCTTTTTTAATAACTTCCTGTTGAAGATTTTTAGTTTTATAGTCATTTGATTCTTCAACCTCTTTCGATTTTTTAAGATTGAATTCTATTTCATCAACCGCTCTTTCTAACTTACCATTTAATAATCTATAGAAATATCTCCATTTAACTAAAAGATATTTTAGTTCTTCTGGTGAATAGTCTCCTTCAAAATCAGAAGTCATTAAAAAGTCTAATATTTCTTGGTCATTCAGTTCGGATATCATAGTTTATATATTTAATTTTTAAAATCCTATATCAGATTGATTCTTTGTTTCTTTCTTTTTTAAGACATCTACAAGTCTATTTTTTGACTTATATTTCTTATCAAATTCTAAATGCTTCGACAATTCAACTGACTCTTCTTCGGAAAGAAGATCGAATCTTATTACATCTATTAAAGTGTTGCAATCTAATAATGAATGGTCTATCTCATCTTCATCATCTACATTAAAAATTGAAACCACGCTAACTTCTATACTATCGGATAAAAAACCCTCAACTAGTTGAAGTAGATTGTTCACAAAGATGTTTGATTTAGCAAAAACTTCATTGAACAACATCTCACAATCATCTATTATTAGTATAGGATTGTGATGTTTTTTCAAAAATTTTCTAAACTCTGGGTTATTTATAGTTTGTTCAATAAGGTTATTTGGAATGAAAATAACTATTCTGTCAAGTTTTGATGATAAATAATTTATTATAGATGTTTTACCAACTCCTCTTTCTCCATAAAGAACTGATAGTCCTTTTTTTGATTTTTTAATTGACTTAATAAGTTTATCTATTTTAGAGAAAGTTTTTTTGTTATAATAAAGATCAATATTTTCATAATCTAATTCTTTAGGCAACAGAGGCTCTATTTCTATACTATTTTGAGATATTGATAAGGTATTAATTGAACAAGAGCTTTCTTCTTGATAAGAAACTATGAAATTGTCAAGTTTCTCAATAATTGAAATTATTTTTTTGTAATCATCGTCTGTTTTATAAAAAAATGTTACCTCATTTACAATTGAATTATCATTATTCCTATCAACAATTATGTAAGAAATAAAAATATTTTCTTCAATTTTTACAAACATCTGATCGTTGATTATACTCATCTCTTCCGCAGGAATAACTTCAGTATGAATTGTTTTTTCAATATGATTACTTAAAATGTATTCGTTGAAATCGCTTGATGAATAAGAGTTATAGATTGTTAGTCTGTTTGGTCTTGTAGAAAAATGATTCCAACAATAAAGAAAGTCATTGATTGTATTATCATCTTTATTGATGTTAATATTTAAATTTTTAGTTGTATTTTGTTCTATTTTTTTCACAAATTAAAAAATTGGTTTTTCTTTTTTATATATACAACATTAAAAAAGTTGATTTTGGTGGAAAAACAGGTTATAGATTCAATATTATTAGCTAATTCTTATCTCATTAGTTGTAAAATGAGAGACTGTTCCAAATCAGAATTGGCTAGAAAATATTTAGTATCAAAAATAGAAAAGGCTTTATTAGAGAAGAGAAAATCTACTTCTAAAAAGCCTTCTTCTTTTATGAATTTTTTTGGTTATATCTTTAATTAAATTGATGGTCCTTCAATTATAGGACCAACCGATGGTCCCTCAATTATCGGTCCATTTCCGATAGCTTGTTCAATATTTGTTGTGTTATTAAACAATCCCTTTTCTTGCTCTTGTTTGATAAGATTCATGATAAATTCACGTTGCATTTTTTGCATTTTTGACTTCTCTTGTTTAAGTTTATCTTGTCTAGCTTTTAACTTTTTTTTGTGATTCTTTCTGTGCTTACTTGTTGCCATAATAAATTATATTTTATTTATTTTTATATAGCATCAGAATCAAAAGTTTATTAGAATTGATAATCGTATTGAAAATCTTTATTTTCATCTAAAAATTTTTGTAGGTCTTCCTCATTCAATGCTTGTATTTTTCGACCATCTGGTAATGTAACTTCATAAATAAAGGCACTTCCTGCATTATCATTTGAATCAGATGGCTGTCCACTTAGGTCATTACTATCAGGTGGATTTTTAACTCCCTTTGGTTCTTCTCCATTCAAAATTTTTTGTAGATCTTCCGGTGTAAGAGTTTCATCTTTCATCGCCTTACATATCTTTATATGTGGTGGTGGTATTATCGCTTCTATACCTAATAGTGACCAGAAAAAATCTATTATTGAGTTAATAATTTTCTCTATTAGACACAGGGGTGGCCATAATATTTTTAATGGATTTTTAGGCGATGTTCTTATTTGTCTAGCAGTGTATGTAGGTAATTTAGCCATAAATGGAACACTTATGAATTGATTAAGGTCAGCTAATTCAAAATCGTCTGGTATCAAGTGGTCTCCTTTAGGAACTGGCATCGGCCAAGGAAAATCAATTGGTGGTATAGGTGGTGGTTCTACTTTAAGTTGATTTGATAATTCATTTGCTGCCCCGGTTGCCGCTCCAGCTGCACCAGTTGCCGCTCCGGTTGCTGCCCCAGCGGCACCAGTCACTGCTCCGGTTGCCGACCCAGCTGCACCAGTCACTGCACCAGTTGCTGCTCCAGTTAAGCTAGTTAATGCATTATTCGCTTGTCCAACCTTATCATTTAAATTCTGAATAAGCTTCTTAGGATTTGGAATATTTGACAAAGCAGTCCATTGAACTAACTTTGTAGGATCGAAATTTATTCCAACCAATTTCAATAGTCCTGGAATTGGTGGTCCAGGTGGAATAAAATATTCTAATATCCATTGAAATGATAAAAATTTAGCTAAAGCTGCTGGTAGTTTCACTGGGTTTGTTAATGACTTAAAGAAATCCATAATAAATTGAATTATCTTCGAGACAATTTTTAAAGGTAGTGTTACGAAACCCAGTAAAAATTTAAGGAGTGGTTGTGTTTTAGAATTAAAGAATCCATTTTTTTTCTTTATATCTTTTAGTTTCTCATCTATAAGTTTATTTTGTGGGTCTAATTTTTTAGCAGCCTCAAGTTTTTCTTGAGCCTTTCCTAAGTCTTCAGCGGTTTCTTTCTTTGCTAACTCATCTGCTTCAGCTAATAGATTTTCAACATCCTTAGTTATGTAGATGTAGTTGTAATCCACACCAGCAACAAATTCACCTGTTGAGTATTTTATATCAAGTATTTTGTAATCATTAGAATTTAATGGTGTTCCGTTGGGAAGAGTATTTTGAGTTCCAGCTTCACCAACTGTTGTTCTTGGTTTCGTTAGATTATCACTTAAAAGTGAGTTATTATTATCTTTGTCTGCATTTTTGTTTGCTTCTGTGTCAGAGTTTGATGATAACTTAGATAAAGTTAAATTACTCGGAAAAACTAATTTTAATGGAGTTCCTTCAGGTAATTTACTCATGTTCAACTCCATTCCAAAAGATAAATCTATACCAAATAATTCAAAAGGAATTGTTCCAACACCATCTAAAACAGAACGAAGTTTTGGTTGTTTGTCCACAAAGACAACACCGTTTAACTTAGAAGATTTTATACGATTTTCAACTTTTTTTATAAGTTGAGATTTTTTTTCATTAGCTCTGTTGGTAGCACCACTTACGGAATTACTTGATGAGGAATTTAGACTATTGACTTGACCAGAAGCGTTGTTAGTAGCATTATTTATTTGATTTCCTGTTTGTCCAGCTACTGAACCGGGAGTTGGTGTTGTTGGTGGTTGGCCTAAATTCGCAGATCCAGAAATAACTGATGCACCTGTTCCACCAGAGGCAGCTGCATTTTTTGATAGTTTAGCAGCTGATTTGAATGTATCAAATGCTTCTGGTGATAGAAATGGAAAAGCTTCTCCTAGCTTTTCAGCTACTATATCTGTTATAAAACCTAAAGGGTCTTTTAATAGCTTCAATAGTTTTTTAATGTTCGGTATAAGTTTAGAAAATATATCTACTAAAAAACTAATAAAAACCTTAATTGCACCAATTGCATCTGGGAGTTTATAAAATCCGCCACCGCCTGCACCACCAGCACCGCCTGCACCACCAGAACTTTGTGTTGATCCTCCCAACAATTCATCCGCAATACTTGGTAAAATACCCTCAATTATATAGTATGATTCAGTGTCAAATTCGGTTAACATAAATCTTTCAATAATTCCTATTGATTGTGGTGATTCACTACTTCCATGTCCATATTTTGTACCGGGAACATTTACAAAAGGTTTAGAGGTCTTCAATTGGTCGTTGAAGACTTGAGCAGGATCAATAATCTCACCATTTGGATTATTTGGTGTTGTTATTCTTATCTGAAAACTATTGAATGCTGAATCCTGAGCCCTCTGAATAGGTATAGAGGTTGTTGAATTCTTCCACAGACCTGCTGGATTACCATTACCAGTTCCAATTTCTACTGTAAGTGTCCTTTTATTCCCGTTTCTTGGTAAAGGGGTTGTATTTCCATTATATCCAGTGTTATTACCTGTATTAGTAACTGTTAGTTGTGTGAGTGTATTATAAACTTGTCCATTCTGTGTTACATTTTCTATTTCACCATTTGCATATCCAATAGTGCCGTCTTGTGTGGTTGGATTTTCAGGAGACCAATTTGAATGTATCCACCCACTTACTGTTCCATCTAATATTATTGGAGTCATGTAAAACCATTTCACAATTCTGTTATTTTGAATTTCAACTATTGATTTATCTTCGGTTAGTTTATATAAACCAGATACTGGTATTCTTATTTTTCTACTAAATAAATCTGCAACTAACACATTATATTTAATTTGGTGAATCCAGTGTCTTTTTTCTATAGGTCTTAGGTTCACACCTGAAATACTTTTGAAAATAGTTGTAAACTTAACTACTGTCTCATTTTTAGCTGGATTATATACTATAGCATCTACTTTTGTATTATCAACTGTAAGCTCTATGTCTTTCGAAGCATAAGTGTAAGCTTGATCTACTATGATTCTTCTAAATATAATACTATTTGCATATTTTAATTCATTTCTTAAGTCGTTCTCAAATGTTATTGTATTACTTGCTGTAACAGAATCTTTAATAATATAGGTCTGGGTTACTGAATTTGAACCACTCAGTGGAAAAGGACCAGGATCTGAGGTAAAGGTATTATATTGTGATGTCTTAGTCAATCCATTAACCGGATATCCGTAATTAGGATTTGATTTATAACTCTGATATAAAAAATCTATTTGTGGTCCAGTAGATTCTAGTGTTGGTCTTAATATCTCTATTGCTACACCTTCAGCAACAACATCAAAACTGAATTTCTGAAAAGTCCAAGATCCATCAGGTTGTTTTTCTATTTCTACATACTTATTAGCATCTTCTTTATATGCTAAATATCCATTTACCGTATCGTAATATGGTGTATTTCTTTCACCCCACATTGTTATTCTATACCCATTCTTGTCGTTCTTTACTGGTGCATTATTTCCAAACCCTACACCACCATCAGAACTTTGAGAGAATCCTATTCTATCATTTAGAATCCCATCATTATCATTGTAGTTCCAATTCTCTAAATTATAGGCAGTAAGTCCGGTTAATTGCTTGTATAAGTTATACTGAGGATTCGTAACCGATGAATCTGTTGATTTATATACTTCTATATTAAATTGTCTATCATCTGAAATTTTAAGTATTAAATTATTTTTAACAAATGCTTGAATCTCCGCAACTATTGGTTCACTCTGACCTGGTTTCGTATATTTTATTTTTGTAGTAGGATCAACTCTGATAATTTTTGCCTGATAATCAGCCTCTGGATCCACCCAGACGTTACCGTTTCTATCATCCATTCTTGAACCAAAGACACCTCTCAATCTCGAATCTGCGGCTGCTGGCGCTGAATATATTTTATAAGGTTTCATTGAATATCTAAGAGTATCTGGATATGGATTATCTTTTTCAGGTAAATCAGGAACATTTATTGGGGTGTAAATAGATGATTTTGATTGACCATATAAAAAAACATTTTCTAAATGAGCCGGAACATTTATCTGTGGGTATACTGATGCTCTTGCTTCGGCTTTATCTTCGGGTGTAATACCATCAGTGGTTGCCAATCTAAACTCAATTAAATCGTTAAAAAAATTTTGATACTCTGTTACTTCCGGTGGATCAAAATTTTCTATTACGGGATCTCCTTTTATAGCATCTTCATTATTCAGTAAATTTTTCTTTATGGGTATAGCGTCTGGATAAATAGTATCATATTTCATTATTTCCCAATCACCAACTATAGAGTCTAGAACAATATTTGGTGCTGGTTTTTCTTTAGAACTTATAACCTGTCCTAAATTTGTTCCAGTTCCTTTATATCTGTAGGTTGGTGTGCCATATCTAGGCCATTGATAAACACCGCTAGGAAACTTCCACTTTGGTGAATCCAAAATCCAACCAGCTTTTGTAAGTAAAGCACCTTGACTATTTCTAGCTTGAACTTTTTGACCATTATTATCATATCCATCAAGTTGAGCAAGTGGATTGAGAGGATTTCCTTTACTATCGAAAATACCCAATATAATACAATCTGGCTTAAAACCTTTATAAGGATCACCATCATCATTAAGGTTAAGACCTTGGTCATTTTCACCAATATCCTCGTCAGCTGGAACATCTATATAAGTATATTCGTAATTTATATTAGGATCAAATGTTCCTGTCGAGTAAATTGCTGAAATAACACTATAGGAATATCCATCTGGTGGAATGTCACTTTGTGGTGAGTTGTTATTTGAAAAGTTAGTTTGCTCAGCTGATTGTGATGCCGTAAGTGGAGCATTTCCTAAAGCTGAATTGGTTTGCCTGATAGCTTTTCCATCTGGAGTAACTATTGTTTCACCACCTTTTTTATTTAATGCGTCTAATTTTGCAATCGCTTTCTTTATTTCCACTCCGCCTCCAAATCCTAACGCCTTTGGTCTTGTTGCATCACCCGCATTACCTATTGGTTTTGCTGATTTTGTGTTCAGAGGTGTTCCGATAGGCAAAGCCAAAGGCAATATTCTCGCAACTATATCTTCAGCCTTGGAGATATTAGCAACTACAAGTTTTGCTATTTCCATATAAGGTTTTTGAGTCTCAAAAATAGATTTTAGCAATGCTTTTTCGAAACCTTTAATACCATTCAAGTCAAATTCACTACTCACCTTAACTTCACTGGCTGGTAAAATAAATTTTGACTTTGATTTAAGATTATTGACTGCTCCAGTTGCCGCACCTGCTGCTCCAGTTGCTGCACCTGCTGCTCCGGTTGCCGCACTTGTATTGACAGGTGCTTGTGGTGGTTTTGTATATTTTTCTATATTCGATACATCAATCTTTGTCAATTCAGCTAACTTTTTGAAAACAAATTCGTTTCCAGTAGTCAATGGTGATGTGAAATTTTTTGTAAATGCTGATTTCAAAATGGAGTCACCAATTCCAATATCACCTTCAATTACCTTCTGAATAAATTCTACATTTGGAATTAAAAGTAAAGATGGTGATTTACCATCTATGGATTTAGATATATCACTTAATTTATCGAGTGGTGGAACACCAGGAAAACTAAAAGAAACATTCCACACACCGTTAGGGTAAAGTGGAAAACCTGCTGGAATTGCCATTTAATTGAACTTTTTCTTATATATTATAAGACTAACAATCCCTCGAAATTTTGAAAATTTCCAAGTTTTTTACTCAGATTTATTTTCTGTAAGTTTTTTAGATACTATGTAGTTGAAACTATCGGATAATTCGTATCTGTATTTTGCTGATAATTTACCAGACATTTCACCACCAGTAAATTTGACATTTATATTCATTTTTATAAGAACTTCATCTTCTAATTCTAGAATAATTCTAATTATAAAATCGTTATTCTCTTCTTCTTCACTTACAGAGAAATTCACATGATAATCAAATTTTATATTTAAATCGTCATAATTATCTCTAAAAAAGTTTCTCTGTGGTATTAAATGAAAAGAATTGCCGTTATTTCCTAAAAAGTAAATTGGTCTTTCTAAACATCCCATCTTTTCAACTAGAGTCTTGAAAAGTTTCATTTTTACAGTTCCTCCTGCTAACTTAAAGTTATTTTCAACTTTCTGAATGTCATCTGCAAAATTAGTTTTTAGTGATGATGTTATTAAGTTTTCAAGAATTTTAGAGTTTAGTATGACTACTTTTGTTTCCATCCATTCTTTGTAAACTCTATCAGAATCTAAAAAACAAACATCTCTATTTTTCCAAATTTCATTCATTAAATCTGAAAATTTAAGAATATTTTTATTGAATTCTTTTATAAATTCTCCCAAATGCTTAAATCGTGGATCCTGATGTCTTATATCGAAGTATTCAAAATAACCTAAAGTATCAATTCTTTTTGGGTCGATGAACTTCTCAATATGCATTTGAATATTTTTGTTAGAATTCTCATAGAGTGTTGTTATCCATTGTTGAGTAAGTTTGTCCCATTTATTTAAATATTCTTCACTATAAAGTTTTTCTATGTCTTTACCAATTAAATCATCAGCAAATAGATTAAAAGAAGCTGTTTTTTGATTTGAAAGGTTTTTATCTAAATAAAAAGAATATTGTTTACCATCTAATGTTTCTAAAACAATATCTTCTTGGTGTTCCTTATCTTTATTTGGTCCTACCCAATATATTGTTTTTATTTTATCTGATTCTAATTTTTCATCAGGTAGTAGTTTATCTATAATGTTTCTTGCAGTTATTCTTGCGTTAACTAATTTATCCCAATCTTCCTCTATTGAAAATTTTAATCCATCGAAAAGAATGTTTATTTTTGATACCTCATCATCTACTACACACTTATCACCTTCTATGAACTTACCTAAATTCAATCTATTTTTAGCCAATACAAGATTCTTAAGATCGGTTAAAAATATTTGAGAGTTTTCTGAGTATCTAGCTTTTAATCCTCTATCTAGAATGTTATCTAAAAATTGATTATTTAACAGAACCATACTAACACATACTTCATGAATTAGGCTTTTACTAGAGTATGTATCACTTTTAGATTCTTTATATAATTGATAGTTTCTGAGCCACTTCATTTAATTGCATAAATATTTTAATATATATATTAAAACCAATATTTCATTTTAATGAGATACATCAAATCATATAAAAAGTTTTCGGAATCATTGAATATTGATTTTTTTAATCAATTTGACCTTTCTGAATCATTGACTGTATTTAAGAACGATCTATTATCTTCTATGAATAGATTGGATTTTCACGATAAGTTTAATTTACCAAAATCCGACTTTTCTGTTAAAATTGATTTAGAGGACTTAGCAAAGAAAACTGATTTTATTAATGCATTAACCTCGATAAAATTGAGACTTTCTCCCATACAATATACTGATGACTTTCAAACATTTATTAATAAGCCTTGTAAATTTATGTTTATTCATGGATCTGAGGCCTTTGATATAGAGACTATTCCAAATCCACCAATCAACCCAATCTATCTACTATTTCAATACTGGGATGAGATTAAAGATAAAAATGGTGAAGTCATATCACAGGGTTGGTCTGATATTGAACTTTATGAAGCTTTAGAAAACATAAATAACTTTTATTCAAAGCTATCTTCTAAAAATATACAAATAGAAGATGGAAATGAAAAATATGAATATCAAACTTCAAACGGTAATGAATGGGAATTAGTAGATCCAAAAAAAGAAAATGAATATTTCAAAAAGATATTTAGAAAAGATGAACTAGAAGAATTGATTAATACAAGAAATGTTAAGATAAACGTAAGTTAAGATAATTGTGATGAAATATATCTTATTATTATAGTCTCTCTTTCTTTTGAATCATCCGTGTGTTTCCACTTCCAAGTAAAAGTTGATTCTAAAAAACTAATTCTTTGTTTTAGGTTGCTTATTTTTTCAACCAAAAAAACATTATCATTTTCGTCTATTTCGTAATATATTTCGAGTTCATTGCAAATTGCATAAATACCAAAAATGTTATTTTCATCATAAAATGATGTGGCTTTAAGATAGAGAGAATTTAATTTATTATTTTTAACTTTATCTGGATGTGTTAGTTTAGCAATCTCTCTGTAAAGTTTTTTTAACTTTTCATTTCGAAAATCTGTTGAATTTTCTTCATTCTGAACAATTTCTTCTTTTTCTTCTTGCTGTTCAGAATGTAATTCTGTAGCCAAGTCAAATTCATCGTTGGCCAATTCACTTTCTGATTGATCATTTTCCTCTTGTGTTTTTTTCTGTAACATTTCCTCTATCTTTCTGTTAATCTTTTCGTCAAAAAGTTTTTTTAATTCTGGATGAATATCTAGATAAGCATTGACGGTTTTAAGAAAGCTTGTATCAGCTTCACATATTACTTCATTTTTGTAATTGAACTCGGATTCTATAAAATCTAACTCTTTCATCAATTTTATATTTTCGAGTTTTTTTATTCTATCCATCTAAAAGAGTTAATATTTGAAATATATATATCTCAAAATTAGTAGTTGTTGATATTTAATATATAACTTATGAAAAATTTATCACTTTTTGAATTATATGATTTAAAATGGAAACTCAAAAAAGAGAAGAATTTTATATTACTTGAAAAAGTCATGGAATTAATAAATTTCAAAGAATATGAAATACTAGAAGATACCTCAGCTACTGGTGGTATTAGTCCTGGTGGTATGGGTGCTGTTGTTAATTCACAACCATCTGGACTTGCAGGCGCAACTATTGGTCCTAATTGGGCATCACAAGGTGGAACTGTTGGATCAGGTGATGTTTCGATACCCTATAATCCAAGTGGTGCAAATAGAGTGTTTCAGAAAATCCCAACAGAAATGGGTTCTAATCACGGACCAAGAACTGGTAAGAAATCAAGAAAAAAAAGAATTAGTTTAAAATCACTGAAAGATATTTTTTCTAAAAGACAAGACTTTACAGCAGGTCAAGGACAGACAGATAATACAAAAAAGAGAGTGATGAACTTTGATGATTATTTAAGAAATGATTTTAGTGTTATTAAGAAGTAAACTAATTTAATACTAGAAATAGAATATAATCATGGCAGATACACCATTAAAAGTTGTTAGAGCAAGAAAAATAATCAGAGGTAAAGCAGGAACTTCTTCTACTGAATTGAAGGGTGAATTCGACCTTAAAGTTTCTTTATATAAAGACGGTCTTTTTAATAATAAAAGAAAAGTTGTTGTTACAGATGGTTCGGGTAATAAAGTTCCAGGTAAAGAACCTTTAGAATATTCCACAAATGGGAGATATTCAGATTACACTGATATAGATTATATAAGAGATTATCTAGACACTCAGGCTAAACTTCAAGATGGAAGTGCCACGACAACAATCAATGGAAAAGAATTTCCAATTTATCAAATACTCCAAGATCCTTGGGAACAAGGAACCCCACTGATAAGAGATTTCGGTTATGATCCTTACTATTTTAATAACGGAGTCAAAGTTGAGATTTTCTGGTTTCTAAAGGAAACAAAAGAATTTGGCACACAATCAATTGAAAGGTATGAAAATAATTACTACCCAGAAGGTGGTGTTGAATGGTGTAATCCAAGAGGTTTCTCAATAAGTGATTTGGAAAAAGATCAGATAATTAGAGAAACTAAAGAAATAAGGAAAATAGACATAGAGAAAACCATAAAATTAACTATGCCTAATGGAAGTGAGTATGGTGTTGGTTATATTCCAGAAAGTGAGAGAAAACTAAGATCGGGTCGGCAGTATGATGATAAAGGAATAGTAAAATATAATGAACTGAAAAGACTTCAAGACTTTAAAACAGATTCTGATACTAATGGTAGAGAATACTTTGAAGGTAATTATTCTGATTGGAATCTTTTGAACTTTGTAAAAGAATTATATTGTTTTCAACTTCAAAGAAATAAGTTTATTGCAAGTCAGTATGATTATGATTTAGAACTTTGTAAACCAGACTATGATAATTGTAAATTAATAGAATTCAAAGATCCAATTTCTGGCACTCCTATTGAAGAACCAAAGGCTGGAAAAACAGAAGAGAATCCTATTCAAACAACTGATGGATCTAAGACAAATGCAAGTGGAACAAAAATTAAATTAAACATCAAAATTCCAGATGATATTAGAGCAATGGCTAATAAAGATTTGCCCGCGATACAAGTATTCGTTGGTGATATTCCTGTGGATGTTAATCCGAATCTTTATCGAGATGATGATGAAATTTCGGAAGAAGAGGCTTTAAGTGAGGAGTACATTGAATTTAATTATCAAGAACCTGATAGAAATGCTAAAGATGAAATTGCTGATCCTAATGATGCTGATAGAGGTTCTCCAGATGCTGAAATTAGAGCTACTTCAAATTCTTCTTCAACAACCACTGATAATTCCACAACTACAACTGTTAGACCTACTGTTAAGTCTACGGATCCACCAACTGTAAAAGAAGCACTTAAGGAAGCTACTACATCTACAGGGCCTGGTCCAGGTGGAAAATGTGCTAGATTCACATTTAATCATGCGAATAATTTTATAAGAATACTTTTAGGAAAAGACCCACAAGGTAGTAGTAATGCTGCAGGTGGTAATGCGAATCAAGAAGGATACCATAAAGCACTTGAAAAAATTGGATATAAGAGAGAAGACCAAGGTACTCTAAGTAAAAAAGAAATGATATCTAGATTAAACAACAAATCAACCTGGAACATTGGAGATGTTATAGCATATTGGGGTATAAGTTCAGAAGAATCTGAAAAAGGAGGTGTTAAATATGGACATACTCAAATATTCACCGATGGTTCACACGGAACTCCTCATTTATGGACATCTGATGACGTTGGTAACTTCAAATGTAATTTTGTTTACGGTAAATATTCAACAGACGAATGGAGATTTATTATTTTCAAATCACCAACAACCACCGAAGATGGAAAGAAGAAAATGGGATTAGCATAATAATATATAAATTATGAATCATATAAAAAAGTTTGAATCATTTACAATGAACAAGGCATTTTGTGATAGATGTCACGGAAGAACCGATGGTGTTACTACAACTTCTAAATTTAACCTAGACACTATTTGTATGAGTTGTAAAGATGATGAGAAGAAAGATCCAGAGTATGATGCATCTTGTCAATTGGATAATGAAGAAATTAGAAAAGGTAATTATAATTTTGAAGGGTCAATGCCAAACTATACTCCTATACCTAAAAGATAAACTTTTTTCAACATCCTTTCTATAAAAAGAAAGGATTTTTAGTTTTATATGGATAAAGAACAATTTTTGAATTCTCGACCAAACGACATAAAGAAGAAAGAGAAAACAATTTTACTTGGAAAAAGCGGTTCGGGAAAAGATTTCTTAATGAGAAAGCTTGTTGAAAAAGGTCTCAGAGGATGTCTAAAGATGACATCAAGACCACCAAGAAGACATGAGATACAGTGGATTACTTATGATTTTGTTGCTGATTGGACTTTCTTAGAAAAGATAGAAAATGATGAGTTTCTTTGTTATCAGAAGTTTGAAGTTACTCCAGAAGGTAAAAGTCCAGAAACTTGGTATTATGGTATAACAAAAGAGGAATTTGAAAACTCACAAGTTTTTATAATGACACCTGGTGAGTTTGAGAGTATTACACCTGAGTTAAGGAAAGGTTGCTTTGTTGTCTATTTAGATATACCTAGAGATGTAAGAGAAAAAAGATTAATCAGACGTGAAGATAAAAATGATTCTATTAAAAGAAGACTGGATGCTGATGAAATTGATTTCAAAAACTTTAAGGATTATGATCTAAGAGTCACTGATCCTGAGTTTTCAGCAGATGATGTCTATGATTTAATGGATTGAACAATATTAATCAAGGTTCTGTTTTACCTTCGTAACTCAATCCTTTAAGTTGACCATTTATTGAATTACAGACCGATTCTGAATTACTTATTGTGTTCTCTAACACAGACAATAATATATTTAAAATTGAATAAACTTTTAATAAATTATTTTCTGATTTATAAAATTGCGAACCACAAACACCATCTATTAAATCTAACATTAAGCTTATTGTGGTGTTATTCTTCTCTTTCATTTTATCAATAATTACTTTCGGTATTCCTACATTACTCATTTCTTTCTCATAATCATAGACTATCGAATTTATTAAATTAAGTAGTGATTTACATATCTGAGCATCATCCATGGATTCGAATTCTTTAGAATTAACATAGGTTGAAAGAACTGATTTATAGCTTTTCAAATAAAGTGTAAGATATTTTCTAAATATTACTGTTCTATATTCTGTTGAAAACTGTATTGTTGGTACTTTTGAATATACCCAGAAATCTATATAATTGAAGATATCATGATTGGTTATATCAGATTGAGTTATTTTTTTTTCGTTTATATCTTTGATTTTATTTTTCATAAATTTCTCTACCACCCAATCAGAGAATTTTGAGATAATTTTTGAAAAAAAATCACTTTTTAATAATGTAACTAATATCAAAATTATTATAGATATTATCAAGCCTGGCCAACCCCAAACATCAAATATATCCTTCATGTTGAAATTAAAATTCATTCTAAATTCTTATTTATTAAACTATATATTTATAATTCATAGTGTTAAAATAAACTTATTGAAATTAATAATAAGCGGAAGTCATTTTAATATATAAAAGAAAATATTTCGTTTATGAAACTCAAAGAAAATATAAATAAAATTCACTATTCTTTAGTTGAAAATTTCACCGATACTCAAATCTCAGAAAAAGAGGATTACAAAACAGGAAAGTTTTTTGAAATTTCTACACATAAGGATGAAAAACAACTTAAAATGAGAATTAAATTTACTGAGTTAGATAACTCAATTTTCAATTGGTCATATTCGGAAAACCCAATGAATGAGAGTTCTGACTGGATTGAAAGAAGTTCTACTTCTGATAACTTTACTACTCATATTTATGATATTTTTGAAAAAAACAGATTTTCCCAGGAATATATTAATCAAATAAAAAAATAAAACATAAATGGCTCTATCTGGTATATTATTTTCTAACATAAAAAGAGAGGTTGAAAACTATTTAAAAGAAACACATAATAAGGCAAACCTTTTATATAGTCCAGCTTCACCTTATGGTCAAATATTAGCAGTTCTTGAGAATTTCCATTCTTTGTCTTTTCTTTACTTAAAGAATGCTTTACAAGTTATGGATCTTAGTGATGCAAATTCTGCAAATCCAAGAGCTATAAGAAATGCTGCTATTTTAGCAGGACACATACCAGGAAGAGCGATAAGCGCAACAGGCACTATTAGATTAACAGTTAATAGACAAGTTGACTTGGAAAAAGAAGTTGGTGGTGGTAGAATAACTTATACTAATAGATTGAGAATACAAAATCTAACTAACTCTTTGACTTATTGTTTTAATATGGGAGTTGAAAGAAGAACTGAATATATCAGACAAGATACTGTTATTTTTATTCCAATAATTCAAGGTCAGCTTGTTTCAAGAGTTGAAACCGGAACTGGTGTGTTAAATCAGACAATAAATATTACAGAAATTGTAAATGGAACTGATGTTGATAATTTCAATGTTGAAGTCTATGTAAATGGAGTGCAATGGGACATAAAAAAACACTTATATGAATTATTACCGGATGAAACAGCTTGTGTGGTTAGGACCGGATTTGGTGGTGGAATTGATGTTATTTTTGGAAATGGTGGATTCGGTGCTATTCCAGGTATCGGATCTTATATTGAAATAAGATACATACAAACCAATGGATCGGCTGGTAATATATTTCGAAGAACTGTTAATGATTGGAAGTTTTTGGATGATGTTGTCGATGCAGATGGAGAGACCGTTGATATGGCTAAGGTTTTTACTATAGAAATATTCAATGATATTAATTTTGGTGCAGACGCAGAGCCACTTTCTTTTACAAGATCGATTCTTCCTATAGCTAGTAATAATTTTGTTTTAGGTTTACCTCAACAATTTGCTTATGAGATAAAAAAACTTGGTGTTTTCTCACATGTTAATGCTTATGAACAAACCGGTACGATATTTATTGTAGCAACTCCCAACATAAATCTTTTCAGAAATTCTAATTCCAATTATTTTACTATAGGTTTAGATGCCTTTTATCTTGATGACTACGAAAAATCAAAAATTAGAAAGTATATTCAAACTTCTGGGAACTTAATGTTGACTAGAAAATATAAAATCGATTCACCAAAACTTTCATTTTATATAATAAATGTTTTTGTTATGGCATACTCCGATGCTACTGATGATACTGTAAACGCACAGATAATAAGTAAGATATCTGATTATTTTCTTAATCTGTCAAGAACAGATAGAATACCAAAACTTGATATAATAAGAGAATTATCAAACATACCTGATATACACTCTGTTGATATTCAGTTTATAAGTAGAAAAAATGAAGATTATCACAAAAATGCTCAAGATAACATTAACAACACTGTTAATAATAAGTTTGGTAGAATGAATTCTTTATTATCAAAGTCTGCGGTTCCAAAATCTTATAATCCTAATACTGTACTTGGAATTGATCCAGTAATGGGAGATATTTTATTTGAGTCGGATGAAGTTCCTATAGTCAGAGGTGGTTGGAGAGACAGACTTGGTACTTATTATTCTGATTCAATTGAATCTAACCAACTTAAATCTGTTAATATTATAAAGAAAGGAACGATAGATTCAAAAAATAGACCAATTTAACTATGATGTTATATGATTATAAACAGTTACCTGAATTAAGGTACATGAAAAGTAGACATAATAATAATGATTCTTATGTAGATTATCAAAATTTTATACTTGATAGATCATTGAGTCCGCATATTTATGCAAATGATAATATGGCTGGTTTTCTTACCAGAATGCAACCTTTAGTTGCTCTTATGTTTGACAAGTTCAACATAGTTAAGAATTTCAGAAATTATATGGTTGATAAGTATCATTACAAACAAAAAGGGTAATAAAATAAAGAAATTTAAAAAACCATTTTATTATATTAATATATAATAAATAAAATAAATTGTCAATAATAATGGCTGATAATCAACAAAATAGAAGAGTAGCTGGTTTCAAAAGGTTCTCTGATTTAAAAAAATCTAATATTGAAGATGTAGATCCATCTACACCAATGAGTTCAGATTTAGATTTACCTATGAATCCAAATTTACCTAATAAATCTAAAAAGGTAGAGAGACCTACTTCAAGAAAAAATATCCTACCTGTTGATGAGAATCCACTTGAAGTTGATACTGATAAAGACCATTTTCTAAATGACATCGATTTAAAAGATGTAAAAAATGAAACTAAGGTAGAAACTTTCGGTAAAGTTGCTAAGTTTCCAAAAAATGTTAAAGCATCCAAAGCTTATAACTTTTTAGAGAATGTTAAGGTATCAAAAAAATCTATTTGGTATCTAATGATTGAAAAGGATAACGAGCTTCAGATGGTTAAATATAACTTCAAAGAAGGTGTTGATTTAAATAAGTTTGTTAATGACTTAAAGACTTATTATTTAGCAAAACATAAAAATAATAAAATGATTTGTGAGGCTATTAATAAAATTGCTGTTGATGGAAATGATAAATACTCTATGATTCGTAATATTCCATTAGTAGAAGTTGATGGTAGAAAAATGATTTCTAAAATCACAGAAGATCTAATCAGATTATTAAGTAAATAACCACTTATAGAATAGTATTCTATAACCGACCCATCAGAAATGATGGGTTTCTTTTTTTATATATAGTATATGATTATTAAAAAGTATAAACTATTCTTAGAGGCAAGTCTTAAAGACTTACTTAAACTTAGTGGTAAATCAGACTCGGATCTGGCTAATCAAATAAAACAAGCATCTATTGAAGATTTCAATATCAATGATAAACTTCCAACTGAAATTATGCTAAGGTATAATAAAAAACTAAGGATTGATTGGTATGATACTGCTAAACATGGAATTGTTAAAAGACTCAAAGAGAGAACTTCCTTTACCAGTGTTGAACATTTTGTAGAATTTATTACCGAAGTTTTTAATGTAATATTTCCAGACAAATGTGGTAAAGAACTATTCAAAACAGGAAGATATAGTATTTATTCAAGAGAAAGAAATATCTCAATTATTATGGAATTTGACTTAAATAAAAATAAAGGAATAAATTATTTCATAAATATCATCACGGTTTTACCAGGTAGAAAAGGAGATAATGTTGTTTCAATAATAGATATTGATGAGGATTTGAATAATTATAGAGAGTTAAAACAAAAATTAGAACAATTAGGAGACCAGGATTTGGAATATTAAAAAAATTCCTTATATTTGTATTATGAAAATCAAACAAGACTTCACTCAACTTTGTTCAATGATATACATTTCTTCTAATGGTTTCAAATTTCCATTCGAAGATATCGACCACGATGATGATTTCTCATCAATCAGAGAGTCTGCTGACTATCCTACTCTTAAATCTAAAATGCAAAATTTACTTGTGTTGATTAACAAAGACCACTCTCTTTTAGAAAAAGATGTTGAGACTGAGCTTTGGGACTTAATCTAATATCGATTTTATTATATAATCTACTCTATCTTCTAACTTTATTGAGCTTAAATCTTGGTGATTAACATTCTCAATTTCTAAGTAAGACTTTATCCACCTTGATAATTTTTCTATTTCATTTTTATTGTGGAATCGAATACCATCATTAGTATCTGTCTCAAATGGTGGAACAAAAAATATATTTGACCACAAACTTAAATTTTTAAGTATTTCTTTTTGAATATGATTGATAGTTGCAATGTCTTTATTTGAAAGTGTTCCTGAAAATAATCCTCTGAAATAGAAATAGTTAAGTAAAGAGCTTGAATCACAAATAATGAAGTCTTTACTATCTAAAAACATTTTCTCTCTATTGAGTTGTTTATAGTAAATAATCATCTGGTCTTGTGGTGAATTAGGAACACCATATTCTGCAATAAAATCAGTAGCTGACTCGCCAACAAATACGGAGTTAAGACCCATTTTCTTTAACTTAGTATGAACCTCTGATGCTAAAGTTGATTTACCTGAGCAAGGCGGTCCCATAATAGAAATTAGTTTGCCTTTTTTAGAAATGATATCTTTCATATTCTATGAATGAATAATTATGTTTATTTTTTTCATCAGCTGTAAAGCTTTCTTTAATCGAGACATGCCAACTAGAATCAATTTCTGGAAAATAAGTATCACCTTCGAATTCATCTTCGATATGAGTTACATAAAGTCTGTCAGCAATAGGTAGTATTTGTTTGTATATCTCACCACCACCTATAATAAAACAATTGTTGTTACAAAGTAACAAAGCTTCAGATAGTGAATTAACAACATCACATCCTTCAATAGTTAGATTTTCATCTCTGGAAATGACTATGTTTCTTCTATTTGGAAGAGGTCTTCCTATTGATTCATAAGTTTTTCTGCCCATAACAATTGTGTTACCAGTTGTTAATTGTTTGAATCTTTTCAAATCATTAGGAAGGTTCCAAATAAGAGAGTTATTGTTTCCAATAACTCTATTTTTTGACATTGCTACTATTACTCTAATCACTTAATCTAATCTGTTATTATGATGATGTGGACTATCTGATCTATCTTCTGGATTTTTGAATTTCAATTTGTCTTCTACTATGTTGTGTTTATAGTTATACAACATTTTAGCAAATTCATCTATATTATCTTCTTTTTTAACTAATTTATTGGTGTCGTGAATAAGAAGAATCCTTTTAATAATTTCTTTTTCCTTTTCCATATCGATAATTTTATTTGAAGAATTGTCCATTCATTTCAAGTTTTTTCATATCATCCGGAGTAAATGCTCCTGGATTAGTCTTACTAATATTTAGTATTTCTTGATAGTTAGCTCTCGCTTCATCCATTCTACCTGTATAGAAACAAGCTGCTGCGTGTGCTTCTGCAAACTTCCAAGTGTATAAAGCCTCATCTACGAAAAGTAATCTCTGAGGATAAGGATTTTTACCGTGGAAATTCACTTTAGCAAACTTAGTATAAAGATAAGCCATATGCCACTCACCAACCTGTAAGTAATAATCAATAATTGTTTTAATTGATTCTCCTCTTAATGGGTCTAATGCGTAAGCTTTAAGACATTCTTGATGTGTTAAATGCCAAGGCTCTTCTAATACTCTCATAATAGTTCCAATACGGAATTGAGAATAGTAGATTTCTTCTGGGTAACCATCAGGTCTGTTAACTCTTTCTCTATAGTATTTAATAGATCTTCTTAATCTTTCTTCGTTTTCTTCTTTATTATCAGGAATTGAAGCTGAATCGTGATAAGATTGTGCTGTGTAGAAAATCCAACGAGGATCCTGTCTATTCTCATCAATATACTTTTCTAAGACAAAAGCATGTGATTTATATTTTGCAGGAATATTTCCTTGCCAAGATGCACCAATCATCTTTACATCTACATGAACATTCTCAGCTAATCCAGAAGTGATATTTTTCTCATCACAGATGATAAACTCGTGAACTGGACCATAGAATCTAAATGGTTTAGAAACTCTAGCAAAGGTGTTTCTGGTATATTTCATTTGACCAATGTATGTGTTAATCATAAATAGGTCTTTATTGAATTGAGATTTATTAAATTTAGGATCAACGATGATAGTTTCATCGGCATCACACCACCAAGTCCAGCAATCATCTGGATTCCAGCCTAATTCAGAGACAACATCTCTGGCTTTTTGCATTCCGAAGTTTCTGCTTTTTTCGAAATCATCGAATGGTCTTTCGAAGACATAAGTTGGTATTCCTTTTTCTTCGCCAAATTTTCTGATAAGGTCTTGTGTTCCATCCGTAGAACCAGTGTCTGCAATAACAATTGCATCGGAAATTTTTGCGGCTGATTCTAGCATTTTTAGAATACAGTGTGATTCATTTTTAACAATCGTGTTAAGAATTAATTTTGGCATGTTAAGTTTTATTTTTTAATTTTTGATTTTGTTTTAGTTTCGATTTCAACACCTTCAACTAACTTTTCAATATTCAATTTTTTAGAATAGTCTATATCTTCTAAACCAGAAACATCACTACAGAATGAATCTTTTCTTTCTGGTGGAAAAACATTTTCAGTTATAGTTTGATGTGTATAACCATTCAATCTCATTTTGATATAAAAATCTCTATTTAACCGAGTTCTTATTTGCATATAATTTACTATTTTTATGTTATATTATTTACTGAGTATTTGTTTTAGTTTTAATACTATTAAGAACTCAATAATTCTTCTAATTTTAGATTTCTTAAATAATATTTGGGCAAAAAGTAAGTTTTGTGTATTCTTTTTTCCTGTAACCAACCGGTACCATTTTCAGAAAGCATTGCAATTATCAAAAACTCATTATCTACTTTTTTTAAGAACCACCTCTCATCATCTTTTATTGAGTTAGGATAACCATTTCCTTTTCTTCTAATCAATAGGAGTTCATCTCCTGGTGAGTAAGTCACTGCTCCTGATTTGATTTTATCAACTAATTTCCAAACATTCATATTTCTAATTATTTAAGTCTAAGTTCTCTCTAATCATTTATTGTATAAACTTCCGAAAGTTCTTCATTTCTAAGAAATGGTGATGATAGTTTTTTATATTTATTTATTTTGAAATGTTTTTAACAATATTTAATATATACTTTGTTATGATAAGATCAACTATTGGAGTTATATCAGCTAGAGAAATTACAATAAGTAATAGTAGTTTGGTCTACTATTTGGATTCCAGAAATTTACAATCTTATTCTGGTTCTGGTACAACTTGGAATGATCTATCAACATCTGCTCAAACAACTACTCTTGTTAATTCACCTACTTACACAAATGGTATACTAAGTTTTAGTGATACTTCCTTTGAATATGCTGAAACTAATCTTAATCACCCAGACTATAATAATTGGACTGCCGAAGCTTGGGTTAAATTTAATACTTCTTTGTCAGGTAAAGTCACTGCTGTTGTCTGTGGTGAATTCAATTTGTCTGATAGATTAAACTTCAGCATTGGTTCGAATAAAGCACCTTCAAGCTATGATATGTATGTGGGTTTTTATGATGGAAGTTGGAGAAATGTATCTTCTGGTTTGAATCCAGTATTAGGTCAGTGGTATCATATAGCAGGAACCTATGATGGATCTACTATCAGAATGTATGTAAATGGTTTGGAGATTTCTAATTTTAATTATGTTGGTACTCCTCAATCAGGTGGTCAAATAAGAGTTGCAAGAAGGTGGGATGAGAGTAGTGTTAACTCGTCTAACTTTTTAGGAGGTGAAGTTCCTGTAGTGAGAGTTTACTCCAGAGCTCTTTTGGCCTCTGAGGTTTTATCAAATTATAATTTAGAAAAAAATCAATTTGGACTTTAAATATTGTTTACAAAGAAATGTAAAGTATAATGTTGGTGATGTGAATATCACTTCTATCGTTTATCTCTTTAATCATTAATAAAGTTTTTCATTTTCCAAGCTTCATAGGTATTTAGTATCAAACCAGATATCGTCATTGGTCCAACTCCACCAGGAACTGGAGTTATCCAGGAAGCTTTTTTACTTATATTCTCAAAATCACAATCACCAACTAATTTACCATTATCTAATTTATTAATACCAACATCAATCACAACAGCACCTTCTTTAATCATATCTGATGTTAATAAACCAGGTTTTCCAACCGCAATAATAACTATATCAGCCTTCATACATTCTTCATTTAGAAGAGATTTAGGTGTATTTATATCACAAGAGGTAACAGTAGCTCTTCCAATGTTGAAATCATTTCCTAACATAATTGAAATAGGTTTTCCAACTATATTTGACCTGCCAATAACAACTACTTTTTTACCTCTTATTTCTAAATTGTAGTGTTCTATTAGTTTAAGAATACCATACGCGGTAGCCGGTCTCATTGATTTTTGACCAAGTGCCATTTTACCAAAGTTCAAAGGGTGAAATCCATCTATATCTTTGTAAGCACTTATCTCATTGATTATAGAATCTGCTTTAATATGTTTAGGTAATGGTAATTGAACAATAAATCCATCGTAAGAGGACTTGTTAAGTTTTTTTACTTCTTCTACTAATTCAAAAGCAGTAATACTTTCATCAAATCTTATAAGATTGTGATTGATTCCAGCTTTCTCACAAGCTTTTAGTTTACCTTTTACATAAGACTCGGATGCTGGATTATTTCCAACCAATACAATTGCCATACTCGGTCTTGATAATTCAAATCCGATTTTCTCTCTACTTAAATTAATATGGTAATCAATTTTCTGATTAACTTCTTGTAAAAGTTTTTCAGAGACCAATTTACCATCAAGTATTTTTGCTATCTCATGCATGTTATACAGTTGAATTTGATTATTATATCCTTTAAGTCCTTTAGATGTTTTTGAAATTGACGACTTGTTTCACTGCTACCGGTTTCGTGCTTTAATTTGTTAGTAAGTTCAATTTTCTTTGATAGTGAATATGCAATTGGTGTTATTTTGATTCCATCTTTTTCCATGAAGTCCGGTAGATCTTCAACTATTATCATTTGAACATCAACTATACCGACTCTGTAAGATTCATCATAATCTGGATGTCTCCACATTCTTTGGTTTTTAATACTTATTGTTTCTCCTAAATGAGGTATATCATTATATCCCATCTGATTAAATATGGAATATGCCATAGGTAGAGTTATTAGAAAGTCCCAGTCTTCTACTCTTCTATCTAATAATGGTTTATTATCTAATAAAAAACAACGGATAGCTCTCGACCCTGTTAAAACACCACCATGTTTTATGATGCAATTTATTAATTTCTTACTAGGATAAAATAAACGAAACTTTGTATTAAATCTTCTAGAAATATCAATCCTTACATTTTGTGAGTTCATCAATAAATCAAGATTGATATCTCTAAGATGTGATTTTATACTATCTAACTCTATACTCATTAGTCACCAAAAGTTAAAATCTTTTTATTTACCTCTTTTAGGTCTCCCCAAACTGAATTATAAGTTATACCTCTTACTTTTCTATTGTCAATCCAAACATATTCATCATCTGGATTAAGACATCTTGGTTTATTCATAACAAGTCCATGAAATTTGAATCCATTGTCTTTTAACCATTTATCAGTTACTTCTCGATGAGATTCAGTTCTAGCTGTGAAAAAAGTTATATGATGTCCTTCATCATACCATTTGTTGATTTGATTTAGTGAACCTTCTATAGGTTTTGCTGTTGGAAAAAGATGAGAATCCTCATTGTTTATATCATCACAACAAGTTCCATCTATGTCTATTAAGAATATTTTCATAATTTATACTACATTTATTTCATGAATACTTTTACTTTGTGAAAGAGACCAAATTGATTTGGCAATCAGTTCAGCACAGGATATAACTTCCATTTTATTAGTTGATTTATCATTTACTGATGGTATTGTATCTGATGTCATTAGTTTTATCATCTTCGATGTTTCTAAATTCTCAATTGCTTTTCCGCTTAATACTCCGTGAGTCGCAACCGCAATTACAGATGATGCGCCTTTTTCTAAAACTAAATCAGCAGCTTTTTTCATAGTTCCTAGTGTATCTGCCATATCATCAACCATAATTACATTTCTACCACTAACATCACCAACTAATTCCATTGAGTGGATTTCATTTGGTTTAACTCTTTTCTTGTTAATCATAGCAAATGTTGCATCTGGAAATGCCTTACAAAAATCAGAAGCTCTTTTAACCGCTCCCTGGTCTGGTGCTAAGATAGTTAAGTTATCAATTTTATTCTTTTTGATGTGTTCAATAAAGATTTTATTACCATTTAAGTGAATAACTGGAACATTATAGAATCCTTGAATTGCACTGGCGTGTAAATCAATTGTTATAATTCTTGAAATTCCTACTTTTTCTAACACATCAGCTAATACTTTAGAACCTATTGATGATCTAAGATGGTCAGTTTTATCTTGTCTTGAGTAACCATGAAAAGGAGCAACAAGTGTAAAAGATTTACAACCGGCTCTTTTGGCAGCATCAACTACAAGAAGAGTTTCCATAATATCATCAGATGAATTAGTGGATTGAATAAAATAAACATCCTGGTCTCTAATTGATTCATCAAATCTTGGAAGTATTTCACCATCAGAGAATTTCTCAATCTTAAGTTTTCCCGCTTGTGTTATTAGGCCAAATTTTGTTGTTAATATCTCACAAATTCTTTTTGTTAGTTCTTCGCTATTTGTTCCGTTAAATATTTTCATTTATTAGTTTATTTTTAAGGTTAGCTGGTGAATAATTCACTGATTTTAATACTTTGTTGTCTCCGTTTCTATAAACGATATACATACCATTTACCTCTTTGTAGTATCCTTCGGTTCCGTCTTTTTGTTTATAATGTGAGAGTGTTGATAAAGCTTCTTGCATATTTTTACATGCTTTACTCATATTACTTCTTTGAACCTCATTGAATAGTTCAGTGAACTTTTCACCAAGTCCAAACTCTAAAACAGCACCTGATAAGACATATTGTAAATCACAGAGTGCATCTGCAATTTCAATCAGGTCATTATTTTTAATTGCATCTTGCAATTCATTTAATTCTTCTTGTAAGAGAGATACTCTTAATTTGCATCTTTCTTCAGATGGTATTTGAGGAGTATCTAGAACAGGTGCATTAAATGTAGTGTGAAATTCTTTTACATTTTCTAAAAATTGATTCATTATAATAAATTTATTTTATCTATTTTTTATTATTTTTTTCTCTCAAGTTTTAATGTAATGTAAAATTATATAAATTTTAATTTCTGGAAATAATATATAATATATAAATAACTAAAATTATAAACTTTTATATGAAAAGAATTCAAAAATATGAAACGTTTCTAGAAAAGAGAAAAATAGATGAACCAGTTAATGAAGAGTTCATTGGTGGACTTTTAGCAGCAGCTAAAGGAGCATTAAAAAACTTTCTAGGAAATATAACCGCACCATTCAAATCCCTTAAGGATGACTTTAAGAAAGGTATGAAGGTAGAAGAACTAAAAAAGAAAATGACAACTACAGTTGAAACAATTCTTAAATCTGCTACTGATAATATCAATAAGGCTGAAGATGAAAATGCAATTAATCAAATCAAAGATGCTTTTAGAAAAGAAATTGATGAGAAGGTGGTTGAATTTGATAAGGAAATTAAAGCAGTTAAAGAATCAGTTTCGGTGAATGGTCAATTAATAAATGAAGGCGTTAAAGAAACTATGATTGGAGCCAGAGTTGCTATTGGTATGTTAAAGGATATTGCTGGAAAGGCTAAAGCAGAATTCGATGTAAAGTTCGCAGCAGCAAAAGATTTAGCGGCTAAGAAAGCAGTTGCGGTTGCTGAAGTAAAACAAATTGCAGATAATTTTAAGAAAACAATTAATGACGAAAAAGCTTTTAAAGCTGCAGAAGAAAAGTACATGACTGATAACAAAATAGAAGGTGGTGGAGGAGGTCCTAAAATCGTATTAGATTGGGGTGATGTTGAAGTTGAGTTAAGCCCAGTTTCAGGAGAAGATGAGAAAAAACATCCTGGATTTTTACAAGTCACTAAATCTGGTAGTAAGAAACTTGTCGTGAAAGAAGGTGAAAAAGTTTTAGTTAAAATTGCTGGAACAGTTAAAAAGGGCGAAAAGGCAAAAATGACTGATATATTAAGAAATGAACAACCAGATCCATTAAAAGAATACGAAACTGGAAACTTAGAAAAGATCACAGTGGATGATAAGGAAGTTCCTGAGTACAAGTTTGGAGAAGCTAAAGCAGAAGGTCAAGAAGACTTAGTAAAAAAACTTGGTGAGTTGAAAACCAAAAAACCTGATGATATCAAAAAGGTTGCAAGTTTTGTTGATTTTATAAGTGATGAAAAGAATAAAGATAAAATAGCTGAACTTGAAAAGATAATGGGTGCAGAAGAAGGAAAATAATTCAAAAGAGAGATTTAATCTCTCTTTTTTTATGCCTTAAAAAGACCTAAACTTTTAATATATAATTTATGAGCTCAGATATAAGAAAAAAACTCGAAAGAGTATTTGCAAAGATTGATAAACTTGCTATTTATGGTAAAGAAAAAACACAAGATTACTATCTATTGATAGATGATTTTGTAAATAAAGGAACTTATCAAGATTTTGAACTTTGTCTTTTTTACTACTATTTCATTGACATCTCTGGTATCAAATCAACAGATGAAGTAAAAAAGACAACTTGGTCTGAAATCCTTTTACAAACACAAAGTCCTTTCTTAAAAAAATTGAGCAGGTTATATAAATCAAAAAATGTTTACCAACAAAGCTTTGATATCTACTCAACAGATGCTAGCACTGTTCAACTTACACTTTCATCACCATTGAGTTCTACTTATTCAGTTATCGCAACGGCATCAACTATTAATTTTACAAGACAAAATGATTTAATAAAATTAAATATACTAGACAGTAATACAAACAGAGCTACAATTTATAAATCAGATTGGGAAATTGTAGACGGAATTGAAATACCAACAGGATTGGAATTACTTCAAAGATTTGAGGTTTCAGCAAGTTTTTCACAATATTCAACTACTATACCAACTACTCATAATGAAACATATTTAATAATAACTCAAAAAAGAGGAGCAACTGCATCATCTTTTTATGAATTCAACTATAAACTCACACTGCAAAAAAATACATTTCTAGGTCAAATAAAAGAGATAGAAAGTATAAATACTACAAATTATTATCTTAAAGATGTTAATCTACAGAAGAAAAATAAAAATGTTATTACTTCACTTCAAGTTGATAAGTTGGGATCAACTAGTTCAGTCATTCTAACTGATTATAATCCTGATCTAACTTATGATAATAATTTATTAAATAATTACACTCAAGCTTTAAACATACTTCTATCTTAAACTTTTTCTGATAATCAACTATAAAAAAGAAAAAATAAGATGAAAATAAGAATCGCCGACTTTGAGATTTTAACTCGTAACTATAAAGTATTTGTTGATGGTAAAACAAAAATTAATGAAAGAAAAGATTTCTTCTTAAAGAAGATTGAGCCTTTAAGAAAAGATATGGAATCAATTATTAAATCCGCAAACTCCAGTCTGATTGTAGACCAATCTTCACAACAACAAAGAATGGAAAGGTTCAAACAACTACAGGAAGATGCAATGAGATATGATAATGAATTCAAACAAGAGTTCAAAAAAATGAATGATGAACTTACTTTGAATGTTTATAATGATTTGGAAAAAATCATCTCAGAATGGGCTGAGAAGAATGATATCGATTTAGTTACTGGAAAAATGGAAGTAGTATTTGTTAAACCAGAGTTTAATATAACTGACCAGATTTTAGAAGTTCTAAAAGAAAAAGATTTGTATGTAGAATTCAAAGAAATTGAAAAACAAAAAGAGAGTGTCTAACTCTCTTTTTTTATGATCTGATTTATTTTCTTGTTTCGATTATATTGTGTTTCTACTAGTTTAATAGATGTTCTAATCTCTTCTTGATATGATGGTACATTTGCATAAGTATATTGTAAATCCTTATCCGGCATAATTTGTAATATAGAAGAACCATCTATAAAAAAGAAGATTGAGTCATTACTTTTTTTAAAGTCAATTGTAACAAGTCTTTTTTTACCATTCCAAAGCACTCTTTCTGAAATTGAACTTTGTAACAATTCACAGAAAAAATTTAAGAATTCATCGTCACTATTTAGTTTCTGAAATAGATCCATTTAAAAATAGTTTTAAGTTCTCTCTCATATCTACTACCTTATAAAGGTGGGCTTCTTCTTGACCAGGTCCAATATGAACAATATAAGCACCACCAACTTCAAATCCCCATTCTTCTAAAATAAGGGAATACATAGAAAGTTGTATTGAGTATTCATTGTGGTGGTTCTTCCAGTAGTCTTGAAACGGTGCTAAAAGTTTTTCATATCTACCTCTATCGATATCATCGGTAGTATACGACTTATTTGTCTTCCAGTCTAAAATATATATCTTTCCACGATAGACAAATAGCGAGTCAATCATACCAGCAATCTTCCACTTCTTAGAAAATACTCTGACTTCAAACTTCAAAGGTTCTAATTTATGTAGATGTTTAGCATAAACCACATTGAACTTATTTATTCTGTGTATAACATCTAAGTTAGTAGGAAGTGGTTTCCATACCTGATTGAAATAATCTTCAATCCACTGGTGAGTATCAGTGCCTACTTCATTTGCATAGTCATTTAGTTTTTTCCACTCATTAAGAATCCAATCTTGTGGAACTCCTGCCTCTTCGGCTTTTTTCTTAGACCAGTAATCTTGTTCAAACGGTTTGTGAAATTGTTGTATGAACTTAGTAACGGAAATAAAATGCTCACCATTATAAGTATATCGGTGAGCTTTTGGATCGAATTGGAAATTTATATCTTGAAAACAATCTAACTCTTTTTTTAATAACTCTATCATTTAAGACGGTATATTTTTGTATTATATACCTTTATTGACAAAAAGTTAGTTAGTTTGTCTGCGTCTTTCTATTAAATCTAAAACTGATTGAATATCATCTTCAGAAACATCCCATCCATTACTATTGATAGTTTCCATTAACTCTTCAGTTGTAAAGCTTGATATTTTTCTAGTTTTACTTCTTTTTTCCTCCCAGTCTTTAATTTGCTTTAGTCTTGATTCAATAGAATCATGATTATTTAAGTGGTCAAATTCTTTATTGAAAATTGGCTCACTCAATCCATCGTGATAGTAAACATGTTCATTTAGAATATATTGACCATTTACTTCTGACCAAGTAATGTTATTGTGATGAGTGTAAACTCCTTTATATTCAACCCAAGCAGAATCTCCTTGGTATCTTAAAACATGGTCTATACCATCAAATCTCAAATAATCACCTTCATAAGAAGATCCTTCAGAAGAACAAAGTGTTCTTAAATGAGGGCTATTGTATTGATAGTTGTAAAGCTTACCAGTTTTTTTATCTAAGAACTTAAAGGTATCCATATATGGTAAGTATCTAAAATCAACATTGATTGAAACTTCAAGCTTTAACTCTTGACGTTTTTGACCAACTTGTTCGAACTGCATTGTATTGTACCAGTTTTGCTCAGACTTATATAAGAAGCCATTTTGCGTAGCCCACTGCTTAAAATAAAACATTAAGTCTTCATCACAAACAGTATAGATTCTATCCATTATTTTATGAGAATCAAACTTCCAAAGAAGAGCTCTTCCCATAAGTTGACCATAACTATCAGTCATAATCAACATTGAAATTTTATCAGGATTATAGACATAAAGGTCTAAATATTTTTGACAACTTTCGTGTTTCATACAGGATGCACCTAATGTTCCTCTGTCTGATTGATAAGAATCGAAATGATAGTAGTTACGGATTGTTGCTCCCTTTACAATAGAAAAATTAAAAATTGGTTTATTAACTTGTGATCGGAAAAGATTGGAAAACTTTTCAACTTCTCTTGAATTGACATTCTTAAATAATTTGGTAATAAAACCACCTGGTTTTACTTGAAATCTTCTTGATGAAGTCCAGTATTCTGTTGGACTCATAGAAGTCATTCTATCTTCGGTAAGATAGGAAATCTTAGTTCTATCGTCTCTTGAGATAGAGATAAAGTTTACGGGATTATCAACCAAATCTTCTTTATCGTGTCTTTTTTTAAGAAGTAGTTGTGCAACAACTGACTCGCTTTCAAATTGTGTGAGTATTTCTTTTAAATCATCAGAAATAAAGATGTCATAGGTTTTTCTTTCGTAAGCCATTTTGATTTTATTTTATTGAGATACAAATATACGGAAATTATTCTAATTTTAAATATTATTAAATGTTAAAATTCTAACCTCTTTATTATTATGAAGTTTTTTTATTGAATAGTAAAGTTTTTTCCCTTCATGTGTTAAATCGCGGAAGTTAGCAATCCACGGTGTGTTAGTCTCTCTCATTTCAAAAGAGTTTTCATTCCACCCTAAGCAAATTGAAGTTGTTATTGGGATTGAGATTGGAGTTTCATCTTCAACAACATTTGGAAAATAGATTTTATCATAATCATTATTCTTTAACTGTTGTTGAACTAGCTCATCGATAGTTAATTGATTAGTTTTGATTTTTGGTCTTTGTGTTATATCATCACTTACAAAGTTACCAGGAAGAATAATTCTGTTGTTAGATAGAATATAAGGCTTATTGGATATATCTTGTGTATCAAAGGCAACTAAGTAGACAAGTGTTTTTCCGATGTCAGTTCTTATATAGTTCTTTCCATCAAAAGGAAAGTTGATAAATCCGTTATTGTCTTCTCTTAACATTTAGTAAATTATTAATTAGATTAGTTATTTTATTTAGAAATGAAGTTGTGGTAACTTTTTTTAAGGGAAATCTACCGTGATTTCCCATACTATCATAATCTGTGCAAATTATATGTTTCATATTAAATACCAAGTGCCTCCAAAACTGAATTACGAACTGCCCAAGTAGTCATTTTAAATATACGGTCAGTTTCTGCTTTTATGATATGAGAATCCTGACGGTTAAAGATACGTAAATATAATTGAAAAGCAAAAAACGCATCTAAATAAAAATCTTCAGCCGTACCTATTGTAGTAAGTTTACTACTCTCTTTCATCAATATATCAAATTGTGCCTTTGTTAATTTAATCTGACCATCATTGTAGGCAAATCTTACCATATTCTTAAACGCATCAAACTTACGGTGATTGATTTGAGGAACATCTTCTTTATCACCTAAAATAACCTGTCTTAGTTTAGATAACTGAATTCTATGACCTACTAGGTTATTCATCGCTTCAACTTGCTCATCAAATGTTTCATCATTAAGACCCATAGTGGCAGTTTCTGCTGCTTGAGTAACACCTGTTAAGTGTTTTTTCACAAGACCGACATTCTTTACACCTATAACATAAAAGTTATTGTTATCACAATAAAGACCAACATTAAATGATAATCTTCTGGACTTATCTGTTGAGTTAAGTATATAAAAAGATTTATAAAAGTCAAGTCCACCTATCTTAACCTTATCAGAAATAAGTTGAAGATATTGTCTACCGGCATGAATAATCAGTTTGTATTCATAAATAGTAAAGTTTTGTTCGATCAAGTCAATCTTATCTTTAAGATACTTAACGATATCAAAGATCTCATAACGATTAGAAACCGGAGTAGTGTTAATAACTCTACCATCATATTTAGTTATTACTGTTTCACCAGATTTCTCAATAGAAATTCTGTTAATTCGGTCAATAACTTCTTTTTTGTTGTAAGATGTAAATCCTCTCATTTTATTTATTTTTAAGTTTATTAATACAAGTTTCTTTCCACTCAAAGTGGTCGACATTTACTGGAAAGCATTTGTCACCACTTTCTAATATATCCATTAGTTCAATAGTATCATCATCAACATGAAAAACAAATCCTTTATCTTTTAAAAAGTGAGACTTAGATTCCATACAGGTAAATTTGATATGTTCTGATTTTATATCACAGAATTCAGCAACATCAAATACTCTTTGATTTTGACCTTTTATCCAATGCCAGTTCTTTTTCATTGCACTTTCATCATCAAATCTTGAGGTAACAATCCATACTTCGTGCCCTTCATCTACTAATTTTTTAGCAAATTCTTGAACATCTTTTCGGGATAAAGTGCTATCAAAATCGAAACTAACTTTCATCTTACAAAGATAGGAATAATTTATTGGAGAAAAAAATAATATATAACAAATATGAGATTTGTCAGAAAATTTAACAATTTTATTAATGAGAGTTTTCAACCGGATCCATCAGTTGTTGATGATATAGTTGAAACGGTAATTGATTTTATTGATGATGGTATTAAGATTGTATTCAGTTCATCATCTGGTGATATGTCATATTCGGACTATTCTGAAAAGAATGCAAAATACAATAATTTTAAGCCAGTTATTAAAGGTGGTAATAAAATCATCAGCAAATTTAAGATTACTCTTTCTTTTGGACCAAAATATAAGAAATATACTGAGGCACTCGATTTGATGACCGAAATGAATACTAGTATCGGAAGACTTGGTGATTTAGGTTGGACTTTGGTTGATGTGAAATTAAACTCCAACAGATCCGCAACAGCTAAAGAAGTTGGAATAGTTAGAATAGAATATATTTTTGAGAAACCAGATGTTGATTTAGAAGAAGAATTCAAACTTCCAAGTGAGGATGAGTTAAGAGAAAAAATAGAGGAATTTGGAATTGCAGTAAGAGATATAGATTATGAAGATGGAATGATGCGAGTTGATTTTGCATCATATGCTTATGATGGTGAATTGAACTCTGAGGCTTGGTATGATGATAAGTTTGAGATTGTTTGTGACTTCTTTGGATTCGAAGGTTATGATTTACAGTATCAAAAAGCAATGGTTTATTTTGAGTATAATTATTAGTTTTTAAATATGAAACTTATCATTTTTGAGTGATGAAAAATTCATAGAAGAAGAAAGAATTTAGATGGATTATTTTAATTTAATTTTCCAAACTACTGGATTTATCTTACTTAAACAATAGTAAGACATTCTTCTATTACCACCAACTAAATACCATTTACCGTTGATTTCAATAATAGAACTAAGTGGCATTTTTTCACCCTTTTCAATAGCTTTATCAAAGTGATCGAAAGAGCCACTTGCGTAGCCTTTATACGACACTGCTAATTGGTAAGCTTCTTTATCTATATCTGGAAAATCTTTAAATACTCCTGAAGTGTTAAAACGATCTTCGGATCCTTTTTCTTTTAAGAAGTCCATAATCTTTTCATATGAAAACTTCATTTTAGTATAGTTATCACTATCTTTTCTATACTCATCAAACCCAGCTCTTCCAATTTCGTTAGAATCATTTGCTAATTTCTCAACATCATCCTCGGTCATTTGATACGGAGTTCCTGTCCAGAATAATTTTCTAGCAAATTTGATGAAATCATAGTATTTAGTTGCATCAACTTCCACACTACCTTTCTTTAAATGAAATTTCTTCATCTTTAATAAGTCGTTGGAAGTTACTGGTTCATTACTCGGATTAGTTGGTTTTCCGGATTTATCTTCACATTGTGGTTCAAACTCTTCTGGCTCAAAATCCATCGCCTTTCCTACTTCTCCAAATATTGATTTATCTATATGGAATTTCTCACCTCCGATAATAAATTCTTCCGGTAGTTCATCTCTTAAGTCATTGAATATCCTGAATAATTCTTTAACTTCAAATTCACCCACACCCCAGTTTATTTTTTGTGTTGAAGATACTAACTCTTCTTTGATTAGTCTAAATTTAGAATATGATTTTAAAAATTTCATAAATTATATATTAATTTTTAATCTAATAAATTTATTTTTAAAGATAAAGATACTCCGAATACTTATTTTCATCTTTTAAATCAATTTGCATAGTCGTATCTTTAAGTGGTGTAGTAAAAGTAATTGTAATTGTGCTTAAATAATCAGATTCTATTCCTTCAAGTAATTCATTAAGTAAAATCTCACGCTCGTCATCTTTATCTAATTTTATGCCGGTATCAATAATCAAATTGATTTTCCACGGTAATCTTTTTTTTATAAAAGAATTAACTGCCAACTTATAAGCATTTGGTGTTTTTATCATTCTCTTATATAAGAAAATTGAAAAAATAACAACTCTGATGATATAATTATGATAGATTTCGTTGATTTCGAGTTTCATATTTAATATATATTATATGCTTAAAAACTGGTCAAAATTTAATGAAAATGTTGATAACTTCGAAAGTATCATCGAAGGTAAGTTCTCTGAAATTAGAGATATACTCATTGAATTTGAAGATGATGGTATTCTAAACAACTATTCTATAGTGTTAGCTGGTGAAGAATCTAAAGGAGGTGGACTAACCTTCAATCCAAAAGTGGGAGATTTCGAGAGATGGTTTTCTTATTGTGTTTCTCAAATCAAAAACAGGATTGAACTTTTTAAAGTTGAAAATGCAACAATCTGTATAATTGCAAATATGAAACTTCCAGTTTCCAATAAAAAAATTGGATATAGAGCTGTTCAAGATACTTATCAAGTAATGGATTCAAATGGTATAAAAAAGTTTAGTGATATAGTTACTGCTAATTCGAGATTATCTTCATCCGGTTATGAGGTAAACTTTGATCTTGTAGCAAGTCATCCAGAATACAAACCCTTAAAAATGTTAATTTATTTTACAATATGAGATATATCAAACGATTCAACGGATTTTTAATAAAAGAGGCAGTTGGTTTAGCCGAACCAACCTTACTTTACTCTGATTTCATTATGGAGTTAGCACAAAAACATTTAGACGAATTTCTAAATACAACTGAACAAACATATAAAAAAGTTGAAAAAGTAGACATAACAAAAGTTACAAAAATCTTTTCAACTAATAACTGGATTAGTCTTCCAGTTTCAACACTCAATATAGGTTTCAATTTTAGTAGAAGAACTGATGAACAATTCACAAAAGAATTTCCAGTAACTTCTAAAATTAAAAACTTCACCACAAATGGATTTTGCTCAAGTATTGAAAAGGAAAAAACAGAAGATTCTTCCTATATTGAACCAGCTGTTGATGAAAGAACCGACCACAGTATATTTCTTAATATGGAAATAGGGTTTCTAATCAATGAAAGTTTCAATGAAATAGAAGATCTACTACTAGAAATGGAATCAGCTACTCTACACGAATTAAATCACGGATATGAAAATTATAGAAGAATGATTAATGGAGCTGGTCAATTATCAACTGATGTTACTTGGTCACTAGAGGCAAATAGAAGTAGAATAAAAAAAGAAATTTTCAAAGCCTGGTCAGATAAAATAGGTTACTACTTATACTGGTCTGAAAAACATGAAATGAATGCAATGGTTCAAGATGCTTGGCCTTATGTTAAGAAGTATCATGTAGAAGAATTGAAATCTAAATGTCCTACTTGGACATTTGCACAAAGAATGATAGATTTTAATGCTGTGGATTTCAAAAAACAAATGTCTGATTTAATAAACAGTTTTTACCCAGATGTGAACCCTGAAATTATTCTAAATAGAATGAAAAACGGATTAGCTAATCAATTAGACCAATCTAGAGAAACCTCAGTAATTGAGCTTGTGGATGCACCTTCAATTAAAGGTGTTGATATAAGAAAGATGTCAATCGATAAGTTTCTTCAATTTGTTCAAGATAGAGTTAATTCATCAGGACAAAGAATACAAAAAAAGATACTAAAATTATATTCCCTTAAAAATTAAAATAGAAAATTATGAAACACTTAAAACAGTTCGAAAACTTTGAACCAGTAAATGAATCCATTTCCGATATATTGTATGTAGCCGCTATAGTATTTGGTTCACTTTTTGGATTATCACTCACAGCAACTGCTATAGTTTTGATTAAGTCAAAAAGTATGAGAACAATGCTTAAAGAATTATTCTCAAATATACCAAAGATGCTTAGAATTAGGAATAAACTTAAAAAATCTGAAAAATTTAAACATTTGAAAGATTTAGCTAAAGATTTTAACAAGAATCCTACAGATTCCAAAAAGAAAGAACTGTTTGATGGTCTAAAAGATGTACTAAATATTGAAGAAGTTAAGGAGATTCAGAATCTAATTTCTAAATCTAATTCAGAGGTTATGAAATCTATGAAAAATGATAAGTAACTAAAAAATTAATTTATCACACGTGAAAATAATTAAATCGTACAAACTATTTTTAGAGGAACTAATCACTGATCCAAGTCGATTACTTCCATTAGATATGAAAAAACATTTACAATCAATAGAATTGTATCATGTTGGAGACCATATTTGGGCAGTGAAAGTTACTGACTCACATTCAAGAGCAATGTTATTTTTAAGAGCTCAAGAGTTCTACGAAAGTATATTTGATGAAATTGTTAAAAAACAATTTAAGTTTTCTAGATTTCAAGACCTTTACAAACAACATTACGGTAAACAAGAGTTTACTTATGGTGCTGATTGGTCTGGTTTCAATATACCATCTACTATTTTAGAAGATTGTATGATGAATGTTCCAGAAGATGAGATGAACACTTATGATAAGAAAATGATTTCTATTATCAATACTATCAAAGAAGTTGAAGGTGAACATAACTATTACATACTTGGTGTTGATGAGTTAGATAATGCTCTGTTAGAACATGAGTTTGCGCACGCTATGTATTTCACACTACCTGATTATAAACAATCAATGGATTCTCTAACTTCAAAATGTGAACCACAAGTAAGAGAAATGATGTACAAGTGTATTATTGATTATGGATATGCTGACCATGTTCTGTCTGATGAGATGCAAGCTTATATGGCAACTGGATTGGGAAAGAAAATGGTAGAACTTAATATACCAAACATCGAAGATTGGTGTGTAAAATATAGAGAAGTGTTTGAGGAATTTTATTCAAAATCTCTTTATCCAACACCTGATAAAAAAGAAATCAGTTGGAATATATAGATTATGAAAATGAATCTAATCGGAAAGTAAAATCTGATTAATCTTATCTTCCCTTTCTTCTGTTTTAAGTAATCTTTTATATTCTTGAATCGTGACGATTTCTTCCTCTTTGAATTCCGACTCATTCATTTGACTTTCAACAAACCAAAGACATTTATAAACATCACCGATTCTGTCAAAGATTGTCATTTTATTTCCACCAGTAGTTTTAATAACAATTTCCCCAGTTTTATATCTCATAAACTTAACAGTTAAGTTTCTTTTATTTATTAAAAAACTACAGTTCCTTCTATTTTTTATTTTATCGTTTAATATATACTCTCAACAAAAAGAATCCGAAAATATGACACTACGAAAATTTATACTAGTATTAACTCTAGTAATTCCAATTTTCTCATTTTCTCAAAATTCATTACCACAAAATACAAATGAGGCTACTTGGGACCAGGGAGTTCCATTTTTTCCAGAAAGTCAAACAGTGACTGAAATGATTAACAAATTAGATCTTAATGATATTCTTAATGGTAAAAAATTATCTATTGGTGAGGTTAAGCTTTGTCGAGAAATTGGTATTGCTTTTTACAATAGAGGTATGTATGACGCTGCTGAGTGGTATTTAGATAAAACAAAAGGTTATGTTGATATAGTTGAATTAGATGTTGAAAAAGATGTTCATTATATTTGCGATGAATTAAAAAAGAAAGAAGAAAGTGAAAAAGAACTACCGGCTGAAGCTCAAGAATCAATTAAAAAAGATTTACAATTCTTACAACAGATTCCAACTACATTAGATAAATTATCAAAATCTGATTTACAAAGCATTGCAAAGGAAATTGATAGTAAGATTAAAAACCTTATAGCGGAAAAAGATTCACTCGTAAAAGCAAATGCAAAACAAGAAATTATTGACGCAAAAGATGGAACCATCAAAACACTTAATAAAGAAAAAGAAGTGATTGATTTAACAATTAACAATAGTGAGTTAAAAGTGGAAAAAGATGAATTAAAAGTAGAAAACACTGATCTAGAAATACAAAAAGCTAAATTAAAGAAATGGTTATGGTCATCTGCTATTTCTATCATCTTACTTATTTTGGCAGTTGTTGTTCTCTTCCAAAGAAAACGAATTCAAGTTCAAGACCACGAAATCGATGAGCAATTAAAAGACATAGCTAAAAAGAATACCTATCTTGAACACGCTGCTCGTATTATTAGACATGATATGCACTCTGGTATAAATACTTACATTCCAAGAGGTATTAATTCACTTGAGAAAAGAATAAGTCCAGAAGAACTACAAAGATTAAAGATTGATGGTTCGGTAAAAATGATTAAAGAAGGATTAAATCATACTCAAAAAGTTTATAAGTCAGTTTATGAGTTCACCAATTTAGTAAAACAAGATATAGTATTAAATAAACAAAAGGTTGACCTTACCGACTTATTGAAATCATATTTCGCCGGAACTTCTTATTTTAATCAAATCGAGATTGAACAGTTAAAAGAAGCAGAAGTAAATGAAATACTATTCTGTAATGCTATTGATAACTTAGTTAAGAATGGTCTTAAATACAACGATAGTGAATTAAAGATGGTTAAAATCTCATTAGAAGGTGATAATCTAATTGTTCAAGATAATGGTAGAGGTATGACTCAACAACAATTCGAAAAAATTAGTATTGCTTACTTAACTAAGAAGAATAAAGATATAGATAAAGAAACTTCTGGTTTAGGATTAAACATCTGTCAGGCTATATTAGCTGAACATGGATTTAATTTAAGTTGTGAGAAGAATGATGTAGGAACTAAAATGACTATTAAATTAAAATAGTAAATAAGGCACTTTGTATACCCTATTTACTATTTTAGTTATTACATTATTATCTAATGATTATTTCTTCTATTTTATCCTTTGTTCCTAAAAATAGAATTCTACCAGATTGAATTTTCCAATTATAGATGTCAGCTAATTGTCTAAGAGCTCCCTCTACAGTTGTACATTTAACAATATTAGATTGTCTTGTGTGTAATTTTGATAACATTTGATTTACACTAAATCCTCTGGTGTTTAGTAATTGATTTAGAGCTTTTTGATAGTATCTTTTACCACCAATTTCACTATATTGACTGAAAAGTGAGATTTGATTTAATCTATCAAGTAAGTAATTATAGTCAGATTGTGTAAATTGCAACTCACCATTCTTAAATGAAGGATATGATATCTTTGAACAAGTTCTATTAACATCACTATTCAGTATGTAGAATAAAGCCTCGTGGTCAAATATACTAGAATACATTCCATAAATACTTGAGTATAAAATATAGTTTTGATTTCCTTTTTGAGCTTCGCTTCTCATAAAGTCGGAAACATCCCATTCTTTTGATGCTGTATTCAAAAGAGTTATATCGTTTAAAATACTAGCCATGGTAAGTCCTCCATCGATTACATATGAAACAGGAACATTTAAACTTTGACAAGCGTGAAATCTGTGCTGACCATCCACTATTTTAAGAGGATTTATATCATCTGATTCATCTAAAATACAAATAACAGCGTTTGTCTTAATGTATTTTTTGCTAATTGATTGTTTGATTTTATTTAGATTTGAGTTATCTAAATTTCTGTTACCACCGATAAATCCAAACATTGAGTAGTTTGTTGTGGAATAAATTTGTGTTAGAATTGTGGATGAATCCACTACGTTTTTTGGTAAATTTTTCATTTTATTTAATTTTTAATTTCTAATTTGATACTCATCGTGACGTATCAATAAATTCTTTTTTGGCCAAAAAGTAAAGTTTATATTACTTTATTTTTCAAAAGTTTACTTTGAATAAAAAAAAATCTCGATTTTCATCGAGATTAATTTTTTAGTAGTTCATTATCAGTAATTCAACACCTTTAGTTTGAGCTTTGCCAGATTTAGCCATCGCTGCTTTGTGAAACTCCTTAGACTCCCATTTGTAGTCATCTTTTGGAAACCATTGCTCTAATTGATCAAAGTGATAATAACTTAGTGAGAACTTACCAGACATTGACTTAAGACAATTAGCTAATCTCTCATGTGTTTCTATACCAAATTGATGATTTGCGTAATAGTCTTCGGTTTTATAATACGGGGGATCACAATAGAAGTAAGTAGTAGGAGAGTCATATTTCTCGATTACTTTTTGAAAATCCATATTCTCACAAACAGTAATCTTATCAAAGAATTTTTGCCATTTAGTGTCAACTAACTTGTTTTTGAATGAATCAAATTTGGATTTATACTTACCTTTCAAGTCGATAAATTTAGACTTCTCTGGATTAGTTCCAGACCAAACCTGGCTAAGAACATAAGCATATTTAGCAGCTGTGTGATAATCCGGACTACTTAAATCAACCTTGAATTCTGGATGAAATATCTCTTTTTGAAACTGATTAAATAATTCTTTATTTTGAGATTTATAGTCTTTGATGACCTCATAGAAGTCTTTGTAGTTTCTAATACAGTTGAATAAGTTTACATTCAAAGGATTAAAATCATTATAAACTACATTTTTAAGATTTGCATAGTTAGGTAAATCCATTTTGAAGAATACCCAAAACATTCCAGAGAATGGTTCAACATAAGTTTCTATGTTGGTTGGTATATAGTTTTTAATCCAAACTCCAATCTTTGATTTTCCACCGATATATGATAAAGCCATTTAATTAATTTATTTTTTATTTATATTGCTAATTACGAAATAAGTTGCATTTTTAGAGGTAACTTTTATTATTTTGATACCACTCATTATAAACATCCATAACAGAAACAAGATTACCATTTTTATCGTTTAAGAAAAGAATGTTTTCATTTTGTAATTTCCTGTACCATTTGATACACTCATTTATATTAGTTATATCAAATTGCCAAGACTTAAATGTTCCTTTGTCGTTCAGAGATTTTGGAAGAGGAAGTAAAACCTGTAAAGCCTTTAGAGTGCTTATAAAATCACTTACACTGTTCCACCTTTCGTAAATCTTATTTTTGTAGATATAAAGTACTATATTACTCATTCCAACTAAGTGGTCTTTAGTCATTGATTCACCAGGATTTCCTGGTATATAGTATGGTAGTTCAAAAATCGCACCTGATACTTGATTATCAAAGACAACTGGATTTCTAAATCCAACACAAGCATCTTTAATTAAATCTTCATCATTTAACTCTCCTAATTCAGAAAGTGATTCAAATATCTTTTGAGAAATTTTGAATTGATTTTCCCACTTTTTAGTAGTTCTTCTCCCACCAACTCTTACAGATTTGATTTTCTTCTTATTTGATGTTCTGTCTTTGGCTGATTCGAATAAGTTCATTTTATTGTTCTCTTAATTTTGCGATTCTATCTCTTAGTTCTGCTGCAATCTCATATTCTTCATTTTGAAGTGCTTGATTCATCATCTTTTCTAAATCATCAACAGATACTCTTCTTTTTGTTTTTGGTTCTGAACTAAAATCAACTTCAGATAAATCCACATCTTCTGGTTCATCTTCTTTTAATGGACTACCATCATCACTAATTGTGATTCCAGCTGAATCCATAACTTCTTGAGCCACATAAATCGGACATTCATAAACAAGAGATAATGAGATTCCATCACCCGCAACGCATTCTATTTCAACTTCTTCACCACCATTGGATGCAACAATCTTAGTATAGAATATACCTTCAATAACAGCGTAAATAAAAACTTCTTGTATATCAATTCCGAATGAATCAGTGAGTGATTTGAAAAGGTCATGAGTCAAAGGTCTTTGTGGTTTTAACTTTTCGATTTTAAGTGCTATTTGTTGAGCATCACTGGGTTTAACAATAAGTGGTAGCTTTTTTTTACCTTTGATTTCTGATAAGATAACTACATACGAACCCATCTGTGATTGGCTATAAGAGATTCCGATAATTTTTACTTGTTTTCTTTTTTTCATTGTTTTAATATTTTGTTAATTCTAAAGTGTCTTTGATATTGTTCATTACAAGCTTCATGTTCTATTACTAATTTAATAAGTTCTTGATTAGTTGAAAAATGAAAAGTCTTTGATGAATCAGCTTTACTTTCCAAAAGTTCTATTACTATGAAGTTATATAATTTATTTGATATTTGTTTTTCTTCACTAGTGAGTTCTTTGATAATAAAGCAAACTTTTCTTCCTAAATCATAAAGATGATATCTTATCAGTTCTTTATTTTCAAACCAAAATGAATTATGATTACCCTTTCCTAAAAAAGGAATACCATGGAATGAATGATAATGTTTCCAACCCATTTTTTGTAAAAGATATGAATTAATATCTGACATTCTTTTTTAATCTTGTAGTAGGAGATCTGCTGCACTCGTACTAGCCCATGCGATCGGTTTTGCCCAAGTTCTAAATCCTAAACCTCTTAACCACGGAGCATAACTTTTATAAGCAGCATATGATTTATTTTTGTGCATTCCATTTTCATTTATTGTTCCTTCTGACGGATTAAAATCAACATGTATATCAACTAACTTATATTCTACATTATCAGCTGAAGTCAAACTAAGTGATTTCATCACTGCAAAATCTTGATGTGATGGTACATGTAGAAACTCACCATTACATTTCAGAAGATGATACTTATATCTTTTTCTTTCGATTTCAGTAAGGTCTTTTCTTTTATAAAAAGATTGAAGTTCTGTATCTAAATAAGTTGCTAAATCATGTAGGTATTGAGCTTCTTTATAAAGTCTAGATTGTGTTTCTCTAATCTTAGGACAGGATTCTCTGAAGAATATAACGTGAGCTCCTCTTCCGATGTCTGTATTATACAACATTATAGTTATAGCGTAAAGTGTTCTTCTTCTTTTTTGAATTGAATCACAACCAACACTAATAGTCACAGTTGGGTCTTTTTCAATAAAATTTTTTAGATATTCTACAATATCTTCAATATGATCACCTCCAAATCTTTTAAATTTGCTCTTCCACATCATCACCCTCCATTTCTTTACTTCTACTAACTAATTTCTTTTTTATTTTTAATACTGATTTTGCAACTACTTCTGGTGCAAAAACCATAAATGAACCATCTTCACAAGTCAATTCAAAACCGGCCGAAAAGAATCCTTTACTCATTTTGACTAGTGTAGAATATTGTTCTATGGATATATGGGTTTTTTTACCTATAAACTCACCATACTCAGTGAGTAGTATCATTTGCACTTCTAGATATTGATCCATATTTTATATATTGAAAATATATTTTTTTGTTTACATAAAAAAAGGGGAACTAAGAGTTCCCCTTCAGATGACTACTGGTAAATTATTTACTACCAGGTTTGTTGATTTTCTTAATAGTTCTCAACAAATCTTCGAACTCCAACAAGAACTTCTTTAACTTTGGATTAGTTACATCAGTGATGTTATCCAAGATGTAAAGTAAGTATGCGGTTTTCTCATCATCACCAACATTCTTTAAGAACTTCACAGCGTTTGTTAATTGCTTGTCTGTTAGTTTAGTGATGTCAATCTCTTTCAAAGATTGAATTAACTCCGAGTTTTTATCACGGTTGTATTTTTCCAAATCCTTCTTAATACCATCATAGTTATTAAGAACATCATTGATAGAGATATTCAACATATCTTCACAATACTGAATGAACTTCATTGCTGAGTTTCCAAGATAACCAGTTGCAACTTCTTTTAACAATGGTAAGAAGTCTTTTGGTGATGCATCCATTCCCCAATTAGATGTGATGAACTTAGATAACATAGTCCAAGAACGCGGTGTAGCGTAACCTTTGCTGTTATCACTCGTCTTATACATCTGCTCTGGATGAGCTTTGATGAATGAAGTGATAAGCTTGTGACAGTTATCAGAAGCGAAATCACCTAACCACTCGTCAACAGAAAGACTATGAGACACGTGGATTAGACGGTTGTTAAGAGCCGCGTCGAACTCTTCAACATCTGTTCCATCTTCGTCACCAAGATTTCCCGATGCCATCATTAAGACATTATCATTGAACTTAAACTCACCAATCTCACGCTCAAGTAAGATTTGTAAAGCTGCATTTCTAACGAATTGAGGAGCTCGGTTTAACTCTTCAAAGTGAATAATAGTTGGTTGGTTATTAGCCTCATAAGCCCAACGAGGAACTGCGTAGCCGGAAACTTTAACCATTTTACCAGAACCATTTGAAAGTGGCATATCTTCTAGGTATGGATATTTGAAGTCACTTTCATCTGACATTGATAATCGCATATCAAGATAGCGATATCCCATTTTCTCAGCGATAGAACGACCAATCGCTGACTTAGCAACACCTGGTTTTGAGGTGATGTAAAGAACACCATACTTAGCCCACATAATTGCCAAATATTTACGCTCTTTTGGAGTTAATAGTGATAATTTTTCTGCCATTTCTTTTGGCATTGTTCCATCTGTAGTTTTTGTAGTAGTCATACTCATTTTAGTTATTTCTTTTATATTTTATATTTTTAATTCTTTTACAAAGATAAGGACATTTTTTTAATTGTCAAATTTATTTTTGAATTTCTTGTAAAAATTTTCTTACAAATTTTCCCAAATCATGATCATTAGGAAGTACTTTATTCGCCTCAACTGTTGGAAACATTGTTCTACATATTCTACCGAAATCTATATCATTTGGATACTCCATTGATAAATTCAAAAAGTCTGGTAATTTTAATTCTAATACTTCTTTCATAATTTGTTTTTAATTAAATCTTGTTTAATGTTTTCGTAATTTAATACTCTAGCAAATTTAGTATTTTTATGCGAATTTGCCTCATAATGAGTTAAAATTCTTTTTAATAGTAAAATATTTTTATTATTCAAAAGAAAATAAAAACTCACTGATTGCTCAAATTCATGACCAGGAAACTGAGATAATGAAATTCTGTCAAAATAAGTTTCAAAATCTTCCATAAAGTCAAAAAACGAATTTTTACTTAGACATATATTAGTTGAACAAGACCAATAAGATTGGTCTTTATTATCTTTCTCCTCTCCAAAATGTTTCCATATATCTAATCCTTTTTCTAAATAGTGACTTCTAACTCTTTCAGTCCATTCCTTTAACATAAACATTGGACTATTCATTGTATAGTAAGTAAAAAACACTATATCAGGAAAATTTCTTAACTCTTTCAATAAGACCTCATCAAAGTAAATTGATAAAGTTATATCATATTCAAATAAGTTTATATAGTCTGTATCTTCATCAATCAATCCATTTTTCCAAATGCAATACCAACCGGTATAAGCAACAAATAAAGGAAATTGTTCTCTATTTGATTCTTTGTTTTTAGCAACTACTACATTTTCTAAGTTTTCTACATTTGTAGAGTCACCATTTCCCAATAAAAGATAAGTTACATTAGGTAAATACTTGAACTTATTAGATTTTATATAATCTATAATAATTTCTTGTTTATGAGCAAATATAAATGTTTGTATTTTCACTTTTTACGCTTCTGTAAGATAGTCATACAAGAGTCATATTTATGACCCCAATAACTTACTTCACTTTCTTTAAATCTTAAGTCGTCTCTCAACCAATTAAGTTGAGATTTAAGTTCTTCATTCTCTAATCTTAGAGATTCTACTTCCATTTTATACATAGCGATAGAATCAACTTTGTTTAATTCAGGTTTTGTAGTTGTGATACAAGAACTCACACAACTTACCAAAAGACCAGACGATGTGATTATGAATAATAGTTTTTTCATGAGAAATATTTATTAGTAGTCCCGCAGGGAATCGAACCCCGATATTCTGCTTAGAAGGCAGAAATTTTATCCGTTAAATTACAGGACCAGTTTTTAGTACCCTCTGAGAGACTCGAACTCTCACACCTTTCGGCCTCAGATCCTTAGTCTGAGATGTCTACCAATTCCAACAAAAGGGCAACTTTGATTATATTTGATTTAGTCAAAAAGTTATCAAAGGATTAACCTTTGATAACTTCAATATTTTTTAACATTACTACTGGTTTTACATTTTCCATTACTTTAGAAACATCACCATATTTGTCTAATTTGTCGATGGTGCCTTTTGCTACAGAGAAAACAGTTACCGCTTTGATGATTTTTTCTTTGTCTTTAGCTGAGATTTCAGAACAACCTTCAATCAAAGAACTCAACACTTCACCATACTTCTCAATCATTTCGTTATCGAAAGAGAAAGTAGTTTTTTCTTCAACGATTTCTTCACCATAAGTAGAACGAAGCTCATCAGCTCTTTCTGCATTTACAGTGATATATTTGTCTTGTGGAATAAACATCAATTGAGCAGTATCATCATTATCATTTACATGCTCTAACATAATTGACCCAGGATTTTTACCAGTTTTGTCATATAAGTTAGCCCACTCTACTTTAGCAACATCACGAAGTTCATCAGAAATCATATCTGCTTTTGCTTTAGCCACTTTCATTTGGTCATTAAGAACTTCTAATTTTTGAACTTTATCAAAGAAAGATGGGTCCTCGATTTTGATACGAACTTTTTCATCTTTTCCCTTAGTATCTTTTGCTGGTGCTGCTTTTTTTGCTTTGTTGAATAAATTTGCCATATTTTTTAGTTTTTTAGTGGTTAGTCGTTTAATTATCTTTTACAAATATAAGGAACTTTTCTGATTTGTCAAACTTTTTTGAGATTTTTTTATCTTTTTTTGTTTGACTTATTGTTTCTCTTAATTTGATAATACAAAGGTAAGGAGAAAAACAATATTATCCAAATTTATTGATAAATTCTTTTTAATATTTGCAATTGCTTGAGATTGAATTGAGAAAGGTACAAATCACAAAAAATTATTAGTTCACTTACACACACGAAGAATTTTAGACATTATAAAATCAAAAATAGAGTTCATTATTAAATAAAAAAGAAATCATAAGGTCTATTTTTTGTTTCTCTTAATTATCAATATTTCATGAGACTCTTTAACTATTTTGGATTCATTTAGCTGAACTCTATTTTTTCCGATACGCTTTTCACCATTACTCATTGAGTATGCCCATTTAGGATAAAATAATTCAAAGTCTTTATAATATTCTCTTATTGTCTCACAATTGTTATAAGACATAACAAAGTCACCCTCGTGTTTTAATAACAAATCTCTTAATAACTCATGGTCAAATCCAGAGTGGTGAACATCTATATTCTTCATTGGATACATTCCTTTATGCATTTTGTTGTCAGAATCTCTTTCTAAATAATATGGTGGATCTAAATAAAGAAAGTCATTTTTATGTTTAGGAATAGAGATATCAAAAGTCTCATTATAAACACTTAGTTTAGGACAAATGAAACCTTTAATCTTATCAGACATGGATTTCCATTTTTTGTCGTTTAAATATACAGAACTTGGCCATCCAAGATATCCAGGCCCATATGAACAATTATGATTGAAGTAGTAATAAGCAGCCAGTGTTATATCATCAAGTGATATTTTTTTATCTCTTTTATAATAATCAGTCTGCCAATCTTTTAACATATTCTGAGTTTTATCTAAGCTAATTAATAATTCTTTTATCTTAGTGTATTCATCATTTGTTGGAGGGATAGTATTCATCTTATTTGATAGCTCTTTCGGATTATTCAATAGAATATTCCAAAAATTTACTAAAACATCGAATATATCATATCCAATAACCTCTTTATTTAAGTTAGCTGCCCAATGTACTTCTAAAGACCCACCACCTAAAAAAGGAGATACTATTTTATCATAATCTTTAACATAGGGTGTAATTAAATCAATGGCTTTACTTTTACCACCTGGATATCTTAATAGAGTTTTTACATTTTTTTTTGATTTACTCATTTTATTTTATTAGTTTTTATCAAATTATCTCTTCAGAATAGAGGTTGAAAATTTGTATAGTGGTTTAATCTATAAACATTACTAAAATTTCATTCAAATAAATCATAATTTTTTAACCATTTCTTTAATTGATCTTTACCTTTTTTGGCTCGATAATAAACATCAGATTCTTTTATCCCCATTTCTTTAGCAATCTCTTCATTAGACATTTCTCTGAAATACTTAAGCATAAATACATCTCTACATTCAGGATCTAATTTTTCAACTAGTTTTCTAACTAATTTTAGTTTGTTTGATTCATCTATATGACCATTAATATCGTCAGACTCAGTAGAGTTTGCAAATGTTTCAATTGGTCTTTCGGTTTCACTATATCTAATATTTTCAATAGATTTCTTTCTTCTTGGAATTGAATTCATGTAATTATGACAAACATATATCATCCAAGAGAATAGTTTACTTTTTGCAGGATTATATGTTTTAAGATAAACAAATGCTCTACCCAATGATGTCATAGTGATATCTTCAGCCTCTTCCTCAGAAATAGACCACATTCTTCTTCTAACAGCAGTGTAAAGAATAGGTTTATATTTCTCAGCTAATATACTATAAGATAGATTATCACCATTAAGTGCTTTAACTACCAATTCTTTGTCTTCATCATGTGTTAAATAACGAGGACCTTTTCTTCCTTTTGACATTTTTTTTATTTTTTATATAATTTTTTAGAAACCTCAATTGAAGAATTAACATCTTTCTCACAATAGGTTTTTATTTCTTCAAACTTTGATTGCCAGTAGTATTTGTGAACTAATGAGCCATCCATTTTATCCTTTGGTGATTTCACTCCCAATTCATAACAAACTTCATCGAAACTAAATGTCCACGCAAACTTACCTTTCCAGTCATCAAAAAGATCGATGATTCTCATTTCCCAAGGCTTCTTATTATATGAGTAGATGATATTCGCTGGTTCAATCTCATAATGATGAAGTTTATGTAATATCCAAGGTATATCAAAATACATTATTCTGAATCCAGATAGATTGAAATTCTTTTGTTCTATTTTTTTAAGTAAATCATTAAATGATTTTACTATATCCATTTCATCTTCACCGTAAAAAGAACTAATCTTTTTTTGTCCTTCATTATCTAAAAATCCAAATGAAATGCAACAAATTCTACCATAGGTAGAAATGATTCCAGAATTATTAAGATAAGCCTCATCAACATCTTTATATTTAAGATGCCATTCCATTTTATTGAATTTAGCTTCAAAAAGACTAGCTCCTTTTTGGTCGTTTTGTTTAAAAGTATTGAAATCCGGATATTTTCCGGCAGTTTCAATATCAAAGTGGAAAAGTTCCATTTAAGGTTTTATTACAACCGGTTTAGTATCCACCGGTTTAGGTTTATCAATATCTTTTATTTCAGGTTTTGGTTCTTGTTTAGTTTTTGGTAATTCTAAATTCCAAAAATTATATCTTTCGTAGTCGCTATTCATTAGTAATCCTCCTCTTCATCATCATAATAGTTACCAAATCCACCATCTTCATCTTCATCTTCTTCTCTGTCTAAATAAGGAAAGACATCATTATTTTCAAATACCTCAGTAAGTTCTTCAATGTCATTTTCCTCTAGATCAATGTCGTTAATTTTAAGGACCTCACCTTCTACTGAGTAGGTTATTTTACCTTCGTTTTTAAGGTCGTTTAATTTTTCGAATACCGAACTCTTATCGATACATTCGTCAAGTGTGTAGTAGTTAAACATTTCCATTATACTTTCTTATTTTTATTTAATATTTTAGCAATTTCAGTCTGTGACAATCTTGGAAGTTCTTCTTCAATAGGATATTCAGCCATAATCCAAAATCTCTCATCATCCAATATTCCAATCGAAATATAATACTTACCACTTTTATAAAGTGCTTTAGTATCTTCTATTTTTACTGGTATAATTTCGTCATTTGGATTTAATTTGAAGTTTCCTATCTTTTTTATGAAATTCCAATTGTCGTTTTTATAGAATTCATTCTTTAAAAGTTGAATAAATTTATCCTCTTTTTCTAAGACTTGATTTTTTGAAACACCATGAACATCTTTCCACTTAAAACCAATTGTTATGTGTAAGTCTTTATCTTTTAATTCATACCTATCTCTGATAGCATCAATCTTTTCAGATTTACAAACAATAAAATAACTTCTATTTTCATTTTTAGTTGCAGTTCCTACACCCATCATCTTCAAATCATCAATCTCATATTTTAAGATTAAATCCAAAGAATTAACAAATTGATCAATACCCATTTCTTCGGATAGTTTATTATATTCTTCAACTTCAATAATATTCATATTGAATTGACCTAAATCTCTTCTCTGTTGATTATCAGTATAGATTTTATAATCATCTTCACCAATAACTTCTTTTAATTCTCTCAGGAATGGTTCTATAACTCCAGGTTCAAATTTAATACCTAAATAGTTATTTGCAATACTATCTTTTAAGTGCGTAACAAAATAAATCATAAGAGTATATATCTTATATTTTAATGAGTTTTATTTATATAATGTTGTCTAAATTAATATTTTTATATTATAAAATATAATAAAGTTAGTATGAGTTAGTCAATATCATCTGCTGTTTATCTTCTTTTAGAAAAGATAGATCTATTATCTTTTGTTAAACTCTCATTAGTCTTATCTAATTGTACCAATCTCAAAATAACATCATAATACATATTATCTTCAGGATCTTCTGGTCTTATTTCTTCATGACCCATAATAAGTTCTTTACCGATATATCCTCTGATTCTCGGCTTAAGTTCTTCAATTGATTGCTTAAAATCTAAAAATGAATCTTCATTTCTGTCTGACATAGAGACTACTGGTATGTTAAAAATAATTATGTTTTGAATCTCATCATCTTTTGAGATTTTCGAAAAGTCAGCAGTATCATCGACAACAGATTTACTTTTAATAGTATGAAATGTCCAAAATTTATATGTTGGCCATTCTTCAGGATCATCTTCGAAATAGAAACCTTCTTCTTTAGGTCTAATGCTCCAATCGTCAAAAAGGTCTAAAAGTAACTCACTTAATTTTAAATAATCTTCATTATTTTGTTTCTTTAACCAGTTAAAAGAAGCATTTCCAGAACCAGCGTTTTGTGATTCAAATAATCTAAATGATTTTATTATTTTAGATTCCTGAACTTTACTTGATTTACAAATCTGAATAAAATTATCAAATATTTTATAAGTTTCAATCATATCTTCTGGGTGAAAAAGTAATCCAAATCTATTATTAGAACAGATACCAGCTATTTTATTGTTTATTTCACAAATTGGTCGAAATCCAGGTGGAACTTCAATTGGAAAGTCATGAAAACAAAATTTAACAGGTTGTGTATTCAAGTCTATTCCACTAAATAACGGATGTGTAGAATCATAATTATCTAAGATTACTAAATCATCCAGTAGTTCATCTTGTGAAATTTCAGAACCATAAAACTTGGCCATTGATTGAAACCCGAAACAAATACCCAACATCGGACATTTTAAGTTTTCTATTGCGTAATAAGATAAATCCAAGTGCTCACTTTTGAAAACTCTATAATCAGATCCAGTCGAAATAGAACCAATTATTTTATTATTTTCAATATTTCTCTTTAAGGTATCAATATCAGCACAAATAACATAATCAATTTTTCTTGATTCTAAATATTTTATCACATTTGATAAATAATTTTTCTCAGGAGGTTTTGTATTATCAATAATCAAAATAACACCATCAGAGATTGAGTCAATATATTCTTTGATATACTTCATTTTAATCTTTATAAAGTGTGTTGATTTTTACTCTCTTTATAGATTCCATAACATCTATAAACTCTTGTATAGAATGCCCATATTCATTACAAATACATTCTAACATCATATCTTTTACGTGGTCAAGATTTTGGTCTGGTTTGAAAATAATCTTACCTGCAAATATGTCATAAAACTTTGATTTGAATTGAACCGCTGATTTTCTATCAACCAAACAAAAATAACCTTCGTGGATTTCAAAATACATAGAACCATTAGGTTCAAACTCTAAGTAATGACTTACCCATTTATTATTTTCTATATCAAATCTATATCTCTTTTTATCAGTTAAGTTATAGTAAATAATTACTGTTTCATCACCTATACCATTATCATAAATCTCATCATTAACATATCCGGGAGTTGGGGCTTCGGGAAAGTCACCCATATGATAAACATTTTGTACATTAGATGCTTTTAATCTTAGATCTCCCATCCAATAAGTAACTTTATCACCACCAATAAATCCTTTTGCATACTTATCAAGCCATTCTTTAGATTCTTCATTAGCTGGTATTACACCAATAGCAAAACATAAATACATACCACTTTCACCATCTAAGAAGTAAGGATAATCTTCATCAAATGAATATTCAGCAAATGATAAATTGAGATAAAAATCACCTATGAATTCCTCTTTTGACATTCTTAACTTACACTTATAAACTCCTAATTGAGCAGCATTTTCAACTACTTTATTCTTTCTCATTTCTTCTTGACGAAGCTTTTCTTTTTCTTCTTCATTTTTTCTGAAGTCATGCATTTTCATCAACTCAGCAGCTCTTTTTTTATGTTTTACCATCAATTTATCAGCAGCTGATTTATAAGTAGAAGCAAATAACTCTTCATTTGTTTTTAATTGATGTTGTTTCATACCCATCATATAAGCATATGGAGAGTCCAAATTATCACCTTTTATAAAGGTAATATTAAAAGAATAACAAGACCCAGTCCATCTTCCATCACCAAATCTATTGTAAGCTCTATTTAGCTCTCTTTCTATTTTGGCAGTTGGTGGTCTATGACCTAAGTAACAACTATAATCCCAAAGATTCCACCCTTCAAGTTCCATCATCTTTTTAAGTCCTTCAATGGTTTCACTAATTTGACTATAATCAAAATTAGATTCTTTCATTACCTTACATTTAACAAATTCTCTTCCAATATTCTTATTCAAATTATTTGCATCATTACTTTCAATGTAATTAATGATATTGATATGGAAATTATTATCTATATCTTCCTTTATCTCTCTTAGTTTATCATATACTAAACTCTTTATATCTGAATTTTGTATATAAACAGAAGCCTCATTATATTTCTTTAAGTATTTCATTAGCTTCTATATAAATCATTTATTGATAAACCCATTTTAACTTTATTAGCTAAAATTGGCATATGTTCCTGTTTGAAGTATTGCTCTAATTTATTTCTCCCAGCTTCTCTTTCTTTTACTCTCCATTCTAAATCTCTTTGGAAGAACTTAATAAAATTACCATACATCCCTTCTGGGTGCCATTTATTCTTACCCCATTGATTTTTACCTTCTAAAGAGTCAATGATTAGTTTCTTAAACCTAATTGCTTCTGCTCTACTATCCAAAACAAAAAGACCATTATCTGCTGTTTCCCAGAAACATTTATTTTCATTTGTAATCACATAACTATCTGGATCAAATAATTTAATCCACATTCTAGTATTGTAGGTAACACCGTCATATTCTTGTTCTTTAAGACTTTGGCATTTTGATTTTATTTCTTCCCAAGCTATTTCAGTCTCTTCATTTGCTGGTGATGTTCCAAATTCAAATGGAATACTAAGACCTTCTCCATCTGCCTCATGGTCATACATCATATCACCAAACCAATCTGAACTAAAGCTTGGTTCAACATAAAAAAGGCCTTCTCCTAAGAAATCCTCTTCGGTTATTCTTGTTGCGGAATTCCACCTTTGTTTATAAAACTTTAACTTAAATGGTGAGAATTGTGATAACTCATCTTTTCTAAACAATTGTTGTTGTTTTTTAAGCCTTTCTTTTTCAAAATTACTCCAATCTTCTAGTTCTTTTGGCCTTCTTACATGACCGAGTTGTCTTAACTTAGTAGCAGCACTTATGTAAGTAGATGGGTTTAATTCTTCATTATATCGTTTCAAGTGTTTCATTTATTCTGATAAATTATCTTTAATTTTAATCCGTCTCAGATTCTTCTGATGCATGAACCCAAGTTGAATCCATTTTATTCAATATATGTTCTGAATCTTCTTCAAGTCTCCTCGAATCTTCTGAATCCTTATGAATTAAAACACCTTTGAAAGTGCAAATAAAATCATCTAAATGTGCAAATAAAGATTCCTCTACTAATTTCAATTTAGTATCACCATAAACTTCTTTTTCAAACAAATTAATAACACTTAGATAATCCTCAGTGAATGTTTGTTCACCATTTATATTACTATCAATTAAGTCGTTCAATGAAATCTTAAATCTTTCATTAGTGGATAATTTATCCTGTTTATAGCAATGCTCTTCGTGTAACTTAACCACTTTCAGAATAGCTAATTTCATTTTACCAATTGCTGCCAAAAAATCAAAATCTAAATCAGTTGATTCTAAGAATAATTTATATTTCTTTAAGTGTTTCATATTTATTCTGAAATTTTGTCTGCTAATCCAGAACTTATTTGTGCTTGTATAAAGTCCGAAACTTGTTCTAAGTTGAATCCATAATCAGCTGAAAATCCTTGACGAATTAAAATTACTTGTTCTAACTTTTTATAGAAATTAGTTTCATCTGTATATCCAGATGGGTAATTCAAATCAACTTTAGAAAATATGTTCTTTAATAATTGTAAAAACCTACGAGCTGATGGTTTATCCACAAAACTTATATCACCAGTCATACCAGTATCATAATTATCAATATCTATTCCAGTAAAAGTTAAATTATCACCATCAATTTCAAAATCTATTGAGACACACATTGCCCAGTAAAATCCATTATCAAACTCTGGCTCAGGAACAACTTCATCACACTGTTCAATTAGGTCTTCAGAAGTAGGAATTATACCAACAAAAAGTGGAATACCCATCTTAATCACACCATCTTCATTATCCCTTTGTTCCTGATAATTATCTTCAAATGACAATTCATCAAAACTGATGTAAAAAGCAAAATCACCTACTAATTGTTTACTATTCTTAGGATTAGCAATTCTTAATTTTGATGAACCAAACAATAAATAATCTTGTAAATTATCTTTCCACTTAATAAGGTTTTGTTTCCTTTCAATTTCATCAGAATGTGACCTCAATTTAGTTACTCTTTTCCAAGTTTCATCAGAAACAGATTCAGGTTTATCGGGACTTCTAATTATTTTAGAAAGTTCACCAGGTTTAGTTTGAGGAGGCAACTTAGATTTTAAGATAGCTCTCGCGGCACTTCTATAAACCTGTGGTTTTAATTCTTCGTTAAATCTTTTTAAGTATTTCATAATTTTATATTATTTTATATTATTCTATCAAACCAATAATCATTGTGTGTTTTACCAGATGGTAAAGGTTTTATTTTCTCATCATAAAGACCATGAACTCTTACTTTTTCATAAGATTTAAAAACCTTCTCTATCTGATCACCAGTAGTGTTTATAATACCAAGTGGCATTCTAATACACTCTTTTACAATAGGACTATTCATAGTTTCTCTGAAAAATCCTAAAAACTTTTGAGCTGATTTTCTATCACTGAAAATAGCAGAATAGTATTTATTCAAAGGAGTTTGAATTGACCAATTCTCACAACTGTTCCATTCATACATATCTGCGGCAGATGATGGTGTAAAATCTTCACCATTATTTTCAGCTTCCCATTTAGCATCACTATCATAAGATTCTATTCCATCATCCCAATCATTTAATTTTAATTCAATAGAAAAAGCAGGAACACTATCACTCCATCTTCCTGATTTATTTCCAGAACTAAGATGAGTGTGGTTGTTAGATGCAACAATAGTTTCATTAGTTGGCTTTAATCCAAACTCAAATGTTATACAGAGTCGGGATCTTCCACTCAACCAATTATCGATCATTTGTTCAGCTTTAATTTCTATTAAATTACCTGATTTAAGATTATTATTCCTAATAAAATCAACATATATAGTGTCACTAACATCTTTACCCGTTGGTACATCACCATAATAAATACCAATTAATTCTGGCTTAGTAAATGGACCAGTAACTACTTTACTTGAACCACAAGCAAAGTGCATATTATAAAATCCAAATTCTTGTAAATTAGCCCAATCATCTAATTTCATTGACTTTTCAATAGATTGAGATTTACCATAACCTCTATGTCTACCAGCAACTCTTCTATAAGTATCTGGATATAACTCTTCATTGAACTTTTTAATATACTTCATGCACATTATATATTAAAAATTAATATATAGAATTATGAAATGGATAAAATTATTTGAAGATTTTGAAGAAAATCAAAAAAAACCCGATAGTGGAAAGCAGGTAAAAAATAATAATCAAGAAGGAACACTTATTAAAGAAGAAGACTTGATAAATTGCATAAAAGCAGGTGGAGTTATCTACGCAAAAACAATTAAAGGATTAAAAGATATTAAAAATAAAGATATAAAACATAAAGAAGAAGATCCTATAACACCAGTAAGTGTTGATAGTAAGACGGTTACTGTAGATATTGATAATAATACTTTTGAAATTGACCTATCAGATATTACAAAAATCGAATATTGATTAGTCTAATAAATCACTTAAATTTAATTCCCTCTGAATCATCTTTTGAAATTTAAATTCATCTGTTATTTCCTTTACCGGAAAAATATGATGGTCAAATTCCTTTACAATAGATTCTACTTGACTCCAAAACTCTGGCTTAAACAAATTCTTAAAATCTTTTTTAACCGGCATAAATACATCTATATCCCGTTCTTTACAATACTGAAAAAAATCTCTTAACTTTTCAGGTTCTTTCTCAAATACATCAATGTGATAAAGTATAACCCACTTAGAATAAATCTTACTTAATTCAATTTTATTAGGATTATTAACACCAAACTTAGTTTTAATGGTTCTTGGATTAACCCACTCAAACTCTAAGTTAGGTAGTCTATATCTGTAAAGTAAAAAACACGGCAAATTCCTCCTTCTAAATATATCATAAACTGATAGTAAAGCAGAATGCGCATCTGTATGAAAATCTTTTGACTCCCAATACTTTTCGAACTCAAGTCCCCAAATCATAAAAGAAACTTCATTATTTTTTCTTTAATGCCAGATTGTTTAATCCCCTCATAAGAACGAGGTGTATGAACAAAGTTCTTTAGTCCAAAAGTATAATTACGACTGATTGATCCAAAATGCTCTGACATATCTAAATCATCAACCGCAACCCACTTAGTGATTTCGGGATGTGCCTTAACCCAATCTAAAATCTCCCAACTACGAGTTTCGTTAGGCTCCTCATATTTATCAAAACCAGGTGAAAATGTAGAATCACGAGTATAATCAATAGGAACTTTCTTTATTCCACGAATACGATAAAGTTCTTGCATCTGAGCTAAAGTGGCGTGAAAACGCCAATCAGAAGAAATAACAATCTCACAATCTGTTTTCTCAATGATTTCATTGAGTACTCTGATTGCCTTCGGGTCAAATCGGTCAAATACCGAATCCAACCCTTCTTTATTCTTAAAACGAGATCCCCACTGAGCGGCTAAACAAATTACACCATCATGATCTAAAAAAAGTACCTTCATATACTATTATATATTATTGTTTTACAAAGATAAGGAAAAAAGATTAAGTTTAAAAATTATACATAATTTCTAAATAAAATAAAAAAGTCCAGTTAAAAACTGGACTTTTGAGTATTACTTCTCGTTGGCTTCTAAAACAATCTGTTTTACTTTACCATTTGATTTAGCAATTGGACATTTTGTTCCAACAGATATAATCAACATCTTACCTTTTAACTTACTACAATCTAAATTGTCGGTATAACCATCTGTAAGTAATACGGTGTTAAACTCATTAAAGTGTTCTACAACATAATCAATGCCTGTTTGCATTATTGTTCCACCTAAACCCTTAATTGGTAAAGATTGTAGCTTATTTGCACTTTTCAAGTTCTCTACCCATTTAATTTCAGTATCACTCTCAATAAAATTGATTTCGATGTCGTTCCTATAAACATAGGATAACACTCTCTCAAAAGTACCTTGACCACCCATTGATCCAGAAGTATCTAAGATTACATTGATTTTGGTCTTCACTTTTCTCTTACCCTTCAACCCAGAAATTTGTTTACGATTAGGTTTAACAATCGTAGCTTGTTTCACAGTTCCAAAAATCATATTAGAAACAGCTCTTTTAATTTCTTTCAAGTAGTCTTTTCTTTTCTTACGAAGTTTGTTTAAGGTAGTCTCAACATTACCAGCAGATAACCCACGAGCCGCCAACTTTTCCATCACGTCTCTTACCATTGCTTCACGCATTTCCTCTGGAATTTCATCACCAATATGTTTGTCTAAGTATTCACCAGTTCCATTTTCTAAATCATCTAAGATTTGTTCAGTAGACCAAGTATCTATACTATCACCATCTTTAGATGGATTTTTACCATAAGGACCGTATTTAGGTTTTCCCTGACCTTTTCCTCCATCTTTTTGACCAGAACCATTACAATCAGGACATTGTTCACCATTACCCTGACCATCGCCTTGACCAGATTGACCAGACTTATCAGATTTGTCTTTACCTTTTCCTTTACCGTCTTGTTTATCACCACTACCACCACAAGATTGACATTGAGACTTTTGTTTATTCTTTTGGTGTTTTTCTTTTTCTTCTTTGAGCCATTCGTATAGTTCTTCAAAGATAAGTTTTCCAGTATATTCTTTAGGAACAAATAAGGCCATATTTTTACCGTTTTTATCTTTTGGAATTTCAACGAAACTATGATTAATATCTTCCCAGATTATATGATTGATAATCATATCTTGAGCGACATTGGATAGTTTGTGATCATATTGACCAGTCACTGTTCTTTTTGGATGATTAAAAAGAAGGTGAAAAATCTCATGTATGTCAATGAAATTAACTTCTTTTTGAGACATATCTTCTAAGAACTTAGGTGAATAGAAGAAATTAAATCCTTTGGATGTAGCATTTACTGCACAGGTTCCAATAGAATCTTGCTCGTGGAAATTGATATGTAAGTTATATTCACCATAGAATGGTAAATTTATTTTCGTATCAATTAACATTGTCTGAACACAGTTCAGTAATTTTTCGTGTATGTTTTTAATTATCATAGTTTATATATTTCAATTACAAATATAAGTTTTTTTTGTTTAATAAAAAAGCATTTTTTATTATTTTTTAATCTACTTACTAAGGAGAGTATAACTTTTCAATATATAATAAAAAGGTATCATGATCTTAGATAAATATTTAAAAATAAGAATAACAAAAAGAAATTTACCACACTTTATAAATTTCTACAAAGATATAAAACTAAAAGATATAATCAATGTTGATCCTAATAATTTACAAAAATCTTCTGGACAATATGTAAATGTTGCTTGTGATTTATGTAATTTACAAAGAAAAATAAAATATCAAGCTTATATAAAAAATATATCTTCTTGTCCAGAGTATTCAATTTATACCTGTGATAAATGTTCACATATAAAAATAAAAGAATTTAATAGAAAAAAATGGGGAGTTGACTATTTCTCACAAACAGATGAATATGCTCAAAAATTTAAGGAAACTATGTTAGAGAGGTGGGGAGTTGAGTATGCTTTACAATCTGATGAATTGAAAGAAAAGGCAAAGAAAACTAATATAGAGAAATTCGGATTTGAGAATCCATTTATGAATAGTGAAATGATTAAAAATAGATTTCAACAAAAATGGGGAGTTGACCATCCATCTAAGGTTCCGGATATTATTGATAAGATAAAAATATCAACTAAGAAAAACTGGCAAGAAAAGAAGGAAGATCGAATAGAAAGATTTAAACAGACCAATTTGGAAAAATGGGGAACTGACCATCCAAATAAGTCTGATTTAGTTAGAAACTATAAAATAACTAATGAGTCTAACTATATTTCTTATACAGATAAGAAAAGTTTATTCAAATGTGATTTAGATAAGGAACATGAATTTGAAATATCATCTATGGAATATTCAAATCGTAAGAGAAGTAGTCTACCATTATGCACGGTATGTCATCCAATTGGGGATTCTAGTTCTATTAAAGAGACTGAGTTGAGAAATTTCATAGAATCTATTTATTCTGGAGAGATAATTAAATCATATAGAAATCCTGTTGAAATAGATGTATATCTTCCAGAGTTGAATTTAGGATTTGAGTTCAATGGTCTTTTTTGGCACTCCGAAAGATGGAAAGATAAATCATACCATTTAGAAAAAACTTCACTCTTTCATAAAAACGGTATTAGAATTATACATATTTGGGAGGATGATTGGATACTTAGACGAGAAATAATAGAGAGTCAGATCCGTAATTGGTGTGGTGTTATAAACAGAAAGATATTTGCTAGAAAATGCGAAGTCCGAGAAATCGGTAAAGTATCAATAGATTTCCTAAATACAAATCACATTCAGGGTGCAGATAAATCCAGTTTAAAGCTTGGTTTATTCTATGGTGAGGATTTAGTTTCAGTAATGACATTTGACAGATTTGAGGGTAGGAAGAAGATGGAAGATGGTGGTTGGAACTTGTCAAGATTTTGTAATTTGATTAATACTTCAGTTATTGGTGGTGCATCAAAATTGTTGAGTTATTTTATTAAGAAGTATAAGCCTGAGAGGATTGTCAGTTATGCTGACCGAGATTGGTCGGATGGTGGATTATATAAGAGGTTGGGATTTGATTTAGTTAGTGAAAGTAGACCGGACTATAAGTATATAGTTGATAATATTAGAGTACATAAATCCAATTTTAAGAAAAGTAAGTTGAAATATACAGAAACTGAAAAGGAATTTACTAAAAGTAATGGTGTCGAAAGGATTTGGGATTGTGGTAAGATGAAGTTTGAGATTAGGTTAAAATAAAAAACTCACTTTTTTAGGAGTGAGTTTAATGTTTTTTAACTGATTAAATTAAAGAAACTATTTTTTAAGAGCTGCCTGTTGTTGTTTCAACAACTTATCTAAATCACCTTCGATTATACTTCTTTTACTATCCTCAACTCTTTTCATTCGTTTTTCAAGTTCGATATCAAAAAGTGCGCAGATTTCTTCGGCTTCTTTTTTAGGAATATGAATTTCAAAAAGGGTTTTACTACTTTCATTTACATCCATTATAGTCATAATATGATATAGATTACCACTTGGTTGAAATATAATAAACAAGTTTTCTTTTTCAATCTGTCTTACACCTTGTGTGTTGTAAGATAAAACTGAATCAAAATCTTTAAGACATACTTTCCAGAGTTTAATTGCTTTTTCTTCATATGCCGTGATAGGTATTTTTTCAACTTTCATGGTATCACCAATTGAGTCTTGCCAGTGTCTCCAACGAACAAGTAAACGCATCCATTTAAATTTTATTCCTTTCATAGTTATAGTGTTTCTAAATTTGATAAGTATATTAACAATTACAATTTTCGTGATTACAATCTCCTTTTTCTTCCTTCACTTCTTCTTTACTTTGATATGAATTAGATTGACAAAGTTTATCAAACTCTGGATTTTGGATGAAACCTTTTCTAATCATTTTACCCACTAATTGATGCCAGGTTAATTCACCACGGTATTCAAATTCATCTTCACCTATTGAGATTTTACCATCGATGTCAATTGATTGGACTTTTTCTAAAATGTCTTTAGTTAGTTCAACATCTTTATTGGTGATATCGTCTGCCTTAGCGATTTTTATTTTATAGAATCCGGCAGTTAAGTAGTCAAATAGAACTTCTTTTTTTAACTTCATAATGTCTGCAATCTTATCAGCAATAGCCTTAGAAGATTCATCTAATCCAGTTTCTAATTTCTGTTCTTCGGAAACATAGAATACCCAACCATTTGGTTCATCACCAGGTGTCATACTTTCAAGTCTGGTTTGAAGAACTCCAAAATCTTCTTTTGATTTTTTAAGTCTGGTCTCAGCAACAGATATATCTCGCTTATAGTTTTGAATTTCTGATTCTTTTTCTTCAACTCTTTTTTTAAGTTCTGCTACTTTTTCTTCATTCATCTTCTTGAATTGTTCTTCCATAAAAGAAGCGGCAGATTTTAGATTTTCGTTAGGTGATTGTGTGTTTTCCAACTCTTCAACTATAATTTCTACATCAGCTTCTGATAGATTTAAATCTTCATCCGAACTACCAAAGAGGTCGTCAAGAAGACTAGCTCCTTTAGAGCTGAGCTGTGGTTTTTCATCTTCATCAAATAAGGACTTCAATTTATCAATTGGTTTTTTGTGTTCTACTTCAAGGTAACACCTTTTACCATCTATATCATTGAACTCAAGTCCAGCGACTACGAACTTTTGTGCATAACCGGTAACATCAATAGTATCAATTTCATCAATAAGTCGTTTAATCATAGCTTCGTCAGCCATTTTGGTATCGGTTTCCTCAAAGTTAATTGTACCTTCGTCACAGATAGTTATTTTAAATACAACACCTTCTAGAACACCAGATAGTTTTTCACCTTTAATAAAGGCGATGTCTCTGATGAAACGGATTTTAGCACCGTTTACAGCAGATACAAAGCTTAAGAATTTTCGTTTTGGCGTGAATTTGCCAATTATTTTTTCTTTGGTTTTAGTTTCTTCTTCCATTTAAATATGTTTTAGATTACAAATATAGAAATTATTTTTGACAAGTCAAATTTTTATTTCCCGATTATATCAATTCTCTTATCTCTAACTTCTTCTTTAGTGAGAGGATCAGGTAGTATATTTCCATCGTTATCTTGAATATGTTCGGTTTCAATATATTTATCACCGGTTTCTTCGATAAGTTCGACCAACTCTTTTACTTGAGTTTCTTTATCATCTTGAATATCAAATAATTCCATAACTTCTTTCTTAAATGGAAGAAAGTTTTGTTTAACGGTTTTATCAGTATCTGAAAACTTATCTAAACAAACAGTAAGAAGAAGGTAAAGTTCTTTCTTAGTAAGTGATTTCATTTTTTCAGTTTGATCTATTACATTAAAGTTTTGGTAAATTTCAATGAATAGTTTGCTAACTTTAATTGGTTTGTCAATTTTTTCTTCCATTTTTAAATAAAGTTTTAATTTTTCTTTTTCTGTCTAGTTTTCTATAAAATTGTTCTATAGTAATAATTTGAGTTGCAATAAATATATTTTTCATTTAAGTATGTCTTGAATTTTATTATCTCTAATATATTCAATAACTTTTAAATTAGGTTTTCCAGTTTCTTTAATAAAAGCACCATTGATAAAACTTAAGAAAATTTCCATTTGAAAATCACTATTGTCTCCGAATGTTTTTAAATCAAAGATTCCAAAGCTTTTACCAGTAACAATTCCACCATTAATCATTGTTTGAGATAGTTGAAATCTAAGATCATCAATAAATGATATATCTAAAGACTGATGATTCATTCCTATTTTGTAACCATTAAAATCAAGTTTAAAACCAATGATGGTTATTAATGCGATGAAATCAGATTTTATCATTTATTATTTGGTCTATTTTATTATCTCTCAATTTTTTTATATCTATCTCGAAAATAGCTTTCATTTCTATTCTTGAAATTTCTTCTTTTTTACCCATCTCATTCACAACCCAGTATTTTCTCCAACCATCGTTCATTTCATAACCTTTATCAAATGACCAGGTTTCGTATTCACCATCATACCATTTTCCCTCAATAAATCTATCTTTCCATTGTATTTGTTGCATTGATATGCCTAATCTACCATTTGGTGAAATCTGACTTCGGTTTTTACAAAGGAATTTGGTTTTAATAATTTGTTTCACAATCCAAGTTTCTCTAATTTATATTCTCTAAACTCCTGCTTAGAAACAGAACCTAGTTGATAAGCTCTATTGAAGAACACCTCAAAGATTTCTTCATAACCTAATTCTTTTGCGACCATCGCCCTATTTACTGCCTTCCATTCATCCGTGATTTTAGCAGCTTGAGTTTGTGATAAGTAAATCATTCGATTAACATCACTATTTGCTTTATCAACGATGTCTCTAACTCGTTTGTAGTTTTTCTCATACTCGGTCTTAGTTTGACCGTTGTATTTTCCTTCTTTTACGCCTCTCATATAGTTATCTATTAATATATCAAAACAATTGTAAAATCCATTTCTAAATCTGATGTTATTCCATTCTCCAAGTTCCTTCATGGTTTCCACGATAGAATCTCTTAATCTACCTTTTATTCTGGTTCGATTGTATTTACCTTTAAACCAAAACCAATAACAATTTAATCTATCTTCTTTGAGATAGTTTTGTAAATCATTTACAGGCCATTTTTCAATCATTTACCAACAATTAGACTAAATCCACCAATTGTTAATCCACCACCGACTAGTAACATCGTAAATCTTGGTTGTTGTCTATATAGAGGTGGTGTTACATAAGTTGTAGTGAATGGTTTATTTCCATTAACATAAGTTCCATAGTTAGTATTACCTTCCAATATAGCAGCAGTTGTGAATGCTAAGCCTGCGACTAACAGACAAGCGCCAGAAGTCTTCCAGTCAACATCAACTCTTAATGAATTCGATTTTAGATGAAGATCTATTTTATGTTCATTTGATTTTAATAACAAAGATTTGTTATCATCAAATTTTGGAAATTTGTTTGGATCACCTTCACAGAAAGAAAGGTGAGTTGTTAATGCAAGTAGGAAAGTAAGTAAGTGTTTCATAGGTTTTATTATTTTTTAGTGCGAGTAGCAGGATTCGAACCCGTTAACATCAAGGTTAGAATTTGACTTAGCCCCAGACTAAATTAAGTTCTACCCGCAAATTTTTACAAATATACTATTTTAATTTATCATTTTCTTCTTTTTCTAAATCTTTTTTTAATTCCTCTACTATTTTATCAAACTTCATAATTTTAATTGATAATTCAGCTGTGAAAAAAGAAATACCTAATATAAAAATATTTATTAAAAAATAGTCAGCAGTAAATTTGACCATACCACCTAACCAAAAGATAAAGAAACAGTCACAAATAGAAGCAATGTGAAGGATGGTTCTCCAGTTATTTACAAAAAATCTCTTCATTGTTCTAATATGTTATCAATTCTATTATTTCTACTGAAACAAAGATCATCTTCATTTGCAACTTCAACATCTCCATATTTTATAACAGAAGAGTTAGCTGAGTAATCCATATATGATATTATATATGATATTCTATATTCATTAAATACAATAGAGTATTCATAATCTAAAACAACATAATCTTCTGACTTATTTTTCTTTTTAGAGCAAACAGAACCAATTGGGTATTTAATTAAACATACTTCACTACCATCCTCATTATACCCAAACATTTTCTGAAAAAAGATAACAGCATCCTCAATTATAGTGATATAAGAAATTATACTGGATAATCTTCCACTAAATTCATATGAAAATCTAGTAAACTCTTTTTCTTTTATATTATGATTGGTCTCAGACTTGTTCTTTACAATTTTTCCATCAAATATAATAGAATCTGTCTTATCATTGTAGGAGGTTTTGGTTCCAAGTTCAACTTTTTTTCTTCTATCAAAAATATCCCAAAATTCTTTTGTCCTATTACTAGCAACAGAGAATAAATAATTCATTGATATATGTGGATCAGTGGTGTCAACTAAGTCAAAACCACTAGATCCATTTATAACTTTATGAACAAAAACTATATCAACATTACCACTACGGTTGTGTGATCTAGGTCTCACCATATATGGTGATTTTTCTAATCTTTTGTTCCAATTCAATATTTCAGTATCAGTTAGGTATCTCATTTTCTAAAAAATCTTAATAATCGGTTAATCTTCATGTTTCTATCTACATCAGGAGGAAAAGTTTGCTTTATCATATCCCATTTATATAATTCTGTGCAACTCCAACTACTGAATTGAAAATCAAAGCCAATTCTTAATCTGTGGAAGAGTCTTTCATAAGTAATAAAAGTTTTTTCCTCTTTTAAGTTATACAAATATAATAACTTAATTAGTTTTTTTCTTGATTTTTTCGGAATTTTTTTTATAAACTTAACTAAATTATCTACCGTTTGATTACTGTAGAGTAACCTAGCATTAAACTTCACTAATGATTCCAAACCACCATACCATCCAGAGTTAGAGGTATCAAAGCAGGTTAATTGCCAACCTCGCATTTGTTCGGTTTGTTTTCTTGGAGTTTCTTGTTTTAAGATTGTGAAAAGTGGTCCGTTTGAATCCACTATTTTTGTTGGTGTTTCTACGAAATCACAAATTGCAGCTGAGTATGTTGCTGCTACATTTGAATAAGTTTTGATTTCGTGTCCTATAACTTTCCATTCTCTGGTGACCAGTTGTAGTGAGTTTTTATTTGATCCTATGTATTTGAATAGGTCGTTGATAGCCACATAAAAAAGATTGGCTAAATTTTCATCGGAGATTTGTTTTGTTCTCCAGTCGATTTTAATCTAAGTGTTCATAGTTTTTATTTTATTTTTTTATTTTTAATCCATATTACTCCTATATATTTGGTTCCTACTTCTACCGGAAGTCCTGCGTGAATTGCAGTTTCATCTTCTACACCATCTATGGAAGCATTATCCCATATTATTAATTTACCAGTCTTAGGTTTTACTTTTATTCCTAGTTTAGGAAATTCTGTTTCACCTCCAGTAAATCCATCGTTAAGATAGATAAGTGCAGTTTTTGGTCTATCTCCTCCATCGTGATGTTTTTTATATTCACCACCTGGACCATACTTTACAAAATGAAAGTTCTCTTGGTTTTCAAATGGTATTTCTGATAACTCAGCAACTTTATTTTTAATTGACCTGATTATTGGAATAGATTCTTCTAACCAGCAAACTCTAGTCTTTCTGTATCCAACTTTATTGGTAGAAGTTCTACCAAATATCAACTGAGTTGATTCTCCTAAACCTATAATAAAATTACATTCATCTTCAGTTAAGAAGTTATCATATTCTTTAACCATTTAGTATTGTATTAATTTTTTCCTCTCTTAAATCATCAACATCTATGAAATGTTTTTTAAATTCTGATATTTTGATTGGAGACCAAGTATAAGACTTCATTGTTTTATCATACTCTTTTTCAGTTGCTATATAATATATTATACCAAATTGTTTTTCTATATTAGATGGATTTCTATAATCATAGTATTTACCTTTTTTCCATTTAGCCCAATTCTCACCATATCCCTTACCATTGATTTTGAAAAAATTAGAATTGGTCTCAAAGTATGTTCTTTTGCAATAAACCTTCACACATATAAATTACTTTTTATCTGGTTTCAGTATTTGGTCAATTTTACTCTCTCTGTTAAATCCCGCTAAAAATCTTTCTAAATCAGCAACAGTAGTAAAATGTATTGTGATTGTATCAATCCATTCTGGATTATTAAAGTTTAAAGTGTTATCTTTTATAGTGATACTTGTAAAAGTAGTAACTCCTGGTATTATCAGGAATCCATCTATCTCATTTTGACCTCTGTAAATATTAATAATTCTACCAGATTGTTTATTTATTCTCCACACCTAATAATTGATTTATTTTTTCATTTCTTAATTCTTGCAATGTAACAACTTCCATATATTCATCCAACTTTAGAAAAAAACCTTTTTTACCTACATCTTCTAATTTAGAAGCAAGAATCGGTTGAGGTTTACCAATTGAGTTTTTTCCTGAAAAATACATATAATATACTAAACCACGATACATAACCTTTTCACCTTTCATAATCCAATCCTCTTTTCCGATACTTCTATATAATCTTTTTGTAATTCAAATCCAATGAAGTTTCTGTTTAACTCTTTTGCTGCCAATCCAGTAGTTCCTGTTCCCATAAACGGATCTAAAACTAAATCACCTGGTTTAGTTGCTCCTTTAATAAAGTATTTTGCAAAATCAACTGGATATACAGCAACATGATTATCAGCAATTCTTTTACTCTCAGATGATATACTAACTAAGGTTGTTGGAAGAGCACCAAGTGGATTTTCTTTCCAATCTTTATACTCATTTGAGACTTGATTTTCCTCTGTTCTGGAAAATCTTTTCTTTAATGGCTTTTTCATCCTCTGAATAGATTTAGGTGAGTATTCAGTTCTCATCTCATCAATGTTGAAATAGAATCCTTTTTGTTTTGCAAACCAGAATATATATTCAACACGGTCACCAAATCTCGACCTATTAGGAAGACCTTTCATTTTATTCCAGAAAAGTCTTTCAAACATTTTCAAATCTGTTCTTTTGTGAATTTCTGATATTAAGTCATAAACATACGGATGTCTAAATCCATTTTCTACTTTATCATTAATATTTAGAATGAAAGAACCGGTTGGCTTTATAACTCTACATATCTCATTACAAAATGGTAAAAACCATTCTACATAATCATCTGCAAGTATTCCAGGATTATCTATGTATACTTTTAGATCGGCATATGGTGGTGATGTGATTACCAAATCAACAGAGTTATCTGACATCTGTTTAAGTAAGTCTAAAGAATTACCTTGGTATATTTTATTAATTTCCATTATTTTATTTTACTCGTTTAAGTTGTAAAAGTTTTAATATATAATCCTAATGAAATATATTAAATATTATAAATTATTTGAAGATAATGATTCTGGTTATATCAAATCTCTTTTTGAAGATTTAGCCGAAGATGAAGGACTTGATTTGGAAGTATGTTTATCCAGTAAGGATGATTCAAAATACTTAATTTTTTTCCGATCAAAGGAAAATCAATTGAAAGAAGTTGAAGATTTACAATTCAAAATTATTAATAAGATTAAACAGGTTTTATCTGTTAATGAAGACTTAGAATTAGATAAAATTATAGTTTATTATGATACATTAGATTTAGGCTCTGGTCAATATTTAAGAGGTTTCTCAGAAAAAGTTTGGAACAGCACTTACTACAGAAACATCAATCAATTCCAAGAAGATATACTCTTAAAACTCAAAATGAATAACTATTATGACGTTTTAGAATATGGGATGAATGAGTGGGTTGAAGAAATGGCATATAAAGGAAATAGTAATGGTGAATACCACTTTGTAAAAGAAGAGCAATTTGCAGAACCACTTGAACTAGTGATTGTTGAAAAAGATTTAGCAACAGATGTAAGAATGAACATTAAGATGATTGAAATTCAATTAAAATAACTTCTTTTCTTTACCAATTATAATTCTTTCTATATTTTCTCTATGAGTATGTAAAATAATACTACAAACAATTATTAATAACATACAGATTAATATATTACTTGGTATAAATAATCCAGAGATTACAAAAGAAAATATAGCCAAAATAGAAGAAAGAGATGAGATTCTTGTAATAATTAATGTAGTTATATAAACAATTAAGGGTAAAATTATAAATTGAGGATTTATTGCAGCAAAACATCCAAAAGTAGTAGACACACCTTTACCACCTTTGAAGTCAGCAAAGATAGGTAGTATATGACCAGCTAAAACAGAAAGACATAAGAAAAATTGTATTTCAGGATTAGTTGATAATGATACCGCAACAAATCCCTTCAGAACATCAATTGATAGAACAAATAAGGCAACTAAAGGTCCAAAAACTCTTAAAGCATTTGTTGCACCAGAATTACCACTACCATATTGTCTGATATCCTTTTTGAAGAATAATTTACCTATTAAAATTGCTGTTGGAATTGCACCTAAAAGGTAGGCTACAATACAAAGTAATATAAAATTAAACATAGCTTTTTATATAGTAAAAAACTAAATTGTTTTTACTCATATAATTCTTTAATATGATTTTTTGCCAAGATAACATAGATTTCATGAAGACTTTACAAAGTGATTCAATAGACTTAATTTATTCAGATATACTTTTTGGAACAGGTCGAAAGTTTACAGATTATCAAGACTTAAAAGCCAACAAACAAGAAATCGAAAAACACTATATTCCCAGAATCGAAGAGATGAAGAGGCTTATGAAACCAACCGCAACTATCTATCTTCACATGGATACCAAAATCAATCACTGGATTAGATGTATTATGGATGATGTTTTTGGCTACGATATGATGAGAAATGAAATTATTTGGCATTACAATACCTCTCCAAGAAAGAAATCAGATTTTGGTAAAAGACACGATATTATCTATCGTTATACTAAATCAGATAAGTACACTTTTAATCCAATAAGAGAACCTTACTCACTTTCAGCACCAAGAGGTTATGAAAAAGAAAAGTATTATCATCCAGAGGGAAAAGTCATTGGTGATGTTTGGCAGATGAACATCTTAGGTCAAAATGATAAAACTGAAAGAGTTGGTTATGATACTCAAAAACCAATAGCATTAGCTGAAAGAATTATATTAGCTTCTTCTAATGAAGGTGATGTAGTTGCTGATTTTTATGCTGGTAGTCATACAACAGGAGTAGCTGCTTTAAAATTAAAAAGGACTTATATCGGTTGTGATATAAATCCTAAAAGTAAAGAGATTGGTGAAAAAAGATTGAAATCTTTAATCTAAAAGTTTATTGATTTTATTTTCACGGTATTCAGATGTAGAAATACCTTTACTAATTACATCTAATGTATCTTCTATAATTTGTGAGGTTGGATTTAGGTCTTTACAAAACATTTCTTTAACCAAATCTCTTAAATTGACTAATACGTCTGGTTCAGTATTAAGCAGACTAATCATATATAATCCATTTGGAAGATTATTATTTCTTAAAAATACACTAGGGTTTGTATCTAAATTGAAAAAATCACCAGCGAGTGAATACCTAATTTCTATCTCATATTTAGTTCCATCTTCACCGGTAGCGGTCATATTTCTGTAATAATTTCTACGATTATCGTTAGTGCTAATTTCTGACCAAACGAGATTTCCAGTTTTAGTTGATTGAGTAAGTAACTCAATTATGAAAGTGTTTTTTTCTTTAAGCATTTTTTATAATTTTAGTGAATTTTTCATTTACCCAATATAGGTCAAATGTTTGATATTCGTTAGCGTATAAGATATGATTGAGGCAAACTTGAATGGTGGTATATTCATTATCAACATAAAGAACTTCGTAGATATGGTCTTTTTTAAAAAGAGGCATCCCTAATGCATTATTGATGTCTTCTAAACATTTTAGTTTGTCTCCTTTTCTCATTGCTTTGATTTATCTATGATTACATAAATAGTGTCAATAACTTTACCGGCTGTTTTACAATCACAATCTGATTTAGATTTTGATTGTAAGTTTTGACCACCACTGAAAGCAGTTGCAATTGGGTTTCTATCTAAAACTTCAACTGAATTTACAAAATGGTTTGTTTCTCCTCTGTTTTTAAACCAGTTTTTACCAGCTGTTTCATGATAAGTGATTTTAACTTTCCAACCTAATGTAGCAGCACTATCAATAGTACTGACTAATTCTTTATCTTCATTATCATTATCAATTGAGAAATCGAATGGTGTTGAAGAGTTCATTCCAGTTTGTGTCATGTTAAGATGACCTTCCCAGGATTTCCAGATAATTCCTGTTTGTGAGAATTGTGTTACTAAACCGATTCTTTCTCCATTTGAATAGTTTTCTGAACAAGATGTCAATAAGACTGATGTTAAAATTGACGCTACTAATAATTTAATTGTTTTCATTTTTATTTTGTTTATTTATTTATACTATTTTGATGTTCTAAGTTTAGATTAACAAACTCAAATTATAATCTCTTTTATTAGAAGTTTGCCATAACCAGTATTCAACTTCTTTTTCAAGTACTGGATGTAGTCTTTTATATTCTAAATCATTTATTTTATTTTTATCACCAATTAAATTTTCAAATTCAGAAATTAATTCTGATGGAGACCATTGATTAAATCTACCATTATCATTACCACCAGACACCACAAGTGCCTTACTATTTACCACTTGGATAAAGTTGATAATTTCTTTTAATTTTTCCCAATCTTCATTACTAACATTCCAAGTTTTTAACCACTTTATGGTCTGGTCATTAGATGGGTATAATTCTAATTTATTAGGTGCAAATCCAATATACTTTTGCCACTTTTCCCAAATATAGTCAGGTGTTTGTAGAGCCCAAATAACATCCATAGTTTGATGAAAGTTAAAGCAAAATCTGATTAGATTATTTAATTGAGATTTTTTCATATTACAAAAATATGAAAAAAAATTAAGAAAAACTATTTTATGCTACTTTTTGAGCATGAAGATAAGAACCAGTATTCATAGTTGCAGTAGTTGAACCATCTGACTTAAATTGAACAGTAATCAAACTTTCAGTAGATGTTTTTATCAAAAACTTATTGTTAAGCGAATATGTTCCACTCTCATCAGCAACATAGATTACCGTATCAGTTACTACAGGAGTACTTTGTCCATAATATTGACCACCACTTCCTCTATCTAATAATATCCAATCACCATAAACATCTGGTGAGTTAGTAGTATCTATTTTAGCACTAATATAACCACTACTATCATTTACATTTAAGATAAAGCAAGTATTAACAATATATGTAGAATTTGCAAGTGCTGTGAAAAAAAGCTCAGTATCATTTACTAAAGTATTACTTGAATCGTCTTGAGAAGAAGTTTTGAATACAAAAATATCAGATCCACCAGATACTGCAGAAACTGTTCCACCCGAACTTTTTAAAGATAAATCACCGGATGTGTTTAATTCTAAGGATTTATAACCACCAGGTGGGTTTGACCCTACAACTACATTTTCTTTTAGAAATATTCTTTTTGGCATTTTTATGAAATTTATTTTATATATTAATCTAGAAAGTAAATAATTCAATATAATAAACAAAAAAGAAGGTTTTTTATATATAAATAAAATTTATCTACTAACATGAAGATTAAACACAAGCTTTTATCAGATTATCAATATGTAAGTCCTGATAAAAAGATATTTTTAATAAAATCTGGAACAATAATTGAAGAATTCAAATATAAATTAAAAGGAGACACTATTCCACTTGATAAAGAAGTTATTGAGATGAATCCTCAGATTTTTGAAATCATTGACTGGAAAGCTGAGTTGTTATCTTTTATGAGGTCTGAAAAAATGCCACAACCTGCTCAATTAGGTAAGAAATTAATACCATTCATTGAGGATATGATTCTTTCATCCATTCCACAAAATAGTGGTCCAACTATGGACGAATCTAAGGTTAAAGAGATAGAATGGAAAGAAACAGACTTAAACAATAGAGAAAGAAGAATCAAAGACAAAGAAGAGGAGATTGACATCAGACTTAAAAGAGTTGAAAAAAGAGAGTCTGAGCATAAAGAAGAGTTAAAATCATTAGATAAAAAAGAGGATGAATTAAGAACTCGATCAAGAGATCTTACTGAAAAACAACTAGACTTAGAAGATAAATTACAAGACTTAAAAGAAAAAGAAAGAAACTTTGATAGAAGTCTTTTAGAATCATCAAAAGATTTAGATTCTAAGTATGCAGAACTACAATCTAAAATTGATACTGACTTAAAATTAGTTTCAGATAAAGAAAAAGAATTAGAAAATTTATCAAAAGAACTTAAAAGAAAAGAAGATAAACTTACTCAACAGGAAGATGAAATTAATGATAAAGTAAGAGATTTTAATACTCAAAAAGAGGAATTAAATTTATTTGCTGAGGAAATTAAAAATCTTAATAAAGAAATACAAGATTGGGAGAATATGCATTGGAAATTCAAAAGAAATATAAAGCCACCTTCTTGTATAGAGGATTAATCTTTAACGAATGTCTTTTTGAAACTACCATCTGAGTATTCATATATCAATAGTCCAGTTGATTCTTTGTCTACTTTATTCCCTAAGATATTATAAACTCTTAGTAGTTTAGGCTTATTTATATTCATATTGTTTATTGCAATAATATCAAAGTACTTGAAACTACCATCGAAGTCAACTTGTTTTAATCTATAGTAATTAAACCTTTCAGGTAAAAAAGTATTATCATAATAAGAGTAATTTGTTATTAAGTTGGAATTACCTACACCTGATATATTTACAATACTTCCCCAACTTACTCCATCATCCGACCTTTCTAAACTAAAATAATCATTATTTATTTCAGTTGCACATGACCACTGTAAAACGTTTAACTCACCATTGAAATGACCTTCAAAAGAGATTAATTCAATTGGTAAAGCCTGTAAATTTGTTCCTTGTAAAGTATATTGACAATCAGCATCAGCATTGCCATCCATAACTAAGTAAAAAACCTCTGTACCGATAAAATTACCACCACCGGTTTTTGTAATAGTTGCTGTAAATCCAGTTGTAGAAGTACCAGACCAAGCTATTGAAAATCCATCAGTAGCACTAACGTTAGTAGGACCTGATACAGACTGTCCACCAGAGCAAACTTTATTCCCATAACAACCCTCAGAGATTAAAGATCCACAACTTCCTGAAAATATACCAAATTGAAATCCACATCCACCACCAGTACAATTGATAGAACTACCAATAATTTGAAATGTAGAAACACCAGCCAATGGTTGAAATTTAATCCATTGAGTATTTTCCAATGAACCAGCACACAAACCAGAAGCAGCTGGATCCGAAGTTGTAGCATCAGTTCCAGATCCAGTAAATGAGCAATCACCACCATTATAAAACTGCGTAGGAAGTGTTCCTAAACCAAACGCACCAGAACATTCGTTTGATGGATTCTCTGTTACTCCAGAATTATAACAAATATTAAATGTTGAGGTACCTACAGCACCCCATATTCTCAAAACATAAGTTGTACCTGGTGTCAATAAATAATTACCACTATTATCATGTGCATCTGCCATAAATGGAACACCAGCAATAACATTTTCGTGACAAGCAGTTGTACCAACAACACCACTACACGCAGTAGTTAGAATTTGAGTTCCTATGTTAGCGATATTGGCAGTTGGTGTAATTGTAAATTGTGAACAAGAACCAGCTACAAACTTAATGTGAATTGCTGGATTATTACCGCCTACACAAAGACCGGCCATATTTACACTCCCTGTGAAGGTTTGATTATTAATACACCCACCACTTGATATAGCTATACCCGCAGAGGCTAATGCACAGGTAGAATAAGCTTGTGATAAGCAAAGATTTGATATCAGAGAAAATATTAAAGTTAAAAAAATATTCTTCATGAACCTATATATAATTTATGCAGATATGATAAAATATATATGTTTGATAATTTCAAAAGTTTTAGAACTTTTTGAAAATAATAGGTCTTAAAAATCTTTCTAATCGTGGACAACCAGCATCTATATCTTGAACTAATTGAGAATATCCATTATTAGTTAGTGGATTATCAAAAATGTTTTTTATTGCTATAATTTCTAAATCACAAATAACATTTTCATTTTTGTGAGATTCAGATGACCTATTCATCTCTAACCACTCATCTACTAATTTAGTATCTCTAGTCTTTAATTCACCAGTTATATAAAGGGGAATAATTCTAGCAGCATATTTTTTAATAATACTTGGATCTGGTGTAAAAAACTTAGCTTCGTTTAATTGTGTAAACTTTTTCATATTGTATATATTAAGATTGTATATTCTTTTTTTTATATATACAATATGGATAAATTGAAAAGACTTTACAACTATCTTAAGAAAAATCAAAAGAAAAAGATTGTTTTTCTTACTACTTCTAATAGATGGTCTGGTGATAAAGAACTTCCTAAATCTTCTATAATAGCAGATGAAATTGCTAAAAAGATTGAAGGTATAGAGATTATTAATGTGTCTAAACTTAAAATCTTTCCATGTGAAGGTAATGTATCAACTAAAAGAGGAAATACTTGTGGTCTAAAAGACGCACTTCTAAAGGATAAAGAAAAGAATCCACATAAAATAATTAGATGTTGGGCTTCACTCAATAATAAATCAGATGAAATGTATAAAGTTGCAAATGCAATCTTTGAGGCAGATATAGTTATCTTTTTTGGATCTATAAGATGGGGTAAAATGAATGCTATCTACACACAATTAATTGAAAGATTAACTTGGCTTGAGAATAGACACACTACATTAGGAGAATCTAACTTATTAAAGGATAAAGAAGTTGGAATTGTAGCAACTGGTCATAACTGGAATGGAAGTGAAGCAGTTGAATTAGAAAAAGAAGTGTTAAAATTCTTCGGGTTTAAAACACCAACTCAATTAAGTTTTAACTGGCAATGGACTCAAACCAAAACAGATGAAAGTAAAAAAGGTTATGTTGAAGACTTTGGTGACTTCTTAAAAGATTTTAATTTTGTTGAGACACTTAATGAAAGCTTAATAAAGTTCTCTGAATGGATAAGAAACTTAAAAGGGTAATTCAATAGCGTTCTCACGACTCAACTTTTCTCTAAGTTTAATCAACCTAAATACTTGTGATTTTGATAAATGTGGAAATCTTTTACAATTCTCAATAATCCAGTTTATATCTTTTATTCTTTTTCTAGATTGTTTAACATAGTAAACTGTATATTTAGTTCTAGTCATTGGTAATTTATCTTTTGAGAAATCATCATCAGTTAAAACATCAAAATCCATATCAATAAATTTTTCTAAATCAATTCCTTGATTTGTAATAAAGTCAGACATTTTATCTGTTTTTGATTGTATGTCAGCTATAATAAACTCTGGACTATAACCATTGACAAAGTTTTCAATAATTCTTTTATCAATCATTTCTATAATGCTTTCTTTTCTCATAATACAAATATAGTAAAAAAATTGCAATAAAAAAACCTGTCTTTCAACAGGTTTTTTAATTTATTTAATAACACTAACATGTCCTGTAAATAAATGCTTTTTGCCTCGTTGTTTTTCCTTTACAATCAACTTCCAAACATAAACATCTTGTTGAACTAAACTACCTTTATAGATTCCATTCCAAGGTTCACCATTAGTTCCAGAGTCCCAAATTTGCTCTCCCCATCTGTTGTAAATCCAGAATTGATACCACTCTGCACCACTTATCTGAGGTGTGAATACATCATTTTTACCATCACCATTCGGTGTAAAAGCATTAGGAATATAAAATGTAAATAAATCACTTATGTATATCTCAAGTGAAGAAGTGTCCCTACACCCATCAGGTGAAACAACAATTAACTGAACATTATAACTTCCAGTATCAGAATAGGTATTCTGTGGGTTTATAAGTGAAGAAATGTTTCCATCTCCAAAAGACCACTGATAATTTCCTGAGGTAGAGAAGTTGGTAAAACTAACATTTGGGTTTAATAAATCTGTTACAATTGGGTTAGCTGAAAAGTTAGAAACCGCCTTTGGATAAACATTCACCAATATATTTGGTGATGTGTTAGAACAACCATTTGTATTGGTCACTGAAAGAGTTACTGAATAACTTCCAGATGTATTAAAAGATTGAGATGTGGTGCAGTTTGTTACTTGATTACCATTTATAAACCAAACACAATTTACATTTGGTGTATTATTGGTAAAAGTAACAGTTAAAGGCTCACATCCTGAAAGTGCAGTTGTTGTATATTGAACAACCGGAAGTAAATTAACATTTACTGTTACTGTGCTAGTTACTGGTGTAGAACAACCATCACCTACTGTCACTGTGTAAAGTGTGGTAGTTCCCGGTGTTACTATTATTGACTGACCAGATTGAGCTGTTGGATTCCAGTTATAAGTATATGGTCCACCATTACCTCCGGTCACACTAGCAGTTAATGTCGATGATTGACCAACACAAATAGTTCCTTGTGAGGAAGTTGTTAAAACAGTGAGTGGTGGATTAACATTAATAATCGTATTAGCACTAAGTCCACAACCATTTGCATCTGATACTTGTAAAGTATAACCAGTTGTTGTAGTAGGTGTAACAGTTATATTTTGTGTTAATTGACCATTAGACCATACAAAGTTGTATGGTAAAGTCCCACCAACAATAAGTGCAGTGATACTTGAAGATTGTCCAATACAAATCGAAGATGGATTCGGAGTTAAAAGTATATTAATAGCATTTGGTTGAGTAACTACTATATTAGTCAAATTAAATTGACAACCCGAAGCATCCGTAATAACAACTGAATAAGTTCCCGCTGTAAGTGATGTGAGATTTGGAGATTGAGAAGAATTAGACCAAAGATAAGTATATGGAGGTGTTCCTCCAATAGTCGTTAATTGTATTTGTCCGTTATTTCCACTATTACAATTAACATTTGTTACTGTATAAGAAGAAGAAATAGGAAAAGGTTGAGTCAAAGAAACCTGTATTTGTTGTGTGCAGTTATTTGCATCACTTACAGAAATAGTATAAGTTCCACCTGATAATCCAGTAAAAGTTCCTGATGTTTGTGGAGTTCCACCATTCAAAGTGTAAAAGTAAGTAGGTCCAACACCACCTGATGCAGAAACCACAATTTGACCAGTTGAAGAACCACTACATCCTGGATTCTGTGATGATACCAAAGTTATATTTAATTGTTGAGGTTGGGTAATGTTCGCTGATGCTATAACAGTACAACCATTCAAATCAGTTACATTTACAGAGTAAGTTCCTGATGTAAGATTTGTAGCAGTAGCAGTTATTTGATTTGGTGAGGTTGTCCAAAGATAAGTATATCCTGGTGTTCCACCATTTGGTGTAACAACTGCCGAACCAGTATTTCCACCATTACAAATTACATTTGATGTTGTTATTGCTGCAGTTAAAACTGGAGGTTGTGTGATAGTTACTGTTGTAGTTGTCTGACATCCAAAACTTGTCACTGTGCAAGTATAACTACCAGGAGCTAAACCTGTGGCGGTTTGAGTATTTTGTGGAGGTATTGTATTCCACAAATAAGTATAATTAGTAGAACCATTTGGATTAGCAGTAGCTGTTCCATTATTTGCACCATTACAAGTAACATTAGTTGATGTCGAGGTTGCAGTTATTGAACCAGTTGATGAAATAGTAACCGTACCCGTTGATTGACAGTTACCAGCAGATGTTGCGGTTACTGTATAAGTTCCAGGTCCAAGTCCAGTTGCGGTTCCAGTTGTTTGAACAGGAGTTGTATTCCAAGAGTAGGAGTAAGGTCCAGTTCCACCTGAAGCAGTAGCAGTTGCAGATCCATTTAATTGACCACAACTAGCATTTGTTGAAGTGGTTGTAACTTGAAGTTGTGTTGGTTGAGTGATTGTAACAGAGGCTGATGAAACACAACCACCGTTATCAGTTACTGTTACTGTATAACTTCCAGCAGAAAGACCAGTAGCGGTTTGAGTTGTTTGAACTGGTGTTGTATTCCAAGAGTAGTTAAATGGTGATACACCTGTTGGATTTGCAGTAGCCGTAGCATTTGTTCCACCGAAACAAGTTAGAGAAGTTGATGTAGCCGTAGTTTGACAACAATTCAATTGAGCAGCAAAGTTTATATTTGGATCACCCTGACAAGCAGGACTTGTCCAAGAACCAGTTTCACCATCAGCGGTTGTATTTACTGATATATTTAAGTTATTTCCTGATGTGCAACCTGATTTTGTTTGAATAGACCAACAAAAAGTTCTTGTACAAGTCGATCCATTATCTCCAAAGTTATTACCAGAACCTCCAGATCCTGAGAAATAGTAGAATCCGGGACCTGTGATGAGATTTGTTGCAGTTGATGTGTTAGAGTTTGCCCATTGCCAATTTCCAGCAGTTGAACAAGAATTGGCCGGTGTTGTTGTAAGTGTAGCTAGATTCCAACCATTACCAAAAGTTGGTATTACCCCATGAAGCCAATTTGAACTTACTTGATTATATCCAGTTATTGTTAAACAAAAGTTTATAGTTTGACCAGGTTGATAAAATCCATTGACTGGATTAGGTGTAGCAACCAAACTTACATTTTGAAGACAATTATTGCAATCATTACTAGCGTTTACTGTCATATTAAAGTTACCAGTTGATGTTGCAGAAGAACCTGATATTTGTATGTAATAAGTTTGACCTGGTGTTAATGGTTCAAATGTAGCAGAGTTATTACCATTGTTAGATCCATTATTATCACAGTTGAATCCATTCAATGAACCACAACTACCAGACCAAAGAGTGATAGATGGATTAGCTAAAAATGGACTAGAACCAGGTGTTATATTTATATTGACTTGATTTCCAGATGCCACAAATTGATACCAAACATCAGGAGATGGTGCTGGTTGATTTCCACCAGTTTGACAACCTAATAAGTAATTATAAGGTAGTGGATAAGTAGCATTTACAGTTGTTCCAGTAACATTGACATTCGCACCTACACCATTGGGACAAGCCGCTGGAGTTGGTAATGTTCCTAAGTTTTGAGCAGTTCCACAATTATTATTTGCTGGTTGTGAAATTGCAATGAAACTAAATAAGGTCGCAATTAAAAATAGAGTTAATTTTTTCATTGTTTTTCTAATTTTTTATATTGAGCCAATAAGTAACCAGTATCGGTCAGAAAGAAAACAGGCTCTCTGTAACTTTCTGGTCTTTCATCTTTGTAAAGATTTAAGTCGATTGATTTTCCGGAAATGAAAAGTTCTTTTGCAGAAATTAGAGTGAACTTTATTCCGTTTGTAAACTCGAATGTTTTTGTGATTGTTTTTCCTCTGAAATTTTCTAAATCAGCACCATTCAAAGCTGATTGGTATTTGACAATAACTTCATCGGTATAACCATTTCTATCAGTGATATTGAATGTTTGCGACTTAACAACAATCGAAGTGATTAGAAAAATTATGGTAAAAATTAATTTGCAGTTCATATTCTAAGATATTTTCTTTTATATATCCTGCTGCAACTTTTGTTTTTTGTAAAATTACTGTGTTTTTCGATTGTCTATGACAATTCTACTACATCCGTGACAAATAATAATTGGACCTTCTTTTGTCACTAAAACTTCTCTTTTACATTTTGCCTCACAATGTTTGGTTCCTACAAGTGCAAAATCTTCTAAGTTTATTTTCTTTTGTTTCATGTTATTCCTTTTATGATTAAATCTCTTCTAATTGAGTTTAGCAGATTGAATTGTTGTTGATATACATGCTCATCTTCAATCGTTGGTGGGTTATCTAATAAATCTTTACACTCTTTTATACAAACATTTAATACAGAGATGTTTAATTCTTTTTTGTTATAGTTTAACCAATCTTCTTTGATATAAAGAGGCATTCGTGAAATGTCACCTAATTTATCTATATCATCGTAGAAATAGTAATAGTCGTCTTTAGTGTCTTTAGCAATTAAAGTGACAAAGCTAATCATTGTATGAGTATCATACTTTGAAAACTTGAAAACTTCTTCCCACGGATGGAGATAAATTATTCTTTCAGGATACAAATATACTAAATTATTTTGATATATTATACTTTGTATTAAAGTATTTGTTTTTTCAAAAGGTCAATAAAATCATTAGGATTGAATCTCGCTATATCAGCAGTCATCATTGACCAAACCATTTCACCTGCTCTTTGATTTCCTCTTAATCTAGATTCCTCAAATTGATACAATCTTTCTAATCCCATCTCTCTTAATGAATTAAAAGCATAGTCATTAGCTTCTTTTTCAAGATCCATATAGGCTTGTAAAAAGGCTGGTTTGTTACCAGCAATTACGGTGTCATAATAACCAGTCATAAATCTTCCTTCTCTGTGTTGATTACAATGTCCAGATTCATGAAGAGCTAAAAATAATTTAATATGAGGTGGCATTGGTAATCTTTTATTGATAGCAATTTCATCTACACCAAGAAAAACACCAGCTATTGGTTGAGGTGATGAGAAATTAAAACAATGAATTATAAATTCACCTCTGTTTAAATTCCACCAGTTTATTACTTGTGTTCTTAATTCTTGAGGGAAATTGATTTCAGATAAGAATTGTTCTATACTGATAGGTGTATTTAAATTTTCAAATAACTTATAGTTTTTTAGATGTTTCATAAGTTATATATTAAAATTCACAAGATGAAATTAAAATTTCGGTACCTTGTGTTTAGTTTTTCTGGTATAAGTTTTTTTAGACTTACAGATTGTAGATCTTAGATGTGGAATACCGAGCTCTATTTGAGCTTGTCTAGACGCGGCTTTATTCATCTTAAGTATTTTATCTTTTGGTATTTTTATTTTAATTGTTTTCATAATTAGTTAGTTTTAAGTAATAATTCTCTTGCCAATTCATATTCTTCTTGTGAGAATCCAATCCAACCTCTACATCTAACTACATTTGGCAATCCCCAAGCAATTATATCTCTAACACTATCATCAATTATGATGAATTTGCTATGAGAATTATTAAAAATCCAATCTTCAATTTCTCTTCCTCTACCTTCATCCGGAAATGAATCTGTAAAATCAATTATTTCCACTTCTACACCTTTTTCATTGAATATATTTTGCAATTGTGACTTAGTGTGGTTTAGTCTCCAAGTAGAAGATATAACGGCCTTTAAGTCAAATTCTTTGCACAATTTATTATATAGGTCTATTGAATTTTTATTCCAATCATTTCTATTAACCGTATTAAGAACACCATCTATGTCAGTAAAAATTATATTCATTATGACAAATATAAGGATATAAAATAAAAAAGCCTCCTAAAAAGGAGGTTTTTAATGAATTATGTCTATCATAATGAAAGATGCTTTTTAGCATTTTCTAAATAAGAAATTATATTACTCTTACCAACTGGATTAGCAGAATGAACAACATAATCTGGCAATTTCAATCCATTATCAACACACCAATCTACTAACCATTTAGCACACTCGTATCCAGTTTTTTCTTTATATGAATTGTAGTCTAATTTTATATCACTATTTTTTTTTGCCCAATTTTTATCAGAAAAAAGGTCGTTATAGTGGTCGTCTGCTAAGTCGTGGTCAAATGATATAAAGTCGGGCAAACCTTTTTCGGTAATAAATTGAACGAATTCATCATAACTTCTAACAATAGACCAATCTTGAGACCAGTAAAATTGATTTAATTTAGAATCAACTAGGCCGATTGCATCTTTTGGAATTCTTATATCATCTAAGAATAGATTTTTCATGGTACAAATATATTAAATTAATTAGAATTAAAGATAGAAAAAATTTAAGAGTTTCTGGTTTCTCTATTTATACTTCTTTTTCAATTCCGCCAAATCTCCTAAATACATATCCTTAGGATCAGTTGCTTCCAGCTTTGTAATCTCTTCCTTTTTCAATTTGAAATCTTCTTTTAACTTCTCAAATACTTCTTTTGTTAAAGAGTAAATAGGCATTTTCAATAAGTAATCATAAGAATCATCTATCTTATCTAAACTCAAAGATTCAATCTGTGCTACGATTTCTGACTTTACAACATTATTAACTTTTAGCTTCTCATCTAAAATCGCTTTAATAAATCTACCTCGATTGGAAAGAAGTTTTAATTCTTTATTCATTCTTTCTAATAAGAATGACTTTCTCTTATGATAATAAGTTAATCTGAAATTAACAAAGTATTTAATAATGTCTGTTGTATTATCAAATATTTTTAATTTACCAAACTCATCCAGTGTTGAGTAAATCTCAGTTGATGATTCCTCTAACTTCAATACTCTTAACAACTTCTCATCATCGAACTTTTCTAAATCTACTCTTGTGAATTTGATTGTATAATCTATATTATCCTTACAGTTATCATCATAAGAAACAATTACTTTATCATCCACCAATTTATCCAAAACCTCTTCATACTTTTCATAAGTTGTTGATGGTGGAAGTTCAGTTATTCTCACGGTAGAAGTATTAACTCTTTCACACTTACCTCTAATAATCCATCTTTTATTATTTTCTGTATCTTGTATAAACTCACCTAAAAATCCATTTAAATGTGGTTTTACTTCACCTGGCTCTTTACCCATAAGAACTCTAACAGAAGCATCAATAATACTTTTTATATCTCTATTTAAGATGTTTGAGGCAAATCCAACTGCAATTCCAGATGATCCGTTTAATAAAACGGTAGGAACAATAGGTAAGAAATATTTAGGTTCAATTTGTTCTCCTTCTTCTTCTTTATATTGAAGTAGCTCAAAGTCTTTGTATATTAGACGGAAGTTATCATTTAGTTTGGTTCCGATATAACGAGGAGCTCCAGGTTGTGGAGACCTAAGAGAACCAAACTGACCTTCTTCTTCTAAAAGGGGAGCGTTGTTCTTAAACTTTTGAGCCATATTTATTATGGCATTTGATAAGGACATATCGCCGTGATGGTAGAAACAATCAGAGGCGACCTTACCACTTAATTGAAACACTTTAAGTGTTTTTTCATTTCCGGTTTTCCAGATTTGATTGGCAACATGAATAATTTTTCTTTGTGTGGGTTTGAACCCGTCAATACTTGATGGTATTGCACGTCCTTCGACCACATACATGGCGAAATCCTTATATTCATTACTGAGAAACTCAGAAATAGATTTTTCAGTCATCATAGTCATAGGTATATTAATATATTTAAATTTTGTTTATATATTAGCAAAAGTACAACTGTTTTCATTTAATGATGACCGATGTTGTACAATACAACAAAGAACAACAAAGAACAACAAGAACTATTGGATGAGGCTTATGGGAATTTTACTCATTGTCTTGTTTAGTCGGTATTGATAATCTACACCAAGCCATTTCTGAAACCATTTTTAAATGTAATGAATATGGTGAAGAATATCCGTGTAAAATAAAAAATCTACTAATTAGTTTTTCTGCTACTAGTAATTGACTTACGTTTGTACATGAATAGATTACTTTTTCAATCCATTTTGCTACGTCTCCTGGATGTTTTGATTTTTTTTCCATAATTTTTAATTACAATTCAGTTAATACATAAGTTGAATTTTTTGTTTGAAACTTAATGTATCCTTCTCTTTGCTCTACTATTTCAGTGATTGCAGTTGTTAGCCAAGTGAATTGCATACGTGGTTCTAACATTAAGGATCGACCCACCTTTATGTCGTCATGTGATGATTGACCTTCGCTAGTGTTTTCATCCCATTCAATATATTTTATTCTGCTTCCTGTTTTAGTTAAACCATCGTTTAATCTTCTTAATGTGTATTTTGCTTTTGGTTCTTCTCTTGGAACAACTAAATCAGCGTTGTATTTGTGTTGTGTTATTTTACTCATATCTTTTTAATTTGATTAAATATACGTTTAAGGGTTTGGGAAGCCTAGTCAGGTAGTTCGCCTGGTTGTTTAATTCTTACTTCGTTGATGTGTTCAAAATCTGAATCTTGATACGAGGTTGGGTCACAACATATAAACCAAAATGGTTTAATAGTTTCATATAATTTGAAAATAGAATATTTAGCTATTTTATATTTTCCTTTATATTTAACCCAATAATATCCTTCTTGCCTATCCATTACTTTCTATTGTTTTTAGTTTCTTATAATTGTAAACTATCTTTAAGAACTTCATTACTTCAGGAATGTCTACCAATTCAACATCCTTTAGAAACTCATATCCAACTGTTTCTCTTATGATTTGATGTTCGTCTATTAGGTCGAGTGGGTTCATATTAATCCTCTTTATCTGTTATTTCTTTATGTAGTAAGGTAAACCATAAGTTCTTACGTCTCCTCCCATATTATTTTTGTTTGTTCCTGTCATATAATTTACTTCAATATCTTTATCTCCATTTAAAGCATTTTTAGCATACTGTAAAGCAGACCTTACTTGTCTATCGTGTGATGTTTCTAATTTACTACAATTTTGTATGTTAGAAGTGATTCTTAACGCTTCAATTATATTTTCAAGTTGAAACTTATATATGCTCTATTTCTTCTTTAGTTTTCTTCATACATATTTCCATAATACAAATATAAGAATAATATGTTGTATTAAAAATATAAATATTATTTTTGTGATGAGTTAATTTGATGTATTGATGGTTTTTGTTCAAGTTCTAATTTATTAGCAAAAGTTCAACTGGATTTCACCATCCAATGTTTCAACTAAATACGAACAACTTTCGCAAAAATCCCCTGTGTTATAGTAGGACTTTTCTCCTCTTTCAATAGCGGGTGTATGAATATGACCTATCATTATAGAATCACACTTTACCTCTTCTAACTTCTTAATGGAAAGTATCTTAAAATCATTAATAAACGATACTGCATTTTTTACCTTCATCTTTAAGAAAGCAGAAAGCGACCAATACTCCAATCCAAACATAAATCTAATCTTATTATACCACTTATTAATCTTAAATGATAACTCATAAGCCCAATCTCCTAAAACATATAAAAACGGATGCATTCTAATAAATCCATCAAACTGGTCACCATGACAAATATAAATTTTTTCACCTTTTATAGTTGTATAATAGTATTCATCACAAAGTAATATATCACCTATATTTAGGTTTTGTTCTTTAATCAGACCTCTAAGATAGTGGTCGTGATTTCCCAAAATGTAAATTACCTTAATATCTTTTCTCGACATCCTTAAAACTTTTTGTATTACGGTTGAATGGTCTTCTTTCCAAAAAAACTTCTTCTTAAGTGCGGTCAAGTCTATAAAATCACCAATAATAACTAAGTTTTCATATTCCCATTCCTTAAATACTTCTAAAAGTAAGTCAGCTCTTGACTTAGAAGTTCCAAGATGAACATCTGATATAAAAAGTGTTTTAATCTTTTTCATATATTTCAATAATCTTTTTTACAACTCTATCAGTAGGATCTTTCCATTTATACTCAATTGATTTCCATTGATTAATCCATATCTTTAAGTTTGATAATCTGAATTCACCTTCTGTATAAACACCCATGGATTTTAATTTCTTACAATTAAGTTCCTGTTCTAATTGACCTTTTACTGGTATAGTCCAAATCTTTTTTCCTAAAATTAAGGCTTCTGAAGTGGTTGAAAATCCAGAATGAGTAATAATGCTAACACAACTCAATAGATCTTTTGTGAAATCTTCACTACATTTTTTTACTTGTATTTTACCAGAAGAATCTACTTTTTGATTTGTGTAGATAATACAATCTAAATCTACTTTTTGTAATACATCTACTATCTTTTTATTATTCAAATAAGGTAGGTATACTAAGATGTTCTTACTCTCTTTTCTACCAAAGAGTGATATGTTACAAATTGGTTGAAAGATGTTTTCAGTTTGTAGATAATCATAACCAATTAGATGATCACATTTAGCAAACCATTTAATAAACCATTTAGATATTCCAAAGTTATTTCCGGTTAAGGTTATAGAGTTTTGATTACATATTGATATAGATTTAACTCCATTTAATTTTGCCCAATAGGCAGAAACTGGTTCAAAATCAGAGATAACTAAATCGTAGTGTTCTAATTTACTTTTAATTTCCTTTATAAGTCGTATTGGTTTTGCTTTGAGTATAGTTTTAATCCAATCAATACTTCCGTTATTGTATTGTAAAGTGAGGCCTGTAAATTTCCATTTTGCTTCAATTGTTAAATTACTACCAGCACCGGATGTAAGTATATCTACATTGTATCCTTTTGCTCTTAGATTTTCTATAAGGTGTAAGGACCTTCTGATATGCCCATTGCCTGTGAGTTGAACTCCATAAAGTATTTTCATACTTTATATATTTTAGATGAATTAAAATTTGAGGATAAACCTTTGGAAATTTCAATTTTCTATATTAACTTAATGTTAAGTTTCTAATGTTAAGTTTTTAAAATTTTCCTCCACTTCCAGCACCACCACCAGATCCTCCACCAAAGTTTTTAAAGGTGAAACTATAAATATGACTTCCTAATTTATCACAACTCCAATTACCTATCTTACCATCAATTGTGAATTCCTCACCATCAACATGTCCATTATCAACTATGATATAATCTAAGTCACCAAACATACCACCACTATAGATTGTATAGGTGGCAGTTTGTTCTTCTATATCTAAATCGGATAATCTAATATGATTGCCATTTTGTAAAGGCTTAGTGCTAACAAATACATTGCCATTTATTTCAGCGAATTTTGATTCGACCCATATATCGGTTGTGCCTTTTGGAACGGTAGCTCCTCTATAAGTATGTGTAGTTCTGTTTTTACCAGAACCATGTTCTTCAGTCCATTCTGAAGTTATTACACCATCTTCGGATATATTGAGATCAAATTCTTCACTATTAACATAAACATCAAATTGATCGAATTTCTGACCAGATACTATTTCAGTATCTTCTTTTTTTGCTTTACCATCAATTTCTGAAAGATGTAAAGCGGAAAAACCAATAGATGCCCCTATTGCACCACCGATTAGTGCTTTTTTAAGATTGAACCCTTCATTGAATTCTTCTTGTGTTTTAATGTATTTCATATCAGTTTTGCTTTTCAGGTTTTGGATAGAATCTTGCTGAATACTTTTCAACACCTCTATCATTAAAACGATAATCAGTTAGGAAAAAATGTTTTGAATCAATATATTTTTTAATTGATTCTATTGTATACTCAAGTTCTGTTTTTGCTTCTTCATCTAATGGTATTTCTGGATTCTGACTTATATCAACAAATAAAATAGGCTCAACTTCCTGATAAACTTTTGTTAAAGGTGTGTAATTCACATAACAATAAAATTTCAAATCTTCTAAGTTTAACATAATCTGTTTGATATACTCAATCACCTCATCACACTTATCAATAACTTCTTTTCCATATTTAACTTTCATAGGACTATCCGATCCATCTAAATAAGGACTTTCTCTTATCTCAAATACTTTATATGACTTTAAGTATCTCATAACTTATATATTAAAATTAAAAATTAATCCTAAGGCTAACAGAATGCCAAAAATCATAATGAAGATGTTTCCCGAACTGAACATAATAAGAAATTAATTTTAGTTATATATAAATTTAATTATTATATTTGGAAATAAATTGGTTGATTGGGAATTAGGGGCTAGCATTAGCGAGAAATGCCAATCATAAAAGTAGATGTCCACTCCCCCATCTTCTACTCTCCAATTTTTCTGAAAAGAAGTTGAACTTCTCTAAAAAGACCACTTGCCTCACTTAGTTCGTCAATTGTGTCAAAATGTTCCCAGTCAGTTGGTCTTTTGATAGAAGGTAGAGTTTTAAATCCATACATTCTCATCATTGATTCTATTTCTAGACATTTATTGATAAACCAATTAGGTAGAGATTGAGAATTAAGATCATCATCTGATTTTATATTTCGTATATCAATTAATAACTTAAATACAACGCCTTTAGACTCAATAGTTCTATTATAGGCAAGTCTAAGTAAGTTGATTTGTATTTCTTCTTCCGGTAGAATTTTCCAAGTGCAACCACCATCGTTAAAGTCATAACACCTAAGACGCAAATCATAAATGATATCCATAAAATCACCCATATTATACTTCTGTGATTCAAATAATCTATATTTTTTTAGGTGTTTCATTATTAATTCATCGCCTTTATATTCTCTTCAGGATATAACTTATGAAGTAGTCTGACCAATTCACTGGTTTCTGTATCACCTGTTTTATAAGATATATAATCCTCACCCCAAGGGAGGTTAGCTTGATTTAACTTTGTTGATAATAAAAAATTATAAATTAATTCGCCTGTACATTTCGACAATATAGACATTGAATCTTCAAAATACATATTCCAGAATTGTTTAGGTCTTGTGTGAGTTATATCCTCATAATAGATAAAAAATGATGAGGTATTTGAAACTTTAATAGAAACAGAGATTAATAACCTACCTCCATTATCAATTATTTCTAAAGACCTTTCTTTTGCTAAATCTATTAAACTCCAATTAATTTTATCTTTGAAATACTTTTCAGTTGACTGACGATACTGGTCTATAATCATTTGATCTTCATCTGAAATATTTCCAGTTGGAGCATCTCCAGGAATTTGAGCTTCTTCAGGACCAGAAGTAAAGGCTTCTAAATCAAAATCATTTCTTTCATCATATCCACCAGATTTTAATATAGGATAAATCACACCAGATTTCGGATCTAAATAATGATTGATACTTTCTAATGGTAAAAAGTAATCAGGAACATTAGTGGCTTCTTCAAATAATTTTAAGTATTTCATAATCTTTCAAAAAAATAATATACCGATGTTAAGGTATTCCTATCTGTAAAATCTTTTTCTATATATTTAGAATCAACATAATCAAATGATGTTTGATAAGTATCGTGTATTTCAGCGTTACTAACAATACTAAAACGAGGTGCGTGGCTAAATACCATAGTGTTGATTTTATATTTAACTGGACTATACTCGCTTAAAAAACTTCTCAATCTATTAAAGTAAGATTTAGTTTCTATCCAATTAAAACCATCTTTTGTAAGGAAGTTACCAGGTGGTTCTATTTTTTTGACCTCAACTTTTAAGTATAATTTACCATTATCTGCAATTGGTCCATATTTTTGCGATCCAGACTCATCACTTGCCAAAAAACCACCACGAGCACCATTTACCCAGAATGAAATCTCAACTTTAAATCCCTCTAAGTCCCAGAATATATCTTCAACATCTTTTTCAATAGAAATGTTATCATCGAAATTTTCATATAATTTTATCCACTTCATAACTTTATACTTGTTCAGATATTTTAATCATTATTCTAAAATTAGTAAATGAAATAAAATCACCTAATTTCTCAAAATCCTCTTCTTTACTACAACCAATCAACATCTCTATTCCACTACCAAAGAATCTCAAAGGTGATTTCTCCTTTTCATCTCTATAAACAGCATCTTTACTTATAGGATCATAAATGCTCTCTACTTCATAATACCATTTAGCAATTCTAATGATTATATTTTTGATTTCATACCAGAAAATAAGATTACCAGGGTAACCACCTTCAGGATTTACTACACCAGGTATTTCTCTATTTGGTGAATACCAATTTCTTGACAAATAAACTTCTAAAAAGAGATCAGTTTTTGTTTTACCATTATAACGGTCTGGTTCTAATTCAACATCTTTTCTGACTTTAGAAATACTACATATAAGTCCAACGTCTTCAAATTCAAGTGATATATGTCTAATAGTATTTTCTCTTTCTTCTACTGTACTCCATTCTTCATCAGGAGTGGATTCAAATAATTTATATTTCTTTAAGTATTTCATCTCCTAATTTCTTTTGTAAATGTAAATGTCTATTGTATATAATTCTTCACCACCAAACTCATCTATAAAATCTTCCATTGGTAAATAAATCATTTCGTTTGGCCAAGATAAATCAATTTCATATTTACCCGATGACCATACCTTAAGACTTGTTAAAACGGAGTCTATATCATCTATTCTAAAAAATCTCCTTTCCTTATCATATAAACTTACTTTAATCGACCTATATGACTTTATCAGTTCTTCAGGACGACTATGTTTATGTATATTACCAACCGTTTGGTCAGATTCGTCTTTGTGATACCAACACTCTACAATTTCATATCTCATATCCAATAACTGAAGTTCAAGTAAAATATCATTGATATAATCTTTATCTTCATCTGGCATTGATTTAGGATGTTCTCCACGGTAGTGTCTATTCTCTTTTAATAATTTAAACTTTGGATTCATTGCCCATATTTCCCATTTTCCATCTTCGGAAGCCACAAAATAAACTTCATCAGCAGAAACTATTTCCTTTTTACCACTATCATCTAGTAAATGAAAATACCCGACATCAAAAGGATTGTAAGTGATTTTTTGCATTCCAGAAGTATTACTATCAGTCGGAATCACCACACCAGAAACCCCAGCAATTAAAGTTCTATCACCTTTAGATTTTATATTTTCAGCACCTGCCTCTGATGTCTGAAAGAAAATTGGAGAAGTTAATCTAACTTCATTTGTATATTTACCCGCTAATCCTATTTTTCTACCACTTCTTGTAGTATCATAAATACCAATCATACCATTCCAACCATTGTTTCGGTGTGTTCTATTAGTATGAAACCACAATCTTTGACCAACTAAATCATTAGCGTCAATATAACCATCAACCGGTTTTCTAGAATCATAATAAATTTCTTCAAAAGTTTTTAAATACTTCATTTACTATATATTAAATTGACCACCTAAAAAACAAAGCTAAAAACAAAATAAAAAAAAACATATATATACTTAGCTTACTCAAAAAATCTTGGTAATCAAATAATGAAAAAAATTGAAGATAAATATAAAGTATTAGACCAAATTAGTCACGTTCTTCTTAGACCTGGAACTTATGTAGGCTCTAATAAACCCAACACTTCTCAAAAATACTTAATAAACGATGAAAGTAAAATGGAACTTAAGTCCGTAACTTACATCCCCTCATTCATCAAAATCTTTGATGAAGTTATTACAAACGCAGTTGATGAACATCAAAGAAATAAAAGCTTAAATAGAATAGATGTTCACGTTGATATAGAGAATAATACTTTATCTGTTAAAGATAACGGTGGTATTATCGTTCAAATACACAAAGAACATAATCAATATGTTCCTGAGGTTATTTTTGGCAACCTTATGTCTGGATCCAACTATGATGACACCGATGAAAGAACAGTAGCCGGTCTAAATGGACTGGGTGCTAAATTGACAAACATCTTTTCAACTGAATTTATTGTAACCACCTGTGATGGTAAAAATCACTTCTCTCAAAGATTCTATAATAATATGAGAGACAGAGATAAAGCAAAAGTAAAACCTGGTACTAAAAACTTTACTGAAATAAAATGGAAACCAGACTTAACTCAATTTGGAATTGAAAAGATTGATAACGATCACTTTAAAGTAATTGAAAAGCGAGTTTGGGACTTAGCAGGATGTAACCCCAACATCAAATTTTATTTTAATGATAAGTTCATAAATATAAAATCATTTGAGGACTATATCAAACTTTATCACGAAGAGTTTTTCTATGATGTTAAAAAAGATAAGACCTGGTCTATCGGTGTTGCCTTATCAGAATCTGGATTTCAACAAGTAAGTTTTGCTAACTCTACTGAAACTTATGATGGTGGAACCCACGTGGATTACATAATGAATCAAATTATTAGTCAGTTAAAAGAGTTTTTCCTAAAGAAACACAAAGTAGATGTTAAACCATCTGAACTAAAAAATCATATGTTTCTTTTCTTAAACTCTACTATAATAAATCCATCATTCTCATCACAAACTAAAGAGAAGTTGATTACAGAAGTAAAAGATTTTGGTTCTACTTTTGAGGTAACATCTAAATTTGTTGCACAAATTATTAAATCAGAAATCGTTAATTCTATTTTAGATTGGATTCAACAAAAGAAAAATGCAGAAGAATCTAAACTACAAAGAGACCTTAATAAGAAATTAAGTAAAATCAAAGTTGAGAAACTGATTGATGCCAAAGGTAAAGACCGCTGGAAATGTTCTATTGGTTTATTTGAGGGTGATTCTGCTATTTCCGCATTTAGAAAGTATAGAACTCCAGAAACTATGGGTGCCTTTGCACTTAAAGGTAAGTTTGTTAATGTATCAGAAATGACTAATCAGAAGCTGGTTCAAAATGAGGAAGTGGTTAATTTGATGGCTGCAATTGGTCTTAAATTAGGACAAACGGTTGACTTAAGGGATTTAAGATATGGTAGAGTTCTATTTTATGTAGATGCTGATGTTGATGGTAATTCGATAGCAGGTCTTCTTATTAACTTTTTCTATAAGTATTGGCCAGAAATGTTTGATAGAAAAATGATTTACAAAGTAGAAACACCTATTGTGGTTGCTATACCAAAACAAAAAGGTAAAAAGAAACTTATTTTCTATACACAATCAGAATATAATCAGTTTGTTGAAAAAAACGACTTAAAACAATTTGATATTAAGTATAAAAAAGGTTTAGCAGCTTTAGTGGATGATGAGTATCAAGACATTATTAATAATCCAAGAATGACATCTATAACTAAAGATGATGTATCAAATGTAAGTTTAGATGTTTGGTTTGGTAAAAACTCTGATTTAAGAAAGACTGAGTTGTTAAAGTAGGATTTTATCCTTATATTTGTCCATTATTATGGATCGTGCCAAAAGAAGATATTTAGAAGAAAAACATTTTAAGCGCAGGCTTAAGGTACACGCTTTTAATCAGAGATATTGGCGTAGTTATACCGATATAAATGGTAATAGGATCTCTAATCCATTGCCATCTGATTATATCGGTGATTCAAATTATATGAAATATAAAAGTATCAGAACTGATAAGTATGGTACTAAGAGAAAAGTTAAGTTCTCACCTAATAAATCAAAAAGTTATTATAGAGATAATAAAAAGTTAGACACTAGAGAATATAGAAATAAAGAGTTTTTCAAAATTCTAAGAGATAATGGAGTTAAATAACATCATACCAGATAATTCTTCTAATTGGATTATAAGAGGTGATTTTCTTTTCTTTAAGAAAATCAATCTTATTCCAGTATGCACAATTATTGATGGTATATATTATGTTATGTTAGATGGTAAATGTCATAAGGCTGTCTTAAAATTAACGAAGAAGATTATGAAAATGGATGTTGAGTTTTACTTTACAACACCACTTATGGCAAGTCCTAAATCCATTGATAACTTTAATAAAAAAGTCGTAGAAAATTATATTCATAACTGGGCAAATAAACATTTCTTCTATGGATTTAAAGATATTGATTTTGACTTAATTCGAAATATGGTTAAATGGACTGAGAAAGAAAATTGCTTTGACTTAGTGAAAGGAGTTTATGATAAGTATAAAAAGTTGGTCAATCAAGAATACTATGATTACTACGCAAATATATCATTCTATCCATATGATGAAGAGATAAGAGAATCTTTTAATAGTCTTTATCGAGATATACAAATTTCAAAGATTTTGTAATTTCAAAAAAGTATATTAATATATACTTATATGAAATTGTTGAGATTCAAAAAATTCCTAGAAGAAACAGAACTTGATTTAACAGAACTTGGTAAATTGATAAATGGTCAAAAAAGAGGAGATGTTCTTATAACCAAAATTAAAAACAAAGAAGAACTTACCACAACTAGCAATCAGAAAATTAAGGTTGATAAAATGAAGTCCGACTCACAATGGGTTGAACCAGAGATTGCTATTGATAAAATTACTACAGATGATGAATACGATATAGATAAGGCTAAGTCTTATTTCAAACCAGGTAGTAGATATATTCCTGTGTTCATGAGTAAAGATGGTAAAGAGTTCAAAATCAATCAATTCAAAAAGACTAAAGAGTTTGGATCATCGGGTGCTGGTGTAATGGTTAGAAACTTTGAATCAGTTCAGTGTTTATTTTTTGGTATAAAACAAGCATTACCTGATAAATTATTGACTTCAAGAAATATGAGGGAATTCTTCTATAAGTATATTCAAATGCAAAAGTTGGTTTTCACACCAGAAAAAGTTGAAGTAAATGAACAATTACTAGATGACTTTTTACAGGATGAAGATTGGGTTAATACTTTTTGTAAGATTCCAAATAGAATCTGGAAAGAAGAATATGTTAATACTAATGACTTATATGAGATTTATCACGCCTCATTTGTAGGAAATAGTTCCCCTTATGTTCATATAGAAAAGAAATATAAAAAATTTGCAAAAGATGGTGGTTGGTCTGATATAAACATATCTAAGTTTTGTCCAGCGGATATGTATTTAGTATCAAGAAATAATGTAGAACAAGTAAATAATCGAATTGATGAGTGTACAGACATCCATAAGTTAAAAGACGAAATGAATAGTTTATTTGATGAAAAATTATTAATCGGAGTATCTCTTAAAAAAATTGGATCACGTTTTGGAGTATTAACCAATTCAATGGTTGATAAAAATCCACCAGATTTCTTCATTAAATCATTTCATGTTGGATCTGACCTAAAAGGTATTGGTTCGAAAATATCTACAACTTCTATTTGGAAACATAGAAATAACAAAGATGTGGATATAAAAGATAGAAAAATTAATTTTGATTCTTCTAATACAGGAAATAATGTCAATGTAGACGGTGAAGTAGAAGGTTCAACATCAAGACATGGTAAAATCTCTTTTAATGCAATTAAAAGATTCATTGATCAGAAAATTAGCTCTGGTTATAAAATTCAAAATCTTCAATCATATAATGAATTAAAACAACTTAGCATTGACCAGTTAAAAAGTTATACTATGGAACTTATTACACAGTGTAAAAAATATAGAGATTCGATAGGTGGACAATTAGTAATAGTTGAGCCTATAAAAAGAGGAACTGATATTTCAAAAAGTGAAAATAGACTTATATCAAGAATTCAGTCTATGCAAATTATTCTTGCTATATTACAACTACATAATGTAAGTCACAAAGAATCTAATTCTTTGATTACAAAAATAATGAGATACGCTCTATCAATCGAAACCGATAAGTTCAAAACTCCGAGATACTTAAGGATTATTTAAACAAAGTCAAACTTTTGGATTATAAAAGTATGTCAAAGATTATTTCAAACCTAACAAGAACTTGGAATACAACAGCCCAAATAACTCCAAATTACAATTACAACGTAACAAAATATAATATCTTTGGCGAAGAAGTAGAAATTGATTCAGGTAGAGATCCTTTTTTAGCACAAAATTTAGCATTAATAAATGTTTTAGGAAAGCCTTTTTATGAAGAGTTAATTAAAAATGGATTTGTTTTTACTGAAAAAATTGAATCAATTCTTCAAAAGAAATTCAGAATCTTAGAAAGAGATAAAAAAATTAATTCTGTTTTAGATGACAGAGCAAATGAAAGTCAAACTATCTAATTTCATAGATAGTATTATTGAAAATAAAATCAATTCAATTGTAATTGACATTTGGTCAGAGCCAAAAAAACACACTTATTACGCACTTGATATAGATACCGGTAATTCTTCAAATAGACCAAATCTTATTACAAATTATAATTTACACTTTGCAGTTTGTCCACAAACCGGACTTGTATTACTTACTAAAGATGAGTTTGAAGAATTCAGAGTAAATGACGTTGATTTTGCTATAAAATATAGCGAGATACTTCAACAAACTAAAAATAAGATTTTGTGTAAAAATTTAGATCTAATTGTTGATACTTCTTCTAAAGAATTAAAATTGAACAGAGATCAAAATATAAAGAAACTTATTGGGTAATTTTGTCAAATTCGGAATAATCCATATCTATTATGAATATAAATGCATATCCTTGCTTAATACACTCATCTCTTTTAATTATATTAATTTTTTCATTATACTCATATGTATATTTAGACTTTATCTCACATATCAAATTAGCCGACTCAATAAAAAAATCAGAATGATAAACTTTAGATTTACCTTCCATAGTAAATCTTATAGATGGTCCATTTTTAATAACCAATGATTTATCTTCACAGTACTTTATAAAATTTAACTCATTTTTACCTCTATAGTATAACCCATTATAAATACACATTTTGTATCCGGATATTTGTGATTTTTTAAATAAGTTGATATTTTGATTAGGATGTTCAACCCCAAATTTACTAACCATAGTTTTTTTTGATTTAAGTTTTATATCTTCTGACTGAAAAACATTATCAACTCCCTAATTTTTGATATTTGTATCAATCTTTGCTAACTTAACTAATTCTACTTTTGACACATTATCCACACCATACTTATGTATACAGGTTTTTTTAGATTTTTCTCTATTGTTGTTGTAAAAACCATACTTACTAATCATTGTTTTTTTTATTTTATCAACGTTTTGATAGTTTTCTTTGCCATACTTATCGTTATTTGTTAGCTTTCTTTTAATATGTTTACATTTCTGACAAGAATAAAATCCGTATCCTAAACAATCATTATAATTTCTATATGTTGTATATGACTCATCTTTACAAATATCACATGATACCTTAACTTTAAGGTATGAACTCTTTGATAATAATTCAATGGGTATATCAACAGAATCACCTATTTTATATTTATTGGACATAACCCTATTATAATATCCTATATTACCTCTATTCATTAAGACATTAATATAATTAGTTAACAACATATCTAATATTTTTTTCTATATATATTAAAATAAATAAGTATAATGCTAGTAGATTTAATCATAGATGGTAATTTTTTATTATCTAAAAATACATTCACTCTACATAAAAACAATTTACTATTTGGATCTCTTTACAAATCTTTAGAAAATTCTATTTCTAACTATAGGAAATGGTATCCTTTTGCAAATGTTTATCTTGTATCAGACTCAAAGGAAAAATCTTGGAGAAAACAACTTACTCAGAACTATAAAGCAACCAGAAAAAAAGATTCAGATATTGATTGGACTTTTGTTTATAACACATATGGTGAATTCAAAGAATCTCTTAAAGGCACTGTTAAAGTTTTAGAGGCACCTCACGTTGAAGGTGATGACTGGATTTCTTTTTTAGTTAATAGATCAAATACCGATGGTAGATCTTGTATTATCGTATCTAACGATCACGATATAAAACAAGTAGTAGGTTATGGAATTGAACCACTCTTTATTAACATTATGAGTAATGAAATGTGGAATAGAGAAAAACTTTTCTTACCTAAAAATTATCAAATATTTTTAAATAAAATATCTAAATTACCAAATGATGATATTTTCAATCTAAATGATAATTCTGACTTTTTAGGATTATTAAACAGATTCATAAGTAAATATGAAATTGATGAAATAAATCCTGTTGAATCACTTATTGTTAAGATTATATCAGGTGATGTAAGTGATAATATAGGTTCTGTTTGGTCTCAAACAAAAGGTGGTAAAAAAAGAGGCATTGGTGCAAAAGGTGCTAAAAGTATTTACGATCAATATATCTCCGAGTTCGGAGAAGTAAATTTACAAGATCCAGATTTATATGAAAATATAGCCGATTTAATTTGTGAGAAAAAGAAATTAAGTAAAACTCAAATAGATACTATTGTTGAGAATATTAAAGGTAATATGAAGTTGATTGATTTGAGATTAGGTAATTTACCATTTGAAATACTAAGTAAAATGGAAGAAAAGTATTCTCAAAAGCAAACACAATGACAGACGTTGAATTAAGTAGTCATCTTATTTTTGATGTCAACTGGATTTTAATAAAGTGGAAACCTACTATGGATTTATTTAGATTATGGAATGAATATACAGATGATAATTTAACAGAGATACTTAGTAAATATTGTGAATGGTGGGAATACAGAAAACCTGACTATGATGGATTGGGTGAATCATTGAGTAGAATATGTAAGATACTTATGAATGAGTCAAAGAATTTAGAAAGTTATTCAGATTTAGTTAGTATATTTGGTGAAGATTTTGCAAAAGTTTACGATTTACAACAATTTAGAGATAATCAGATACAAAAACTGTATGAGACAAATAGAAGATAATTTACTTGCTATAACAAATGCTATGTTTAGAAACAAAACAGACTGGCAATATGTAACAGATGAGCAAAAAGAAAAATGGTTTTTTATTATTAATAGGAATTTCTCAAAAAAATATCCTGATAAAGCACAACTTTTGAATCTTAAAACAATAGATAAAGTAACATCCTTAAATCTTTGGTATAATTTCATGTTAGATAAACCTTATCCAAGTTGGTTCTGGTCAAAAGGTGAAACTGGTGAAAAACCAAAAGTCTCTGATAAAGAATTTAAATTACTCTTAAAGAGATTAGAAATTAAAGATTTAGATTTAAACTTTCTTATTGATAAACATTTCGATTTTATTAAAGAAGAATTAACTTACATTAAAAAAATACAAGAACAAAAATAAATATGAGTACAATTACAGAAACAACTACTAACATGAAATGGTATGTAGTAAGAGCGCAAGCAATGAGAGAAAAATCAGTTGGCGATAGACTTATCAAAGAAGCTGAAAAAGGAGACCTTCAAGGTAAAATCGGTCAGGTAATCGTTCCAATGGAAAAAAGTTTTTTTATGAAAAACGGAAAAAAAGTAACTAGGGAAAAAGTAATGTTCCCCGGTTATGTTTTCGTTGAAACAAACGCCATTGGTGAATTAAAATACCATCTTAAAGGAATGAGTGGTGCTACCGGATTCTTAACTGATAGAAGTGGAACCATCCAACCTCTTTCTAGAGATGAGGTAAATAAAATGTTAGGTCTTCATGAAGAATCTCAGACAAAACAACCAGAAACTACTTATGTAATTGGTGAAGAAATCAAAGTTATGGATGGTCCGTTTAATGGGTTCATTGGAACTATTGATGAAATTAAAGATCAAAAAGTAAAAGTTTCTGTATTAATCTTTGGTAGAAAAACACCAATTGAATTGAGTGTAATGCAAATCGATAAAAAATCATAATTATTTAGTAGTAAACCTTAATAATTTTTTGGGTATTCGTGGATACGAATACCCAAATTTTTTTATAGTATCAATCTTTATTACTGGTTTTTCTTTTTAACGATTTCAGATTTTTTCTTGATTGTTTTTTCACCTTCTTTGAATTCTATTGTATAAGAATCACCATCTATGATGAAGGAACACCAGTTCCTATTTCTGAAAGAGTCAAAACCAGATACGAAGAAAGAATAAAAAACTTTGGAAAGGGACTTTTAACACCAGAAGAAAGAAAAAAGGAGAAAAACTAATTTCTCTAAATTATTTAGAGAATATATACTCTATGAAATTAAAAAAGTATGAACAGTTTTTGGAGTCAAAAACGGATATGTGGGATTATATTCCAAAATCAGTTAAAGATTTGAATAACATTTTTAGAAAAGCTGGTAAAAAACTATATTTAGTTGGTGGATCAGTTCGTGATTTCCTAACTGGTGATAAACCAAAAGACTTTGACTTAGCAACCGATGCTCTTCCTGATGAGGTTATTAAAATACTACAATCATACAACTATGACTTTAACTTACAAGGTAAAGCTTTCGGTGTAGTAGTTGTCTACACTGACGATCAACCAGGTGGAATGGAAATCGCTACTTTTAGACAAGACATTTCTAAGGGAAGAAATCCTGAAGTTAAATTAGGTGTTACCATTGAAGATGATGTCAAGCGTCGTGACCTCACTTACAACTCTTTATTTTATGATTTAGATAAAAAAGAAGTGGTTGATTTGGTAGGTGGAAGGCAAGATTTAGAAAGTGGAATAACTCGTATGGTTGGTGATCCAGTCGAAAGATTTGATGAAGATTCACTTAGAATTTTAAGAGCCTTTAGATTCGCATCGAGATATGGACATCCTCTACATAAAGATACGGAAAGGGCAATTGAAAAGAGAAAACAACTATCTAATATAGATCCAGAGACTGGTAAGATTAAAAGAATATCAGCGGAAAGAATATGGGAAGAGTTTAAGAAGGCTTGGTCTCAGGCGAAAGATTTTAATCATTACTTAAATTTCTTTACAAAATTTGATATGTGGGATGAAGTTTTTCCAGGAGCTTCTATCAACACAATTACAATAAATAGTAAAGATTTTGTTGTAGTGATATCACATTTATTTAAATTAGAAAATCCTGTAGGGTTATCAAAAAAATTAATAGATGAATACAAAATTGAAGGAGAAGTAGCAAACAAAGTTGAATTTTTATTAAGACTACAATCATTCAAACCAGAACAATTAATTGATATTTATAAACTCAAATTAGGTTGTCATATAAAAGATTCTACTATATTAGAATGGATTGATGTCTGTAAAATCAAAGACATTAATATAATTAAATTTGTTGATTGGAAACCAACCGTATCGGTTAAGGACTTAATGGATAAAGGATTTAAAGGAAAAGAACTCGGTGAAGAGATTAAAAGAATTGAGATAGAAAAATTCTAAGTAAATAATATTTTATCTATTTGATTATCTCTCCACTCTGACCTACTGAACCTCCATTTAGAATACCATTGAATAGAACCACGGTCATCTTCTAAATAAAATCCTATATTATTTTCTCTAATGACCTTATATGATTTCCCTATTGTAAGTGATAATTTCATATCAGAACCTACATTGTCCACATCTGTACAAATAACTATCATTTTAATATAGAATCTATTTTGATATTTCTGAATTCGGAGATTGTTAAAAATCTTTTAGATGAATAGTGTTTTTCAATTCCAGCATCATTAATTATCCACATATTGGAGTAAGGAATATCAGATCCAAAGTGAAATCCACTATTTTTTTTAACTATTTGATATCTTCGACCTTCTGTGAGATTTTTTATCTTTCCTTTATTTATACAAATTACATTCATTCCAATATCTTATCTATTTTAATATCTCTAACTATAGCTGGGTCTAAGCTATCTAAAATTCCCTCAATACAATCTTGGCAAAGAATTGAAACATCTCCTTTTAGGAGTTTTATTGAGGCACATCTTACTCCGTGTCTATCACACCCATCACATATTTTATTATCCTCAACAAACATTAATGATGTCTTTAAGACATATGGTCTGTCTTCAAAATTAGATTTATGTATCACTCTCATTATCTAATATTTTATCAATTTTACTATCTCTTATTTCGGATTGAGTCAAATAGGATTTTAGAATATCTGTAAGATTTAAACTTTGCCAAACTTCATAGTCTAATAGATCCTCAATATACATTTGCTCAGGCTCATTCAAATGATATGAATACATACTACCTGTAGTTGCCTTTATTCCAGACTTAGAATAAACTAAGTCATTTTCATATAAAGTCCAATTTCCGTCACATAGAATAACATTAACAGAATAAGAATAAGCCAATCTATTGACTTCGGCAAAACCCCCAGACATATAGTAGGCATTTAACTTTGATGAATTCTTATCATTTCTTATGAACTCACCTTTAGTAATAACTAAAAAGGTTTGTTCAATTGTAACTGGAACTTCTCTATAATCATAACTATCATCATCAAACCATTCCCTTACTAAAATGTATCCATCATTTAATTTAGGAGTTTTGTTTTTCTTTAATTCATGGTCTTGAATGATTCTAAGTGTATCAGAATCTTGACAATGTACGATATGTATTTTAATTTGCATTTAAATATTTTATATTATTTCTATCCAATCAGAATTATCTTCTGGTTTTTCTTTACTTGGTTTAATTTTACCACTTGCTATATCAGCCAGAACTTTTGGATGATAAGTTTCTAATAGCTCTTTTTGTGTTATTTCCCAATCAATTGGTGGGAAACTATAATCCTCAAAGAATGTGTATCTTATCATTCCTTTAATGTTATTTCCAACTTCTTTAATTTCACCGTTATCCATAACAGCTTGAAATTGACCTTCTCCTAAATGTATAATTTTGTAACTCATTATGATAGTATATTATTTAATTTCCATTCTCTTTCTTCATCCAATGACCATTTTCTTAAATCCACATCAGTAAGCCATTTTTTAGTAGGCTGTATGTAGATATTATCACCTGTCTTTAGATTGAATATAACTAAGTATTCTACCTTCCAACTCTGCTCAATCTCAGGAACTACATATCGTGCATTTATATCGATAACAACTCCTACTTTTTCTTCACCATAGATAATTTCATCAACTATGACTTTCTCACCAACTTCAAATTTAACATAACCGATACCATCATTAGTGATAAAGCGATCACCCTTTGAGTATCTGAAATTGTTTTCTGTATCTGAATACCGCAAGGTCTTTGGCTTTTGCCTCAATTTCTGTATCAAAGTCAAGACCATAAGTTTTAATTTCTTCATATATGTAATCTGCATGTGCTGTTTGTTTTCCTGAATTATCTTCTAATGTTTTTGGAGAACTCATATGAGTCATTGGTTTAATGCCATTCCAAGTAGAATGGGCAAGTTTAAGTGCTTCTTCCTGTGAAATATCTTGTGGTCCATAGTTATGGTGATGAAAGTCATGAGTTATGGGAACTCCAATTTTTGTATAAATTAAATCATATAACATCTTTGTAGAATACTGGTTAGGACCATCATCATTTTCTACTACTAATCTCTTTCTACAAGACTCGCTTAAATTCCAAAACTGTTTGCAAAATCTATCAGCTGCTTCTTCTCTGGTCGGTTTAGTAGTATTTACATGTATGTTTATAGGATAGAAGTGTGTTTGTTCTAAACCCATAATATCCATTATTTGAGCATGTTTATCTAATTCATCAATTGCATTTGTTACAACTATTGGATTCTCACTAGCGGGAATACAGAAATGAGTTGGGTGAAAAGAAAGTCGGATAGAATTAATTTTAGCGTAATCACCAATTGCTTTCAATTTTTGAGAAATTGCTGCGAAACGAGGAAGGTTTTCTAGTTTATAAAATCCTATACATGGAAACATATCACTAGACATTCTATAAACAAATATCTTATTCTTAACATTCCATTCTAATATCTTTTGTAAGTCATTAATATTTTGTATAGCTAGTTCAGAGACATAAGAAAGACCTTTTGTCTCAAATGTTTTTTTAGTCATACCTCTATTAACAGAGATGTGGTCTTTCTTTTTTCTACCTTCATTTATTGAAAGGTTTATGCAACAATAACCTATATTACCCATAATACAAATATATGAATAAATATCTAAAAAAACTAATCCGTTGTAGAAATTGTATGAATTTTTCCATAAGACTTCTTAATTATCTTTACCGGAAATCCCCATAGAAACTTAATATGAGGCAACACCTTATCAACCTCTTTTACATCCAACTCTTTTGCATCATTAGGTGTATATTCCAAAGTTAATCCTCTATTACCAGTTATATCAACATTATAAACCTGTATATCTGGAACATATCTATTACGATTGTAAAATTCAGATAAAGTTTGTCTTATTCTTTTATATCCCTTTTCATTATGAATTGAAGATACTTCATAGTTTGGCGCTTCCTCATAATCCGTTATCTCAAACAATTTCATATCTCTCATCACTCTTGGAGACAAATATTGTAAAATAAAAGTTTCATCCTTAAAGTTCTCAACCGCATAAAGAAATACTTCTTTCCAATTTCCCTTTCCAGCAATATCCGGAAACCAATGCAAATCTTCAATCGTTGGATCAATAGACATTCTTTTTATATCCTTAAAGATATTATAACCCAAAGTATAAGGATTAAGTCCAGAATAGTATTTAGAATCAAATCCTGGTTGATATACAACATTAGAATGATGGTGTAGAAATTCTTGCATAAATCCATCATCTAAATAACCTTCTTCATACATTTTATTGATGATTTCAACATGAGTAAAAGTCGCCGTTCCTTCGTTAATAACTTTGGTTTGACCTTGTGGATAAAAATATTGTGCGGTTTTTCTTACAATTCTAATTATTTCTCTTTGCCACTCTTTAAGTATAGGTGAGTTTTTCTGGATAAAATAAAGAATGTTTTCCTCAGGTTGTTCTGGGAATTTGATTTTCTTCTTTTTCTTTTCTTCTTCTTTTGGAAGTGTTCTCCAAATATCATCCACTAAAACTCTATCATCTTCTAATTTCTTCTTTAATCTTTCAGCTTCTTCTTTGGGTGTTAATTTTTTTGGTTTTTTATATTTATCAACACCATAGTTCATAAGAGCGTGGCAAGAATCTAATACCATTTCAACTTCTTCATATCCATATTTCTCTTCACATTTGGAAATAAAGTTTCTAGCAAATAACATATAATCAATAATTGAATCTGCCTGAGTCCATTGCTTGAAAAGGTAATTGTTCTTAAAGAAATGATTGTGTCCCTGTACATGTGCATAAACCAAAGTCATTAAACAAGTATCATTATCTTCTAAGTTATAGGAGATACATGGATTAGAATTAATTACCATTTCATAAGAAAGACCCATTCTACCCTTTTTATATTGATTTTGATTTATAACAAAATCTTTTCCATACTTCCAATGGTTATATGAAATAGGGAGTCCTATTGAGGCGTAAGCATCAAGAAGTTGCTCAGATGAAACAATCTCAAATTGATTAGGATAAACATCTAAATTAAGGTGTTCTTTTGATATTCTATCAATTATTTCAATAAACACTCTTATTGTATGTTCATTCCAATCGGATTTACTAAGAAGTTTTTTTATCTCTGATTTTTTCATTCTATGCAACTTTCTTTTTGAAGAAGTCTTGAAACACTTTCCATATCTCACTAACTTCCGATATTTTCCCTATCTGAAAATTCTTTTTCTTTTGCGCCAACAAATTATAATTTCCCCACAAATCTCCATCATTTCTCCTACAAACCTCAATATAAACCATATATTGAACTCTATTCAATAAATCAACATCTAATATCTTATAACAATTATCAGCATCTGATTTATTCCAAACATCACCATCAGAAGCTTGTGCCGCATAGATATTCCAATTTTGTGCATATCTCTCATCAATTATCTTTTTCATTAATTCGAGAGCTGGAAGAACCACAGTACCACCACTTTCCTTTGAGTTGAAGAATTCTTGTTCATCAACTTCTTTTGCTTCTGTGTGGTGTCTGATAAAAACAATTTCAATCCTCTCATATTGTTTAGTTAGGAACATATAAAGAAGCATAAAAAATCGTTTAGAGATATCTTTTTCTTTTTCACCCATTGAACCAGATATATCCATAATACAAAACATTACTGCTGATGTTACTGGAACTGGATATTTCTCAAAGTTGTTATATTGAAGATCTACCTCTTCCATAAATGAGACAGATAGTTTCATTTTTTTAAGTTTATCTAATTCTGTTTCTAATTTTAATCTCTCATCATCTGGTGGATTGAGTTTAAGTTTATCTTCAATTTCTTTTATTTTCTTATCAAAGAACATACCAACAGCCATTCTCCTAGCCATAGAGTTTTTATAAGATCTTGTGATATTTAATCTACTTGGATTTCCATAAGAAGAGTAACCTGCTCTTTTTCTTTTCCAATCTACAATAGAATTAAGATGTTTTTTCACCATATCTGGAAGTTCCAAATCTTGAAAGAAATAATCTAAAAATTCTTCTCTACTAATTGTAACTGTAAATTCATCTTCTGTTACGGTTGGATCGTTTGAGCCCTGTCTTCCATTTCCTCTGCCTTCACCACCATCTGGTTTTTTAATTTTATCACCTTCAACATATTCTTTATTCCCGGGGTGAATATATTTTTTATTACCAGATTCTCTATCATAAGAGAACTGAGGCTCACCAATTCCTTTTACAGGAACTTTAATTTTCTCACCGGTACCAGTGATATCCTTTACATTAGTATTTTTTACAATATCAGGCAGGGCCTTTTTTATTTGACCTTCAATCCGTTTAAGGAATCTCTGACGGTTTTCAGAGGATTTACCCTTAGGATTTTTTCTCCTATCTACAATATTAATAGACATAAAATTGGGTCTATTTTTTAATTTGACTTCCTAATTCTTAAATACCAGTCAGTGAGTAATTTAATCTGTTTATTAGTGTAACCTCTATCTTTCATTCTATTAACAAATTCAGAATGTTTCTTTTGTTCATCTTTGGATGCCTTAGATGTGAAAGAAATAACAGGAATAAGGTCTTCTGTTTTAGAGAAGATTCTTTTTTCAATAACATTCTTAATTTTCTCATAAGAGTCCCAAGATGGTGATTTACCATTTTTAGCTTTGTGTCTTAGATAAAATTGAACTAAATCATTTCTAAAATCTTTTGGATTAGCAATACCAGCTGGTTTTTCAATTTTTTCTAATTCTTCATTAAGTGCAGCTCTATCAAATTGTTGTCCGGTTTCAGGATCTCTGAAATCATTATCTTGGCACCAGTGGTCAGCATAAGTGATGTATCTCTCAAATAGATTTTGACCATATTCTTGATAAGAATCAACATAAGCTTTTTGTATTTCATCACCGATAAACTCAGCGTATTTACTAGTTAAAGTTGATTTTAAGATATTTAAGTAATAATCTTCTACTTCCTTAGTCATTTGAGCTTTAATTATTTCATGCTCTAATACATAAAACAGATGAACAGGATTAGCAGCCACTTCTTCTGAATCGTGATTGAATACCTTAGAGAGAACTTTGAACGCAAAACGAGTTGAAATACCAGACATACCTTCTGTGATACCGGCATCATCTTTATATTCTTGTAAAGATTTAGCTTTTGGATCAGACTCTTTTAAGTTTTCACCATTATAGACTCTCATTTTAGAATATAGTAGAGAGTTTTCTGGATTTTTAAGTCTAGTCATAACACAGAATTCAGCAAGCAAATCTAATGTTTGAGGAGCACAAGACGAACCTGAAAGAGAAGAATGTTTTAAGAGTTTTTGATAAATCTGAACTTCTTCATCAACTCTTAAACAATAAGGAACTCTCACAATATAAACACGATCTAAGAAAGCCTCATTCTTCTTATCATTTGAGAAAGTTTCCCATTCACTTTCATTAGAGTGAGCTAATAAAATACCCTGAAAAGGAATAGCTGGTAAATTTTCAGTGCCATTAAAATTTCCTTCTTGTGTTGCTGTTAATAGCGGATGTAATAATTTTATCGGTGCCTTAAACATCTCAACAAATTCCATTAAACCCTGATTAGATTTACAGAGTGCTCCTGAATATGAATAAGCGTCAGCATCATTTTGTGGGAACTCGGCTAATTTTCTAATATCAACTTTACCTACTAATGAAGAGATATCTTGATTATTTTCGTCACCTGGTTCAACTTTGGAAATACCAATTTGAGAAGCAATAGACATTTTAAGTTTTCTAACTTTGAATTTAGTGATATCACCATCAAACTCAGCTAATCTTTTAGTAGCCCACGGTGAAGGACAAGACGGAACATATCTTTTAGGAATTCCATATTCTTCTTCTAATTGTTCTCTATATGATGAAAATAAACCAAGTGGGTTTTCCCAAACAGGAGAAACCTCGTCATTCGCAACTAAAACATAGATGTGACTTTTTTCCATTAATTGTTTTAATCTTTCAGCCAATGATGATTTACCACCACCAACAGGTCCTAAAAGATAAAGAATTTGTTTCTTTTCTTCTAAACCTTGTGCGGCATGTTTAAAGAAAGAAACAATTTGTTCGATTGTATCTTCCATTCCAAAGAATTCAGAAAATGCTGGATATCTTTTTATTACTCTATTTGAGTATATTCTACTTAATCTTTCGTCTAATTTAGTTTCGATTAGTTCAGCTTCACCGATAGCGTCAAGCATTCGTTCAGCAGGAGAAAGATAAGTTTTTTTATCTGATTTACATAGTTTTAGATACTCTTCGATTGAGATATCTTTTTCAGATTGTGAAAAGTTCTTTTTGATGGTGGATAATAAGCTCATGTTTTAAGGCTATTTTTTGATTTTATATTTAGTTAAAATAAATAAGTTCTATAAGGTATATATACATTTTTCTTTTTTCTACTCTCAGTTTCTAAACAAACTTGTACTCATTTTAAGTTTACTGTCAGAAGATTTTTCCTCCAGTCTATTATCCATATTGATATTGAATATTGTTCTAATTTTTTTCATTCTAATCCTATTATACATAGGAAGAAAAGAGAAATATGGCAAAGGCATAGTATTAATTTGATTTTGTTGGTATATATAGATTTTTCTTTTTTTCAAAAATGGAAAAGTGATTTTAATATATAGATTATATGAAAATAATAAAGTTTACAGAGTTTATCAATGAGGGTATGAATGATACTCCTGAGTCATATATTTCTATGGCTTTGATGAAGATCAAAAGAAAAATTGATAGAATGTTTGAAGAGGATGATGAGGAATCTGCTGATTTTATAGATCCACAAAATGATATCTTTGATGAGGAAAAGAAATCTAAAAAAGAAAAAAGTATAAAAAAGGCAAAAGAACAGGGCGAAGAAGAAGGTGAAGAGGAAAAAATGTCTTTCAAAGATTTGGGAGTAAGATTAGAAAGTTCTGAAATTTCTAAATATTCTAAACTTTATGATTCACTCACTGTTAAATTTTCTGATGATATGGCTACTTACACATTAATCATAATGATTGATTTGAAAGAAGGTATCTCAAAAGATCCTAATAAGGACTTTAGTGAAGATGATATTCAAAAGTGTTATATAAAGTTCAAAAAATATGATATTGATACATTTGATATCATAGGACAAATTACCAAAAATGTAGAAATTAAGAAAATTAAAGAAGAGTTTCTAATTGAACTAAAAATAGAACTTGATGAAAAGTTTGATGATAAAGAAGATTTAGGAATAGAAACTGAAGATAAAGAGGAGTAGTACATTTTAATAAATAATGTATGGCACTACATATTGTCGCAGGATATCATACAATCAATAAATTTAAACAAAGTAAGTACTTCCGTGTAAATCTAGGACTTTCCTCTACTATGGACAAAAATGGTAAAAGAATGATTAGTGATAAGGATAAGTTTGCCAATTTTTATTATTCAACATACAAATCTACACTTTATGCACAGGGTAATGTAGGTGACATCAGATTTTATACTGACCACTATGTGAAAGATAATACAATTGCAGCATATTATAATTCAAATTTCGAAGAGTTTCTATTTCAGTGGGATGAAGAAAAAGTTTCAGAAAAAGGAGTTGATTCATTTTTAGGATTTATTCTAAAAGGAGTTGAGGAAGAGTATGAAGAAAGAGTGAAAAAAGAAGAACTAAGAAAATTAGAACCTAAACCAGATGGAAATGCCGATATGATTTTGAAGAATCCTGGTAACGTTTCTTATGCTGATTTGAAAGCTTACTTAGAAAAAAAACAAAACGAAAGATATAAAAATAAAGAATCTTTATGAAACTACAAAGAGTTATAATGCTTAAAATGTCAGGAGAAGATGTTAGGTTTCTTCAAACAAAATTAAAAGAGTTTGGATTTTTTAAAGACAGAGTTGATGGTTTTTTTGGACAAAATACTCTTTTGTCAGTTACAAACTTTCAAAGAGATGTAAATCTTAAACCAGATGGTGTTGTAGGTCCAATTACTTGGAGTAATATAATTGGATATCATGAAAAAAAGAAGACAATAAAAGAACAAAATACCCCTAAGCTAATAAAGTTAGTGGATATTCCAAATCAAATATCACATATAGGTGAATCAGGACTAAGAATATATGACCATCTTTTAACGGATGAAGAATATATCAAGAAAGAAACTAGAAAAGAAACAATCTACTTACATCACACCGCTGGTGGATCAAGACCTGATTGGAGTATAGGTGGTTGGGAAAAAGATTTTCTAAAAGATAAAAATGGAAATCCTGTCTTAGATTCAAACGGAAATCCAAAACCTCTTAAAGTAGCAACATCTTATGTTATTGGAAGAAAATCATCATCAACAGATGATGTATTATGGGATGGTAAAATACTGAGAGCATTTGATGATAAGTTTTGGGCGTATCACTTGGGTATATCTTCATCAAAAAATGAAGATTTAAACTCAAAATCAATAGGAATTGAAATTTGTAATTATGGTCCACTTACTTTAGGAAAAGACTCTAGATTCTATAATTATGTAAATAAACCAATAAATGATTCAGAAGTTGTTGAATTAGATAAACCATTCAGAGGATATAAATATTATGAGAAATATACAGATGCTCAAATTGACAGCACATATAAGTTGATAAAATATCTACAAAACAAATGGGCAATTGAAATAGAAAAAGGTATTTATGATGAAAATTGGTTTAATTTTGATAGCAAATGGTTCACTAATGGTGGTTTAAGAAGTCATACACAGGTTAGACAAGATAAATTTGATGTATTTCCACAGAAAGAACTAATTCAGATGCTTAATTCACTTTAATTGTATAACACGGCTAAAGTTATGTAAACTCTTTTCTGATCTTCTTCATTTAAATCATCAAAGTCAAAAGTTATATCTAAATCCTCATCTTTGAAAATGTGAAGTAGTAAGGAGTCATCTTCAGATGAATATTCAATAGTCTCAAAATTACCACAATCCAAATGAAACTCAATTACTAATTCGGTAAGCCCAATGCCAAGAATTTTGATAAGTTTTATTATTTCATCTCTCATAGCGAACTGAACTAATTTTTTCATGATGTATATATTTTTAAATATTTTTGATTAAAAAATCAATTATTGTAAAATGATAAAATAATATATACAAATAGTAAAAAAATTATTTTTATGATTAAAAGATATCAAGAATATATTACAGAAAGTAAATTGTATGAACTATTACTAGAATCGAAATTAATTTATTCAAAGAAATTTATTAATCTTTTGAATAGAATGAAATCAAATAAAATTGCTAATGATTTACTTAATCTTTATCACAAAGAAGTTGATAAACTTACACAAAATTATATCGATATAACAGACAATAAAGAAGAGGTAAGTTTTACTCCAGATAGAAAAGTTCAAGAACTTACAAAAGATAGACCTGAGACTTGGAAAATTATTGAATCCGGAAGATACTTAACAAATAGTACAGGCAATAATCGATTATTTAGAGCCTTAGGATATGATAAAGATAAATATGGATGTTGGGCACCCGAATCAGGAACAATAGGTATCATCACTGGTGAAACTGTTAGTCAAAGTTCTGGTAATATTTATGTTATGTTTCAAGAATATGGTGTTGATAATCCAAGAGTAGGTGTTATCAATAAAGTAGCGATGGAACCAACAGAAGCTGAAGATATGAGACTTTGGAATACATCTAGAAATCCAATTAGAATTGGTAGATTAGTTAGAGCAGTATTAGGATCAGCTAAAATAACATTTTCAGATAAAGAAATTGAAGATTTTACAAATCAATATAAAGCGACTTATGACTTTGCAAAAGATATTCTTAAACAATTTGATATAGCTACAGGTGATGATATTGCTTATTGGTATGACAATAATAGATATGTAAAAGGTGGTGGGACACTTGCTAATTCTTGTATGGCTGACGTTGAAAAAGAATATTTTCAAATCTACACAGAAAATTCAAATGTTTCATTAGTGATACTTTATGGAGATGATGGTAAAATTGAAGGTGAAAAATATACTGCTGAAAAAATCAAAGGCAGAGCAATTCTTTGGAATTGTTTAATTGATGGAACACCTGCAAAGTTTATGGATAGAATTTATACTATGCAAGATTCTGATGTTGAATTATTCAAACAATTTGCTGAAAAACAAGGATTCTGGTGGAAAAGAAATCAAAATATGGATCAATATGAATCAATTACAGATGGAAAAACTACTAAAAAGTGTAGGATAAAAGTTGTTTTAGAGGATTCAGATTTTAGTCAATATCCTTATTTAGATACTATGTCTTATCTTAATGATGATGATGGATGTCTTTATAATTATGAAAAAGGTAGTGGTAAAGAATTAAGAGACACTGGTGGTGGATACGATGAATATTCATCAGATTAATTTAATAAAAAAACCCAGTCATTGACTGGGTTTTGTCTTTCATGTCTTTAACTGAACGGGGTCAAAACATCAGGCTTTTTACATTCGTTTCCTTACCTTATTTCTAAGAGGTTTCAGTTCCGTTCCTTTTCCTGACTTACGACCTAAAAGTAGACATTACTTAACCTCTTCGAAAGTTGTATCTTGGACATTATCTCCTCCATCACCAGAGTTAGGATTTGACTCCGGTTGTGGTTGTTCTTGAGTTGCTTGATACATTTTAGTGCTTATAGCAGTCCAAGTTTCATTTAGCTTCTTAATAGCTTCGTCAATCTTTTCAATTTCTTTACTAGAATGGACTTCTTTAAGAGCTGCAAGATCAGTGTTGATAGAGTTCTTATCTTCATCAGATAATTTGTCTGAAAATTCCTTAATCTGTTTTTCTGTTTGGAAAATCATACTATCAGCCATATTCAGCTTTTCAACCTTTTCTTTTTCAAGGCGGTCAACCTCAGCGTTAGCTTCAGCTTCTGCCTTCATTCTTTCGATTTCCTCTTTAGAAAGTTTAGAACTACCTTCAATTCGAATCTTATTCTCTTTACCGGTAGCCTTATCTCTCGCTGATACTGAAAGAATACCATCAGCTGAGATATCAAAAGTTACTTCTACTTGAGGAACTCCACGAGGTGCTGGCATAATACCATCTAAGTGAAATCTTCCTAATGACTTATTATCTTTAGCCATTGGACGCTCACCTTGTATAACATTAATTTCTACTGATGGTTGATTATCAGACGCCGTTGAGAATGTTTCCGATTTACGAGTCGGAATCGTTGTGTTAGCTTCAACTAATTTAGTAAGAACTCCACCCATTGTTTCAATACCTAATGAGATAGGAAGAACATCAAGTAATAAAACATCTGTTACATTACCTGTAATAACACCACCTTGAATTGTAGCACCAGTTGATACACAAGTGTCAGGGTTAAGTGACTTAGATGGTTTCTTACCAAAAAGTTTTTCTAACTTATCTTGAGCTAAAGGAATTCTTGATGAACCACCAACTAACAAAACTTCATCAATCTGACCAACTTTTAATCCAGAGGATTTAAGTGCAGATTTTGCTTTGTCAATTGTTCTTTCAACGATATCATCAATCAATTGCTCAAACTTTGATCTAGATAAGGAGTTTACTAAGTGTTTAGGAACTCCATCGATAGATGTAATGTAAGGCAAATTGATTTCCGCGGTCTGCGAACCGGATAATTCAATCTTTGCTTTTTCAGCCGCCTCAAACAATCTTTGATGAGCCATAGGATCTTTTCTTAAATCTTGACCCTCTGACTTTTGGAATTCATCAGCTATCCAATTAACGATTTTCTCATCAATCAAAGAACCACCTAAATCCAAATCACCATCTGTCGATAGAATTTCAAACACCCCATCAGCTACATCTACAATAGACAAGTCCATTGTACATCCACCAAAGTCATAAACTGCATACTTCTTTTCTGATTTTGAATCAACATTCAAAATAGCAGCTGTTGGTTCGGCAATTACACGCTCTACTTCAAGACCAGCAATTTCACCAGCAAGTTTAGTTGCTTGTCTTTCTTCTGAATTAAAGTGAGCAGGAACTGTAATGATAGCCTTTTTAACTTCGTGTCCTAAAAAGTCTTCAGCAGTTTTTTTCATTTTCTGAATAATCATCGCTGAGATTTCTTCGGGTGAATAGGTCTTATCATCAATCTTAACTCCAGGTCTTCCATTAGAATTAACAATTTTATAAGGTCTTTTAAGGTCTTTAACTTGTTCCCAAGTTTTACCCATTAAACGCTTAATGTTAAAAATTGTTTTTTCTGGATTAACGGCTGCTTGTCTTTTAGCAGGTTCACCAACTTTAATACCATCTTTTGTAAATGCTACATAAGAAGGAGTGGTTAATCCACCCTCGGAATTAGGAATGATTTTTACTTCAGTTCCTTCGTAAACTGATACTGCGGAGTTGTAACTCCCTAAGTCTATACCAATAATTTTACTCATAGTTTTTTTGTTTTTTATTGTTGTTATATCAAATAGTGTACCAAAGTTTTGGAAACACTGTTTTTATTACTGATGAAAGGTTATATAAAAAGAAAATTAAAAGGTTTATAAAAAAATTAAATTTTAACTGGAACAATATTGACCGCATATTTTGATTCAGGTGCTGGAGAATTTCTGTCAAAATTTGGAATCCAACCATACGGACCATCACTAACTTTTTTAATGATAGTTCTTTTTCTTTTTTTGTTAAAATCTTTATACCTTTTAATCTTCTTCATATTAGAAATTTTTTCTTGATTCAATTCTTTTAAAGATATAATAAGTAAAAGGTGATAAAATTAATTTAAATAGTTTCATTAACTATATATTAGTTATCACCTTCTAAATCTATAAAAAATAAATTATCGTCTTTTTCCTTTAACCAATCTCTAGCAATCAATAGTCTTTTGGTTTTATCTCTAATAAACTCTTTAGCCATTTCCCAAACATCAGTTCTTATTAAAGATTTCTCATAAGAATCATAATCTTTATAAATGTCAATTACTTCTTTTTCAGAAAGAGATTTCAATTCATTATGCTTTATCATATTCATAACAAAAACAAAGTTATCATTATCAATTCTGTAATTGATAGCATAATCTTTTTTAGATATACCTAAATTGACAAAATGTAGATAAGCGTCATTTATTTCTGACACTTTGTCATTGACCGACTTTTTCACAATAGAGATTATTTTATTAATTCTGTTATGAGTATAGGTATCATCTTGTGGTATCTGACCAATTATATCATCTATCTTATCATCTAAGATGTTTGAAATAATAACATTTTCTTTATAGATGTCTTCAGTAAGTAATCCATGTAATGATACATACCAATTATTCTTTACTTTAACAAAATGGTCTCCTTCAAAATGAATTACCCTACCTTCTTTGTCAATTTCAGTTTCATTAAGTTTTAAAACGTCATCTAAAGTAGTAGACATTTCAAACTCAGCCACTTTTAAATTACCGATCTGAAAAGTATAATCAGGCATATTTAAATACTTACCAGTTTTATTACAACGAAGTTTAAGAAGTATTAATTCTTCTTTATTATATTTTAAAACAATTCTGTTAGATGGTGACACATATTCGAAAATTGAAACTATATCATTATCTAATGACCAATTAACAAATTTCTTTAGTTCTTTGTTAGAATTATAGATTCTATTGATTGCCTCAGATTGAAGATTATCAAATCCCATTTTAGTTTTACCAACTACTCTACCATTAGGTAGTTTTACAAAAGAAGCAATAGAACCATCTTCTTTATTCTGTATAGTTTTAATTTTTAAATCTTTTACTTCCGAATAAAGAGAATCTTCAGTTTGATTTAAGTTGAAAAATTTATGTAATAAGATATATCTTTTGTATAGAGAACCATCAGTATTGAATACAAAAGTAAGACCTCTCATTTCAAATCCTTCTTTACCGGGAAGTGGATTTTTGAAATCACCATAGTTTGCCAAGCGATAGTTAAATAAAGACACATTATAACCATCAACCACCAATTTAGTCTCATAAAAAGGTGACATAGAAAAAGAGGATAACTCTACAGCTTCTTCATAGGTTGGTATGTATCTCTTAATATTCATTCTAATATATCTTCAATATCTTTCATTTCTTTTACATCTTCAAAAAGAGTATCAACTACTCTTTTATAAACCTCTTCAATTGTTCCTTCTCCATCTATTTCTACTATCATATCAGAATAGAAAGATTTCAAAGGTAAGGATTGTTTTTTATAATTCTCTAATCTTTGTTTTATAATTTCCTCATTTGCATCATCAGGTCGCCCAGATGTTAATCCTCTTTTCAAATTTCTTTTTATAGTTGTTTCATCTGAAACTTCTAACCAAATAACAATAGGGACATTAATCATCGAGTCTAAATCTAAAGCTTGTTTTTCTGTTCTTGGATATCCATCAATTAAGTAACTTCTACCGAGTCGAATTGGTTTTTCAAACTCTTTGAATATTAAAGAAGTTATCAATTGATCAGGAACTAAATTACCTTTATCAATTATTTCGGCAATTTTGTTACCTAAAACCGAACCAGATGATTTTTCATTTCTTAAAATATCACCAGCACAGATTAGTTGATAATCAAAATCTTTTACAAGTCTTTCACAAACGGTTCCTTTACCACTACCAGGAGGACCAAGTATTATTATATTCATATTTTTAATTTAAGTAAGTTTAACATTCTATCACCAGGATATACATTACTATGCTCATCAGATACAGTAATCTTTCCGGTGATTAAACTCTCAGATAAATAATAAGTAGTATCATCTTTTTCTAAACAAAAATAAACATCTTCTTGAGTCTCATAAAGAAATTCTAAATTTAGTTCTTTAGATTGCTTATAGAGTTTACCATTTGCTACTTTATATGATATATTATCCATCTATTAGTTTGTCTAAATTTGCGTTTCTATTTATAATCTTATCACCACCGATAAGTTTTTTGATATGAGCAACTGAGTATTTATACCTTGTTCCACTTGGTGCAACAGCAATTACTGGATACTTTCTATTTTTAGTTTGTATATCTATAATTTCGTAAATACCATTTGGTCCGTCAAATTTCATTCCAATAATATTTTGAGTAAAACCAAGCCTTGAACACATAGCTTTAAAGACATTATCAACCTTTTCAGTCTTATCTAATGTTTTAACCGACATTTGAGTTGTGTATTGAGCAACATTAAATCTAACAGAATTAAAATCAATTTTAACATTTTCTTCTTGTTCAATTTTGGAGATTGCTAACTTAATTTTATCCTGTATGCGTTTGATTTTTGTTTCGTTTATCATACCACAAATATAATAAATTTTATTAATATATAAAAATATGAAAAGAATAAAAAGTTATAATCAGTTTGAATCTTTAACTTTGACTAGACCAGATCTTTTAGATTTAAATGATAATCTTTTTTCAGATTTAGTTGATATATGTAGAGAACTTACAGATGAACCTATTTCTGGAGGTGAGGTAAAGTGTGAGTGTGATAGATTCTATGGAATTGCAATTTACACATTCAAATTTATTTTCCCTAAATCTACTTATTGGATTGAAGTTAAACCTACTATTCTAAGAATGATAGATGTTATAGAAAAACATGGTAGTAAAGGAAATGCCTATGGTTATTGGGGAACATCTCTAGAATCATTGAATAGATTTAAAGTTGATATACAGAGATTAAAAGACTTTGAAGAGTATTGGTATATCACCAATTTAGAATTGTTTATAGATCCACCAGGTTTTAATGCTTAAAGGATCTAATAGTAGCGATGTATAAAAAAAGAGTTGATTAAATCAACTCTTTCTTAAAATCTATTTTCATTTTTCTCATAATTCCAGACTTGGTAGATACATTTATATCTTTTAGAAGGTTATCCAAATCTCCTATTTTGTGATTTATCCAAGCTTTAGTTTTAGGATAATAAATTTTAGCCATAATGAAACCAAGTTCAGTGACATAAATTTCGCTTAGAGTAGCCTTACCTGTCGGTGTATCTACTTCGGAATTTACAAGTTTCTTCAATTCATATAAGTTATTTTTTTTGTCTCTAATCTTTAGAATTAGAGTAAGTTATATATTCATAAATTTTAGAAAAAATCAACTTTTTTTATTAAAAACCTATAAAATAAAAAAATAAATTTATACATGAAAATAACTCTGCATGCTGAAGACATTGTTAAAAGGTGCTTATGGGACAATTATGTTTACTACATAGTTGGTTCTGAAAAAGAAGCCGAAAAAATACTAAAAGAAAATAAAGAATTAGAAATATCTGAAAGAGATGCTCTTGTTATGGGTCTTTTGAAAGTAATTGAAACTGATAATCTTATTCATAGATTCAATACTTATGTCATGGAATTTTTAACCAACAAATCAATTAAAGAAAAAGATTTATTACTTGTTAGAAAAAGGACTTTCGATTCTGCTGTTGAGAAGTTTGTAGATAAGTTTCCTGATTATTGGGAACCAAGCTCAACTTACGCCAAAGCTCTTAAAGAGTTAATTGAATATATTGATGCTATAAAAATAGAAATAGATAAATTAGATATACATAAAATTGTAGATAAGAATGTAACTTATGAATTCTACAATTCAAATAACGTAAAAAAACTTTTAAAATTCAATTATTAATTTATGGAAGAAAATACTGAAAACACGGAGAAAGTCGTAACTCCTTTTGATGAATTATTAGAAAAACATAAAGAATTAGAACAAAAATTATCCGAATCTGAGAAAAAATATCTTCTTCTTTATGCTGATTTTGACAATTATAAAAGAAGAGTTGTTAAAGAAAAAGAAGAACTTGTATCTAATACAAAAGTTAAAATGCTTACTTCACTTTTAGATATGGATAACGATTTAACTTTCGCAATAAAGTCAGTTAAAAATGATGAAGCAAAAAAAGGTCTAGACCTTATATCTACAAAACTACAAAGTTTCTTAAAAAGTCAAGGTATTGAAGAAATTCAAACAGAAACATATGATGAGGATTTACATGAAGTAATTTCTGTTATGGAAGTTGGTGAATCTAAAATCATTGATGTAGTAGGTAAAGGTTATTCATTAAATGGAAAACCATTTAGATATCCGAAAATCATTTTAGGTAAATGAAACACGCTAACATCTTCGCCATCAGAGATGATGAACAATATAGATTAATTGTTATAGATTCAGTTTGTTCAGGTGTAAGAAACTCCGAATCACTAAAGAATATATTAAACTATGTCTTAGATAAGAAACTGCATCTATTCGAAGATGATATATTCCAGGGTTCATTCTATGAAAGTGATGATGATTTTTTAGATTTAATTTTACCTTCTATTAGAAGAGTTTGGGCAAAGTTTTTCATTGAAACTCCAGAGATATTAACAGATTATCAAAAAGAATTATATCGATTATCTTTTGATATTGATGAATTCATAGATTACCTATTGATTATGATACCAAAGGTTAAAACATCATTATTTCATTTCGATGAGTTAGATAGAACTCTTGAAACTCTAACACTAATTGTAGATAACTATGTTGCTAAATCAATTAGAAAATGTATAGAATCTCAAAATATATTGGAAGAAATAAGAGATAAAAAAATTACTAAGATAGTAAAGTGATTACCTGGTATGTTGAAATAAGTGAATGGGCACCAGATACCTATAGAAATGATAAATATCTTAAAACTGTAATTGATACAGCAACTCCATTTATGAATCATTTTTGCAAAAGATTGAGTGAGATGGCTGAATGGAAGTTAGAAGATGCAAATAAAATATTCAAAGAACTAGTAGATGAACTTCCTATTATGCAGGCATTAGTAATGAATGATGATTTTAAGATTAGATATAATAAATGGGTTTTTATCAAACTCACAGATACAGTCAAACAAATATATAGAGAGTCAAAATTAAATAAAATATTGGCATAAAATTTGATATAATAAAAAGATTATGAGTAAAGATTACTACAATATATTAGGAGTTAACAAAGGTTCATCAGAAGATGAAATAAAGAAAGCCTACCGTAAGATGGCTATGCAATACCATCCTGACCGAAATCCAGGAAATCCTGATGCAGAATCTAAATTTAAAGAAGCAGCCGAAGCATATGATGTTTTGTCAGACTCTCAAAAAAGAGCTAATTATGACAGATTTGGAACAGCTGATGGTAATCCATTTGGAGGAGGTAATCCATTTGGCGGACAAGGACATGGATTTAACATGGATGATATCTTCAGTCAATTTGGAGACATATTCGGTGGTGGTTTCGGAAATAGGAATAGAAACTATCAACAAAGACCTCAAGCAAGAGGTGCCGATTTAAGAATAAAAGTCTCACTTACAATTGATGAAATTATTAAAGGTTGTAAGAAGAAATTAAAATATAAAAGACAATACAGTTGTAACTCTTGTAATGGAAAGGGTGGAACTGATACTAGAGATTGTTTACCTTGTGGTGGATCGGGAAATAGAACAGTTGTTCAAAATACACCATTTGGTCAAATAAGACAAACTACAACTTGTCCTGATTGTGGCGGTGCCGGCAAACAAGTCAAAAATAAATGTGGTCAATGTTATGGTGACGGTACACAATTAAGAGAAGAAACAATAGAAGTAGAAATTCCAATTGGAGTTTCTAATGGAATGCAACTTAATATGACCGGGTATGGAAATCATATAAAAGATGGTGTTCCAGGTAATTTACAAATTGTAGTTGAAGAAATTAGAGAATTTTATTTTACCAGAGAACAGAATAATATAATTGTTGAAAAGAATATCTCAGTTATTGATGCCATCATTGGAGCAAACCTAAAAGTTAAAACTCCACATGGAGAAGTTTCAATAACAATAGAACCAGGAACACATCACGGCAAAGTAATAAGACTAACAGGTAAAGGAGTTCCCGATATCAATTTAGGACTTGGTGACTTATTTGTAAAGATTTCAATTTCTATACCTAAAAGTATTAATTTAGAAGAAAAATCAATTTTAGAGAAATTGAAAAATTCTAAAAACTTTAATGCTTAATTGGAAATTAATAAAATTCATAATTTAGATTGTTTATCTGGAATGAAAAATATTTCAGATAATTCAATTAATACTATCATCACATCACCACCTTATAACAAAAAAGGACTAAGTGGTAAAAAGAAAATAGGAAATCAAATCTGGTCTAAATTTAATATCGATTACTCAACTTATGGTGATGATATGAATGAGGAAGATTATACTAATTGGCAAAAAGAAATTTTAAACGAATGTCATAGAATACTAAAGCCAGATGGTTCAATGTTCTACAATCATAAAGTTAGAAGAAACAAAAATATCGCTTACAATCCATATGAACTAGTTAGAGATACCAATTTCAAACTATATCAAATAATAATTTGGAATAGAAAAAACTCACCAAATATCAGAAAAGATATATTGACACCAACCACCGAATATATCTTCTGGCTAGTAAAAGAAAAGCCTAAAGTATTCAAAGATAATCTACCTAAAGAATTCAAGAGTGAAGTTTGGGATATTCCACCAATCAAACAATCCGGTCATCCCGCACCTTTTCATCCACTTATACCAGAACTTTGTATCAAATTAACAACTGAAGAAGATGATTTAGTTTTAGATCCATTTATGGGAAGTGGAACCACAGCAAGCAAAGCAAAAGAATTAAATCGAAATTTTATAGGATTTGAAATAGATAGCTCATATATAAAATAAATATATACTATATGGAACATTTATTCGTTTACGGAGTATTTAGAGATATCGGAAAAACTCTTCTTAAAGATGCCAAGTTTTGCGGTAAAACTTATATCACTGGTTCAATGTATCAAGTAAATGATTTTTATCCCGGTTTTATCAGAAAAGGTAATGGTAAAGTATGGGGTGATGTTTATTTAGTTAATCCAGAAATATTCCCAGAATTAGATGATTTTGAAGGACCAGAATATATCAGAACTAAGATAATTACATCAAATGACATCGAATGTTGGATATACGAGTGGAAAGACGATGTATCAAACTACAAACAAATTAAATGTGGTGATTGGCTTTTAAGATAATTGTCTAAAAGTTTTTTAATATATACCTAAAATATAAATATTTTTATGGCTGATTATAATGGTTATGGTAATGCCGATTATGTTCCTTATCAAGGTGGTTACACAATCGAAGAGTTAATTGATTTTATTCAAAATGAGTTAACCGTCAATTGCTCTCTACCAAGAACTCTACCAGATGCTACAATCAGACAAATTGTTGAAACAAGAGCACTTCCTTATTTTTATAGATGGTATCAATATGCAGTTCAGAAAATGTATTTTTTAATCAAAAAAGAAGCATTTTATTCTGAAGAGTTTACAAAGTGGAATTATGTAAATGTTCCGTGTGAAATTCAGTCAGTAGTTTATCTTTATGAAGTTAGAAATATTAACTTATTTCAATTAGGTATTAATACTCCAAATTTATCAGTAAACTTAGGTGTTACTAATCAACCTTATCTTTCTTCTTATGTTACAACCATAGGTGAGTTAGGTGTTTATAAAACCTTATTAGATAATATGTCTGATATGATGAATCAGTTGAATAAATATACACTTAAATATCAATTTAATCAACTAAATCATAGAATACATATATTGACCAAAGTTGAATACGATGTAGTTATGGAGGCTTATGCTAATATACCACGTGAAAATCTATTTAGAGATGATCTTTTCTTTAAATATGTTGTAGGTTATTCTAAGATAAGTTTAGGAAATATGGTAGGAAGGTACGACTTTACCTTACCAGGTGGCGTGAAAATACAGGCCGCAGATCTTGTTACGCAAGGTAAAGAAGAAGTTAAAGAAGTGGAGGAAGAAATTAAAGGCCAATCAACAAGTTCGTTCTTCTTTATGGTGAAAAAGTGACCTATACTCACGATAAATAAAAAACCCACCAATTGGTGGGTTTTTCTTTTTGTAACAAGAATATATTTAGTTAGCTAAAGCTACATTGATAGCGTTTAATCCTTTTTTACCTTCTTCTACATCAAAGACAACTTCATCATTTTCACGAATTTCATCTTTTAATCCGGTCACATGAACAAAAATGTCCTGCCCGTTTTCTTCTTTAATAAAACCAAAACCTTTAGTTTCGTTAAAGAATTTTACTGTTCCTTTTTTCATTTGTTTTTTTGTTTTTTACTTTTTTTATATGAATAAATTCATACTAAGTTTATTTATTAAATCTCAAAAATGCATTCTGAGATATTAAAGTCCATTCAACCTCACCAACGAAACTTTTTAAGTCTCTTGAATTGGTATAAGACATTGAAGATTTCAAATAATCTTCAAAATTTTCTCTCCATCCAGAAAGAGTATATTTCACAGTTCTTAATCTAACAACACCTTCCGAAGTGGTAAGTTTTTCTTTACCCCACTTCTTCTGAACTTCTTTTGTAGACATACCTCTGAACTTCTTTTCCAATTTGAATTTTCTTTTGTAAAGATATTTTGCAACTTCTCCAAATACTGGTATTCTAAAAAATTTACAATTTAAATATGTCTGACCACTGGATTCTAAACATTTATTCAACATTGATCCTAACATAACATAATCAGCTCCTAAAGCTAAAGCTTTGATGATATCTGAGTATTCTCTAAAACCACCATCACCTACAATAGCCGCATAACTTTTACCTTTACCTTTTAAGTTCTTTTTTACTTGGTCACATTTATCAATAAGTGATGCCATTGAATAACCAATACCAGTATTCATAGCAGTGAGGCAACCACCACCAAATCCAATACCAACTCTAACATAATCAGCACCCGCTTCAGATAAAGTTTGATAGGTAAGAGGATTGGCGATGTTACCAACCATAACTTTGACTTTTGTTCTTTTCTTAAGATCTCTAACAACATCTACCATGTGTTGCATGTGACCATTAGCAATATCAATTAAGATATTGTGGTAAAGGTCTAATTTAGGATTTTCATTTAACAATCTAACTAAATCAGCCGTTTCATCTAATGAATATGAAAAGAAAATAGAACTACCAAAAATGTTGAGTAATTGTTGGTCTTCTTCTTTGATATTTTCTGGTCTGATACCTCGTGGAAAACAGATTGGCATTTTTTGGTCTAGAAATAATTTCCAATTATCAAGACCAATTACAGTATCCATTGGTGATACTATAATAGGAAGCCAATTACTCTCTGTTTGATAGTAGGGATTTATTTCTTTTCTACTTCTGATTGTTGAGGTAACAGCAGGTGTAATCAGTATATCATTAAAGTCAAAGTTTATCATAGGGTAATTTTGTTTTTAATAAAAGATATATCTATCTTCTTCTTTGATACAATAGATAGAAATAGGATATAATCTTATTTCAGTATCATGTGTATCATCGATTAAGAATCGAGCAGCACCATCGATGATTTCGTTTGTAATTTTAACAGTAACATTATTTAGACCTTTAAAAATAGTCCAATTAATATCATCTTCTGGTATGATTGTAATGTAGTTATTTTTTCCAATAATTTTACCCTGAATTCCTTCTTCAAAGTAAGCTTTTTCAAAAATTGATTTTAAGGTTTCTGAGTTTGACAACTCAATTTTGATTTCGTTCTTCACCATTGTTTGGTTTTAAGTTAAACATTTATTTGCCTTTCTTTTCTTTTTACTTTTTATTTTTACGGAAGTTTAATTTTTAATATATAATTTTAACCGGTGGGCTAGTATGCCCCTTTTGGGACCGGTATGGCTATGGCTATAGAAAAACAGGAATTCGCTACTCCTGTTTTTCGCTTTTAAAAGCATCATATAATTTTTTTAATTTTATTTTTTCGTTTAAGACTTCTTTTCTTAGAATTGAAAATACACATTGATACCTCATCAGATGAAGTTGTTGTGAATGAATTTTTACAATCCTTACAATAATAAGATAGATATTTATGAAGAGCACTTGGATACTGCCATTCTAAATTAGCAATTTGTCCACAAGGACAATCTATACTATGTGGAATACTATCTGGTAAATTCATATCAACTCACTTAAAATCACATCTCTTAACTCTGACTTATTACACTTATCATTATATTGAATTAAACATTCAATTTGAGCCATAACAGTATTATCATTAAATTCCGATGAATAAGATATTCTTTCTATGATAGCAATGTATTTCCAAAGTTCAGCATCGTTTGTTGAATAAGTTCCCCAATCTACTTCCTCATTTTTAAATTTATAAATCTTAAATTCTAAAGTAGGATCGTCACCATCATATTCTTTTAAGTCAAATAGAATCTTTCTGTATAGACTAATAGGTATTCTTACTTTAATTTTAGCAAATTCCATATTGGACCAAGAATTATAACCACCTTTCAGATTATTTTTCCAGGAGCATTCATATCCTATATTATTATCATAGTAAAATTTCATAGTCCTAAGTCTTTTATTTTTCTATCTCTTTCTAGTTTAGATTTTCTTTCTATATAATGGCATATCTCATAAGAGAAGTGTGAGATTGTGTATGAGTTTCTTAGAAAATTAACAACATCTCTACCACTTGATCCAATCTTATATGCGTCTTCAATTTCTATAAAAATCATTTCATCACCTACTTGGTGATTATGATATTCAGTAATCTTTTCATCTATCTTAGTGAAAACAACCAATTCTCCTTTTCTTAAAGATTTTAATTCGTCTATTGTCATCATATTCCCAATTCTTCTAATTTATCATTTCTTATTTCTGATTTAGGTTTTTCCTCAAAAGCCTACTGCACCATCAATATCATCAATGATAGATTCTAAATCCATCATATAAAAGTCTGCTATTTTTTCTAATTCATTTAGAGTCATAATACAAAAATAGTGAAAAATCTATTGGAGACCAAATTAAATCCCCAACATATTTAACTTATCACTTCTTAATTTATCCAGAGTGATAAATCTACCAGGATGATAATAACAAATATCGGAGTAAAATTATTTGTAGAAATTCTGTAGACAATTTGTATAAATTTCGATTCTTTCTTTTTCATTCATCAATTTTTACATTTATTGAATATATACTAAAAGTAATTATTGACCATGAAAAAATTACTAACCCTTCTTCTTACTCTAATTTCATTCAACTTATTATCACAAGTAAATAATTATACCTTTTCATCCTCATCAGGAACATATACTGAAATTACAGGAGGAACCAATTACAACAACTTTACTAATTGGACAAACAGTGTATATACTGGAACATTACCAAATACTACAGCAGGATTTTTAGACGATAACGTCTCATCAGCGTTACTACCAATTGGGTTTAATTTTGTTTATAACAATACAATCTACACTCAGTTTGGTATCAGTACTAATGGTTGGATTTCATTAGGTACTTTACCAATAAACAGTATGTCCCCATTATCTTTGGGAACCTCCAACAACGTAATATCTGCTATGGGAGGAGACTTAATTGGTAGAGGTTCTTTTTTAGCAAATAGAACAAGTGGTAGTACTACAATCACAATAACAAGTGGTGATATTAGTCAAATATCTATCGGTGATAAGGTATCAGGATCTGGTATACCAAACAATGCAACTGTAACTGCTATAGGAACAAACACAGTTACAATATCATCCGCAGCAACTTCAAAAGGTACTGGTTTTCATTTCAGATTTTCAAATCCAAAATTTGGTATTCGTTATGAAACAATTGGAACTGCTCCAAATCAAACATTAGTAGTTCAATGGACTGGATTTCAAAGATATACTACAAATGGTGGTTTTGGTGAATTGTATGATTTTCAAATTAGATTAAACGAGACAACAAATACGATAGATTTTGTCTACAGCATACTTGGACCTACAAACACTACAGCAGTTGGTTTTGAAATTGGATTAAGAGGAAATTCTAATGCTGATTTTGCAAATCGTACAACTACAACTAGTTGGTCAAGTACTACAGCAGGTGGGACTAATAGTGCTACTGTAAGATTATCAAACACAGTTAAACCAGCCTCAGGATTAACTTATACTTGGACACCTCCACCTACACCATATCTTGCAACTTGGATAAGTTCTAATACAGGCAACTCTTGGTGGTGTGCAGGAGAAACTCGTCAGATAACTGTAACTGTTAAAAATACTGGTACTGTTTCTTGGATTGATGGAGGTGGAGATGACTATAATATAGGTGTTAAATGGAATGACCAAGCAAGTTATCAAAAAATAGATGCTAACAACTTAGCTGCTGGATCAACTACCACATATACTTTTTCAGTAACTGCTCCTACAACAACTGGTAGTAATAGTTTATCGTTTGATGTTATTAAAGAATCGCAGTTTGAATTTAGTACTAATACAAATGGAGCTGGTCCTGGTAATATTGTATATGATGTAGCTGTCAACATAAACAATGTTTATCCAACTGCTGAAGCCGGAACAGACTTTAGTATTTGTCAGAGTAGTGAAATCAACTTAGATGGAGTTTCACCAAATATGAATCCATCATTTAGTGGTTCAAATACATCCTCATTATTAATACCTGATGTTTCAAGTATAGACAGAACTATTACTGTTAGTGGAACTGGTGCTAATGCTAATCAAATAACCTCAGTATTACTAAACATAACACATCCATTTGATGCGGACTTAGATTTAACTTTAATTGCTCCAAATGGTTCTTCAATAGATTTATCAAGTGATAATGGAAGTACTGGTGACAACTATGTTAACACAGTATTCTCTACTTCAGGTACCGCTATAACATCAGGTACAGCTCCATTCACAGGAACATACACACCTGAGCAACCTTTTTCTAACTTAACTGGAAGTGCTGATGGTGTTTGGACACTTCGTATTACTGATGACTATACTGGTGATATAGGTACATTTAATGACTGGAGCATTACCATTACTTTAAATACAGTAGCACCAACAATCAGTTGGACAGGTCCTAGTTTTTCAGCAAGTACTTTAAATGCAACTATACCATCTGCTTTAGTAGGATTAAATAGTTATACTTTAACTTCAACTTACAGAAGTTGTAGTGTTAGTGATGTTATTAATATAACTGGAATACCTACTTTACAAATTGTTTCACAACCATCAACAATATCATCTGTTTGTTTTAATGATCCAATAGATTTAACAGTTGTAGCAACTGGTAGTCAAGTGCAATACCAATGGTATAAAAATAGTATAGTAATTGATCCATCAATCAATCCAAGTGCTGAAACACCATCACTCTTAATTGACAATACTACAAATGCTGATGCTGGTAACTACTCACTAACTATTACCTCAGAATGTGGTTCATCAAATATACCAGTTAGTGTGACTATAAAAGCTATACCTTTAACAGATGCTAGTACAAACAATAGTTCTGTATGTCAAAATTCAACTATAAGTTTAATTGGAAGTTCTGATATTGGTAATACATTTAGTTGGGTTGGACCAAATAACTATACATCATCACAACAGTCACCAACTATTAATAACGCTACATACAATAATGAAGGAACATATACTTTAACATCGACTTTAGATGGTTGTAGTTCTTCTTCATCTGTAGACATACAAATAAACCCAACACCATCTGCTTTATCAGTTACACCTTCAATAACAACTGCTTGTAGTAATTCAATTACAACATTAACAGCAACAGGAGGATCAGCTACATTCAGTCGTCAATTAGGAGTCAATACAACTCTTACTGGTCAATCAGGTATTACACCTTATACAAGTAGCTATGAAGGTTCAAGAGTGCAATATCTAATTAGATCATCAGAATTACTTGCACTTGGTTTAGTTGCTGGTGATATAAATTCATTAGCATTAAAAGTACTATCACAAGGTACTGGTTACCAAAATAACTTTACAATTAAAATAGCTCACACCATAAATGACAACTTATCTTATGGTTATATTACAGAAAGTGGTAGTCTTTTAAGTGTTACCGTAGGTCCTTTTGTAACTGTTTACACTACTGGACAAGAACAAGCACCTACAGTTGGATGGAAAGTATATTCTTTTAATCAATCATTTACATGGAATCCACTTTACAATATTGTAATAGAGATCTGTCACGACAATGATGTAAACAATTCTTGTAGCAACTGTACTGGTACAAACTCAGCAGTAGAGTTTAGTCAAACTTCATTTAACTCAGTTTATGGAGGTTATGATAATGACTTTTCAGTTTGTGAACCACTTAATGAAGCAAACAATCTTATAAGTAGTAAGTATCGTCCAAACATGAAGTTTGGTATATATGCTCCAACAATGGTAACCTGGTCACCATTAACTGGATTATATATAAATCCAACAGCAACACAATCTTATACTGGTGATATTAGAAATACAGTTTATGCTAAAAATACAAGTACAATGACATACACTGCATCAACAGGCAATTGTATATCATCAGCTTCATCTACTATCACAATCAACTCTTTACCTGGAATACCAGGTCCGATTAGTGGTCCAACAAGTACTTGTGCTACAACTACTTCATACTCAATATCACCAATGTATGACGCCACTATTGGTTATTCTTGGACAGTACCAAATGGTATTACATTAAACAATGGTCAAGGTACTAATACTATCCAAGTCACTATTACAAGTTCATTTGTAAGTGGGAACATAACAGTGGCATCAATCAATAGTTGTGGTACTGGATCACCAAGTACCTTAACTGTCACAAGTTCGGGTACTAATGCACCTGCAACACCAACTAGAATTACAGGTACAACAAATGTTTGTTCTGCTTATACTAATGTAGATCAAACATCAAGTAATGTATTGTATTCAAGCAGTACAGTATCAGGAGCGACTTCATATTTTTGGACAGCACCATCCAACGCCACAATAGTTCAAGGTCAAGGTACTAGAAATGTATTAGTACAGTTTAGTCCACAATTTACTGGAGGTACTATACAAGTTCAAGCACAAAACGCTTGTGGTGTTAGAAGTACAGCAAGAACATTATCAATAAGTAAAACACCACCAGTGCCCGGAGCAATCTCAGGACCAACATGTGGTAACATAGGAGCAACATCCACTTACAGTATTGTAGCAGTAAATGGCGCAACAAGTTATCAATGGATGTTACCAAATGGAACTACTGGTTCTTCCATTAGTAGAATAATCGATGTTACATTCTCATCGGGATTCAATGGAGGAACTTTATCAGTTCGATCAGTAACTAATTGTGGAACTAGTACTTGGAGAACTTTAGTAATACAAGCTGGTTGTATAACACAAAGACAAGCAAATCCTAATAATGATAGTTTGATTGTTAAGACTTCACAAATTAAATTAGATGAAGTGGATGCAAAAGTATATCCTAATCCAACACAAAATGAGTTTGTTGTAGAATATATTACTAAAAATCAAACACAGCTTATGATAGAAGTTTATGATATTAGTGGTAAACTTATAAGTCAAAAAAAGCAAAGTGTTAGTCAAGGTATTACTAAAATAAAACAAGATTTAGGAGAATCTAAGACTGGAATTTACCTAATAAAGATTATAGATTTAGAATATATTAAGGTTATAAACAAAATTGTTAACAAAATAAATTGATAACTTATTTTAATATCTTATCTAATTTTTTATCTCTAACCTCATCAAGTGGTTTCTTTTTCCATTTATCTTTTAAGACATAGTCATAATAATTTATGGTCTCTTTTTTTCCATTTTGAGATCTTTCCCATATCTGGGGATATTCCTGTTGACATTGTTCGATTCTTTCTTTAATCGATTTAGTCTTATCGGTATCATTATGATAGTAAAGCCAAATCGGCCAATAGTGTTCTGACTCTGGTGCATTGAAGAAGATAACAAATTGCCACTTAAAAAAAACAAATGATATTCTTGGCTCCCATTCTAATCGATAATCAGTACTACTCCATTTAGTTTTCCATCCAAGTGAAACTACATCAATGCCAAATTTTTTATCTACAAATTTAAGGTATCCGGGTTTACCAGGATCTTTTACGGTTCTACGTGGGAAGAAATAAGGCACACCTACACTTATTTTACCAAAGTAAAATTTTAACTTAAATGGTTTAAGTGGTGAGTTGAGTGCTTTTATAAATTTCCATTTATTCATTTCAATTACAAATATATAAAAAAAAATTAATATATAATATATGAAGTATATAAAATTATTCGAAGAATTTGAAGAGCCTAAAAAGGAACCTTTAATGCAAAGACTTGTAAGAGGAACTCGTAGAGTTTTGAACATCGATAAAAAAGAGGACAGAGATACATTAGAAAAAATTCACAGAATGATTGACAATCACTCTATTCAATCCGCTCGCCTTCAAGATGGTATAAAAGTTGTAAAAGGTGTAGTAGAAATCGAACCCGGTGTTTACATCATATATCTAATGGATGGAAATGTTACACTTGATGATAACAACAGAACTATCAGTTACAATGGTAAAGAATTACAATTAAAAGATATAGATGATGAGTGTTTAAGGTTGTATGATAAAATAGAAGATTTTATTGAGAAAAAACCTACAATTAACTATAAGAAAAGAAGAGATTTTCATCCATATGATCCAACTATAATAGATGATGATGAGTTCTAACTAAAAAAATAATTGATAAATATAACTATGAAACATTTGAAACAACATCCTATTAATGATGAGCTACCAAATCTTTCTGATGATGCTAAGGAGCAAGGTCATGTAAAAGCTAAAAATCCAACTAATAACAAGTTAGATGCTGATAAATCATTGAGTAATCCTAAAATGATTATGAAATCAACAAAGCCTTCTAATAAAAAATTAGATGGTGAAAAGTTTCTTTCAGAAGAAGTTGCATCAACTGTTAAAATGTATGCAATAGATAATAAATCTCAGAAGCTTAGTAAAGATATGAAAAAGCAAAACTTTATAAAGTTTGGAAAAAAGGATAAGAAATTAAAGCCTGAAAATTCTTTACAAGAAGTAGATGTTCCTACTAAAAAAGCAAAGACAAATCACGAACCACTTAAAGGTGAAAAATCACTTTCTAATGATGGTGGAAAAATCAAAAAGTTTAACGAATTATAATGAAGATTATTAGAGGTCAGTTAAAACCATTTGGAGGAAGTGCGGAATACACCACAGGTTCTAGAAAGTTAGTTTCTTTAATTCAAAACAATCCAGGTGATGTATTTCAATTTGTATTTTTAGCAGAAACTAATGATGAAAAACAATGTTTATTACCAAATCAACCAGTCAGTGCTCGTAATGTAAGTAGAACTTTAGATTTTGGACCTGATCAATTTATTAACTCAGAAATACTTAAATTTCAAGAAAAGTTCGGACCAATCATCATTTGTGATTTAAGAGGAAGAGATGTTGCTATCGAAACACCATTTATTGCAAAATTCAATTTAGATGGAACAGTCGAAGTTATAACACAAACAAATGAAGGTTCTTTACCTAGAAAACAAACTGTTGATCAATGGAAAAAACTACGTAAAATGACTAAGGGTGTTGATATTGGTGATAGAGTTTCTGATATGAATAAACAAGGAGCTAACATACAATATATTCAAAACCCAGTTGATACAGGAATTGAATCTTATGAAGATTTTGAAAAAAAGAATAAACAATTTATTCCTTCTTGGAATGTTAAAGGATTATTAAGTCCTTATCGTAAAAATAAAATTAAAAGATTTCACGAAAGCTTTGAATCTGGATTTAGAGATAAAGCTGATTTCAAATTAGTAGAGGAAATTGTAGAAGATTTATTTCCTAAACTAAAAGCAAGACAAGATAAAGGTGAAAAAATAACTTATAGAGAGTTTGAAGATTTTATGAAACAACACGGAGCTACTTATGATATGTTTGAGAAAGTCATGTCAGAATTAGTTTATCAGGGAATTAACTTCTATTCAGAAAATGATGATAAAGAAGAAGGTTCAGATACAATGTTTTCCTATAACCTACAATAAAAAACCCACCAATGGTGGGTTTTTTGTTTCTAACAATTTAGATTATTTTATATTCAACAAAGTGGATGTATTACCACCTAACATCGTTTGAGGATACTTACCATCCCAATTGGTTGCTCTGATATAATCTATATACAACTGAGATAATTGTGCTTGTTTTAATTTCATCGCCTTAGCTTCACCATCAGCTGTGATAATAGTAGCTGCCGCCTGACCCGAAGCATTAATAACAACAGAAGCCGAGTCACCTCTAGCAATTGCAATTTTCTTTTTAGCCTGAGCTTCTGCAACAAGTGCTTGTTGAATAGCGGCTTGAGCATCTTGAACAGCTTTTGTTTTTGCTTCGATGGCTGATTTAAGTGCGTCAGGTGGAACAATGTTAGTTCTTAATTGAGAGATAATAAACCATTTAGAAGTTCTTTTATTACACTCTGTGATAATGGCTGATTCAAACTCTTCTCTTTTATTAAAGATATCATCAACTACCCATCTATTAGCAACATCATTTACTGAACCAACAATAGCAGTCATAAGCCAACCCTGCTCAATTTCTTTAACTCCTAATCGTAATTGTTCAAACATATCACCAACAGCATCTGATTTAAGTGAGTAGTTGAATGTAGGTTTAATGATAGCAGAGAAACCACCTTTTGTGATTACAGTTTGGTCACCATATTCAATATGTTGTTGGAATGTAGGAAACTCATATAATTTTTCAATCCAAGTATTCTGAACTACCCAACCTGTTTTATATTGATAATCAGATATACCTCGATTGTCTCCGGATAATTGAACTTTTAATCCAACATGACCAGCATCAACTCGCTCTAAAGCGAATGGTTGAATGATAGAGGTCAATATACCAATTATTAAAATAAGAACTGGTTTTGTTAACCATGTAATTTTAAATTGTTTATTTGTTGAGCCATACTTATCTTGTGTGATAGTAAAGGCATTATCTCTAGTTGAATAGAGAAATCCTAAAGAGATTAGGATTGAAACTGAAAGAATAATAAGTGAAATCATAGTTTATTGGTTTTCGTTGTTTTTAATTTTTAATACATCAATTAGGAGTTTGTAAATATAGTGTCCGTATCCTAATAGAAGGAACACCGCTAAAATGGAAAGGATACTACCTATCCATAGGTTAATTTCTCTACTGACCGCGAACTCGAAGTAGAGAGTTTCGAGTAAGATTACTGCGAAAGTAATCAAGATAAATTTAATTGTTTTTGTCATTTGTACTCATTGTTTAGTTATTAATTGTTTATACTCATTCATAATTTGTCCGTGTAACGGCTCATCAAAACTTTTCATCAAGTTGATTAACTTACCAATACCAGAATCTTTGGGTGTTGTTTTACCGGAGCGAATTTGCATCATTTTAGCTCGGATTTCTTTTTCTAACTTTACTATGTTTTTTTCTGTTGCCATATTTTAATTTTACACAAAGATAAAAACTTATTCTCAAAATAAAAATATACTTTTAAATAAGTATGGAATTTAATAAAATATACAATCAGGATTGCATCTCAGGTTTCAAATCAATGGAAAATAATTCTGTTGATTTAATCTTTACTTCACCACCATACAATCTTAATATCAGTTATCAAGACCATGATGACTCTATGAAGTTAGAGGCTTATTATGAATGGTGTAAAGTTTGGATTTCCGAAAGCTTCCGTGTATTAAAAGATGGTGGTAGATTTTGCCTACAAATTGGTTGCTTTCAATCTCAATTGAATGAACCAAGTTACTCAACATTCACAAGGTTATTTCAAGAAGCTGGATTTACTTTTAGAGAGTTTATTATTTGGAATAAAAATCAGATTCCTAAAAGAACTGCCTGGGGTAGTTGGATGAGTCCAAGCAATCCAAGAATTCTTCCACCCTTTGAGATGATTATTAATTTTCATAAAGGTTCTCCAAAGATAGTTGAGAAAGGTCAAACCGACTTAACTAAAGAAGAGTTCATTAACTGGACAAATGGTCTTTGGGTAATCGCACCAGAAAGTGCTAAGAAAAGAAAACACCCAGCTCCCTTTCCGGAAGAGTTGGCTAAAAGATGTATTAAGATGCACTCTTACATTGGCGGAGTTGTGGTTGATCCATTTAATGGCAGTGGAACAACTACATCAGTCGCCAATAAGTTAGGCAGAAGGTATGTCGGATTTGACATTACTAAAGAGTATTGTGAGTTAGCTAATCTTAGACTAGAAGAACCATCTTTATAGATGGTTTTTTTATTTTAATATATAGCTTTTATGAGATACTTAAAATTATTTGAAGACTTTCAGGAAATAGATAATCCACACGGTGGTGAGTTTAACTTTGGTAAATTAACAAAAGAAGAGATTGAAAAAGTTAAATTATTTATTGACCACTTAAAAAACTTTGCCAAAGAAAATAACATTAAGCTTTTTCTATCACCTGAAAAAGGTGTTTCTTTAGGAGGACCAAATATATTTTGTAATGGTTATTTTGATGGAGATAATAGACTTCTAGCTTGTGCTATGGGAAAAGATATATCTTATTGGCTTCTTATATTATTACACGAATCATCTCACATGGATCAGTTTTTAGAAAACGATCCTACTTGGACTAATAATATAGGATTAGTTCAAACTGATGAATGGTTGGCTGGAAAAGAGGATGTTGATCTAAATGTAATTGCCGAGGAAATAAGAACATCTATTGATATAGAAGTTGATTGTGAAAAAAGAACTGTTGAAAAAATTAAGAAATGGTCATTAGATAAAATAATTGACACTGAAGAATATATTCAAAAATCAAATGCTTATATTCTTTTTTATCTATGGATGAAAAAGAATAGAAGTTGGTATACTATTGGAAAAGAGCCATATAACATAGATGAGATAGTATCTATTATGCCCAAAACATTTGATATAGATTATACAAAATTAGAACCAAAAATTGAAGAAGTTTTTGATAAATACCTAAAATGAAACATTTAAGAAGATTTAATGAAACTTTAAAATCAACTATTCTCACTAAAGAAGAAGTAGTAAAAATATTGCAACAAAATTGCAAAAAGTTTTTATCTTGGGGTGATGATTATACTGATGATGTTCTTATTTTAAGAAAAGATGAAAATAGAGGTGATTTTGTTTTAGTAGATCCAAAGTCATCAACATCTCTTAGAATAGACCCATACTCATCAAACGATGTTCATAATACACTTACTTCCAACTTAGACTCGTGGAAAGGTTGGCCGAGAAGAAATAAAGGTTTATGTTGCGCTTCTTCAAGAAGAGCTTTCACACATGGTGCAGGATTTGTAAAAGGTAAATCTGTCGATTATGTAGTCATTCCTTTTGATACAACAAAAGTCGCCACTGGTGATAGAGGTGATTTCTGGAATTGTTTTGGTAAAATACCAAATAAAGCCGCATTTAGAGAAGAAGATATGAGAAGACCTTCTCTCTTTCGATATACATCTTCTTTATTAAGTGACTTAGGAGTTTTAAGAGATTACGCTCATATAGAAACTCGTATAGATAGATTTGATAAACTTGGAAACCAGCTAACTCCAAACTGGACTAAAACTTATGTAAATCCTGATTGGAATAAATTAAAAACTTATCTAGATACCTGTAAAGTTAGTGATGCTATCAAAACAAAATACTTTGGAAGATTGTGGGATAATAGTCTTTCACTTTTAGGAAATCTTAATAAGATACTAGACCCTGTATTCAATAAATTTAAATTAGGTGATGTAATCTCAACAATGAAATTATATGCTGATTTAGATGATGATTTTGAATATGAAGGTGAAGGTTTAGAATCATGGTTTGAGGATGAAGCAATAATGATAAAAATAGATAAATTGCATGAAATACTCCAAGAATTAGGATTAGAATAATTAATAAATATATGAAATGAAACATTTAAAAAGATTTAATGAAAATACTGAAGAAACTCATCCATATGCAATTCACATGCGTAAAGTGTATCAGCAGGTATTGGATACAATTAAAGAATGTTTCATAGAATTTGAAGATAATGGATGGAGTTGGATTGAAAATAGAACCGATTGGTCTGGTGATGATATGTCAATTTCTATTTGGGGATTTCCTAATTTTAATTGTAGAATGATGCCAAAGGAAGATGTTTATATCACATCAGGAGCAAGAACAGAATTTGTAGATATGACTGGTAGAATATCATCAGATGGTGAAATAACTTGGGACTCTCAAGAAATGGAATTTGAAGATAATCCATCGATAGATGTAATGACTAAAAAAGAGGCTGAGTTAGAAATGGCCGAACAAGATAAAAGAAGAAAAAAGATTACACAGGAATTTGATGACTTTTTAGTAGCAGTAAAAAGAATACAATCTGAAATAGGAGTTTATTTTAAATTTTCTTATAATAATAAAGGTGGTGAGTGGAGAATAATAATACAAGGAGCAGTATGAGGATAAAAAGTTATATACAGTTTATTAAAGAATCATCAGGTCAGCACGAATTTGGTTGTGCGATGTTAAAGATTCCTTTCACAAATTGGGATGAAATAACTTCTAAAATAAAAAAAGAAGATATTTATAATCCAGAGGAAAATCAGGGTATAGAAGATTTTCCACATTTGACTTTATTATATGGATTAAAACCAGAAGTAACATCAGAACAAGTTCAAGAGATTTTGACCTCATTTGCAAAACCACTAAACATAGAAATTGAAGGTATAGATTTATTCGAGAATAAAGATTATGATGTAGTTAAGTTTAATGTTAAGAAAACTCCTGATTTACAGAAGCTACATGATATGTTAAAAACACTACCGAATGAAGAATCTTATCCCGATTACAAACCACACATAACAATTTGCTATGTAAATAAAGGTACTGGTAAAAATTATATAAATTTAGACGATAAATATAAGTTTAATAACTTGAAAAGTGTTTCTTTCTCACCCCCATCTGGAGAAAAGGTTGAATTAAGTATTTAATTTTGTGTATTTAATATATACTTTATGAAACATCTAAAACTTTTCAAATGATACATTTAAAGACATATAAATTATTTGAAACTAAAAAAGAAGTTTCTAAATTAAAGTTCACTTTACAAACTAAAAAGAAAGGTGCTAAAACCGATACTTATAATGTTAGTAAAGATGGTCAGGTTATTGGTCAGATCAAATGGTCATCAAGAATGAGAGGATATGGCTTCTTACCTACTCCAGATTGCAATGATGAGATAAAAGAATTTATTAAAGATTTAATGAAGAAGAGAAGAGAAGAGAAATGAAACATTTAAAAACATATAAGTTATTCGAGAACTTTGATAGAATCAAAGCTGATTTAGAAGACATCTTTTTAGATGTTAAACATAGTCATCCTGATGAAGAGTGGATTGCTTGGGCAGATGGTGATGATATATCTAATTACTACACAGTTTATATTTCATTTGGAGATGAAGAACCATATCATAGAGATTTCGATCCTGGATTTGATGATGATGAAGAATACGTATCAGATTATAGAGAAGTTCAAATATCTACAGAATTAATGGATTGTATTAGAAGGTCTATTGAGTTTATGAAAGATTGGAAATATACAATACTTTTACAAGATGAATACAGTTCAGATCCATCAGAAGATAATGTAGAGAAAATAGAACTTGAAGATTTAGAAGTTGGTCAATGGATGGCAGAAAACCAATCCATTAAAATAATTTTTAGAAAGTGAAGCACCTAAAATCTTATAGAATATATGAATCAACTGAAGATTTAAAAAGTTGGAAAAATGATGGTAAAAAATTAACCAGTGAGTTTACTTTTGATTCATTTGAATCAGCGAGACAATTTATTAATCAAGTGGCAACAGAATCAGAATCACAAAATCATCATCCAAAAATTGAATGGATGTTTGACAAAGTTATTGTAACTCTTTCAACGCATGATTCTGGTGATATTGTTACAGAAAAAGATATTAATTTAGCAATTTTAATAAATAAAATCTATGAAAATAATTAAGAAATATAATCACTTTATAAATGAAAATATGAATATTGGATTAGATTCTAAATACGGAATTCATGATTGGATTGAAGATCTTAAAGATTTTGAGTGGGGTAGAAAACCAATTAAAGATTTAGAAAAATGGACAAATCATTTTATTGGGGATGGTTACTATAATAAGATAAAAAATCATGTAGATAGAATATTCACGGCTCTAAATAAAGTAGATGTTTATTATGTAGAAGATAGATTACTTATGGATGTATTTGATAATTTACCACATGAAAAATCTAAATGGGTATCAACTTGTATCGCTTATGGAGATTCAGATAATTATAACAAAGAAATTCAATATAAATATAATGGAATTCTAACAGTTAGAAATAGAGATGAGAAAGATTATTTCAGAGCTATGATTCATATTATAAAAGATATTGCTTTTCCAACATTTTACATTGGTTCATATCCTTCAGTTTTAATGAGGCAAAGTGATGAAAGTTATTATGTCACAGAACCAAAATGGCAATGTGCTAACTTTAATATTGATAACTATGGATTTAAATCAGGTGATTCTTTTGAAACATCAAATGGTAAATATTCAGTTATTCATAATTCAGATATTGATAAGAAGAGAAGTTACTCAATAGATAAGATTATTGAAATGAATGTACCTTGTATAGTAATAGAAATTGGTCAAGGTGATAATTATATGAAAGGAAAGATGAACTTAATAGAATTAGAAAGTCAATTTGATAAAGTTTTACCATCTATACTCACTACTTTAGATTATAGTGATGTTATTTTTGACCACGCTAGGGGAACTAGACAATTCACAAATACAGATATTTATGATTATACAATAAAAATATTACTCAACTATTAATGAAGCATATTAGGCCATATAAACTATTTGAACAAATTAATAATTCTGATACTAGACATTTAGCCGATTTTGCCATAACTAAAAGTCAGTTTCCTGATTTTAGAGATTTTCAAGAGTTACTTTTTGATTTATCAGATGATAATATAATAAGTAAGGCAAATTTTATTTCTTCAGGATACTTTATATATCCAAAATATGAAATTCTACACACATATAAAAGAGAGATTAGAAGTGCTATATCATACGAAATGTCAGTTAATCCAGATGATTGGCAAAATAAAAAATGTGAATTGATATATGATGAAACATATGGTAGTATATTTCTAAGACCCGACGAATTAAATTCAAAAAAAATTATAGAAGAAGAAGTTGATTTTAACGAGGTTGAGGAAGCTATTTACTTAAGTAAATTAAATAAATTGCCACATAAACCAACATTGCAACTTTTTGTCGATAATATAGAAAATGGGAAAATACCAGCGGTTCCTTATATCAACATTAATTGTGGAAACTTCTCTATAGAAAATAAACAAATAGTTATAGATTCTTTAATAAGAATCTATAAAGCTACTGGTTGGAGACCATATAAAGAATTTTGGTTAGAAGATTACATTGAAGGAGAACTGCCATTTGGCAATGAAGTGATTACTTATATTGGATTTAATCCAATCTTTGTAAAGGTAGATGATAAAACTTACAAAAACTTAATCAATTCTAATAATGATATAACTAAAGAAATTACAAGCTATCTTATTTAAGAAAGTCATCTAATTTTTTCATTATCTCACTATTATTTATTATATCTGAACCCACTTTATCAATGATATACTGAGCTGTTCCAGGTCTTGAATCTGACATATCGGTCATTTTAGGATCATCTATTTTTAATTGTATTCTTAAATGTTTTTTCAGTAACTCATTACATTCATACTCAGTCGCATTAGAAGTGGCTTGCATCATTATATTTGTTATCGGTTGTGCCCAATTTACTAAACCCCAAGATGGAGTATCTTTTTTCCCTAACTCAGCTGGATAAGTTCCAGTTCCAAGTGAAAGAACTTCTATATCGGAAATCTTTAATCCTTTAGTGCTTCTTAAAGCATCAGATACCGATCCAAGAGCAGGGTTATTAATATAAACACCACCATCAATAAGAACTCTTTGTTTTCCACCAAAAGCCAATTTATAGGAAGGTAAGTATGTAGGAGCAGCAGATGTTGATCTACAAGCATCTTTAAGTAGTGCGTTATATCCAATCTCACCACTTCTTCTACTTTTAAACATTACAACTTCATTATTTTTGATATCATAAGAAGTAACAATAATTGGAACTAATGTATTACTTAATCTCATATCATCAAAATATTCAGTTAATAAACGATCAAGTCCATCTGGTGAAAACTTAGGATTAAATAAAGAATTAATACCGCTGCCTATTTTTTGAAAGAAGTTTCTTTTATATGGAAAAATTGTTTCTCTTTCAGCAGTGTAGAGTTCAATTAATTTTTCTACAGTAATTGCTGGTGATTTGCCATCTTTTGTGCAAGATAAACCACATGCAATAATGCCACCAGTAGATGTTCCTGTAATAAGGTCAAACAATTCGTGAATTCTTTTACCTGTTTTATTTTCGATTTCTCTAAGAATAAGAAGTGGAACAATACCTCTAAGACCACCACCATCGATTGATAATATTTTAAATTTTTTAGCCATAACAAATTTAATTTTTGATATATATTTATTAGTAACTTTTTCAGTAAAAACAATTAACATTTTATTAAACTTTATTGATTAGTAACTATATAACAAATATCAAATCTTATGGATTTGAAAATTAAAAAAATAAAAAGCAAAATGGCAGAATTAGATGAATTATTCAATGGCAGTTTAGACAGCAAAATGGACTTTCTTAACGAGCAAAAAACAAGCACAAGCAATGATGGTATTTACCGTGTAGACTTGGCTAAATGTAAAGACAAAAAGAAAGGTTGGAGATCTGTAGTAAGATTTTTACCTAACTTAACAAAAGATGGCAAAGTTGGCCAGTCAGCAATTGAGAAGATTACTCACTATGTTGATATCAAACAACCAAAAGAACTTTCAGGGTGGTTCGATTCACCAAAGAATTTCAACGAAAAATGTCCTTTGACTGATTTGTATTACACAATGCAAAACTCAAAGAACGCGATTTTGATTGAAAAATCAAAACAATTAAAGTATTCTAAAAAATACTATTCTTATGTTTTAGTTATTGAAGACGAACAACAACCAGAATTAGTTGGTAAAATTATGATTTTCCAATATGGTAAAACTATTAAGGATAAAATTCAAGCAGAAAGAAACGGAGAAATCTCTGGAGTTCCTTGTAATGTATTTGACCTTAAATCTGGAAAAGACTTCGTATTAGTTGTGAAAGAAATTCAAACTGGTGATGAAACTTATCCTGATTATAAAATGAGTATGTTCAAACCAGAGACATCTTCTCTTCCAATCTACTTCAAAGATAAGAATGCATTCAAAAATGCTCCTCTTAACTCAGATGGTCAGATTGATTCAGGTGTTCAGGCTAAAATCAAAGATTTCTTATTAGAAAGAGACCACGATTTAGAAGAATTTGCAGCTAAAAAACTTTCTGAAGAACAACAAGCTAAAATAAATGAGATTGTTAACTTCTTAACAGGTAAAGCTTCATCTTCTTATACAAATGCACCTAAGGCAGAAGCAAAACCACAGTCAGATGACTTTGATTTTGATGATAACTTCTCAGCTAAAAAGGGTTCAGCAACACCAGCAACAGCTGAAGAAGATGACTTCTTCAATGACCTTTAATAATAAAAGAGTAGAGAGAAATCTCTACTCTTTTTAATAAAAACAATTTATAAAAATGAGTTTAGCGAACAAATCTTTTAGAAATAATAGAACTGGTGATATAGTCAGAGTAATTGATTCATTTGAGAATATTGCTATCTTAGAGAATAAACAAAAAATAGATGCAAGAACTCTTATGGACTCAAATCAATACACAGAACAAATAGATCCTGGTAGTTTCTTTAACAATCAAGGTGCTTATAACATACTTGCTGAGAAAATAAAAAATATACCTACACAAAATATCAGAGATGAAGATGGAGCTACTCCAGTAGTAGTTAATTCATCTAATTCAAATTTTGGACCAGCAACTAATGAAAGTGCTATAGTAATGTCATCAGAAGATGATGAGAGAGCTGAGTTAGCTAGAAAGTATGGAGTATCAAGCAATAAAAATGATTTAGAGAGACAAAATCAGGCTTTTGCTAAACTCTTAGGTGAAGAAGATTCTGATGTTCAAAAAATTGAAGTTCAAAGAGATAATCCAGAACCACAAGTAGTTAAATCTCAAAATAAAGTCTATAGCGAACCAGTTGTTCAAAGAGTAGAAGTTGAGGATCCTATTATCAAAATGTTCAAAGGTGTAAAAAGAAATGTTGACTTTAATATATCAATAGACATTAATAATAAGATTCCAAGATTAGATTTTATTGAAATGATGGAAGATTCTTATGAAACTTCTATAATAGAATTTTTATCTGATGAATTTACTAAAGAAATAGTAAATAATCCTGGAAAAATTAAATCTATTATTTCAGATAAAATTAAATCTATGTTAGATTCTAAATCTGTTAGTGATCAAATAACTGATTCAGTTACTCAAATCAATTCAAACAAAGAAGATGTATCTTTCAATGATCAAAAAGGTGAAGTAAAAGTTGAGAAAACAAAAACAACAAGAAAACCTAGAACAAAAAAAGAAAATTAATATGGTGGATGAAGTTTTTTTACAAAGAGCTGTAAAGATTAGAAGACAATTTCTTAAAGTAAATAATAGCATGGATTTCTATGCAAAAAGAGTTAACACAATAGTAGAAAGTCTTGATGAAATTCTTAAAAAATTAGATAATTTAAAAGAAGAAACTAGTCAAGATAAAAATAAACATGACAAATCGGTAGCCGAAAGAGCTGCCTTAGATTTAAAGAAAATAATTGAGGACCTTGAGCAAGAAGGAAAAAAACTAGAAGGTTATATATCACCATTAAATGATGAGGTAGAAAAACTAGCCTTAGAAGAACAAGAACTTTACCGACAAATAAAAGAAAAAAATTCACATTTGACAGATGATCAGATAGTGGAATCTGTCAAAAATCGTCTTCAAGAAGAGAACCTTTCCTAATAAGAAAGGTTCTTTTTTTTATATATAATCAAAACAAAATCAATATTAGATGTCTAAAATTTCTAAATTTGTTAAGGTAGATAAAAATGTTCTTATCGAATATATCTATAATGATAATAATCTTATAAGTGAAGGGTATAATATACTTGTAAATACAAAGGATAAAAAGTCTTCTTACATTGCATCTGACTCAAGTATAACCAATAATGATATCGGAAATCAATTGTTTAGAATCGACAGTGCTACATCTAAATATGGAAAAATAGATACTTCAAATTACAGTTTTCTTCAGATAAAAAATTTCTCATCAGGAACACCAATAAGACATGATACTCTAAGAATGCATTTTCCAATTAATTGGACTTTTGGAGAGTATTTAGGTCTTTATGTAAGACTATATACTTACGACACTCTAAATTTTAAAACATACGAGATTTCAAATTTTTATTTTGATATGACTGACTTGAGTCAGCAGTATATGATGAACTTTAGTACACCACCACTTCTATTTCAAGAAAAATTATGGGGGAAAAATATAGAGATTCAAATACCGGCAGTTAGTGAAATATCTGCACAAATAACAGGTAGACTACCAAAAGAAAATAGCATCAATGCAAATCTTACAGATGGAACTGGTCTGAGTATGACCGCTCCAATATTTCTTGATTTTCATTTTATTGATAATATACAAACAATAAACGCTATAACAACTTATAGACTAGCGGCTAAAGTAACAACAAGTTTCTCACAAACTCCAGAATTCCAAAGATTAGGTATAGTAATAGAAAACTCAAGTAATGGTGACTTTTTTGAAATATATGGAACCTATAATGAAACATTAGCTGGATTTAATCAATTTATAGAAGATTCTTTTAATCAAGGTAGTAGATACTATGCACAATACTCAATAACACTTTATGAGCAAAATATAAGAGGGAAAACACTAACCATTACGGTTACTGATAACTTTAATGAGACAATAGAATATAGACCGATTATTAAGACATCAACAACCACTGCAATAATTGATGTTGAGTTGAGATTAATAGACGCAACCGATGAATCTTATATAATAAGAAGAGCATCATATGGTATGTTACAAGATGAAGTTGCGAAATATAGTTTGAAGTTAATGAAGATTAACTTAAAAAATGCATCTAAACCAAAAATTTATGCTATAAAAAATGCTATAGATCCAAAGATGCTTGGTATGTCTAATGCACAAGGTCAAGCCACCAAAGGACAAGGTCTACTAAATAGATTAGGATTAGGATCTGTGGCTCAACCACCAGGTCTTATGAATGGCTTAGTTGGTGGTGGATTAGCAGGAAACGGTGCTTCAAATAATGATGTTTTAGCATCTGGTTCAGGTGGAGGTATAACAGGTGGAACATTGGATGGAACATTCGGTGGAGGAGCATTGGGTGGAGGAACATTAGGAGGAATTGGCACTGGTGTTGGTTCAGCAGGAAGTAATGGATTAGTGCAGTCTATTAAAGTTCCATTTCCTGTTCTTATAGACAGGTATAATATAATAGGAAAATCTGATAATGCAGTATTTAATGCACAAATATTCTACGGTATTTCAAAAATGCAAATTATACTATATCCATTTGATAATATAGTTAAATTTATTATTGCAACAGGAGAATTGGAAGCTCCTAACTATTTAGATATGTCAAATTTGGGAGAAATAAAATTAGTCATAAAAAACTCTGTAGACAATGTAGAATTTCCACTTTATACAGAAACAAATGAGATAAATCTACAAGTTGGTCAAGTAGTATTTAAAATACCTCAAAATAAATTTAACTTAGTTAAGAAAATATACGATTCAGGAATAAACTTATTTTATATAACAAGTTACAGTCAAAACGTAACAACAATGGTTTATACAGGTCTTTTCAAAATATTTGATAATAGACAAAATGTTACTGAACTTAATAATCAAGCAGCTGGAAGTGTACCAAGAATTATAAAAGATCCACAGTTACCAAGAGAAACAGCGGTCATTACTAGACAACTTGTTAATAAACCAGGACCACAAGGAAATGGTTAAAAATAAATTCAATATGAAATGAGATTATCCAGTCAAGGCAGTCAATTTGTTTTTAACTTACCATCAGATTTTGCTCCAACAGAAATCATAAATACATATACACCAATCTTAGAAAAGAACTGGATTCAATATGAGAATATTATTGATTATCTAAATTCAACTATAAAATCTGTAAATTTTACTGGTATTAGTTTTGATCTACCAAGACAGATAACAATGAGAGGTAAGGAAAGAAACTTCAAACCAGCAAAGAATGTTCAGGATATTACAACAACAAGAGATTTGACTATTACATTCAGGTCAGTTGACTCGGATTTAAATTATTGGTTGATGTTTGATATAATCACTAAACATTATTTAGATGTTGAGAATCAATGGTTGAATCCATTTACAATAACTTGTGTGGATATTCATAGAGATGCTATATATGTTATCAGATTCTATGAAATAATTTTGAAGTCTTTATCAGATAATACTTTTAACTATTCTCAACAAAAGATTCAAAGTAAAGATTTCACAATGACATTTCATTTCAATTTTTATGATATTGAATTTTTACTTAATAAAAGTAAAGTATTGGAGCTTGGGGCTTTACCTACTATTATTCAGAGAATATAGATTACCTATCAAAATTGATATTTTCAATATTACCAGTATAGTATAAAGTCTTAAGTTTTAACAATTTTGGAACATTCCAATTACAACTATATTCACAACTTGAAGTATCTACCGGATCTTGTAAAATCTCTATGGTTGTTACACCATCTATTTCAAATTTAAGATTTACCATTTCTCTTTCGAAATAACACCATCTGTCCCAATTATTAACTAATTGATTATTAATCTTTAAAAGTCCAGTGTATGGCCCTAACATTTGTGAAATTCCTATCACTTCTCCCTTACCAGTAAACGTAATGTTTTTATTTACAATTACATTTAATTGAGTACTCTTAATATCACAATATTTTGTAACACTCGGAAATTCAGATGGAATCTCATGCTTGTTGTATATTTCGTTAAAGAATTTATCAGAAATTAATTTAGCATATTGCTCAGAACCATAAGGAGTTGAGTGTATTCCATCTCTTAATATCTGATTTATGTTTGACTCAAAAGATTTAGATATATCAATTGTTGGAACCCCCTTTGATTCTAGATAATAATTTAACCGTTGATGTATTAATGTTTTATCTCTTACTGTTTCTGGTAGTGTAAGAAAAACAAGTTTGATACCACGTGAATAGAATTTATGAAGTATGGTATCTATATAAAGTGTAATTCCATCAAAATCATCTTTGGCCTCATCAACATAAGCAGTACTGAACCAATCTATAAAACACCATTCTGGATCAGATGTCAAAACAGTGTCAATATGACAAACACCAGCATCTTTTAGATGCATTGATCCATAACCAAAAACACTAATTTTGAATTGTGGATTTAAATTTGAAAAATGATGGACATATCCACCACCTTGTTGAGTTATACTTGCTCCGAAAAAAGTTATATTATTTTTCATTATTAAATTTATTTTTTTGACGTATAAAATTGTAATTCTTCAATTCTTCGTTTTATAGAAATTTTTATTTTATCATCAATGTCTTTTGAAAGTTGATGTTTGATAATCAAAAACTCCTCAGATGAAAAAACATAATGTCCACAAATATTTATAAGTTCCAATTTATTGTTTAAAGGATCGAAATCATTTGATACCCATTTTTTCCATTTATTAGATTTAAGACATATTTGAAAAAAATCATCTAATAAATCGTTTCTATTAAGTGAATTGATTTCCTCGAGTAAAACATTGGTTTCAATTTGACCAAACTCAGGTGCTATGTTTATTGAATTTAAACCTAAAATGAATTTCTCTTTTAATATATCATTAGATATATAGTCACCGTTATGCTCTTTTGAAATAAGATTATACTTTTTGCAAATTTTTAGCATTTTGGTTAGTCTTTCTTTGTCATATATACCGATGTTGGTATTTTCTTTAAGAGCTGTTCCTGATTGAATAACTAAAAATTTTATTCGAGAAAATAACTCATTTGATAGATTTTTATTAAGATCACTTACAAGGTTATCAAGTTCAAAAGACTCAAACTTTCGTATAGCCTCTTCTGTTCCAATTTCATAGTATAAATTTGAATTTAATTTATAACCAAGATTTATAAAATCTATTGTTTTCGATAAACCTTCTTCATAGGTTGGATATTTTTTCCAAACATCAATATGTATAACATCAAAGTATGAACAATCTTCGATAAATGAATCAACTCCATCATCTTCAATTTGTCCTTGATTTGGTCCACAATGGTCTCTTACCAGTAGAATATTTTTTGATTTATTTTTGACATAAAAGGAGAATTCTTTAGTCGTCCAATTATTTACATATCCACCATTTTTATCAATCTGTCTTCTAGACGGTATAAGTCCAATATTGATATTATTGTTTATTGAATATTCAATAACCGAATCAACAATGTTTTTACTCATTGGACCTATATAAAATTTTATATCTTTCATATTTTATGAATAATTTTATATAAATTTAATTTACCAAAATAAAATAAAAAGTTTCCAATTTTTGTATCATGTAAAGGTGACATATTGAGCCAAATCAACGAAGTTAGTATTTTAACTTTTGTTAAGTCAAAATTATTTTTATTTATAAAATTATGTAGTATTTCTCGACAATTTGTTAAATTGTCACTTCTTAAAATATCACAAATAACTTCTTTTTCATTTTTTTTTACATAGAAATGACCATTGTTAACTATTTCATGATTGAACAATAAATTATGATTTAATTTTGCTAAATCATAATAGATGTCTCCGTTATCTAAATCCCCTCCAAAATCTTGTCTCCAGTCAATCAGTTTGAATCCATTTGTAGTTTTAATGATATTATCAAGTATATAATCGCCATGAAATTGATAAGGTATAGAATTGCAGATATCTGACTTATTTATTTTTTCAATCATTTCAAAAACCGGAGGAATCAAGATACCATTTATCATAGTTTCTTCATCTTTGAGATTATTATCTTTAAGAAATTTACTTATTCTTTTTACAGTTTTATCAAAATAAAATTCATAACAACTATCTTTGAATTTTTCCGAATAATTTTTTTCTTTCCAAAGATTAGTAATAGACCAATCTAAGAATTCTTCAAAGTTACTCTCATTTACTACTGAGGAAAATAAGTCTCCTTTGCAGTATTCATACTTGTAAAAATTATCACTACTGTCTAAAATTTTAGGAACAAGTCCAGATAATTTATATCCTCTTTTAGCTCTATTGATACAAGTATTATTATCGTGAAAGAATTTTATTACAAAATCATCAAATAAAAATATTGATTCATCGTTTTTATCTAAAATCTCAAATTTATCCTGTATATGTTTTCTAGCATTTTTTAAGGAAGTAACATTACCAATATCTTGCCAAGTTTTAAATTCAAATGTTTTCCAACTATTATCAATCATTTTTGAAATAGAATGACAGTCACTTAAACTGGCATCTGATGGATTTTTATTATATTCTTCTTCTAAATAAGACCAGAATAATTCATAATCATTTATACCAGCAAGACCTATATAAATTGCATTAGAGTTTAAATCTCCCTTATCATAAATTTTCAAATTGCTATTTAACTCTAAAGTTCTATATTGAGATGAATCCTCTTTATAAGTAAAACCCAACCAATTCATATTTGGTTTGTTTATTTTTTCAAATACTAAAGTATCGGAAGCGTGAAATATAAAAGGACATTGAACAATTTCTTTTGTTTGTAACAAAGAGTAAGCAAGACTAGAACCCTCACCAGAATATTTATCTATTTCAACGAAAGTGAATTTTTTTTCAGGATAAGTCATAGTTAGAAACTGCTTCACATGACTTCCAAAATATCCAAGTGTAACTACAATTTCAATTTCATTTGAATAATTTTCAACTATATAAGAAATAGCAGGTTTTTTACCTATTCTAATTAGACTTTTATTAGTATAATTTGTAAGTTCTCCTAATCGACTACCTATACCACTAGTTGTAATTATTACTTTATAGTTATTTTCTACCATATTTATCTTCTAATCTTATAACATCATCAAGAAAATTTGTTGAACATTCAATATAAATACAATCATCTACCGCCTCCATTCTATGGATTATAAATGGTTTAATGACATAATTTTGACCAGGTTCTAAAATGAACTCATTTAAATTTTCTATTTTTTCCCCAACATAAAACTTCATTCTTCCACTTACAACATAAAATGTTTCGTGTTTTTTTTCATGATACTGAAGACTACAACAATTGCCACTTTTCATAAAAAGTTCCTTCACTACATAGTGTTCATTCACTTCTATCCATTTTTCCCAACCCCAAGGTTTTTCTATTTTTGTGATTTTATTTTCCATATTAAATTTCTATATTTTCTATGCCTTGATTTCTATCAATATTTATAGCAAAACAGGTATCATCCGTACTGTTTGGCTTTCTATCATTAATTATTATTCGAGTTCCACCACCAATACCCATTATTAATTTATCATAGAAAATACCCAATTTACTTAACTGTTTTTTTGTTTTTTTTCTCATACTTTCTCTTCTACCGGTTGTCAAAATTATATTGTATCCATTTCTATCCCATTCCAATAATTTTTCTAAAGTACCGGGTAAAAGCTCAGGTTTTTTCATTTGACCAATTAATGAACCAGAATGTGAAATTAATGTACCATCTATGTCAATAAATATTGTTTTAGGTCTGATATTCATATAATTAAATTAATTTTTTACAATCAAAAAATTCTTTATTTGGTTCATATTTGAAACCGAACCACTTCGAATTTTTATTAAAGACATCGTAAAAGTTATATTCTTTAACATTATGACCATCTGGGTTAAACATAACTCTTTCTAATCTCCAGAACGGGCCATTAAATCCAACTTCATCTCCTGGTTTGTTTGGAAACATAGAATGATATTTTATACCGTGTTCAATAAATTTGAAAACCATGTGATGAGTTATCAACTGATTTTGATAAGTTTTATAAATCCAGATCGCTTTTTCTAAAATACTCTTATGATAGACAATAAAACAATCATCATTGATTGTCGGAACTGAAACTCCGTCTTCAATAATAAAACATTTTGTAAAATCCGAAAAGATTACTATATCAAATCGATTCAATATAATATAATCATAAACTTTTCCTGTTCTATTCTCATAATCCTTAACTTGTTGAAGAGTTGAAATTATCAACTCACAAACATGGTTAAAGTTATACTTTACAATACCTGCGTTGAAATCCTTCACTAAAACATCTACAGGTTGAAATTGATTTTTGTAATCTTGTAATTTAATCGAGTCATAAGTATTGAAAAATATATCCACCACATCTCCTCTTTCTCTCAGAGGTTTGATAACATTTTCATAATGAAAATGACTAACTGAATCAAAATCTATTTTATAAGGACTCAAGTGTGATTCATTTCTATAATTATCTCTGAAAGAGATTCCCCGGTAACAAAGTGCAAAGTTCATATTTCTTATACTAAATAACCTTTTTTTGTTTCAAACATAATTCAAAATCTATAATTTGTTTTATAGTGTCTTCAAGACTAATTTCTATTTTCCAATTTGGATAGTGAGATTTAAATTTTGTTAAATCTGAAATATACCAAATGTGGTCACCAATTCTGTTTTCATCACATAATGTGTAATTTTTCCAATCTGTTCCAGATATTCTATTTATAGTGTTGATTGCCTCTAAAATTGAAATTGAATTTTCTCTTCCACCACCAGCATTGTAAACTTCACCAGGTTTTGGATTTTTATGAAAATGCCAAAACATATTAACTAAGTCACAAGAGTGAATATTATCTCTAACTTGTTTTCCTTTGTAACCAAAGATTTTATAAGGTTTATCATTAACAACACACTTGACTAAATAAGAAAGAAATCCATGTAACTCAGCACCAGCATGATTTGGTCCGGTTAGGCAACCACCTCTAAAAATACCAACATTTATGCCAAAATACTTACCATATTCTTGACACATAATATCAGCAGCGACTTTAGAGGCTCCAAAAACCGAATGTTTGGTATTATCAATAGACATATTCTCAGATATCGAAGTTAATTCACCAGTTTCTCTATGTAATCCTTCAAATCTATTTTCGTATTCTATTATAATTGGAGTGTCTTTTCTATTTTCTGGAACATCAAAACCATTTTTAAAATAGTAATCAAAATTAGGTCTATCACCATATACCTTATTGGTTGAAGTAAAAATAAAAGTAGCTTTTGGACAATATAATCTTGTCAATTCAAGTAAATTCATAGTACCTACGGCATTAATGCTAAAGTCGGTTAATGGTTCTTTAGCAGCCCAATCATGAGAGGGTTGAGCAGCAGTATGTATCACTATATCTATATCCGAAGAATAATCGGAAAATAATTTTTCTAAATCTGTAAAGTTCCTGATGTCTAAATTATAGTGTTTATAATTGTTCAATTTTGATTTCAAAGATTCTGACGAATGAATTGTAGATGATGACTTTCCAAAGAAATAAGCTCTCATATCATTATCAATTCCTATGACTTTGTATCCTTTTTTATGAAAAAAATCACAAGCCTGAGATCCTATCAGACCAGCAGAACCAGTTACTAAAGCAATTTTCATTGACTAATTTGTTTTTTTATCCAATCTCTAACATTGGTTTTAGGTTTAAAATTAAGAATACCTTCGGCTTCGGATATATCCGCGAGTGTATTGTCCGCCTCACCGGGTCTATCTTCTAAATGAATTTGATTTTCAGAAATTATATCAGCAATTTCTTTTATACTTATGTTCTGACCACTACCTATATTTATTGTTGTTGATTTTAAATTATCTGTAATTAACATGGCATTAATATTAGCATCAACTATATCACTAACATGTATAAAATCTCTTTTTCTTTGACCAGTGCTTATTATTGTGAGTTGTTTATTCTGAAAATGTTGATTAAGAAATATACCAACAACAGGAGCATACTGACCTTTCACAGGTGACCTTTCACCGAAAACATTGAAATATCTAAAGATTACACTATCCAATCTATAAATTTTATAGTACTGTCTAAATAGTTCTTCACCTAAAAACTTAGAATGTGCATAAGGATTCAAGCAATCTATTGTTTCAAGTTCGTTTGTTGGTAAATTTTTAGTTAATCCATAGACAGACGATGTAGATGAATACATCACTCTTTTTATTTTATATTTTTTAGATAGTTCTAAAATATTGAGAGTTCCAAGTACATTTACATTATATGCCCTATTTGGATTTTGAATAGCTGGTTGAATTCTCGATTCAGCCGCTAAATGAAATACATAATCAGCGTTATTAAAAATTGGCTCTATGTCACTCTTATTAGAAATATCTAACTTATGATAAAAAGCCTTTTCATTAAAATAAAACTTTTCATTTTCTGAAGCAGATAAATCATCTATTACTAAAACTTGACAATTCAATTCTATTAATCTATCAACTATATGACTCCCTATAAATCCACAACCACCGGTTACTATTGCTCTAATCATTTATTATTAATTTATTTTTTAAATAAACTATCTCTTATAACCATTTTATATTTAGTAGTTGACCAACCATGACTTCTATCTATAAACTTAATTTCAATTGGAAGACCTTTACCTGTATAGTGTTTATCTATATAGTCATCTCCTAAAAATCTAATATCAATTCTATCATTTTTTAATATTTCTAATAGTTCTAATTCTGTTTGATACTCTATAACCTCATCAATATATTTTAAAGATAAAAGTATTTCTTTTCTCTCATCTGTAGTTAAAACAGGTTTTAATTTAGTATCTCTTTCTAATGATGGATCTTTATGTAAACCAACAATAAGATAGTCACATTTTTTTCTCATAAACTGAAACATTTCAATATAGCCTGGGTGTATTACATCAAAAGCACCAGCAATAAATCCAACTTTAGGTTTAACTAATGATTTGAATTGTTCAATTGTTAGATTTTTATCATCAATGAAATAATCAAATGATTGTTTTCCTAAATGTAGTTCGTGATATTTAACACCCCAATTTTCTAACTGACTTTTAGTTAGTTCATAATAAGCATCATTAACTTTACCAACATCACCTGAGAATTTACCCATTCCTCTAGCTGTAAATATCTTTATTGTATTACCTTGGTCATATAAGTAATTAACCTTCTCAATCATCTCGGTTATAGGAGTTGATTTTGCGTAATCTTTTTCAGAATTACGACAAAGTGTTTCATCTAAATCAAAACAGTATATTTTCATATTTAATTACATTAATGAGTGTAATATTATTTCATGTATAGATTCTACAACTCCATATTCTTTACTATCAACCCAAAAGCTTAGTAAAGATTTATCTGAATATGAGTTTAACTTATTATTTCTATCAAATCCAGAAAGTATAACCATGTCATGTTTATCTAAACAATACTCAGCAGAATTTACAATGTTATCGGAATTACCAGATGATGATATTAATATAACTAAGGTCTCAGGTTCAGCAAAATGCTCTATAAATTTACAATAAGCTTTTTCAATTCCATAATCATTTATATAACATGTTAGTCTAGCCGCATCTGAGAATGATAAAGCTTTTTTACCAAGCGCCTTTGTATAGTCTTGAGCGATATGAGATGATATTGCGTTACTACCACCATTACCTAAAATTATTATTTTATCCTTTGATAAGATAATATCTTTTAAATTTTCTAAATCTTCATATTTAATATCATTAAGACATCTTTTTAAATCATCTATATTCATTTTAATTATATTAAATTTTATTTGATTGGATACCAATTTCTGATATTTTTATTTTCTTAACATTTTGATAGTTTTTATAAATTTCAGATTCTTTATTCTTATCTGTAAATATTAAAAAATAACCACCATTACCTGCCCCTAATAATTTATGAGATAATATATTTTCATCATTCATAATATTATTATCTAGTTTCATCAAATCCTCATTTGAACATATCAAAGGTGATGTGTTCTTTTTATTAATCCAAGTATTTCTTATAGTTTTATTAAATAAATCAATGTCTAATTCATTTATCGCTTTTTCTAAATTGACAACATCTTCTAATAAAGGAACGCTATTATCAATGTTTATTGTTTGTAATATATTAGTAGAACTTCTTGTTATACCTGTATAGATTAAATACATATCCATTTGATTAAATATTTTAGTATCTAAATATTTAATTTCTGGATTATCGTTATCATAAAATTTTATCTTTTTTAAACCACCTAAGCTACCATAAAAATCCTGTTGACCAACAAGTGGATTAAATGTTTTTTCTATTTCCATAGCTAACTTGCATATTTCACTTTCTGTTATCTTTTCATCTCTTAAAGTGTATATTGCTTTAATTAAAGACATTAGGTAAGCTGAGGAAGACGCAAGACCTGACCCATTAGAATAAACATCAGATGTTAAAAATAAATTTATCTGAGAAACATCTAATTTTTGAAAGCAATTTTTAATTAGTTCATTTTTAATATCACCAATAGAATCTACTTCTTCTCTTTTAGAGTAGTTTAATATGTATCTTTTTCCAATTGAATTAATTCCAAAAACATCTTTATGTATTGTGATATATGTTTTTAGATCACAGGGAAAACTAATAACCATACCGCTTCCATACTTTTTCAAAAAGTCTGGATGGTCAGTGGATCCTCCAACTAAAGATATTCTTAAAGGACAGGTTGCTGTTATTATCATTGGATATTTTTATTTATGAAAAATAAGCCTCTTACAGTAAAATGCGAAAAAAAATGGGGAACGTTTGGAATTTTATTTCTTTCTTCTTTATCTATATTGGCTTGATTTCTTAGAATTTGAGTTTCTTCATTTAAGAATTTGAATCCTGAACTTTCTATTTTTTCAATCCAATACTCCATAGTATTTTCATTAACATGATGATGTCCTGTTTGACCTATTTCAGCAAAAGTGATAGCTAAATATTTACATTTTGAAAAATCATTTAAAAAATTACTGACATATTTTTCTTCAACGTGTTCAACAAATTCACAAGACCAACCAAAATCAAAATTTTCTTGAATATTACTAAATCCTTTTGTGTAATCATGTGATACAAATTCATTCTCATTTAAAAGTGTTAGCTCTTTAGCCGCAATACTACCATCAATACCTTTAACACTACAACCTAAGCTTCTAAAAAATCTTGTTGAATATCCTCTACCACATCCAATATCTAAAACAGATTTTATATTGTATGTGTCTACGATATATTTCCACATAATCGGATAGTAAGTACCACCATCACCATCTAATGCCCATCCACCTAGATGACCTTCATCCATTGATTTTCCGTGTTTTTGTTCAATTATTTCCATATTTTTATTTTTATTTTTTTTTATGATAAAAAGATTCTATCAAAATCTTTCATTACATTTTCTGCGGAATACTTATCTTTATAAACATCCCAATCTTTTCCTATAAAATCATCATCGTTATATTTGTTTATCAATTCAGATATATCAATACAGTCTACTTGTACTAAATTATCATGTTTTCTATAACCCTCAGATGTTGGATCACCACAATAACCTTCGGACATTAAACATTCAACTGAAGAGCCTTCTAGATTTGGCTCATATCTAGAAAAAGTTACTTTACCAGTATGTGTCCAAATAGCCTGATTATTTATTTTAACATATGGAAGGTCACTTATACGACTTTCTAATTCACAAGATAGTTCTGGCTCAAAAGTTTCCACAATCCAACTTTCATCAATTGAGTACTTTTCGATAAACATTCTTAAACCTTGGCCCATATTACCACCCATATCTAAAAATACTTTTCTCATATTAAATTAATTATTTTTTCTTCTATTATATTGTAATTATACTTACTTGAATATTTAACTTTAATCTTGTTAGACATTTCAGTATAATATTCTTTATTTTTAAGATTGTTCATCTCAGTTATGTATTCTGGAATTGAATAAGCTACAACACCACAACCTTCTAACTGTTCAGCATGTCCCATATTAACACCAGGGTATGATATTATTGGTTTACTATGATACATAGCTTCTATAATAGAAGCGGAGCAAACCTCTCCATCTAATCTACAATGTGTGTAGACATCAATACCACTTAAAAAATCATGTATATCATTTACACTTGATGTATAATCAACAAATACTACATTTTTAATATTATTGTCTTTAACAAATTTTTGATGTAATTCAGTACCACCTAATAAAGCAAAATAAACATTTTCTTCTTGAACTTTAGAATATGACTCTAATGATATTGTTGAAGATATAGTTATATCATTTCTTTGATGAAATCCATAAACAAAAGCATCATTTGGTATGTTGTATTTTTCTCTAAATGTTTTTGTATGATTATCAGGAACATAAACAACTGTTGGTATTATTTCTAATTTAGATCTATCTCCACCATTATTTACCCATCTATCTGCCTGCCAGTTACAAAGTAAAACACATTTTATTATATTATCCTGACTAAATGCGTGGTCGCCGTGTACCGTGTGTATAATTTTTACTTTTTTAAGTTTATTATAAGGATATTCGGATTCACCATTACCACCAATTATTAAATAATCATAATCATCTTCGTTAAAATTCTCAAAAAAATTATCATTAATCCAATCATTATGATATCTAGATTCTACATGTAGTGGAATTAAATTTATACCATTATCTTCCATTAACTTAGCTCTATTTGAATCATTATCTGGATGTATCCAAGATGAACTGGTTATAGGCGCAGCATTAGTGTAATAGTAATCTATTTCATGTCCTTGTTTTTTTAATATAATAGCAATGGTTTGTAGATATTTCTCAACACCACCATTAGCAAGACCGGCAAATTTACAAAAGGCTATTCTCATATAATACTTTATTTAACTTTTCTATTATGTTTGTTTGATATATTTTATTAACATGAACACCACCATCAGACATACTGATATTCAACTTATCATTTAAATTAAAATCTGAGTTTATATCAAAAAAAATAAAATTGTTATCTTGACAAAATTTATTAAGCTCATAGTTTATTGCCTTAGTCAATTTAATTCTATCAGGAATTGCTGAGTTGTGTCTATCTGAAGGTGGAAGTATTGACATTATGATTAATTTCTTATTAATCTTTAGAAGAAACTTCTTATAATGATCTAAAGTGTTAATAAATATATTTTGGTCTATCAATTTTGAATTATGAAATCTAATATCTATTTCACCAATTGATAACAAAATATAATCATAATCAATATTATTTACCATATCTATAAAGTCTTCACCATTTTCTGAAATGTCATAGACATGACATTTATCTTTATCATCAAAGCCCATATCTTTTAAAGTCAATGATGAATTCAATTTTCTAATCTTGTTAAAAGTAATATCTCTTAAATATAATACATCAGATATACCATTTGAAAAACAGTGAACAGCATGGCTATCTCCGGTAAATAAAATTTTATAATTCATTTATCTTTTCTTTTATTTTATTAATTATTTGTTCAAATACAATTTGTGGGTCTTGATATTCATTGAATAACTTTTCATTTCTTATCTGATTGTATTTATCTTCATTCTTATCTACTTCTATAATATATTCCACTAAATCATCTAAACTATTATAGTTTGATAAATTTATAAATGCCTTTTCGTTAAAGTCTTTTGACATATGATTATCAGACCAATATATCGGCACACAACCAGCCACTTTAGCATGAATTGGCTTCTCAGTGTAATAACCAGGATGTATTGAATTCTCAAAACAAATATTAAATTTATAATTTGATATTATATCTAATTTAGTATCTTCACCATCAAACCAATTACCAAAAGGTTTTCCAAAACAGTCAACACTTTTATATTTTGATAACTTTTCTAATATCTCATATCTATGTGGTGATGTTGAATTAAATACCATACAACAGAATTTATCTTTTGATTTATCATAAAATTTATTTTTATAAATCTGTTCATAAGGAATCATAAATTTGGGATTTCTAAAAGTAACTTTATTATACCAATCAATTTGCAATAACCAAAGTGGTAATCTAATATTTCTACCATCGTATTCTTCAAAATCAAAAGATAATGAAATGTCACATCTACCAGTAAAATTATGTGGATTTCTAATTACATTATTATCATAAACCGGTCTTAAATTTTCACCAGTATAAAAGATCCTTTTTTTATTTTGAAATTGTGGCAAATTATTATTACTACCATAACAAGAAAAAAATAAAATATCACAATCTTCTGGAGAAGAAACTGTGACATTTTCTTTTAATGTTTTCATCATGTGATAAAAGAAATTATTATTCACATCAAAATCATGCCAAAAATCTAAAAATCCAATTTTCATAAGTATTATTTTTTTTATCTATTATTTCCAAAATCTAAAGTGGATTTATAAATTCCCTTTTCAGAACCTTGGAAACAAGGAGATGGTTCGAGCCAATATACATTTAAATCATGTAAATAAAGATGATAGGCCAATTCCCAATCAGAAACTAATTGGAAAGGCTTTATTGTTTTTGAAATTTTAATTGCTGCATTTTGACTTAATAAATAAGAATCCAAACATCTTGTTGCTGGATGACTCTGTTTATAAAGTGTCTTTCCGGGTATTATATTTTTGGCAGTCATATTACATCCCTTACCAATCATTATGACATCCCAATCATTTGGTAGGTTTTCAATTACATTATTAAATTCATGAACAAAATTATCTTTTATGATTAAATCATCTTCGATTATTAAGGCATCTCCTTTTTTTGCAACTTCTTCAATAGCAATTATATGCTTTATAGTACAAGAAATTTCTGCTATATTTAAAATTCTTGGTCTGTGTAAATTACGATTCCACAATGGGGTTACTTTTTTATCCCACTCTTCATCTGAAGGGTAATAAAAGTCATTTATAATATCCTGACTTAGTTCTTCTTGGTCAAAATCATTTATAAAATTTAAATTTTGAGTTATATTATCAAACTGTTCAAAAATTTTATTTCTTCTATTTTCTAATTTTGTATAGTGTATTATATAAACATCTTTAATATTTAACATACTTATTTATTATTTTTAATTCCAATCATTAATTTTTATATTTCTACTCTCAATATTTTTTCTAAGTTCTGATTCATTGTGATCTACTTTAAGTAATCGTTGATGCCATTCTACATACATCTCATTTATGTAATCAATAGTTCCATCCTGAATCATTTTTTTTAAGATAGGATATTCCGCACCCTCAACATCCAATTTGAGAACTATATGGTCAGATTTGTCAAAATTATTTTTTATGAATTCTGAAAAATCAATACACTCAACCTCATTGGATGAGGTATTAATATATTCATCAGGAACAAACATAGGTTTTATCCATTCATCACCAATTACATTGGAAGCTCCACCAACAGGCTTATCACTCATATCTTTATCAATCAAAAATTCACTATGTATACCATCAAGTCTACCAGGAACAATTTCAGTTGTTAATAACTTAATACAATTTTCTGACCACAATCCTTTGTTTATGAAAGTGACATTGGAAAATTTTGATTTATCTATAGAATTAAATGTATTCGGATTAACTTCAAATGAATATATTATCCAACTTTCATCCATATTGTGAATTTTCATTATTTGACTTAAACCTTGACAAAGATTTGTACCTCCATCTATAAATACTTTTTTCATTTTTTCTAAATTATTTTTTTTCAAACCATTCTTTTCTCCAAGGTTGTCCACCAGCAAAGTGCCTAATAAAAACATCTTGTTTATCAACTTTATTAATTAGATATTGACAAGAGGATTCTCCTTCCATTTCAGTTACATTCCAACTAGTTGGTAATACCTCAACATGTTCATTCAACTCTTCAATACTATAGACTGTATATTCATCTACATCAGAATTCCATCCAAAATTTGGTAAATTAAAAAATGGTTCCCAAGAATGATTTTTAATTCCAGCTAAAGAATACCAAGAAGCTTGTTCTCTAAACCAATCCCAAAAACACCAATTACCAACAACAGGATGTATAGATCTTTTATTTTTGAAAATTTGAAATCTTTCTTCATCCAAAATTAAATCTATCATTTTTTTTGACCAATCATTGATTTTAATACTATAGCTTCCCATACAATGAGTATTACCCGAATCTATAGAGTATGAAAATGACTTTTTAGTTGAGTAATCTATTGACAAATCATAGATAGCCATATCAGCATCTAAATGTGTTATAATATCACCATCTTTTAATTTACCAGAGTTTATCATATCTCTAACAATTGTGAATTTCCACCAAGTTGGATTTCCTCTAAATAATTCTAAATCACCTGTAATTTCAATATATTCAAAATTATGCAATTCACAATATTCTTTATTTCTAGGTGACATGTGAGTTTCAAAAAAATCTTGCCTCCAATCTTTATATTTAGCAATAACCATTAAATACTTTTTCATAATCTGTTATTTTTTTACTAATATCCAACACTGAGCATTTTTATCTCTTTCATTTGTTATAATATTATCTCTCATTAAATCTCTATAATCTGGCCAATTTCCAGTTTCAAAAATATATTTAATATAATCAACATTTCCCCAAAATCCCAACTCAACAATTTCAAAACCCACCGACTTCATTAGCATACATAAACCCATAGGAGTCAATCCATTGAAATGAAATGGTGTCATATGTGGTATATTAATAGTTGGAACGCTAGTAAATAAAAATCCACCAGGTTTAAGATGATTATATATTCTTTCAACGGAAAGAAAAGGATTATAAAGATGCTCAAGTGTTTGATTAAAAATTATAAAATCATAATTTTTTTCAACTAAGTCAAGTGTATGAAAATCATTATTTCCATTACTATATGGAATAAAATCTATTGTATTCCACGTTATATACTCGAGTTCAGGATCAGATAAATTAGTTGATAGATATGATGCTGGTTGATTTGATAAAACTTTATTAAAATGTTTTAAATTATGCTTATGCATCCATTCTTGAAAATCTAATACACACCATATTCTGGGAAAGTCTTTACCTTCCCATTTCCAATTTTTATTATTAAGTTCAAATGGTAAACTTTCAAATTTTTTATAATAACTATCATCTTTATAAACATAATTTTTATAAATCTCTGTTATTTCTATTTCACTGAATAATTTGTTCATTAATTTTTAATATATTTTTAATATTTTTTTAATTATTTTTTCACATATTGACCGCATAGTGAAGTTCTGACTCCAATAATTATACAAATTATCTTGCATTTGTTTTATTTTATCAGCACTATAACTAGATAGAATATTATCAATATTTTGAATGTTATTTGAATCAATCAAAACACAAAACTCATTCCAGTCTATTTCATCTTCAAATGGACACCATTTATAATCATAAATGAAAACTGGTATTGATCCTAATTGCATAACTTCATAAAGCCTAAATGAACTTCTACCATATCCTCTTGGACAAAGAGAAAATACACTTCTAGATGTTAATGTAATAAAGTTATTAAAGTCACTATCAGAAACAGATGATGTCCATTGCTTACCATATATTATATACTTTGAATTTTTATGTAAGCTACTATACATTAGGTTTCTTATAGGATGAGTTACTGATCCAACAAAAGAGCAAAATATATCTTTATTCAATTTAGGTTTTACTTCATCTTTTATAGGAGAACAAACAAGTGGTATAGGAATACCACCACCATTTCCACCCGCATTAAAACAAATTGTATCTGGTGGTAATTTTTCTCTGATAGCATCATCATGCTGAGCTACGGTAAAGTATTTAAGATTAGGATCCAATGTATTAATCACTTCTTGTAATCCACTAAAACAATTATCAACATAACAAGTTGTCCAAAAAACAGGAATCAAATATCTTTCTGTTTCAATATTATTTTTTGTAAACCAATCAAAGAAATAATCTTCTAAATAAAAACCTTCGTGATATGGAGGATAAGTAGGATATTTAGGACTTGGTCTAAACTGTGAAAATTTTTCATTTAGGTAGATTTGATAGGTATTCATTAATTTCTATTTTTTTTCTAACTATTTCTAATAATTTTATTTTATTATCAATTCCCTCTACCCAATTAGCATGATGAACTAAAATCGGATAATTAATTTGAAAATATTCTCCTTTCCAAGCTCTATGCAATAAATGACCAATAGTAAAAAATTTATTTGATAAAAACTTTGAATTAACCATATGAATATGTTTATTTAACGTTGTCTGGTCTTCAAGATGATAATTAATTTTCATCTGTCTAAACATATTCAAAGTTCTTTCATTTGCTCGACAAATAAAAAAACCAGAACAATAGTAATGACCCGTATCATTCTGACAAGCAATATCTGCATCTCCAAGTTCTTCAATTAATACATCCTTTATGTTATCGAAGAATTGTATATCAACATCAGAAAAAACAAAGATTTCACCTTGAGATTCTATACAAGCTTGTTCAAAGTATTCTACTTTTCTATAACAAGTTTTAGACCAACCCTCTTTATAGAATTCACCAGTAGGACATTCCTGTTCTATTTCAAGTGACTTTAATTCAAATTCATTTGGTAAACTCTTTAGAAAATGATTCTCATATAAAGTTTTATGAGAAGGCGAATAAATTGTATAAAGTTTCATTATTTAAAAGATTCATTTTTTAATAGAACATCAGAACCATAATCTTCTACAACCGACCATTGACCAGGAAGTCTGTCAAGTATTTCTTTCAATCCAATTTCTCCCTCATATAACTCATCATTAGAGTACTCAGTATAAAGATATCTTGTGTTAGCCAATGCTAATTGACCACCATCAATTAAGTCTCCTTCGGCACCCTGAATATCAGCCCATATAAAATCTATAGTCTTAATTTTGTTATCATTGAAGTAAGTATCAAATTTATAACAAGTTACCTCAGACTCTTCAAAAGTCATGTCTGGCCAATACTCTAATGTCTTCTTAGGCTTTCTTATAGAAGATGAACCGTAAAAAGATTGTTTGAAGTGGCCTTCTCTTTTTTCTTCACCTCCAGATAAATGAATTTTAACAGTTCCGTCATTATTACCTATTGCACCATGAACAAGTTTAATCTCATTGAGATGATTATTATTGACTCGATTAAATGACGGTATAATTCTATAATCAGCTTCAAAGGCATGATAAGTGAAGTTTTTTCTTAATTGTTTAAGAATACTACACATTACATTAGTATGTTGACCATCACAAGTACCAAATTCAAATATAACAGGTTTATCGACTGACTCGATAATTTGTATAAATCGGTGAAAGATTTCCATTAGTTTTAATTAAAAATTTTATACAAAAAAGATTTTATATTTTCTAATTTGTTATTATCAGGAATATTATAGTCATTAAACCAATGTTGGTTTAACATAGATAAATATTTATTATCATCTTTATCTAACTCAATAATACGGTCAATAACTTCCTCAGCACTTGAAAAATTATGACAATTTATAAATGAATTAGTATTAAAATCTTTGTCAATTTTACTACCACCTTTATAGATAGGTATAGAATTTACCGTCATTGGATCCATTATCTTTTCAGTTATATACCATTCATATCCAGGTCTATAAGCATCATTCTCAAAAGCAATTGAGAATTTATATTCTGATTGAAACTTTCTTTTATCAGAAACAACATATCCAATATTATTCATCCATCTACCACCAGAATCTACCTTTTTATATTTAGATAATTTAGTAACAAAATCATTTCTTTCTTTACAATTACCATTTGATGCTACAAAATTACAAAACTTTCTAATAGCCATACTTTCATCAATAATTTTAGGTCTAGCTAATTCATAGTAACCATCATATAATAAATAGTGAGGTAATCTATAATTTCTTGAATCATCTAAGCAGTCAAAAGAAAAAGACCATTGGCAATATCCAAGTGGTGGTGCAACATTTTCACCTGTATAAAAAATCTTTTTACAACTATATCTTTGATGATTATTGCCAAAAACCGAAAAGATAAGATAATCAGGGTTATTAGAAATCTCCACATCAAATTCGTCTTTTAATAAATTATAAAAATAGTTATTTGTCTTATCAAATCCACCCCAAAAATCTGAGAAATCTATTTTAATTTTATTTTTCATTTTAATTTAATATCAATTTGTTTTTTTTCAATAAATGACTTAGTACCTCTACAAAAATCTAACAATCCTATATTCATATTATTTTTCATAAGAGATACCATAATATCTTGATATAGAAATTCACCAAACTTAATCCAAACTTCATCATCATAATTGGTAGTGTGAGTTCTGTGAAAAATTACTTTATTTTTAATATGATAAACATTCAGTCCAGATTTTATCGCAATAAGTGGAATATAAAAGTCCCACCAAGGTAAGCCTATAACATACTTTATATTATTAAAAAGATCTATATACTTCTTTGAAAAAATAAATATATCATATCCTGATTTGAATGGATATATTTCTGATTTACTTTCATCTAACTCCCATCTAGTACCAATTATAATACCATCATTTAAATATTTATTGATAAAAATATCTTTGATTTTATCACTTAATATTATATCGGAATTTATAATAGCAATAAAATTAGAATCTATTTGTTTTGCAGATTGCAAAATTGCGGAAAGCTTTATAAGTGTCTTTTTATTATACTGAAAAGTATTATCAGTTTCTATAAATTTTACATCTGGATAAAGAGGCTTAGCAATCTCAATTTCTAACTTAGTATTCACAGAATAAACAGGGAACTTAGAAGTCCAAGATGAAATTGCTTCCTTTTGAGCATCAAAATTACCATAAGGATTTATAGTTGTTATAATACACATTTATTTTAGATTTTTATTCTTTCCTCAACAGTGAGAATCTTTCTTTTATTCCAAGTTGCTTCATCATCTTTCCATTTAGCATTATAAGCTTGGTCTGCCTGGTCAGCCTTTCTTTTACCAGCAGCATAATGAAGATGTTCAAATGTAGTCTCATCGTTGAGCCTATCATCATATAGTAAATTCAAATCTTTTAGATTATTATACAATTCACAATCTGAAAACATATGATTATAAGCTGGATGATAAATTGTCATGTTTAACTTTTTCAAACAACCATAAGTCATAATTGGAATTGTGATAGCCGGATGTAACATATTAGAAGAGTCTGGTTTTTGATAACCATCTCTAACCATAAGTCCACAATCTTCTTTACCATTGAATTTGTTTATGAGGTATGTGTCCCAACTTTGAGGAGCCATAAAATCATCAGACGCAAAAACTACAATATCAGAATCTTCACATTTACCCATTTTTACACCAAGATTTGAAGATAACTGATATGATGGATAACAAACACCAATTTTATTAGTATCTAAAGTTATCATAAAATTATTTTTCAAATAATCTCTGAGTTCATTTGCATGTTGATGCCAGTTTACAGCAACATAAGTTTGTATATTTTCAGGATTATCAGCTCTTTTCAACCATTCCGTATGTGATGATTTGAATTGTGCAGGTCTTAAAGTGCACCATAGTATATGTATCATATAATAAAATACTTTTTATCTTATAGTCTATATACCACCAATAGTTTAAAATAAAAAAGAGAGAAAGTTTATACTCTCTCTCTTTTTTTTAGACTAATGATTTTTACTTATCGTCTTTATCATCTTTCTTTTTAGGTGCTTTTTTCTTAACAATCTTAGCTTCTTCTACAATTTCTTTTTTAGGCTCATCTGATGTGATTTCCACAATCATCTTATCTTCTTCCTTATTATAAGTTAAAGAAAGTTTAGATCCTTTTGAAGGATTAGATTGTATAATCTCTTCAGTTAAAACATCTTCAACCAATCGTTGAATAGCTCTTTTCAAAGGTCTTGCTCCATATTCTGGATCAAATCCTTCAGATGCGATATAATCAACAGCTTCTGTTGAGATATCTAAAGTGTATTCCATTTCTTCAACACGATTTACTAACTTTCTTAACTCAATTTCAATAATTTTATTAATGTCTTCTTTTACAAGAGAGTTAAACATTACAACATCATCAATACGGTTTAAGAATTCTGGCGAAAACTTCTTTTTTAATTCCTTATCAATAACAGCATTTGACTCTTCTTGTCCTTTCGCTACTCTGTTCTTAGTAGAGAAACCAACACCAGTTCCAAAATCTTTTAATTGACGTGAACCTGTATTAGAAGTCATAATAATAATTGAGTTTTTGAAATTAACCTTTCTACCCAATGAATCAGTTAATTGACCATCATCTAAAACTTGAAGTAATAAGTTAAACACCTCTGGATGAGCTTTCTCAATTTCATCAAGTAGAATAACTGAATAAGGTTTACGTCTAACTTTTTCAGTTAATTGACCACCTTCATCATGTCCAACATATCCTGGAGGAGCTCCAATTAATCGAGACACTGCGAATTTTTCCATATACTCAGACATATCAATTCTAATTAAAGAATCTTCTGAATCAAATAGATACTTAGCCAATACCTTAGCCAATTGTGTTTTACCTACACCTGTGGGTCCTAAGAACATAAATGAACCAATTGGTTTGTTTGGATCTTTAAGACCAACACGACCTCTTTGGATAGCTTTAACAATCTTTTTAACAGCCTCATCTTGACCAATTACTTTACCAATAATAGACTCCTGCATTTTACCTAACTTGTTAGTTTCATTAAGAGTTACTTTTTGTAAAGGAATACCAGTCATCATAGAAACAACTTCAGCAACATTATCTTCTGTAACAGTTTGTCTGTTTTTAGAAGAGTCTTCTTCCCAAGCTTTTCTAGCAGTTTCTAAAGATTCATTTAATTGTCTTTCAACATCTCTTAATTTAGCAGCTTCTTCATACTTTTGAGAACGAATTACTTCATTCTTTTTATCTTTGATATCTACAATTTTATTTTCAATATCTGTGATTTCTTTAGGAACTACAATATTTGAAATATGAACTCTAGAACCAGCCTCATCTAAAGCATCAATAGCCTTATCTGGTAAGAAACGATCAGACATATATCGACTTGTTAAATCAACACAAGCTTTAATCGCATCTTCAGTATAAGTAACATTGTGATGTAACTCATACTTATCTTTAATGTTAGAAATGATTTGTAAAGTTTCTTCTGGAGAAGCTGGTTCAACCATAACTTTTTGAAATCTTCTTTCTAAAGCACCATCTTTTTCAATATGTTTACGATATTCATCTAAAGTAGTAGCACCAATGATTTGAATTTCACCACGAGCTAATGCTGGTTTGAACATATTTGAGGCATCTAATGAACCAGAAGCTCCACCTGCACCAATCATAGTATGAATTTCATCTATGAAAAGAATAATATTAGGCTCTTTTTCAAGTTCAGCCATAAGAGCTTTAACTCTTTCCTCAAATTGACCACGGTATTTAGTACCAGCAACCATTGAAGCTAAGTCAAGCATAACTACTCTTTTGTTATAAAGAATTCTACTAACTTTACGCTGGACAATTCTAAGTGCTAATCCTTCAGCAATAGAAGACTTACCAACACCAGGCTCACCAATTAAAATTGGATTATTCTTTTTTCTACGAGAAAGAATTTGAGAAACACGCTCGATTTCTTTTTCACGTCCAACAATAGGATCTAATTTACCTTCTTCAGCCATTTTTGTTAAATCGCGACTGAATGTATCTAACACAGGTGTTTTAGATTTACTGTCAGGTTTCTTACCTGAAAATGATTTCCCATCATCTTCATCATCATCCTCTAATGCGGCCTTGATATTAGGAACATTTTTAAGATAGTTTTCTTGTGAATCTAGTTTATTCATAAGTTTATTAATTTAGATTTTTAGTTATATTATTTTTATTTTCCGAAGTTTCATTTAAAACATCATCTATCAATTCATCTCTTTTTTCTTGAACAGTAACCTGTTCTAAATAGTCACACATAATAGAAACATACATAAGATAATTCATACTGTCAATATCTAATGACTTCAATGAACAACCATAACCTCTGAGATTTTTCCATTGAAGGTCAAAAACTATATCGGTTCTAGGTCTTTGATTAAAGATTTCATCAGAATAGCTATCAAATATATCAGTAAAAAAATGATAATAATCCGGATATTTTAAAGTATTAATAGTTAAATTTATTGTAGCGTGAGACCCAATAGAAAATTGAGTTGATATGTCCTCAACAATAAAATATTTATCTTTAATTTTGACAGTATACATTAAGTGTTATATGAAACAGATTTATGAAGTTTTATTTACTGGATTAGATAAGTTTTTATTACTAAATTGTTTCATACCCGTAACCTCAAGTAGTAACTTTTCTTTTATGTAATCTGGAATTTTTATTTTGAAAGTTCTTTTTGGTATTTCAATTTCTGCAACAACTAAATGATGTCCACTATGAAAAATATCAACTTCCCATTTAAGTTCATTTTGTTTATAGCACCATCTTTCCTTTGTGATATATCTTGATTGACTATTAGTCAGGTTACAATCTTTTATAAAATCATCATACTCATTTTTTGAAATAGTATTTTCATCTTCCATGTTCACACCTTTGGAAATTGACTTTTTTATGGTATGAACATAATAAACACCATTGATATTAGATTCACATTTTCTAACTCTTTCCCAAGTTCCATGTGAGTTTCTAAGATACCATTGTTCGATTTTTATGATCTCATCGGGCTGCTTTTCAGGTATTGACTTTAACAGAAACTTTCTTTCAATTTCTAATTTCATTATTTTTTGTCGTTATTTTGTTTGATATATTTTTCAACTCTTTCAAAATAAGTTGATACAACTACAAGACCAATTGTCATTACAATAGGAGTCAACATGAACCCCATACCACAAAGTATACCAATTGCAGAGATAGTCCAAATAAAAGCCGCTGTTGTTAATCCAATTACTTTATCATCATTTCTTAATATAACACCACCACCTAAGAATCCAATACCAGTAACAATTGTAGAAAGTATACGAGTTGGATCACCTAAATTATAAATGTCTCTTGCTAAAAAAGAAGCAATAGTAAAAATTGCAGAACCAGCACAGATTAATATAATGGTTCTTAGACCTGCTACTTTGTTTTTCTTTTCTCTTTCCCAACCAACAATTGCACCACAAATTGTAGCAACAACTAATTTAGGCAATGCAAAAAGTAAGATGTTTAGTTCTGATTGTATATTAAAAATATCTGTCATAATTTTTATTTATTTAATATACAAATATACATATTAAAAAATTATTATCAATAAAAAAACTCACTAAATAATTCAGTGAGTTTAGTTGGGATTTTTGGGTCGCGTTTGTGTGGAGTTAGGTATCCACTCTGATTAAATCAGACCCCTCTATTTAGAGGATAAGTTAACCACTACGAAAACTCAGTAGCGGGTGGAGGATTCGAACCTCCGATCTTTTGATTATGAGCCAAATGAGATAGGCCTCTTCTCTAACCCGCGATATAGATTTTATATTTTTATGAAATAAAAAGTTGAAAAGTTAGATAAACTATTTTTTATCTAAAAAGGTAAGTAAATTTTCTAATAAATTATCCGCTCTGTCAAAGAATTCCATTTCTCTATTCATTGTAATGTTGGCAGTATAGTAGTCAACTCCTTTATTCACATAAAAAGATTCTACTAATTCATCCGGAACATATATACCAGAATACTTTAATTGTGTAATAAAAGGCATTACTACACTTTTAGGATTTTGAGCAAATCCATCATATAAAACATCAGAATAAGAATCTGGTTTTTCATTTTTACTATAATCATTTGCACCATCATCACCATGAACATAAAACCCAGCAACTTTACCTTCTAGATGATTTCTTAACATATTATCATATTTTCCAGACTTTGAAAATTTACCAGTAACTTCTGAGTTTTTTATATTATCAGCACCCATCAATTTTTTTGCGTCATCAACAGTTAATGTTTGATTAACACAAACTAACCTATCAAAAAGTAATTTTACCTGGGATGAAAGTGAATACCAATGAATAGGAGATACTATAATAAAAGCATCACACTCTTTTAATAACTCATAGACGTCCATTTCTTTTAGTAAATCTGGTTTAGACTTATCTCCTTTGAAATAGCAACTGCAACTAAAATGGCAATGAAAACCACCAGCAGTAGAAACACAACCCTTACAAGGCTGAATTGTAGGTCTTTTTGATTGATTAACCGCTAAGTCAATCACCTTGAAGTTTACAAATGGTGACCATTTATTAACCATATAATCAACCACAGAATGTGATTTAGAATCCATATTTGAACAGGATTCTTTATCTCTTGGAGAACCTTGAAATACTAAAACTTTTGGCTTCTTATCACCTAACTTTCTTACTTTCATAGTTGTATATATTAAAAAAAACAACTATAATTGATTAATCTATAATTTCGTTTAGGATAAGGTCTCTCTTAGTTTGTGGATCAGCTAAATCTAAAGTTATTGAACCTTCAACAAATCCAAATCCGGATTTGTAAATAGAGACTTTGTAATCAACAACAATAATTTGAAAACCAATAACTCTATCGATTTTCAGTATAACAACTTCTTTAATCTTGTAGTGACCATAATTATTAATAGTCCTGATATAATTATCAAGATATTTGTATATTGTATCTGAATTAAAATCAGATATCATCAATATGTATCTTGTGATGATTGTGTAACAATAACATTTTTTGGATTTCCTATTTTATCCAAAAATGCTTGGTATTGGTGTGGCAATTCTGAGCTACTTCCTCTATATAAAACCTTATCAACATAATGATAAGATGTTAGGTGCCAACTATTATACATAGTCATGTCGTCTTGATGGATCATAACTTTTGTTCCATTTTCATTTGAGAATTCTGTCATATTTCTAAATATAGAAATATCTCTCATTTTTTTTCTAACTGATTCTAAATGTATTCCAATTTCTGTCATAATTAATTATTTTGTTTCTGCTGTTAGTATTATATTTTTCTGTCTTAAAAGTTCTTCTAACTCATAAGTATTTTCTATTTCTAATTTATATCTATCACCTACTTGATACAGTAGAAAGTAATATTTTTTCTCATTTGATTCTATATCATACATTCTTAACGGATTTTTAGAATAGATTGATAAGTCAACCATTCTTGTCCAGGACAAAATCTCTGAAGATTCTTCATTTGTTTCTTGGTTAATGGTTTTAAAATAATAAATGTCAGCAAGTTCATCAACCCACCAACACTCATCTTCTTTGTAGATTTTTTCCATTTTATAGGTGTTTTTTTATCTCAACTTCAAGAAAGTTTTTCAACTCCTTTGTCAATTCTACTTCCCAATCGTCTATATGTAAAGATATGACATTGATTTCAACTTCTTCAACATCTATATCAGTGTAGGGAGGAGTCCAATAATCACCAGGATCATGTGACACAGTTCCGATAACAGATAAGTCAAAGTCAACAACAACATCTATTCCATCACTACTGAATCTCATATATTGAGAGTCAGTAGAAAAACAACCATTCTCACAAATCATTTCATACCAATCATCAGTTTTAGTGTAATCACCATCTACAAGTTTTAGGTTATTAAAGTTTAATGAGTATGTTTTAGTTGAGTTGTTCATATATATCTTATTTGTAATACAAATATAATCAAAAGTATTTAATTTACCAAAAAATCAATATTTTATTTTACGAAAATAATTTCGTCAAACCCCTCTGATTTATTAGGTTCTTCAAAAGATTGTATCATATTTTTTACAACCGAAAGTGGTATAGACTTCTTTTCAGTGATTAATCTATACTGATTTCTTCTTATTATTTCATCATCATCTAAGTGTGAAAAAACTACTCCAATTTTATTGTGATTAGGGAACTTTATTAGGTTCTTCATTCTTCTTTTAGAAGCCATGTGAGTCATATCAATAATAACATCATCAGATTGAAGACCAGCCTGAATAAGTCTTTGAGTTAAAATTTTATCAACTTTTTTTTGATCTACATAGTCAAATGCCATATTATAATCATCTGATCCGTATATTTCTAAAACAATATCATCTCTACTGATAACTTTAGCGTTAGGGTAATTGTTTCTAACCCAAGTTGATTTACCAACTAAAGGATGACCAATAAGTAATATGACATTAGGTTTTTTCATTAAGTAAATATAAGAATAATTTTCTAACGTGCAAAATTAATATATACATTTATGTTATATAAATATCATGATTTTAATGAAAATCTAATTTTGGAAAGATTAATTAATGAGTCTATCTTTTATTATTCTCCTGATGTTAGAAGAATTCTAGTTAAATTGTCAAAAGAAAATGCTATTGCAAAAGACATCATTTCAATTGAAGCGGAAGATATCAAACCAGATATTACATTTATTGACTTAGATAAAGAAGGATATATTAGTTTTTCAACAATGAGAAATGCTAAAAAAATCATTATGGATAAATATCCAACTATGGATTATGTAGATACAAATCCAGATGTAGATTTAGCTGATGAGCTATGGTCACTCGACAAAAAGGGATCTGATAGAGGAACCGGCCTTTTCCTAAAATCTAGGAATCCATTAGCAATAGGAAGATTTGTAAATAAACTATTTCCAGGTAAATATTCAGATAAAGAAAGAGAAGATTTTGTTAACTTGTTCAAATCCTCTATTGAACAAACAGGTGAAAAGTTTGAAATAGTTGAAGGTGATCAAATTCCATTCTGGTATGATTACAATAACTACAAAGAAGTTAGTGGTAATTTAGGAAATTCTTGTATGAGAGAAAAACCAGCTTCGGTATTTGAAATGTATTCTAAGAATCCTGATTTATGTAAAATGGTTGTTCTGTTAGAAGATGGTAAACTAATCGGGAGAGCACTAATCTGGAAAATCACCTCATATAAAAAGAATGGTAGAGTATACGAAGGACCTGAATGGTTTATGGATAGACAATACACCATCAAAGAATCCGACGTGGCTAAATTTAGAAAATTTGCAGATGATAAAGGTTGGGGATATAAAACCAATAACAATCACCACTCTTTTCAATCTATGACATATAAAGGAGAATCTATTGGTGTGTATATGAAAATACAACTTCCTAAAAATGGAACCACTTACGGATATAAAAGATATCCATATATGGACACATTCAGAAGATTTGACATTGATAATGGAACATTACACAACGATGATGAAGAAGATAATGACGGTCACTATCTATTAGACGATACTGATGGTGGTTATAGTCAAACTAGTAGTGGAGTTTGGTCTGACTATCACGGAGAAAACATTCCAGAAGATAGAGCAGTTTGGTCTGACTATGAAAATACTTATCTATGGGATAATAGATGTGTTGAAGTTACCAGAGGTTCAAGAAGAAACAGAGGATACTACCCAGAGGATTGTGATGTTATAGTTCATAGTGAATGGTATGATGATTATTTACATGAAGATGATTCAGTTTATTCCGAGGCTTATGGTGATAGAATCTTAGAGCAAGATGCTCAAAAAGTTATTGATAATATTTATTCTGATGGAAGTATTGAACCGCATGATGAAGCAAGTTGGTATCACGAAGATGATGATGAAGTTTTATATATGGGTTCAAAAATTCTTGATAGACCTTGGGCTGAAATTCTATCAAATAGATTTTCAGATTGGTCAGATTATCAATACATCCATGATTCTCTTTTAGAGAAGGACTATAAAGGAGAATGGATTTTGAAGAAGTTTAAGATTGAAACATTTAAGGTTTTAGATGCATCAAATAATCCTAACCCTGTTAACTTAGAAGGAGTAGAATATCTGAAAGAAGAAGATGCAATTGTATTCGGATGGGAAGTTGATACATCTGAAAAAAGAGTTACGGATCTTTTTGACTATCATAAGGAAATAGAGGATTTACTTGAAACATTAGAAAAAAGACTTAGTAGTAAAATCAATCATTATAATAGAGTATTAAATGATGATACATCAGGAGAGTTACCTTTGAAATTTGACAAAAAGATGATTGAAAAAGGGAAAGAAACTGCTAAAAAATCTTTGAATAAATTAGTTAAAAGATTAGAACAGGTAGAAAGTGGTGAATTTTTACCAAATTAACTTTTTTCTCCAGCTAAAACCCAGAAATCACCTAAACTAATAGCAGATAATCTGTGATAACCATCTACTAATTTCCAGTAATTACCATCTTTGGTAACAACAGCTCTTATAGAATTATATTTAGGAGCAGAATAGTGAATTAATTCTTTTTTTCCAACTAACTCTAAATGAGATTTTGAGGGGAAAATAATATCATCTTTTTTTAATTTAATTAATTTCCAACTACAGTTTTCTAATTGAGGTAAAAGTTTTCCATACTCCAACTCTAAAAGAAATTCTACTCTTTTATTTAAATCTAAAATATCAAAAGCAGTATCTAATTCTTTTGATATTTTATCAGCCATTTCAGATGTTAATATCACAACATCTATTTCCTGACCATAATAACCATTATTAATTTGAACTATCCAATTTTTATCAAGCCAGATTTTATTAATTCTAAGAATTCTATCAACTGTATATCGGTCTATTTCTTCATTGATACCATAAAGTAGTTCGTTAATTTTGATATTTCTTTTTGAAGATTTACTTTTATCAAAGTATGAATTATAAACGATATCTGATATATCTTTAAATTTGACATCAGTTACTTGACAGTCATGAATTTCAGTGCAGCGACAAATGCCTTCTTCAATACAACCACTTGTCTCACAACTATTTGAAGAAGCATAATCAACATAAAGTTGATATTTAAAATCATATCCTAATAAACTAATCACGTTTTTTGATTCTGGTTTTATAGTCTTTGCCTTTTATGGTCTTATAGATAAAAAAGTTATTGGTTTTAAGACTATCATATATTTCCATTAGCTGTATAGGCTCTAAGAAATAAAAGCTTTGAGGTAAGATTTCATTCTGATAGTAATAGTTAAACTTATTAACTCTATTAATAAACTTGGTTCTTGTCTTTGTGGGTTTATCTAAATAAAGAAAACTTGAATGATTAAGTGACTTTTGATTTTCTTCAATCAAAGTTCCTATTCTACCAATTAAATGTCTGGTTATAAAATTCATTTTCCTCATTTTAGTTCGACGCCAAAAGTATAAGCTATCCAATCTAAATACAAAGCCTGTGAAAACAGTGCTTCAAATTCTGCTTGTGTGTCAGTTTTTTCCAATCTTGAGATTAGAAAATCTGCATAATTTTGAAATAAAGGTTGTAATATTCTCTTCATTATTTGTAGTTTTTAAGAAATTCCTTTTCTACTTGTCTTAAATTATTCATACCACCAACTTGGTTTATTCTATCTAAAACCGTGTCTATATCTAAGTGTTCTAAAATCCATTCATTGACACCATCAATAAATATATTGAATTTTATTTTATAAGTTGGCTCAATTGAATCTTTAATCTCTTTTTCTAAATTGATTTCGTTGTTAATAACTTTATTTGAAATGTTATGGACTTTATGTTTAATTAAATTATTATTTAGAATAGATACATATGATTTTACTGTTTCTATACTAGTTATTAAAAAACAAGTATAATCATCATCACAATCATAGTCAAAAAAAGCATCAACTGGCATAGATGATATTATTTCTTTCTCGTATTCAGAAAGTCTTTCGTAATCATCATTTAATTCAAATGAACTTTTATTAAAAACTATTTTATAGAGTTGAGTTGACATTATATTATATATTAATGACAAATATAATAAATTTTTTTGAATTATAAAATTAAACTAAATGAATAATTTATATATGAAATAGTAATGAAAAAATTACCAGATAGTTTTGTACCTGATAGAAGGACAAAGGAATACCCAACAGAAATTGGTTCTCAAAAATTTTCACCTGATAATATTCAACTATTCAAAATAGAAAAAAGTCAAAAAGTAAAAAAATACTTCACTTCTAAATTTGATGAGATTGCTAAACAATATGAACATCTTTTAGCTGAAATTTCAATAAATGAAAGGTTATATAGTTCAAAACATAATTTTGAGCCAGTGGCAGGCAATGATTACTACCTATATAAAAAACAAAATGGTGAAGATTTTCTTTCAATAATATCACCAGATGAATGGACTCACAATTTTGAATACATTGGTAAATTTCAATTACTTACTGATGGTAGATGGATTAAAGTTACTGAATGATTGAACATTTTTCAAACTTGGCTCATTGTCTTTCATGGAATTTCCAAATTTAAGCAAGTCAGAATCATCAGTATAGTTATGTTTTTTATTAAATACATCATGTTTATAACTATCTCTATGTTCATCTAAAAATGCTAAATCTTTCTGGGTCAATTTAATTCCATGATCGAAGGCATTAAAAAAATTAACTAGATCCTTAACTGATTCATCTTTGAATCCGAAATGTGTTTTATTATCATAAAGAGAACCAACACCGGTATAATGTCCAACATTTATTTTATTAGGAGGTTCAATTGAGAACTGAAAAGTAATGTCTTCACCATGTGTGATATCCACTATTAATTTTATACCTTCTAAGGTTTTAACTGAACATATATCAAATTCAATACAAGAAGGTTCACCATCTTCTAATTCCTCACCAGGATTATGATCAGGAACCATCCAATAATTAAACTGAATTATACTTTTATTAATTGCACAATCATTTTTTTCAAAAATAAAGTCTTTTTTTTCAACCGGAGTTAATGATTGGTCAAAATTCAATTTAAATAATCTTGGATCACAAGACACTTTTAATGTATCTGGCAATAGTTTTTCAAACCAATCTTGTTGTAAAATAGAAATCTTACCATCAGAAGCTATTGGATCACCTTTGTGAGGTAAACTTTGCATTCTATATTCTTTGTTTCCACCAATTACTGGAACGGCATTTTCTATAAAAGTTCTCAAATACTTCATAGGGTATATATTAATTTGTAAATTTTACAAATTGTATATACCCAATTCTGTAATATTAGTGTTCATATTGAATATCGTGACAATAAAGATTTGCTAAAATAATTCTAGCTGTTTTGAAATCTTTTGAATTACTCAAATTCAACCCATAACTATGAGCAATAGGTTTAAGTAATTTAAGAGCTTCTGTCAATTTTAATTTTCCTATTTCCATATTATTAATCATATAAGTCATTATCTAAATAGTCATTCCACTCATTATAATTCCAATCTGGATAATCTCTATCCGTTAGAAAGTTGGTATTAGCTGAAATAGAATTTTGATTGTTTTTAGCACAGTATTCATTAACAGCTTCTTCTGTAAGTGAAGCAAATTTGCTATAATCCAATTCTGGTAGATATTCAATCAAATCATTTCTATCACACTGAGAAGAATGATTATCAGAATATTTAACATCTAATTTGAAACCTGTCCAAGTAATAGATTCTCTTTCTAATTCAAGTTGATTCAATAAATTATTGATAATTGTTTTTTCATATTCAATTCTTCTAGAGTCCAAATCAACCGCTACAACTTTGTTTGATTTATCAACCTCTACATAAGAAACATAATCATATTTATCATCAATAAACCAAATTTTTTCAGTTAATACCTTAGGTGATTGTTTTTTATAATAAACTGAATCATAGTCAGAATATGATTTGTAATTGCTATATCCATAGTCATAATCATATCCATAATAACTACTATAAGAGTATTCTGTTTTAGAAGGATCTCTCTCAACTGGTAAATTATTCCAATCAACTTTCAAACAAGCCTCAGCTAATTTCTCTAAGTGTTCAATGTTCTGCTGCTCAGTATAAGTGTGCTCATATTGATATCCAACTGATATATTAGTACACTCTGGATATAAACTCACAAACTGAATTGAGTCAGTAAGTAACCCAGTAGGATCATTTTTGTAACTAAAAGTAGACTCAATATTATTTAATTGTTTTGCTAATTCTTCACCAAACTTATCTGAACAACATCTTGAACCAGATTGAAAAGTGATTACTGAATTATAACCTCTTCTATCAAAAGATATTACTTTATTAATTCCAGATATCTTTTGTTCTTTATATTGATTTGCAACTTTTCTTGAACCAACACAACCAACTTCTTCACCTAAGAAAAAGTAGTAAAGACCTGGTATATTTTTTTCAATCATATGTAACATAATTGTTACACCAGCTTTATCATCTGCTCCTAATATTGATTTACCATCGGTTTTAATTATATTACCATCTTCAACATGAACTACTTTAGTAAGAGCTGAAGTTGCGGTATCTAAGTGAGCAGTGAACATAACATCACTCTCGCCAATTTTAATGAATAGATTACCAAATTCATCTTCTTTTAATTCTGAATTAAGTAGAGGAAAAACTTCCTTCTCAGTTCCGTGAGGATATGTTCTACTTGTTAATTCTAAGAATTTTTCTTTAATGTTCATAACTTTTTGTTATTTACTTTATTATACATACAAATATAAGGAGGATTTATTTATTAACAAAATAATTTAGAAGAAATTTAAATAGAATTATCAATTTAATATATAAGTCATGCCTAATATTGCAACTGATAACCTAAATGGTACTATTTCTATATCATACAAGTTTAGTATCACATCGGCGACATCATCTGTCGACTTTGCTCCAATATTTTCAAATATAGGAGACCAATATACAATAAGTATTACAGATTTACAAAATGTTAAATTATTTAATTTATTTTTATATGATACATTAGGAATGACCGATAATAGATTCCTATCACAAGAATATAGGATATCAAGAAATGGAATTCAATGGACAGAATGGTTAGACCTAAAAAGAAATATAGATAATTTTCCTGTAGTAGATCCAAAAGACAAACTTAATATAGATATCAGATGGACAAGAGGAGGAAACTCAACTGTAGGAAATATAAGACTGTTAGAATATAAATTAAATGGCGATCTAGAAAGAGATGTTGTCACAGATGAAAGTACAATAGTTTTATCTTCTGGTCAAAGTAAAATTTTCAAAGCTCCATATATATTTAAAGTATTCAAGGTAGATGATATAGAGATAATCTCATCAACTGGAATACCAGCTGGAGTATCTATAAAATATAGATATTCACAAGATAATTCTAGAACCTGGTCTAGTTGGGAACCATTTACAAAAGAAAATATAAGCACTACTCCTATTAATCCAGTTAGATTTTTTCAAATTGAATATTCAGTTGAGAACAACTCTGATGCAAATGTCAGTATTCAAGATATTAATCTAATAGGTGATTTTCAAAATGTTAGTAAAGACTATTTCAAAACAAATCTTTATGGGATTAGAGAATGTTGTCAATCTAATTTGACCGGATATTACGATGCAAATGGAAATTTTATACCAGCACTTAACAATGGTGGGATTTCTAATTCAGGTGGACAATGTGAGACACCTAATAGTTTGCCTCAAATGACAGCTGATGAAAAGGCTAAACTTTACAATCCATATCAACAAAATACAGCATTTAATCTTTTAAATAAAATGAGTTCTGATGCTGAGCAAGTATTTGGTCACCAAGTAATTTATTTTTGCACAGACGCTGATAAAAAAGGCCAAGACCACACTCTACATGAATATCAATTATACAATGTAGTCTGTCAAGGTGATATGAAAGTATCAGTAGATGGTAACAACTTTCCAGATAGTCAGATAGTAATGAATCAATTTGATTTGAGTTTATTTGAAAATATGAATGTTCACATTACAAAAAAACAATTCAAAGAGATATTTGGACCACAAAGAAGACCATCAAAAGAGGATTTTCTTTATTTCTGTAATTTGAATAGAATGTTTCAAGTTGACCATGCTCAACAATTTAGAAATTTCAATAACTCAGCAGTGTATTATAAACTTGTATTGAAAAAATACACTCAGAAAGCAAATGTTATTGCTGGTAATCAACAAATTCAGACAAAACTTGACCAACTCACTAAGAATAGCACTATTGATGAATTGTTTGGTGTTGAAAATGTTCAAGATAAAGCATCTATAGCTAATAAAGACCAATTCAAACCACTTACAAGGGAACCTATTAGACAAGAAATAATGGCAGAAATTAATAAGGAATTGATTGAAAACTCATCTACAATAATCGCTAAAGCTAACTATGATCTATCAACCGTTGAACAGGGAACAACAGCGGTAAGATATAAAAACTTAGATCCAAAATTGGATGTCTCAGATAATATTGGCTTTCAAATTTGGTTCAATCTTAACAATTATGTGATGGATGAAGTCTATTCATTCTTTAATTATTATGATGAAGATAACTCAAAAGGATGGAGTGCTGAATTACTAAACGATACTATTATAGTAACTCTTAACACAGAAACTTACCACTTTGATTTATCAGGTGTTCCTGTAAATGAAACAAATGCTCTTAATGAAGAAGTATGGTATTGTTATGTGCTTAATATAGAACAAAGACAGAGAAAAATGCAACAATACATCTATAAGAGAAATATAGAGCTGGAGGAAGAGGCAGCCACACTAACAAACACGATATTGAAACAAGTTTATAAAAATGAACAAGATATAACTCCTATAACCTTTGAGATGGAAGGAGTAAATCCAGAGTTACTTGGTTCTGATATGAAAGCAACTAACATAAGAGTATTCTTAGATGTTATACCAGAATCTGAACACACTAAGATTTGTAATCAATATATTATTAGAGATGATAGTAAATACTTGGTTTTTGCAGACAATGCAACTACTCGTCTTTATTTACCGAATTTCCCATATAATGAATAACTATGAAATACATCAAAACTTTTGAAAGATATAATTTTATTGAACAGCTTGAACTTCAAGATTGTGAATCCGGTATTGAAATAATCGAAAGTGCTTTTGATGATTTAAATATAGAAGATACTTTTGATTGTTTGGTTGATTTAGAAGATTTATTTCCTGAATTTTCAATTGGTTATTTAAGTCCTTACCTATTAAAACCAGGAGTTGGATTTCAAAACTTAGTATGTAACGGTGAGACTTTAAGTACAAAATTTTTAAGAACTGAAGACTATTTTAATAATAATAATATTGGTGACTTAAAGTACCTCAAATCTATTAATGCTGCTCTTGTTGGATTGAGCATGAAACATCAAAAATTGGATTGGGTTCGTGTGTTTGAAAATCCTACAATTTCTAGTTACTTTAAGGATAAAATAAAAGAAGAAAGTAGAGAAATTCCAGAATTATTGAATTCAGGGTGGATTCCTTGTTTTGTTTTTGTTCAAAAAACAAACCTGAATGTAACTTTGTATGACAATGTCATATCTGTCATGGATAAGATTAGAAAAAAACTTGAAGGTATTTTAGATAAAACTATAGTTTTTTTACCACCAAAACAACATTTCTCATTTGCTATAATTGACAAAAAGTTTATCTCTCAATAACTAATTGTTTAGTTAATTTATTTCCTTCATTATCCTGAATTGAAATAAAGAATACTCCTTCTTCAAATTTAGAAATATCAATAACATCTTCAGCCTCATGTAATTTGGCATAAACATTTTGACCAATCAAATTAGTTATTTGAATCAAATAGTAAGGTGAATTTCCTTTAAATATTCTAAGATTTATTATGTTTTGACCAGGATTTGGATAAGTTATAAAATCCAAAGGTCTTTTTTGATTTTCCAAATATTCTGGATCCGAAAGAATATCATTCATCGTAGTTATTATATCAGTAGATATCTCAGGATCATTATTTATAATAATAGCAGTAGGACAAACCTTTGGTAAGGTAAAATATCTCATTGGAGTTGAACCACATTGATTAAAACTCATAACACTAAAACTACCACCAAAGTAAGTAGAATTAATCTTTGCAAAAATAGTATCATTTGAAGACCCACCACCATTAAGGTTTAAAAATTGAGCACCATTTGGATAACCCCAAATATAACCAGTTGCTCTTACTGGTGTAGGAACCGCAACATTCAACATAACAGTATCTGGACCACAAGTTGAAGGTGGACCAATAATTGAGCTAGCAGCATAAGTTGTCATACCAATTTTCATTTTTACCAATTTCACACCACAAGGAAACTGAACATATACTTTAATTGAGTCACACATATTGTTTGTACAATTGGACTCAAAGTTTGAAGGATAAGTTATAGTCGCACTTTGAGTTCCCTGACCACTACTAACAACTGCATTTGCAGGTGGAACCCAAGTATAACTCTGAACATTATAATAATAAGCCATACTAGGAAAAGAAACCGAGTAGTTATAAGACCAACCATTTTCAACACATCTTGTGCCCTGAATTGTCATTGAAGGATATCCAAGTGATAAAGTTTTAGACACAGTTATTGGACTAGCACAACCACCAGAAACTAACACACTTATCACACCTCCAGAAAAACCGGATTGAAAACTAACACTAATTACATTTGAACCTTGACCAGAAACTATTGTAGCATTTACCGGAACAGACCAGTTATAGTTTACACCACTTATTGGTGTGATACTATATGTTGTTGTTTGACCAGTACCAACAATTGAACAAGGGTTTGTTAATCCTTGTATTTGAGAAACTGATATATTTGTTTGTTGAGTTGAAAGACTACGAGTAGAATATGGACTATCACCACAACCTTCATTTAATTTCACACTCAAAGTTCCAGAAGTAAAAGAGTTAGATACTTGTAATGTTATTATATTTGTTCCCTGACCTGATAAAATTGTCATACCGGAAGGAGCTAACCAAGTATATGTATAACCTGCGGATAGAGGAACACTATAAGTAACTGTAGTTCCTAAATAAGGACACAGATCACCTGGCCCAGAAATAGTACCAGGATAAAATTGTTGATTACTATTAGAAACTGTTCCATATCTCATAGGAGAAGATCCGCATTGATTTACAGACATCACGCTAAAATTACCACCAATATATGAAGTACTAAATCTAACCTGAATGGTATCATTACTTTGACCACTAACGATACTAACTCCATTTGGCACACCCCAAATATAGGATGTAGCAGTAGCCACAGAATCAACATAATATTCATAAATAGTTGTTCCATCCGCACAAATAGATTGAGGTCCTAAAATCGCAGTTGGTGATGAAGCGTTTCTTAGTATTTCCTTTTCCCCGGTGAATACACCATATATCGTAGATGTATTAACATATAATTGAGATTGTGATTGAAAATAAGAACTATATTTAATTTGAACAGTATCATTACCCTGACCAGAAAGAATGACCGAACCATAAGGTGGTGTCCAATTATAAGTTAAACCAGGAATTGAATTTGAAACATAGTAGGTCTTTATTGAACCCGAAGGTATTCCACAAGATGAACCGGCAATAATTGGATTATCTAAAATAGAAACATTTAATGTATCAGAATAACTAATAGAACAACCATCAAGAGCTGCAACATAAAAATCACCACCAGTGAAATAAGATTGAAATTGAACAGTCAATATATTTGATGTGTTATTACCGATAACCCAAACGCCATTGTTTGGTATATACCAAATATAACTAGTAGCACCAGGAACAGGATTAACTGAATAAGTAGCAGAAGATCCATTTAACATATAATTATAGGCCTGTGTTGGTCCAGAAACCGAACCTACAATAGGAAGTCCAACCGTTTGACTGACAGTTACCGTAGCGATATTATTATTAACACATCCTTTAGAATCAGTAATTTGAATAGTATAAGATGTAGTTTGTGTAGGTAAAACAGAAATTGTATTAGTAGTTGCTCCAGTAGACCATAAATATGTATATGGAGCAGTTCCACCTATAACAGAAGCTGTAATAACAACTGGTGTTGTCTGACAAGTTGATATTGTAGGACTATTAACACTTGAAGAAAGAACAGAGGGTTGTGAGACATTTATAGTTTGTAATTTAGTACAACCTTTTGAATCAGAAACATATGATGTGTAATTACCAGCTGGTAAATTAGAAATAGTAGATCCTGTCATACCATTTGTCCAACCATAAGTATATGGAGGTGTACCACCAGAAGCAGTAACTGTTATAGAGCCATCATTTGAATTATAACAAGTAAGATTGACCTTAGTATGAGATGCAACCAATAAAGTAGGTTGAGTTATAGTAGCATTATTAGTTGATTGACAACCATTAACATCTGTTATTAACACAGAGTAGGTACCAGCTCCCAATGCCGTTGCATAAGCTGATGTTTGCCCATTTGACCATAAATAAGTATAACCAGGTGTCCCACCTGAAACAGTCAAGTTAATTGAACCAGTATTTTGACCATAACAATTTACATTATAGACAGCGACAGAACTACTTAAAGCGGATGGTTGTAAAATTGTAGTTGTAAGTGTAGATGTACATCCATTGAAATCTGTTACCAAAACAGAATATGTTCCCGCAATCAATCCAGAAATATCCTCTGATGTTTGTCCATTTGACCAGGAATAAGTATAACCTGGTGTACCACCAGATACATTAAGATCAATTGAACCATCACTACCACCATTACATAGGACATTTTGATTTGTATTTGATAAACTAATTGGTAAAGAAGGTTCAGATATTGACACTGTAGATGTTGCAATACAACCGTTCGCATCACTAACGTTTACAGTATATGAGCCAGGACTTAAATTTGATATATCTTCAGTTGTCTCACCATTAGACCAAGAATAAGTATATGTAGGTGTACCACCACTAACAGTCAAGTCGATATTACCGGAACTACCACCATTACAAGCAACATTTTGACCAACAATAGTTAATACCATATTACTTGGCTGAGATACTGTAATTGAAGTAGTAGACTGACAACCACTTGGTGTAGAAACAACAACTGTATAGCTACCAGCCTCTACATTTGATAGGTCTTCAAGAGTTGAAGTAAATCCATTTGGACCTGACCAATTAAATGAGAAAGGACCAACAGATCCAGATACGGTAAGATTAATGTTACCATTATTTCCACCATTACAACTTACGTCAGAAACGTTTGTTGAAAGAATCGGAGGAGTCACTATAGTCCACTGAACTAATACATCATAAGCATTATTAGAACACCCTATACCAGTACTACAATTACCTCTACGACCTCTAATCTGAACAGTCGTTCCTTGTGTTAGACCAGATGTTGAAATTGTATTTCCTGGATTATAACTAGACCAACTAATTCCACTATTTATTGAATATTGAAAAATATCTTGACAACCAACACCATCACTACCCGAATTAAAAGTAGCAGATACTCCAGTACCAACACAAATATCATTTTGATTTGGACTCTTTGTATTTAATGTAGGATTTATAGGATCAGGAACCACAGTAACCGTATGAGAAGATGAAGTTACCAAACAAGATTTACTATCATTTATAACAACTCTATATTCTCTAGTTGCGCTTGGAGTAGCATTCAATGTATTAACATTCGTACCGGTATTAACCCAAGAAGTACCATTAAAATACTGCCACTGATAATTATATGTTGGATTACCGGATGACGGAGTAGCTGTAATGTTATTAGTACCGGATCCACCAGAACAAATAGTACTTGATAGTGTGTTTAGAGATACTAATGGATTAGGATTTACAGTTACTGTTGAAGTTGCTGTATTCTGACATCCATTCACATCAGTTCCAGTTACAATATAATTAGTTGTTGAAATAGGACTAACAGATATTGAACTGGTAGTGGCACCGGTTGACCAACTATAAGAAGTGCCACCAGAAGCAATAATTGTAGTAGAATTACCAAAACAAATTTCAGGAGAATTAACAGTAATAGTAGGTAAAGTAAATAAACTTAATGTAGCATTACTTGATTGAGTTGTAGCACCACAACTATTAGAAACAATAACATAGTAGGTACCAGCAGTCGAAGCATCATATGTAGATTGAGTAGCACCACTAATTACATTTCCATCTAAATACCATTGATAAGAAAGAGGGCCTTGATTACCAGAGGCGATAACTGAAAATGTCCAACTTGAACCTGGACAAATTGTGCTGTTTGTTGGATTTGTTGATATAACAGGAACCGATGGATCCAAACTTACTGAAAATGTGAAAGCACCTTTTGCAGATCCATATCCAGTAACCAACATATAATAAGTAGTATTTAATGTCGATGAAAACGTAACTTGTGATTGAGTTGAGCAAAAATCATCATTGTAAGTAAGACAAGTCAAACTACCAGGTGTTCCTGTATAAATAAATAGCTTGGTATCATAATTAGAACCACAAAGAGATGCTGTTATGTTCTGACCATTTCCAACCACCGTGTACCAAACACCAGGTGCTGTCCAATTTTCAGAAGGAGCCGTCCAACAACTTGGTCCATCTCCGGAATTTGTAGCAAACTTAGTATTGCCATTAAACGATCCACCACATAAACCAACATCTTGTGCATTTGCAATTAAATCATTAGCCGGTGGGGGTGGAGTAGAACATTGGATTCTTCTAACTCTACTAGTACTCGAAGAACCACAGGCATTATCAGTGTGAGTATAAAATCTGTAATTACCATCAGTAAGACAAGTAAAAGAAACACTACCTGTACCATAAGCCAGTATTGTTGTTCCTAACTCATCACTAATTGTTATAAAATCAGTAGCAACAGAAGACGAGAATGTATAATTAACATTACTAATTAAAGTTACCATAGAATATTCACCAGCATAGCCAGCAGTTGTTATATTCTCGGGTGTTCCAGTACATCCTGGATTATACACCGATGTTGGATATTGTCCATAAGTAGAATTTAAGCAACCAGGACCACCAGTGGTGAAAGACCATACTGAGCAACCAGTAGCACTACCAACAGAACTCTTAGGAACTATTTTCCAGTAGTAGGTAGTATTATATGACAATGAAGGGGAGTAAGTTGTACCTGTCTGATTCTGTATAAAAGGTGGATTTGATGATGTTCCAAAATATACATCATAACTATTCGCATTAGAAACAGATTGCCAAGAAAGTTGAGTACCAATACTCTGACCAGTAGATCCATCAGAAGGTGAGATTAGAGAAGTACAAAGTGGTGGTATCGAACACTGAACTCTTCTAGTTCGACCAGTAGTAGAAGAACCACAAGCCTCATTTGTGTGTGTATAAAATCTAACATTTCCAGTTAAATTAGAAGTCCACGAAACAGGTGTTGTGCCATATGCTAAAACAGTCGTTCCAGCAGAATTAGAAATAGTTATAAAATCAGTAGAATTAGATGAAGAAAATGTATAAGTTTCACCATTTTGTAAACTAACAACCGAATACTCACTAGCATATCCAGTAGTAGTTATATTCTCAACGGTTCCCATACAAGATGGTGTATATGTAGTACTAGGATACTGACCGTAGGTTGCTGAAAGACAACCAGGATCTTTTGTTGTAAAGTTCCAAGTAGAACAACTTAAGGCATCACCGGCTGAGTTTTTAGCAACTACCTTCCAATAGTATTGAGTTGAATATGATAATGTAGGAGTATAAGATGTTCCTGTTTGATTTATAACAAAAGGCGGAGTAGAGCTTGTACCAAAATAAACATCATAACTTGTAGCACCACTAACAGCAGCCCAACTAAGTACTTGATTTGTTGAAATACCAGTTGAATTGTTTGATGGTGCATTAAGAGAGGCACAATTAGGAATAGCTAAATAAGTAAGTATAACCCTACCAGCTGCCCCAGCTCCTCCACTTCTTGATGTGTTATTGTTTTTATAGGCACCACCACCTCCTCCACCAGGAATTGAACCAGCAGAACCCGCACCACCAGATGAGTGACCATTACCACCATTACCACCACCAGCAGGAGCGGTCGCACCAGCAGTTCCTGTGGCATCATTACCATCTAAGTTCGTACCGGCACCAGAACCTCCACCACCAGCAGTTACACCACCGACTCTACCACTACCACCTTGGTTAGATGTTCCTATACATCCTGTTGTTGAACCAACACCAGCAGCAGTTCCAACTGCACTAGCCCCACCTTTAGCGACAACACCATCGGTTGAAGATGTAGGTGCGGAATTTAATGACTTATTGACCCAGGTATCATTTCCGTTTGCTGCATTTCCTGTAGTTCCGGGTCTAGAGGCTGCCACTCTAAAATATATGATTTGACCAGGTGTTACTGAAATTGTTGTTGTAGATCTTGATCCACCTGCACCACCAGCTAAACCACCAGTCCCTGAGGTCGATTTACCAGCACCAGCTCCACCACCACCCCAAGCATCAATTTCTATTGAATAAACATTGGCAGGAACTAGCCAACTACCCGATGATGCACCAACATTAGTGCCAGAAGCAGGCATTGCGGTTTGTGAAAAAGAATTTATAGATAACAAGGTTATCAGAGATAAAAATATGTACTTGAAAAATTTCATCATCAAATATATTTTTTACTCTATTGAAGAACCTTTTCAGGAACCCCCATCTACCATGGGCCGGTCGAGTTAATTAGCATAAAGCATATAAAACTATATATTATATAAAAATTGTCAAATTTTGTTTAACACAATCGAAATAACGAAAAATATAATAAAGAGAAAATTAATATATAAAGATATGAAATATTTAAAAAAATTCGAGTCTTATTCTCAATCAAATATGATATATGATATAGATTTGAGTAGAATATTACCAGAAGAGTTTACTATTCAAGAATATGGAATTCACAAATTCAAAAGAGGTAATATTATGAAAAATAGCGATATGTTTCAAATCACTTATGTAAATACTGAAAATGAGTGGGGATATACTGATACTCTTGAAATTGATTTATACACTGTTCAAGATGCAACAACTAAAAGTATAAGATTTGATGTTGATATAACTTTAGGTGATTTTGTTGTATCGGAATTTAGCTTAGAACCACCTAATAAAATTCATGTGATCCAGAATATGACATACGGAACTAAATTTTGTAAGGATTGTAAGGATTGTATATTTTCTTTCACAGATGAATCAGTTGAAAAATTAGTTGATTTTTTTAATCACTTCAAAAATATCAATATAACAACCAATGATTTAAGATTTCTAAATAATAGAGATGATTGGAAAGAGAATTAATAAACTATTTATTTGAGTTGTTATCTTTTTTTATCATTTTTTCTTTCCAAATTTCAATATCTCTTTCCATAAATTTTCTTAACCTTTTAGAAATATTAAAAGAATTTTCATCGCAAAATCTTTTATAATTTTCTAACAATTCCTCTGGAAGTCTCAGAGAAAACATTTTATCTTTAGTTGGCATACTATTATTATTTTTTGATGTATATATTTGTACTACATCTTCTCAATATAGCAATTGTGGATATTTACTTAACAATTTATACCCAAATTTAACTTTTGATTCTAATATAGGTTGAGAAAAGTCTATTATTTCGGTTATAGTTTTAATAAAATCCGGCTCTTTAATTTTAGATTTAACTATCTGAATTTTACCATACTCATATAATAAAACATCCTTTTCAAGTTTTTTTAGAAATTGAATTCTTTTTTTTTGAAAATCTTTTAATTCCAAAACAAGCTTTTCAGTCCAAAGAAGATAAGGACTCAGTTGATGCAGTTGATAACTTTTATCTACTGATTGAACATAATCGAGTAGAATATAATTTTTATATTCAAAGTCGTATGGTTGTTCTAAATACCAATCTATCTTTAACATAGTAATAAATTGTATTTAGATTATATATAAAATTACTATTTGATTCTTATAGTATTTTCTGCAATATATGATAGCTCAGAAGAAATATATCTAGTAGTATCATTCCATTTAGTAAATGTCCATTTAACATAAAATTTACCATTTCTTTTAGATTCTTGAATATCTAGTATTCGGATAGTATCCTTATTTACCTTTGTAAAAGGATCATCACTATCTTTATAGAATTCCTTCAGATATACACCGTCTTTTGTTATGTCAAAATTATCATTTTTAGTTACACATGTAACATCATGATTGTTATTATTACTTACACATGTAACATCATGATTGTTATTACTTACTAAGTAACTTACAATTAGACCTGCTAATACTACACTTACTATAATTGTAGTTTTTATGGATATTTTTTTCATATTGTTTTTGTTTTTTTTATTTTAATTACAAATATACAAATTGTTTCATGTAAAAGATTTTTGTTTATGATGAAGTTGTTAACAAATTATTAATATATATGCTAATATGGAATATTTGTTAGGTTTTGATGATTTTAAATTGAATGAAAGTCAACTAAGAAATGTTGCTTTTTCTTTAGCGACTTTTTTAGGATTGGGTATTTCTAAATTAGATGCTCAGGAAATAATTAAAAATAAACCGGCAATGAATATAATAGACACTTGTAACAAATATAATATTCAAATCAAAAAAACTGGAGTTCAGAACAAGCAAGTTTTAGTAAATATGTTAGGAAATAATATTTTAGAACCAAAAAAATTTGTAGCTGATTTCATAAAATTTTTACCTGATAAAACAATTGTTATTAGTCCAGAATTTATTAAGGGTTTGAATTTAAATCTTAATCCAGAAACCAAAGAAGTTGGAGTAAATTATAAAATTAGCTTTTAATATGATAGAAGAATATTCCAATTTTTGTGAAGTTGAATTGTGTGAAAAGTTTATTTCTTTAGCTAACTCTAAATTTAAACCTGCTGCTACTCTTGGTAAAAATATAGACGGATATAGAGTAGCTGATGGATGTTGGTTGAAAAGTGATGAAGATGAGTATGTATCAAAATATATAAAAATGGTTTCCTCACTTGTTGGCATTCCTATTATCAATATGGAAAATATACATATAGTCAAATATGAAGTAGGAGGTCAATACAAAGATCATCATGATTTTCTTCACCCTGGTGAATCTTACTATGAAGAACAAATGAAAAGAGGTGGACAAAGAACACATACTGTACTCTTATATTTAAATGATAACTTTTCAGGTGGTGAAACTAACTTTCCAAGTATTGGAAAAAAAATCAAACCAGAGACAGCTAAAATTGTTGTTTGGTCAAATTTAAATGATGATGGAACTTTAGACTATGATAGTATTCATGCTGGTCTCCCTGTTATATCAGGAACAAAATATATTGCTACTATCTGGATTAGACAATATGAATTTATTTGATTTAATAAAAAAAACCTACTCTAAAGTAGGTTTTTCAATTGTAGCGGGAGAAGGAATCGAACCTCCGACCTCAAGGTTATGAGCCTTGCGAGCTTCCTCTGCTCTATCCCGCAATATATTATTACTATATATAAAAAAAATAAAAGGTTTTTTATTTTTTTAAAATAAATATATAATTTATGAACAGACCAGAAGTAAGACAAATAGAAGTACAAAAAATTGAATCTGAAAAAGAAATAACAGGTTGGGAAGCCGAACAGATCCTTAGAAAATACGGACATCAAACTTCTTCATATAACACAAATCAAGTTGTTCCTGAACAAACAGATAATTCACTCACATTTGAGCAAATGATAGAATTAGAAGAACAAAAGAAAAAAAATGAGATTGAAAGAAAAAAATCTTTATTACATGGTTCAAAACCAAAAACATTTGATGGGTCTAACGGATATAGTAGTGATATAAAATATGGCACTGATGAAGATACAGGTTTCAATTTCAAAATTGAAATCAATACAGACATGAACCTTCCTAAATACTAATTTTTAACTTTAGAATTAAAATAAGATTTTTAGAAATAATATATACTCTAACAAATAATTTTTTGAATGAGTTACGTTATATTTAATAATCTTGTAGACATGACAACGGTCGCCACACCATCCAATGGGTATACAGTGGCATATGATCTAGATGGTATAATCAAGCAAAAAGATCAATTTGGAGTTGTTACTCCGATAGCTGGTTCAGGAGGAATAGGATCAACTCCTTCTCTTTCATCAGTTTTATCAGTTGGTAACACAACAGGAACTAATGATTTGATAGTTGCATCAGGAACAGGAATAGTTTCAGATTATGGAACATCTAAAGTATTCTTTTCTTTAGCAACAGAAAGTCATATTTATTTAAGTTCAGATAATGGAACAAATCAGGAATCATTGATAGATTTGAATTCTAAAAATATAAACTTAAAATCAACTGGTTTAGATAGAGAAATTAACATAGGTGTTTCTTATAATTTTAATTCAGATAAATATCAAGAAATATCCATAAAAGAAAATGCATTCTTTTCAAGAAGTGTAAACTCTAATGATAGAAGCGCGGTATTCATAGGAACTAAAGATTCGTCATTTAATGCTGGTGTATCAAATTCCGTAATAATTGGAGGAACTACTCTAACAGCAACTCAATCAAATACAGTCTACTTAGGTAACACAGTAAATATTAACGGACAATATAGATTACCATCATCAGATGGTTCATCAAATCAAATTCTTAAAACAGATGGATTAGGAAATGTAACTTGGCAAAATGAAAATTCATCACCTAATTTAGCTACTGTTTTAGCGGTAGGAGCAACAACCGGAGCAAACGATATTATTATACAATCTGGTCAATTTATAAAATCAACATCAGGTAATTCTAAAATAGATTTAGGTATAGTTGCAAATCAATTAGTTTTAGAAAATGGAATAGGTGAATCAATTTCTTTGGGAGAAAAATTAGTTCAAATTTTTGCAACTCCTTCTTCTACTACTCAATCTTCAGTTTCAATTGGAATAAATAATGATGATATATTAGTATCTACTAATTTAATATCATCAACATCTTCCAATACTGATAAAAATCCAATTTTTGTTGGAAGTAGAAATTCATCATTTAATTCAGGTATAACTAATTCAGTGATAATTGGTGGTTCTAATATTTCAGCTACTCAATCTAATACTTTATACACAAGTAATATTCAACTACAAGGAGATGTTTTAGGTAAATATACAGTTCAACCTTCTACTCAACCTGGATGGGATTCTTTATCCATTCCTACTAAAGGATATGTTGATAGTGTTTTTGCAACAAATGTTACAGGAACAGGAACTGTTAATTTTTTACCGAAATGGACAGGATCAACTTCACTGTCTTCAACTTCATCCTTCTTTGATGATGGAACTGCAAGCACCTCAACAAATATGTCTATAAACGGAGTTTATGCAGGTAGGGGATCTTCAAATATATCAACTAATACGGTATTTGGATTCGAAGCTATCAATTCCTCTACATCTAGTGGAATAAATAACACGGCTATTGGAAGAAATTCAATGAGAAGTAACGGTTCTGGTGGTAATAATACAGCAGTTGGACTTAGTTCACTTCAACTTAATAATACAGGATATCAAAATGTTGCTATTGGTGTATTATCATTAAGAACCAATTCTACAGGTAATGATAATGTAGCCATAGGATATTACTCTCAATATTCTAACACTACAGGATTTGAAAATGTCTCTATTGGATCTGACTCATTGAGAACTAATACGACAGGAACTAATACAGTTGCAATTGGAAATCAGTCTTTATATTTTAGTAGCACTGGATTAAGTAATGTTGCTGTAGGATATAAATCTTCCTACAACAGTACGACAGGATCATTTAATGTTTCTATTGGTTACCAGTCATTATTTGACAATAGAACGGGAACATCCAATGTATCAGTAGGTCTACAAAACTCTTATAGTTTGAGAGGTGGTAATAATGTATCAGTAGGAACAAGAGGTCTCTATTCATCAGCCACATCTTCTAATAACAGTACAATTGGTCACGAGGTTCTTTTCGGAAATACGATAGGAAGTAATAACACTGCTATAGGTGCTTATGCTGGATATGAAAGTATTATTGGTAATAACAATACATTCTTAGGTTATAATACAGGAAGAGGATTAACATCAGGAAGTAATAACACATTTGTTGGATCAAACATAACAGTTTCTGCTGGAACTACTGGTTCTATTTTTATAAGTAATGGAAGTGGTAATATCAGAATAGTTGCTGACTCTAGTGGAAAGATAGGAATAAATAATTTAGTTCCTAATACTAGACTTGATGTATCAGGAGATTTAGCGACAAGACATAGTTCTATTCAAAACCTTACTGGAACCTACAATAACTATTCAACATCAGATACATCTTATATAGTAGTAGAAAACTCATCTGGATCACCTGTTTATATAACAGGATTTAGTGATGGTTATATCGGGAAAAGATTAACGATTACAAACACAGGACCGGATGATATAATAATTCAACACAACAATAGTTCGAGTTTATCATCTAATAGAATCATAACTGGTAATGCAGGAACAGATTTGGTAGTTTCCGATGATGAGAGTATAGAACTAGTCTATGAAACTATCGAAAATAGATGGAGAGTGAACTCGTCTATATTTCAAACGACTACTGGATTCACAGGAACTTTTGATAACGGTATTTCACAAATATCTACGAATGTATATGGAATTGGAGGTTCCTTTTTGCAAAATACTTCTATTGATGCGGTGTCTTTTGATTTTACTATTACTAATGCATCTACGATAACATTAAGTGCATCGAGTATTAATTTAGGACAATCAGTAGTGATAAATAACTCATATACACTACCGAATAACTCTGGTGTTAATGGATATTTACTGACAACTGACGGTAGTGGATTAAGTAGTTGGACATCTTCTACGAGTTTAGGTCTAACAAAAAAACACAAAGATTTGAGAACATTTACAGCAAGTGTCACTGAAAGTATAACACACAATCTTGGAACAGAAGATGTTTTTGTTCAGACTTTTGATAGCACAGGACAAATGATTATACCAGGAAATATTCAAATAACAGGAACTGGTTCAGTTGATATAATTTTTAGTTCGACATTAACTAATGTAAAAACAATTATTATAGGTTAAAAAAAATACAAACTAATATGCCAAAGATATACGGAAATACAGAAATAAATGGTGATGTTCTAATTACGGGTAGTTTTTCAATAATTGGTTCTTATTCAATTATAAATTCAACAAGTTTGACCGTACAAGATCCTATTATAGTTTTGGCACATAGTCAATCTGGACCTTATTTTGATGCTGGTATTTTTGTAGACAGAGGACCACTCGCAGCAACACAAGGTATAGTTTGGAATGAAACGGAAGATGTTTGGACGTTTATATCTACAAACAATGATCACACTACTTTAGGAAGTGTGATACCTTTAGCTTATTCTAATATCAGGGCTGGCGGGGCAACTTTATCACAACTACAAATACCAACAGGTGCTAGTCAAGGTTATTTTTTAATAAGTGATTCACAGGGTAATGCTAGTTGGACATACTCACCACCAGGAACATCCGGATCCAATGGTACATCTGGAACATCCGGATCCAATGGTACATCTGGAACATCTGGTTCTAGTGGAACATCTGGAACATCCGGATCTAATGGTACTTCTGGGACTTCTGGTTCTAGTGGAACATCTGGAACATCCGGATCTAATGGTACTTCTGGGACTTCTGGTTCTAGTGGAACATCTGGTTCTAGCGGAACATCTGGTTCTAGCGGAACATCCGGATCTAATGGCACTTCTGGGACTTCTGGTTCTAATGGCACTTCTGGAACATCTGGTTCTAGTGGAACATCTGGAACATCCGGATCCAATGGCACTTCTGGAACATCTGGTAGCGGAACATCTGGTTCT